GGCCCGATGGAACTCCTGCACATACTATTAAAACTTTCTGTGCTGTTCGTACTTATGATCTTTCTAAGGAATTTCCTATTCTTACTCTTAGAACACAGGCTTTTAAGGGCGTAGTAAGAGAGCTTCTTTGGATGTGGCAGAAGAAGTCTAATGTAGTTGATGAGCTTGGAAAGAGCGCAGCTATTTGGAGAGCCTGGGAAGGTGAGGATGGAACTATTGGTAAGACCTACGGGTATCAGCTTGGTAAGGTTTCTGATTACGGCTATGGCAAGTTTGACCAGGTCGATAATCTTATTTACCTTCTTAAGAACAAGCCTATGGATCGTAGAATGATTACAACTATGTGGTGCCCTCAGGATCTTAATGAAATGAACTTGCCTCCATGTGTCTATGAGACTCTTTGGGATGTATCTGACGGCAAGCTTAATTGTACCGTAATTCAGCGTTCAGGCGATTTGCTGGCCGCAGCAGCTTCTGGCGGTTGGGACACTATTCAGTATGCCTTGCTTGTGCATATGCTTGCACAGGTTTGTGGATATCAGCCTGGAACCCTTATTCATCTCGTTAATAACTTACATATCTACGATCGTCATGTAGATCTTGTAAAAGAAGTTATGGAGAATCCCGAGTATCCAGGACCTCAGCTTAAGCTCAATCCTGAGGTAAAAGATTTCTATGAGTTTACTGAAGATGACTTTGAGCTTGTTGGCTACCAGTCTACTAAGCTTACTACTAAGTTTGAAGTTGCTGAATGAAAACTATAATTAAATTGCCTTGCTCAGTCGGAGATACCGTTTGGGCAAGGTCTTGGTATTACGGAGAAGCTGGTAATTGGAAGCATTGGCAGGTGACTAATTTGACAGTTACTCAAAATAAGAAAGGCATATGGACTAAGAAATTTCGCGCTATGAGACTTGAGAATGGAAAGACTACTGCTCTTGCTCTCGAGTTTAGTATTGATGATATAGGAAATATCGTTTTTCTGGAGGAGCCAAATGAATAACTTTTTTAAACATCTTAAAATTATCAGAACTCATAGAAAATATGTTAGAAAGGCCTGTTTTAAAATGGGCCTCTTCTGGCAGGGGCTCACTCATGACTTGAGCAAATATTCTTTAACAGAACTTAAGATCTGTAAATATTATACCGGCAAAAAGAGCCCTCATCAAGTAGCCCGCGAGCAACTTGGATATTCTCCTTCTTGGATTCATCATTATCATACTAATAAACATCATTTTCAGTACTGGTGGGATGAAGATGAAGAAGGCAAAATTATTCCTATGAAGATGCCTTATAAATATGTTATTGAAAGCTTTTGTGATATGCTTGGCGCTTCGAAGGCCTATAATCCTGATAATTGGGCGCCCGAACTACTTTTGAATTATTGGGAAAACCATTGTAAAGGAAAGAGAATTCAGCATAATGATTCCGAAGCTTTTCTTGATGAGCTTATTATGCAACTAGTAGTTTTGGGTGAAAACGAATTTTTTGAGTGGTACAAAAATAATAAAAACTTTTTAAAGAAAGCTTATGAGGAAATGTGAAATGGATAAGACTGAGCAGACGACAATACATGATGTAACTTACCATACCGTTGGTACTTATAAAATTCTTCAAAAGTGTTTAATATGCGAACAAACACAGACCGCTGAATATGATCCTGAAATTCATTCGGACGCTCGATATTTGTTATTTATTTGTGATGAATGCAAGGAAGCTATTGCTTTTATTAAAGACCTTAAAGCCAGTGTGAAAGAGGTGCCGGCAAGTCAAGCTAAAGAAATAGAAACGAGTATTGCTCTTTTATAAAAATAATTTAAGGTAGGTATTTAAATATCCTACCTTTTATTGTATAATATTATAAGTAAAATATACTAAGTATTTTAAATAAAAATAATTAATAAGGAGCATAAAAATTATGAGACTTGAGTTAACTGAAAGCGTTAAAAAGTTTATCGATACCTTAGACAAGTCTGACCTTACTAAGGTTACCATCACTGAAGATGCGCTTGAAAGCGATGATGAAGGCATTTCTGAGAAAGTAGTAGAATTTGCCAAAGCTATGCTCGAAGCTACCGCCGAAAAATTAGATGCATACAATACCCAGCTTCGAACTAAGCACCCAGAGTATTTTGAATGAGAGTGGCTATATGAATTATAAAGATTTTGTTTTAAACTATTTTGATGAGCAGCTTTTAAGCACAGTATGGCTTAAAAATAAAGACTCTGTTTATGCCAGCCAATACTTCGCTCTACAGACTAAAATTGAACAGAGCATTATTGAGTCGGAAGATAACGCAATTTGGTTAGCCGAGCAAATCGATGAGCTTGTTGAGCTTTATATTTCACGATCAAAAACTCCGGCAGATTGGGTAGCACCGAAGAAGCGAACAACTAACGAACTAATTCATGATGAAAATGGAAGTCTTACACAAGAGTCTATTGAGCTTTTGCAGACAGCTATTTCAGATAAAAACAGTAAAAAGACTTTGATTTCGGACACAGGCAAGACTATCTCATTTGGCGAGCGCTGGCATTCCATGCTTCAGGACAGTGGCTTTAAGTCAGTCGCCATTAACAGATTAACTGACTTTATTAGCAAGTTTATCGAGGCTGATGGCTGGGCTAAGTACTTTGTTGGAAATATTGGAAAGAACAATAAGCGCTCAATTCAAGAATATCACCCAATGGATAAGTATAACTTAGACCACAATACTACATATGCTGCAATGCATCTTGGTGGAGATACTACAAAATGTGTCTTAGTATCTGTAGATACCGCCTCTTCTGATGGCAGAGGCGAACCGAGCGGCATGACATTCTTGGAAATTGGTGCTCATACAATTATTGATAGATTTATTGTAGGAAGTTTTAAAGTACATTCTGGAAGGCCCATTACAGAAGCCGGACCGGAAGAACTCGCAACATTACTAGATATTTAATTAAAAGCTGCTGTACTTTTTCAACCATTTATGTTATTATATTTAATATAAAATAACATAAAGGAGTGTAGCCTATGAATTATGATAAAATTAAAAATATATTCATAGATCTGTATGAGGAGCTTTGTGATACCTTTGATAATTTTGAGTCAGACTTTAATGAGGCAACAGGTCGCGAACAGATATTACAGGAAACCAAGTTATATCCGGAGCGAACAGACGTTGTAAGTTACTTTGAAAAAATTACCGAGTCAAGAGAAGCTGCTGAAGATTTTATTAAAGAATTACTAGCACCTTCAGTTAGAGCAAGAAACAGATTTGATGTAAGCAGTTCATATCACTATATCGTTGCCAAAGAAACCTTGACTAGTCATATTGTAGTCGGTCGAGATTCCACTGTTAACTATAATGCTTTTATCAAAAAGGTAGCAGCTGACTTTAAGCTTTATAAAAAAGATGTACACGAGCTGATAAGAGAAACGAATAATGTAGAATAAAAGTAACGGCAGACTTATAAAATAGTCTGCCTTTTATTGTATTATATAATATGAATTATTTAGGAGGATAAAATGAAAAGACCTTCAATAGATGAATATTATCTTAATATAGCTAAAGCTGTTTCAGGACGTTCTACCTGTTTACGAAAGCACTACGGGGCAGTTATTGTAAAAAATGGCGAAGTAGTTTCTACAGGCTTTAACGGACCGGTCAGAGGCGAATCACATTGCGGAAATTGTACTAAGGTTTCGTGTAATAAAGATATGGCCGAGTACTTGACTTGCCCAGCAGTTCATGCTGAAATGAACGCAATAATTTCTGCTAGTAGAAGTGAAATGCTTGACGCTGACCTTTATCTCGCCGGATTTGACGTAAAGTCAGGCGAGCCTGTTGAGTGCGAAGCTTGGCCTTGTGAGATTTGTTTAAGGCTTATTAAGAATGCCGGAATTTATCGTATTATAAATAATAAAGGCGTTTGTTATATGCGCTCTGACGACAGTATTTTAAGACAACTTATAGAAAAGGAGAATAATTTATGATTATCGGAATTTGCTGTGTAGATAATAAGTGGGGACTGGGCAAGAAGAATGACCTTTTGTTTCACTTAAAAAAGGATATGCAGTTTTTTAGACAAACTACTGCTGATTCTATTGTGGTATGTGGGTATAATACCTTATTGAGCTTTCCTGGAGGAAAGCCCCTTAAGGGTCGCTCTACTATTTGTCTTTGTCCTGAGGAAGTAGAAAGAGATGACTGTTTCTGCGTTCATGACTTTGATGAGATGGTAAGACTTATTCAAGAACTTTCTAAGACTACAAATGTATATATTATTGGTGGTGGAATGCTTTACAATAGTATGGTTCCTTACTATGACGAAGTATATGTAAATAAAGTAGACGCGGACGGGAAAGCTGAAGTATTCTTCCCAAATCTTGACGAGCATCCTGACTATGAGCCTTATCAGTTTCTTCCTGTTGTAGAAGATGAAGGCTATCAGACACGACTTGTAACATACAAAAGAAAAATTCCGCTTGAGCTGTTGGAGGGCTAATGAATAATCCTAAGTCAAAATGTGATTTTTGTCGCTACAAAACTTCAAGTGGCTGTATGGTATCGCCAAATTCTTATTATTGTAAAGAAGCAAATGATGAGTTTTATAGATACCTACAGAGTAAGAAAACTGCTCAGCCGGCACAGAAATCTTTAAGATCATGGGATAAAAAATAAGCTAAATTAAATAGATAAGAAAGTTTATTTTTGATACCCATACTATACCTAAACGATACCTTAAAAGATACAAAAATGATACAATTAATAATAAATTAATTTTTATATATTTTTGGTTACCGCTTAGGATTTCTAGGCGGTAATTTTTTATTTGTATCAATTTTTGAATAACTTTATTGTATTATATTTTGTATAAAATTTTAAAGGAGAGTTAAACTAATGATTAAATTTCTTATTGAACCTGGTTATGACGTAAAGGCACCTGAGAGAGAAGCTGGAAACGCTGGCGTCGACTTCTACATTCCAAAGCACACGGATATCTTCGTAAAGGCGTTTAACGAGAAGAATACAGCAGCAAATGCTATTCTTGATATTAATAGCGATGGTGAGCCTATTATTAAGATTATGCCTCATGGCCGTGCTAATATTCCTTCCGGTGTGCGTAGCTTTATTCCTTCTAATGTAGCTCTTGAGGCGCAGAACAAGTCTGGCATTGCTACTAAGCATGGTCTTGTTTACGGCGCATCTGTAGTTGATGCATCATATAAAGGTATTATTCACATCTCACTTATTAATACTACGGGTAACACTATCGAGCTTCCTCTCGGCATGAAGGCAGTACAATTTTTGCCCAGACTCATCGATATTTCTCCTATTGAAGTGTATAATAATATGTCGCTTGATGAATTCTATAAAGATTTTGAATTTTCTAACCGAGGAGAAGGAGCTTTCGGTTCAACAGGCGTTTAATATTTTATTTTGGAGGAATTAATGTCAACTTGTTTTTTGCGTGAAGTTTGTAACGGCAAAGATTGCCAAAAAGACTTCTGTCTCAGAAAATATAAAATGGACTCACTCTACTCAGCAGCTCTTATAACAGATAATCAGAAGAAGCACATCACTTTAAGAGTAGATGAAGATGGAACTGACCTTGAGCAGTTTAAGCAGCTCGCGGCCATTGAGAAAGATATTGTAAATTTTATTAATGACGGTAAAAATTTATATCTTCACTCAACTAACTGCGGAAATGGCAAGTCTTCTTGGAGTCTTAGACTTGCTCAGGCTTATTTTAATAAAATTTGGGCACGAACTGAAATAAAATGTAGAGTTTTATTTATTAGTGTTCCAAGATACTTACTTGCAATTAAAGACAACATTTCAAATAGAAATGCTTATGCTGAGTATATTAAGGAAAACGTGCTTGAAGCAGACCTTGTGATTTTTGATGATCTAGCCGCAAAAATGGGGTCAGAATTTGAGCTGACCCATTTACTCAATATTATTGATAATAGAATTTCTTTAGGTAAGTCAAATATTTATACGTCTAATTTAAACAGACAGCAACTTTATAATGCTCTCGGTGAAAGACTGACCAGCCGAGTGGCAAATATGTCTATTGATATTGAGCTATACGGAGCAGATAAAAGAGTTTTAACAAATGGAGGCTAAGCAATGATTGCACAATTTCAGATTATTAATAAAGTACTCCAGAATAAGGATTACTCTTTTATTACCCTAAATAACCTTACTGCTGAGCACTTCTACGGCTATCAGGCAGAATATGAGTTTATTAAGGCTCACTACAATACTTATCATACTGTTCCTGATCGTCTTACTTTCGTTCAGCACTTCCCTGAGTTTGTTATTCAGGATGTAAACGAGCCTGATAATTATTTGATTGAGCAGCTCTATAACGACTATAATCAGAGCTATCTTGCTACTCGTCTTAATAATCTTAAGAGACTTCTTGAGGCCGACGATACCGCTGGAGCAATGCAGTATTTCAAGGATTCTCTTGATAAGCTTCATACGGGCTCAGCACTTCAGTGCACTGATATTATGTCAGACACTTCAAGATATGACCGCTTCTTAGATATGACAGCTAATCAAGCAAAGTATTTTATTCCTACAGGTTTTCCTGAGCTTGATAAGATTATTACAGGTATTGACCGTAGAAATGAGAATATGGTTATTGCAGCAAGAACCGGTGTAGGTAAGTCATGGTTACTGCTTACTATTGCGGCCGCTGTCGCCAAACAGGGTCTTACTGTTGGCATCTACTCAGGTGAGATGTCAGTAGACAAGGTAGGTTATCGTATTGATACCCTTTTGGGTAAGATTGATAATAAGAAAATTTCTCGTGGCGATCTTTACTATAAAGATCACTATAAGAATTATTTGGATAATCTTAAGTGTTCAGGATATGGACCTATTAAGGTACTTACGCCAGCCGATATCGCAGGACCTGCTACAGTAGATGCTCTTCAGGCATTTATTGAGAAAGAAAATCTTGATATTCTGTTTATTGACCAGTACTCTTTGCTTGAAGATAATAGCAGAGCTAAAGTAGCTCATGAAAAGGTTGCTAATATCTCAAAGTCAATTAAGAATTTACAGGTACTTAAGCAGATTCCTATTATCGCAGTTTCTCAGATGAATAGAACTAAGAATGAAGATAAGTCTCAGGATACCACTCAGATTGCACTTTCTGACCGGATTGGTCAAGATGCTACTGTTATTCTGATGGTAGATAAGCAGGATGCTGAAGACCCAAATCATCCTGGCGCTCATAAAGTTACTATTAACATTGTAAAGTCTCGTGATGGTGGCGATGGTAGAAAATTAGATTATCTTTGGAACTTTAACACAGGTGACTATCGTTATATCTCAAACGGTAATGATGGAGTCACTTCAGAAGAAGACTTTGAAGAGATTGAAAACAGCTACAGTGCAGATTATCCCGTAACTGATGGTGAGTGCCCGTTTTAAGGAGTAGTATATGCCAGTACTTAGAGTTGATAATTATATAATTGAAACGCCTCTTTATGAGATAGTATGTCAACTCAAGATGGCGTTAACAAATGGTAAACTTAGAGAAATAAAGTCTTGGAGCGAAGGTGATGACAATATCGTTGTCACCTGCCCCAACAGACACCATAAAAATGGCCGTGAAGCACATGCGGCAATGAATATCTACGTAGGAACCAGCTCAAAGATTCCGTATGGATATTGTAAATGTTGGTCTTGTGACTTCCAGTGTAGCTTTGTTAAGTTTGTAGCGGAGTGCTTTGAGTGTTCAGAAGAGTTTGCTAAGAATTGGCTTAAAGATAAATATGGTAAAATATCTAGCTCAGGCATTACTTTGTGTGATGATATTGTTATAAAACAGAATAAAATGCCTGTCCGTATGCCACCGAGCTATTTAGACGCTTTTCAAGACTGGCACCCGTATTTAGCTCAAAGAAAACTTTCAAGAGAAGTCTGTGAGCTATTTAAAGTAAAGTATGACCCGCAAACAAGCCAGATCGTTTTTCCGTGCTTTGATGTTGCTGGAAAAATTATTATGGCTCCGAGAAGGTCTATCTATAATAAAACTTTCTATATTAATAAAGATCAAGATAAGCCTGTTTACTGTCTTGATTATATCATAAAAAATAATATTTCAACAGCAATGGTTTGTGAAGGCCCGATAGATGTACTTACTTGTTATACTTATGGGTATCCGGCAATCGGTACCTGGGGCAATCCCTCACCTACACAAATAGATGCAATAAATAAATCACCTATTAAGGTTCTTTATATAGCTATGGATAATGATTGGGCAGGGCAAAGAATGGCTAACGTAATAAAAGCTGGCCTTGATCCACGAATTATTATAAAAAAAGTTCATTGGCTTCCAAATAAAAAAGACCCAAATGAACACTCTTATGAAGAATTTCAAAAAGTTATGAATGAAGCTAAAAATTCATAAATCACATTGTATTATATAATATCGGCTGACATCCGATAAATATAAAAAATAAATAAAAAATACAAAAACAATACCAAAGGAGAAAATTCAAAAATGTCAAATTCTACGTTTAATTTCGCACAGTATCAGCAGATCGCAGCTCAGGAGCAGACCCAGTCCGGCGACGGCACTAAGATTGGTTATTTCAAGCTCAAAGATGATGGCGACATCGCTATCGCACGTATCAACCTCAGTTCTACCGATGAGTTTATGTTCGCAGCAGTTCATACTCTTCAGGTAGGTGGTAAGTGGATGAAGGTAAGTTGCCACAATCCTCTCGGCATGAACGCAGCTGGCTGTCCTCTTTGCTCTGCCCATCAGGCAAATCCTAAGGGCTCTATTAGCAAGTCCGCTAAGAAGATGTTCATTCCTATGCTCGTTTCTTACCGTGATCCTCAGTCTGCAACCGGTTATACACCTGTTACTCCCGTTATTTGGGATCGTCCTGCTCAGTTCTCTCGTGAGCTTGCTAATAAGCTTATGGTAGCAGGTAATCTTAAGGATGTTCTCGTTCTCATTACCCGTAACGGTAAGGCGGGTGACATGCAGACTACTTACTCTGTAGACGTTCTTCCTGCAACTCATCCCGTATTTAAGCCTGAGATGATTCCCGCTGACTTCAGTGCTTTCAATAACTTTAATATCGCTAAGCACTCCTACTGGGAAAAGACTGTTGAGGAAATTAACACCTTCCTTGCTACCGGTCAGTTCCCTGAGGTTCCTAAGGCAAACAACCAGCAGACTGTAAATAACGCAGCAACTTCTGCTAACACTTATGCAGCTCCTGCAACTCCTGCTTACACGGCACCTACTCAGACAGTTCCTACTCAGACAGTTCCTGCCTACACTGCTCCTGCTTATAATGCGGTTAATACCGCACCTGCAACAGCTCCCGCTATTAACACTGCTGGTTCCGAGCAGACTCCTGTGAGAAACTTCTCCGGCTTCAGCTTCTAATCTCAATTAGTTAAAACAAGATTAGGCTAATCTAAATTATACAAATTTAAAAGACGGGTCTAAAACGATCCGTCTTTTATTGTATTATATTATATAAAATATATTTTAAGCGAGGTTATACATGAATAGTTTATTTGGTGGCTTTGATTTATCAGTAAGTGCAAAGCCAAAAGTATCACCTGAAGCTCTTATCAAAAAAGCAACCCCGACTGTTGCAGCAGAGCCTAAGAAGATAACTAATCAGAGTTTATTTGCTTCTGAAGAATTATCTGAATTTAATGTAGAACTTAATAAACCTAAGCCTGAAGCCTTGGCTCGTAAGATTGCAAGTACTGAAGAAGGCGAAGTAGACGCTGCTAAGGTACTTAAGTCTAAGAAGGTATCTCTTGCTGAAAAGCTTGCCTTAATTAAAATTAAGGTCCTTGAAGTACTCGGTAAGCAGAGAAAGAACGTAGTTGTAATTAAGGATAAGGCAACTTTTGAAGACTATGTTTCTAAGGCAATTGAGTTCGGTCGAATTGCAATAGACACTGAGACCAATAACTCTACCGACCCCATGACTTGTCAGCTAATGGGTCTTTGCTTGTATTATGAAGGCGGTAAGCAGGCTTATATTCCTATCAATCACGTTAACCCTGAAACTGGAGAACATCTTGATTGGCAGCTAACTGAAGAAGACTGTAGAGTACAGCTTCAGAGAATTAAGGATGCAGGCACTTTTGTAGTAATGCACAACGGTAAGTTCGATTATGAAGTTATTAAGTGCACTTGTGGTATTGAGATTGAGCCTGACTGGGATACTATGATAGGCGCTCATACTATCAATGAAAATGAGAAAATGAACCTCAAGTGGCAGTACATTAATAAGATTGACCCCACTCAGGAAAAGTATGATATCGAAAGCTTGTTCATCGTTCCGTATAAGTATGTAGAACCTGATATCTTTGCTCTCTACGCTGCGACCGACTCTATGATGACTGATAAACTTTATGTATATCAGGTAGCTATTTTGGAAGCACCCGGCAACGAAAGACTTTACTGGATGTTTAAAACTATTGAGATGCCGATTGTTAAAGTTGCAGGCGATATGGAGCTTATCGGTGTTTGTATTGACCAGGAATTTGGTGAAAGACTTCGTCTTAAGTTTAATCAGAATTTGGAAGATATTGACGTAAGAATTGAGCAAGAACTTGAGGCTCTCAAGCCTACAATTACAAAGTGGAAGAGCAGTAAGGATGCTACTGATAGAACTAAGCAGTTTGAGCCTAAGAAGACTACTCTCTCACTTGCAAAGCTTGAAGAAAAGTATCCTTATGTAGACGAAAAGACTGGTAAAAGATACAAGGTTGGTAAGTCTAAAATTGAACAGCTTGCTGATCCTATCAACCTTGCTTCGCCTACGCAGCTTGCTATACTATTTTATGATATTTTAAAGTGTCCTACGGTAAGCAAAAAATCGCCCAGAGGAACTGGAAAAGACGAGCTTGAGGCTTTAGCTGAGAGAACTGATATCGCGCTCTGTAAGCTGATTTTGGAGCGTCGTGGAGTGGTTAAACTTATCTCAACTTATATTGACGTTCTGCCTGCTCTTGCAAGACATTGGCCTGACGGACGTATTCGTTATAAGCTTAATTCTGTCGGTACTGATACTGGTCGTTTCTCTTCTGGTGGTGAATTTAAGTTCCTTGATGGTGATGAGCCTGTAGAAATTTCTGGATTTAACAGTCAGAATATTCCTTCTCGTGGAGACGGTAAAATCACTCGTCTTTTGTTTGAGGCTAAGAAAGAATTTGCTGATATTGAAGTGGATGTAGACCGTTTTACGGTACATGAAACAGCGGAGATCGAAACTGTTGACGGTTGGAAGTACGGAAAAGATATTGTAGCACTAAAAGATAGTGTACTTACGGACGATGGACCTGCTCTTATTGAAGTAGTTAGCTATGATGTTTTGAAGAAAGAATACGAATTTATTGTGAGGAAGTATTAATGAAAGTAAGAACAAGAACTCAATATAAACTTGTCGGATCAGACTACTCTGCTCAAGAACCCCGTATAACAACGTATCTTTCTGGAGATCCAAACATGCGACAGGCTTATCTCGAAGGCAAAGATTTATACTGCGTTATCGCATCAAATATTTATAATAATAAGTACGAAGAGAACCTGGAAAATTTTCCAGAAGGCCATGTACTTGAGCTTGACGGTAAAAAGACTGTGGCTGGAAATGATAAAAGCTATAAAAAGCAGGTTTCAGATAAGCTAGAAGTTCCTTATTATTATTTGGTACCAACTATTTCTGGAACAAAAGCGGCAGCTGAAATTCAGGCTGGTGATAGCATTATTGCTGATGAAGGTGCTTTTACTGTTGGTACTGTTGCGACTATAAATGATATAACAACAATTTATTTTGTTGATTAAATTATTAGCTAAATTAAATAGGATACATTCCGTAAATAACAGCGAGGAGCAATTTAATTTATGCTATATGTAATTTATTTAATCACAAATTTAATTAACAACAAAAAGTATGTTGGTCAGACTCAGCAAGGTCGCGAAGAAAAACGTTGGCAGGAGCATTTTGTTTACACAGTAAATGACAATAAGCTTCTTCATAATGCTATTAGAAAGTATGGCCCTGAAAATTTTGAAGTTAAGACTATAGAAACAGACATACCTGAAGAGCTAATTGACGAACGAGAATGCTATTATATTAAGTATTATAACACTTTCTATCTAAATAAACAAGGCTATAATATGACTGAAGGCGGCCAAGGGATTCACGGGTATATTCATACAGAAGAAACTAAGCAACAGATTAAAGAAAGTAATTTAGCTACTTGGCAAAAAATTAAAGAAGAAGAGCCTGAACGCTACTCTCGACTTTGTTTAAATAGAAGTCTTGCTAACAAAGGAAAGCCCAAATCTGCTGAGCATCGCGCTAAAATGAGTGTGATTGCTTCAGCACGTATTGGAGAGAAAAATTCTTTTTACGGAAAGCACTTTTCGGAAGAGTCAAAAGAAAAACAACGTGAAAACTGGAGAACTAAGTGCGAACCTATTAAAGCTTTTTCCGCACAAACTGGCCAGCTGTATAAAAAGTATTATACTGCGATGGATGCTGTTCGAGACTTAAATCTGCAAAGTAGCGCAAATAGCCGTATTATAACAATATGTAAAGAGCAAAAGGGTGTTGGTTATGGATTTATTTGGCGATATGAAAAAGATTGTCCGGATGATTTTATTTTGGTAGCTAAGCATGAGCCACTATTAAGGCAGGACACTGGAATTAAAAAGTCCGCTGTAGCAAAAAAAGTTTTTCAATATGATAGTCAAAACAACTTAATAGCAGAGTTTGAATCTGCGGCTGAGGCAGCACGTAAGCTTCAACCAGACCAAGCTAAGCAACGAAACTTAGCGAAAAAAATAAATTGTACTTGCCGAGGACAGTATAAAACTTGCCACGGTTATGTTTGGAGCTACATGAAATTAGACAGTTAATATCGTATTTTATAATAATATAATTATTGAGGAGGTGATGCCTACATGAGTACTATTAAAACAATTGAAATAAAGTCCCCACCAAAGCTTCTTAATAAAGAAGGCAAGGAAAGACGTTCGGTTGCGAAGATGGTGCTTTTGTGACGAAACTTGGCACTTACGTATGGAATGGGGCCAAGCACGTTGGCAAAACGTATTAATAAAACAAATCAGGAAGCACAAGAGATTTTCGATAACTTCTTTAAGAGCTTTCCGAAGGTAGAAGAGCTTATTAATAGCTCGAAAGAATTTTTAAGAACTCACGGTTATGTAGAAGACTGGGCAGGTAGAAGACGTCATTTGACAGATTACTTCCTTAATCCTTATGAAGCTTCTTACATGGATCCTGATAAGCTTATTGCTCAGACTTTTAATCCTATTCTTGGTTGTGAGAGCAGACCTCTTGTAGATGATAAGCTCACTTCTTGGGTAAATAGAGCTAAGACAACTAAGAATAATAAAGAATTTGATGAGCTTGCTAAGTTGGCAGCAAAAGAAGGAATTATTCTATCTGCAAATACCGGTAGAATCGCTCAGGCAGAGAGACAGTGCCTTAATGCAAGAATTCAGGGATCTGCAGCTTCACTTACTAAGCTGGCTATGATCCAGATTCATAATAGTCAGGAACTTAAAGATATTGATGCAAAACTTGTTATGACTATTCATGATGAAGTTATGCTCGAATGCCCTGCTTTGTATGCAGACCAGGCATCCGAGATTCTTCCAAGAATTATGATTGATGCTGCTGCACCTTATATCGATGTTCCTATGAAATGTGACCCTGCTATTGAGTCTCGTTGGTATACTTCGGAGTACGCCGTAGCTGTTCAGTCTGAGTTTAAGAAGCTTACTGATAAAGGACTTGAAAGAGATGAAGCATTTAAGAAGCTTTATGCTAAGCACCCCGAGCTTCCTGAAGAAGCTATTTACAAAACTATTACTGAAGGCATTGACCTTGAATTTTAATATACGAAGGAGAAATTTTTAAGTTTTGGTAACACCCGGATTTTTAGAGAATGGTATTGATTTTGACCCGTTGATCGACTATTATGTGGCTAATAATTACTATGTTGAAGTGGTAAACCAATCAGAAGTTAAAGTAGCAACAGCTTTAACAGAAAGTGTTATTAATAATAGCCACGGATATCAGGAGGAAGAGAGCTCTGCAAAGAAGCCTAACGTTAGGCTTCGAATGATTTTTAACTCTATGTTATGGGAAAAGATCGTAAAAAGAGTCAGTAGTTTAATTAGGAAAAGCAGCGCTGTATGGCTAGTTGGTGGTTCTTATGAAAAAGGCACGGACTTCCAATCAACTGACGGCGTTGATATTGAAGCAAAAGTATATAAAGATATAAACAGCATGAATTTTTATGCTAAAAAAGGCTCTGTAGACTATACTGTATTTCATGGTGCCGAATATGTACTTTGTTATTTGATTAATAGTCATGAAAATAAACACGTATATTGGCTTAAAAAAACTAATGGAATATATCATATATATAATGATGAAGGATTAGAGTACTTAACAAGCAAGCGCCTGCCACAGGTGATTCCAGTTTGTTACTGTACGATAAGGCCTGATAAAATTATTTTCGGTAAAAGTACTTATTGTACTTAATCTGCTAAATTATAATGATTAATATTTAATATTGGAGATTATTATGATTAAAACAGAATTTATGGAGCTTTATGAAGAGCTTAGTGAGATAAATGGAGATTCAATATCTATAGAAGGCGTTTCTTCACCAGAAGAGCTAATGGACTGGATGAATGAAAACATTACTTATGAACTTGTAGATGATGAGTATTCTAACAGTAACGGAGTTCCTACTAAAACAGCAGAAGAAGTTTTAAAAACTGGCACTGGACATTGCGCTGAACAGTCCTATCTCGAAAAAGAAGTTCTTGATGATCTTGGTTACGAGACTTTCTTAGTAATGGTTAAAGAGAATAATTCTAAAAAAGAATACGGTGCGGAAGGTTCTGCTCATGTGTTTTTAGTTTATAAAGAAGGTAAAAATTACTGCTGGTTTGAGCATTCAATGCAGCATGCCAGAGGTATTCATAAATACACTTCTTTAGACGCGCTTCTACAGGATGTTGCTAATCAGTGGTGGCGCTATGATGAAAATTCTGATATTCTTGAAGTAAGAATGATGGATAAAGTTATCACAGGCGTTGACAACTGGGGACTTGCTAAAGAGTGCTATAAATTACCTGTAGAATATACTTTTGATATTTCTAATAATATTATGGAGTCTGATGTTCCACTTGAAGAGTCTGTAAACAGCAACTCTCAAATTGATTATCTTCCAGTTTCAGACGTAGAGCTTTTTAAAGAGTATGCCGATGATATTTTGGACGGATATGGAAATATGTCTGATGCTGATATTAAGAGCTCTATTAAAGAAATTCATTTTGAAGGAAAGCTTGCTGGCTATATCGGTTTTTCTGAGTATGAGGAAAACGGAAGCAAGTGTCTCGGTATTGGTAATTTTATGATTATCGAGCGTGGTAAAGGCCTTGGCTCAGCAGTAATTCAAAATATTGTAGAAAAGTATAAAAATCAATATGATCTTATTTATTGCTTTGTAGATGCTAAAAATGACGGCGCTATCCGACTTTACAAAAAGCTTGGAAAAGTTTATGATGAAGACGGTCCAAATGACAACGGTGAGTACTACGTAACTTTCTGGGACAACGGTAAATGGGATCTTGATGAGGAATTTGACCCACCGTATAATGAACAACAAGTAAGAAATACTTATGGCGAGGAAACTTATCAGCGATTAATAAAAGACCCTGCTCATCTTTGGAGAATGAGAACAGGTATTGAGCTAATTCATAGAGAGCCATCAAAAAAGGAGCTTGAAAGAATTTGGGCTAACTGGCAGCTTATGACGATTAATCAAAAACGTAAATCAGATGAAAAATCTAAAGAGTTGTTTGGCAAAACTAATGCTGAGCATTATGCAGAGCTTATCAAAACTTATAATTAAATAAACCTTTTTAAAGACGAGTTAGTAAAATAGCTCGTCTTTTATTGTATTATATAGTATGTAAAAATAAAATAAGGAGAAACTATAAAATGATTTTAAAGACAAAGAATTTCCAGGAAGCAGCTAATAAGATTCTCTTGGCAGTTGGAGTAGACAAGGCAGCGGCAAATCTTGAGCTTGCCGCAAGAGATACTAAACTCTATCTCAGAGTTACAAATCGCGAGTGGTATTGCGCCGTAGCTTTTGACCTCGAGACTCCCACAGAGTTCCGTGCTGTAGTAGACGCAAATCTCTTCCTTAATCTTATTTCAGGTATCAGCACCGAAGAGTTTGAGCTTGAGATTAAGGATACTGTTGTAGTAGTAAAGGCAGGCAGAAGCTCTTATAAGCTCGCCATGATTTATGAAAACGACCAGCTCATGAAGCTTCCTATTATTAAGCTTGATCCTGAGCAGGTAACAGTGAGTATGACTATCTCTAATGATATTCTTATGAGTATTCTTAACGTAAACAGCCGTGAGGTTCAGAAGGCTAAGAAGGTAGAAGTAAACGAGCTTCAGAGATACTACTACATCGATGAGACTGGTTGCTTTACTTTCACTACTGGTGCCTGCATCAATGCCTTCACTCTTGAAAAGCCTATCAAGCTTCTTCTTACTGATAAGGTAGTAAAGCTCTTTAAGCTCTTTGGCTCTGATGCTTTCCTGTCTTATGGTCATATTGTAAATGCTGATAATTCTCTTCAGCCTATCGTAGTTTTCCAGACTGAGGACGTCTATGTAGCAACCAGACTTCTTAGCGACGAAACCTGTATTCAGAAGGTTAAGGCACCCTGTGATGCAATGAAGGCTCTCGCTAAAGAAATTTATGAGCATAATCTCGTACTTTCTGCTACCGACCTTTCTGCAGCAATCAGCAGACTTCTTATGTTCCACAAGAATAGCAGTGCAAAGGCAGATCTTTCTTTTGTTCCTGCTTCTGTAGAGTTTTCCAATACAGAGCTTACTATCTCTGACATTTCTGGTGACAATAAGGAAGTTATTACTATCGAAAACGGTAGCTCAACTCCCGGCGGTTATTCTATGGGTGTAAACCTTATTGACCTTAAGGCCGTTCTTGATTCTTGCAAGAATGAGCATATTACTATGAACTGCGGTAACCACAAGTCTATTATTATCTGCCGAGCCAATATCAGTAATGTTATTGCTGAGACGAGGACTAAGGAATAATGGCAAATACGACAATTGGTAAAAAGTGGGAAAGTAAATTTGAGTCAACTTGGATCAAACAATTTCCTGATAAGCTTATTTATCGTTTGCCAGACCAGCAAGGCGGTTATGCCGGTGAGGGAGGCTCTAATCCATGTGACTTCATGTGCTACCCAGGTAATTGTGTTTTAATGGTTGAGTGCAAGGCCCATAAAGGTGCTTCGATATCATTTAATGATATTCCACAGTATGAAAGACAGCTCAAATACAAAGATAAGTATAAAACTTTTCCTGGGGTACTTGTTTGGTTTTATGAGAAAGACCTAATCATTTGGGTATCTATTGAAGAAATGGAAAAAATGGTTAATGATGGCGAGAAGTCGATTGGCCTTAGAATGATTGACGAGAAAAAACCTTACAAAAAATCGTATAATATTATTAAGGTTGACGCTCAAAAGCTACGTACTTTTATGGAAGCAGACCTTATTAAATTAGTGGAGGTTTTGAATGGCTAAAGATTTAAATAAAGCTCTCGAAGCAGTTGAGCTCACCTACGGGCAGATTAAAGAAATTGCAGATAGCATGCTCGCTGGGCCTTTTGAAGAGCCTAATAGAATTGTAGAAATGATTCAATATAATATTGAGTCTATGTCTATTGAAATGCTCAGAGACTCTATCTTGAGACTTCAGCTTGCAGTCTATTCTTTGAGTGAGCTTAGAGATAGATCTGGCATTAAGGCAGTTTGTGCGGAAGCAATCAAGAAAGAGGCTTATGCTGCATCATATATCGGACAGGAAGGAACTGCCGGAGTAAAGGATTCTAATACCACTCTTGCGATTTCCGAGAATATCGTTGCTCAGTGTCTCTATGACCTTGTAGCAAGTTTGGTTAAAACTAAGGTTGACCAGGTTCAAAGAATGATTGATTCTCTTAAAACAATACTTATGAGTAGAATGCAAGAATTAAAGTTATCAAATAGCTCTATTTCTGATTGATACACTTAAATTAATTTAAAAGTGTCCTAAAATAATTCGCTAAATTTAATAGAGAATAAACTTAGGAGATACTGAAAGTGGCAAAAATTTATAAAATAACTAATACTAAAAATGGTAAGTTTTATATCGGAATGACTGTTGATTCACTTGAGCAGCGATTAAAAGAGCACATACAAGAATGTCGCAGATATGAACGCGGTACAGTAAAATATAAGTCTAGACTATATAATGCAATGATAGCTGACGGTATACAGTACTTTATTATTGAGTTAGTAGAAGATAATGTACCGAGAGAACTTGTAGGAGAGCGGGAGCAGTATTATATTAAATTACTAAGGTCTCAAGATGACTCTATTGGTTATAATATCAGTAAAGGTGGCCGAGCAGGTCCACCGCAAGGTAAACATACTGAGCAGGCTAAATTGATGCAGTCAATCCATAATAAGAATAAAATTTGGTGTTATGACCCAAATACATTGGAGTATCGAAAAGTACTTCCTGAGGATGTACCCGAAGGTTTTATTATCGGTATGCTTGAGAGCCATAAAGCCAAATTAAAAGGTGAAAATAACGGTATGTATGGAAAAGTAGGTTCAAACCGAGGAAAAACTTTGTCAGAAGAGACAAAAAAGAGATCCAGTGAAACTAAAAAAGCTAGAAATAAAAATAGAAATTGGGCGTGGTATACAAATGGCTCAGAAGAACACTGGATTAATTTAAACGAAAAACAGCCCCCAGAAGGATTTTATCCAGGGCGAATTCCGAATAAAAACGCACATCGAGTTTCTATTGAAATAGAAGATTTAATTGAGCATAAAACGTATCAATTTGATGCTTACAGCTTCGCACAAGAAGCCTTAAAACTATCTTATATGACTATTGTAAAGTCTATAAAAACAGGATGTATTATCAAGAATAGATATAAATGTAAGCTAAAAACTGATAAATAAAGAAAGGATAAATTATGGCTAAAGATACAGAAAAGAAACTTACAATGGCAGACTTTGCCAAAAAGCTAAACAAGGAATATAGTAATAATAACCTTGTTATTAAATCCGATATAGTGCCTGTTTATCAGAGACTTTCATCTGGTTTGATGGGTATGGATTATCCTCTATATGGAGGCATTCCTTACGGAAGACTTATGGTATTTGCAGGTCTTGAGCACTCTGGTAAGACCACTGCTGCTTGTGCAGCTATTGCAGCATATCAGCGTGAAAATCCTGACAAAATATGCGTTTATGTGGATGTAGAACATTCACTTGATATTAAGTTCCAGGCAATAATGAACGGAATTGACCTTACTCATTTGTATTATATTAGTCCTGAAGGAATGTCAGGCGAGCAGATTCTTGAGATGATCCTTGAACTTGAGGATACTGAAGATATCGGTCTTATTGTACTTGACTCTATTCCTGCGCTCGTTCCTCAGTCTATTATGGAGAATGAGTTTACTAAGGATATGGGTATGCGCGGAAATATGGCAAAAGGTCTTCATAAGTTCTGCCCTACTATGTGTGATAAACTCGCTCGTAATAATAACATTATGATTATGATTAACCAGGTACGTGTTGCGGGTACTACTTATACTGGTGCTGCTATCTATAAGGAGCCGGGAGGAGATGCACCTCGTTATTATGCTTCTGTTAAAGTTCGTTTTGGTAAGAGAGTATTTATGAAGAACGGCGAAGAGATTAAGGGTGACGACGGTGAAGGAGCAGACGGATTCAGGCTTAAGTTTAAAATTACTAAGAATAAGACTTGTGCTTGCAACCGCGGTGGAGGATTTATTACGTATACCTACTTGAATGGTGCTGACACCGTAAATGACCTTATCGATGTTGCTCTTCAGTTTGACTTTATTAAGAGACTTAATAACGTAACTTATGCTCTCGTAAATCTTTCTACTGGCGAAGTAATCACTGACTCTGAAACCGGCGAGACTCTTCAGGGTAAGAAGGCTTATTTGATTGAGTATCTTCATACGCATACTTCCTTCAGAGAAAAGTATCTTGCAATGATTAAAGAGTTTATTTCTGCTTCCAATGACAAGTCTGTTCTTGATAGAGATTCTCTTAAGGAAATTGAAGCAGAAGAAGATGCTATCGAAAGACCTCAGGAAGACGAAGTTAAGAGAAAGATTCTCCTTGAGGATGCTTAATGGTTATAGGCACAGCAAAAAGAAATAAGGAAGGGGCTAAACCCCTTCCTACTCGTAGTTATTCTTCTAAACAAGAAAAAGCAGTATCAAAAGCAGTTGGCGGAAAGGTTCAGAAAAATTCTGGTGCTACTGCTTTTGATAAAGGTGACGTTATAGTCACAGGTAAGAACGGCTTTCTTCTTGAGTGTAAAACGAAGACTTCTGCCTCAGAGTCTATCTCTATTAAAAAAGAGTGGTTTGAGAAAAATCGTCAAGAATGTCTACTCACTGGAACTCCTCATCAGGCAGTAGTTTTTAACTTCGGACCTGGCGAAGAAAATCATTATATTATTGATGAATACTTATTTCAGTTTTTAAAAGAAAAACTTGATGAGCTGGAGGATACGATATGATGCATAAAATGAAACTTAAAAAAGATACAAAAACTATTTATTATGCTTTTGTGCAAAAAATGGAAGTTCCAGCAGATGCTACTGAGCGAGAGATTGATGAGCTAGTTTGTAAACACCTTAAAGAGCCTGCAGATTACATGTGGTCAGATGAACCAGATTTATTTGACCTTGAGAAATATTGTTGAGAGGTAAATTGTGGATATTAAAGATTATAGAATTATTGTAACTCTTGCAACAAGTCTTGCGCAGCCCTGCATTTGTAATGGCAGAACAGTTTATGAGTTAGATGTTGCAAAATTTATTAATGCTCTTGATAATATCTATCCAAATATTTGTATTCCAGTCTCACTGAATGGTGTGGTACTAAATCCAAAAGCTGAAAGTGAGGAAGAAGAATGATTAGACCAATTATAAAAGAGCAGCTTGAAAAATGTCAATTTGCTGACTTAAATAACTTTGATCCTAATACAAATACTTTTTATATTAAAAAATATTCTAAGCCTACATATGAGGTTAATCACTGTTATTTAGTTAAGCTTCCTTTAAATATTGTTAACGCCGCTGACTCTGTTTTAGCTGTTAACTGGAATAACGGAACTTGTCCTAAAACTCAATATCTTAAAATCTATATTTCTAAAGCCCTCGGCACGATGATTTATGTAGACAGTATTGGTTTTGATTTTGATACTAAGCAGGATCTTAGTATGATGTGGTCTGGCTGGCTCGATAGCTCGCAGCTAACCCAGATTTCTGCTTTATAGATATGCGCTAAATTATTTAGTAAATAAACTTAGACAGAGGAAAACCAATATTATGACTTTATTTGAAGAATTTAAGCTCTATGAAAATATGTGGGAACCACTTACTGAGGCGGTATATCTTGAAGCATTGCCTACAAAACCTGGTATTTACTGTATTATTTTTAATGCATATGATAGTGAAGGAAAAGCTGTACAAAGAAAATATATTGGATTGGCTAAAGATATTCGAGCCAGAATACAAGAACATTTAAAAGCAGCGCGTCCAGACGGACGTGATTATGTGGTGTATAATGCTATGAGAAAGCATCCATATAAAGTAATTGTACTCGAAACTCTTGATATATATAATATTACAGCACTAGGGAAGCTCGAAAAGAAATGGATTCAAGATTTACACACATTTATAAATGATAACGCTGAGAATGATAATATTAAAACTGTAAATTTTAATGGTCGAAATTATGATCTTACTTGTTCAGGGCCAGGTTATAATATGACTTTTGGTGGGGAAGGCGCCCCATGCTACCCGCCTGAGATTATTGATGAAATTATAGCACTATATAAGACAAATGAGTATCAGCACGTAAAAACTTATAAAGAGTTTAAAGAAAAATACAAAGCGCATCCGCAGTATAGTAAACTCAGCTATGATACGCTTAGATTATTTATAGAGGCCAATGATTTGCCTTGGTATAATGAACAAGAGAAAAAAACAGTAGTATATGCTAATATTGTGAAACAAGGTGAAAAACTTGAAAAAGACGGGCATAAAAGGTCTTGTTTAATTGCAGTAAAAAATACTACCGACTCAAAGTACCGAATAGTCTGTGATTCTCAAGCTCAAGCAGATGCTCTTGTTGATTTTATTTGGAAACGCTTTAAAGCAGATTATGAGACTGAATTTAAAACTTATCTAGCAACTCGTACAAAGCGAGAGCGAGAAAATTCAGGAGCAATGCGCATCAAGTGGATTATTGAACAAGGTCTTTATGATAAGTATCTAGACCTCAGTCAGTACGACATTAGTGCTATTAAAAGTACTAAAAAGAGTCTTGGTGGTGAAGGGCAGACTGGTATAAAAATTGCTACTGGTCGAGGCAGTCTTTGTAGTATCGCTTACAATGCTGAGTAAGTTTATAATAAAATAAAAGACGGTTCATTAAATTGGACCGTCTTTTATTGTATAATATAGTATATAAAAATATCTAAAAGAGGAAATAATACAATGAAAAGTTTGGCTGTAAAATATCGTCCTACTACTTTTGAAACAGTTGCTGGACAAAATGTGACTACTAGAATTCTTAATAAAGTACTTGAAAAGCAGGCTTTCAAGAATGCCTATCTTTTTGCAGGCCCTTCTGGATGTGGCAAAACAACTTGTGCCCGTATTTTTGCTAATGCTATTAACGGAGGCATTGGCGAGCCCGTAGAAATTGACGGTGCATCTAATAATGGAGTAGACCAGGTAAGAGCTATCGTAGAGTCAGCTAATCAGAGAAGCCTTATTGGTAATTATAAGATTTATATTATTGATGAGTGCCATATGATTACTTCCGCAGGCTGGAATGCTTTCTTGAAGGGGCTGGAGGATTGTCCTGAATATACTATCTTTATATTCTGCACCACCGAGCCCAATAAGATTCCTGTGACCATTCAGAATAGAATGCAGCGTTTTAATATCGCTAAGATTGGTGCTCAGGAAATCAAAGATAGACTCTTTTATGTTTGCCAGCAAGAAGGCTTTATTAACTACGAAGATACCTGCGAGCTTATTAGTAAGCTCTGTGATGGTTGTATGAGAGAAGCTCTTACGATGCTTGATCAGTGTGCTGATTTGTCTAACGATCTCAGCCTTGAAAATACTAAAGCAGTTCTCGGTGAGGCACCTTTTGAAAGAATGCTTAAGCTCACTAATTGTTTGATTGGCCACAATGAGCAGTTTACTCTCGTAGCTATTGAAACTCTCGCTCAAGAAGGTAAGGACCTTAAGCAGTTTGTAAACGAGTATCTTAGCTTTACTCTTGAGCTTACTAAGTATATCCTGTTCCAGAATATCGGTGCATCAAATATTCCTGCTTATCTTGAGAATGCTACTGACCCCATGATTAGCGTAAAGAGCACTACTTCTTTCGAGAATTCTTTGGGTTGGTTTAATAACCTTGCTACCAAGCTTCTTGAAGTTAAGAATGCTATTAAGTATGATACTTCAGTAAAGGCAGTTGTAGAAGCCTACATGCTCCAAATTTGTCGTGGCAATTAAAAAATATTCGTATATATGCTAAATTAAATAGTGATTAAAAATCAAAGTTAATTGTAGTAAAGGAATATTTTATTATGAAATTACATGAAGAATTTAAGCTCTATGAGAACCTATGGGATAACAAACCGGTAGAGCAAAATGAAGAAATTTCTAAGGGGTCTCTCAAAGAAGCCCGCAGTGTAGCTGAGATTAAAGCAGAGATTCGCACACTTATGAAAGAATTGCGAGATGCAGAAAGGGCAGAAAGGGCTGCTGCAACAACTTCGACTACAACTCCTTCTGTTGCCTCGGTTAGTAAAGCTAAACCTACTAATGTATGGGTTTGGGACATCTATCTTACTCCTAAGAAAAAGGGCACTTGGACAAGTATTCAAAATGATTTAGTATTTGAAACACAAGATAAAGCACTAGATGCTGCTTGGAGGCTACTTAATGAGCTTGACGACGAAGGAGAGCTTAGAGGCGATCCTGATGATTACTATGTAGAAGCTTTTGAAATTCCACTTAGCTCGGTATCAAAAGAAGTTCTTAATTATTCTAATCTTACACATTTAATATAATATAAAAACTTTAAAGACAGTTCATTAAATTGAGCTGTCTTTTATTGTATAATATTATATATAATTATAACTTTATGGAGTTTATATTTAATGAATATTATTGGACAAACTAAATTACTTTCAAGAATTGCTACATACTATACTATGGAGTATCTTCCTAAAACTTTAATGTTTATTGGTCCGACTGGCTGTGGAAAACATACAATAGCGCGTTATGTAGCAGAAGAGTTTAAGCTTGACTTTATAGAAATCGAAGAGTCTGTATCTGCCCAGGACCTTGAGGATTATACACATAAAACTATTGATACTCTTTATCTTATCAACTTAAATAAGTTTACTGAAAAGCAGCAGAATCAGTTTTTGAAGTTTATTGAGGAGCCTTCGAAGTCTGTTTATGTTGTCTTGATTGCAAATTCTGAGGCTGGTATTTTAAATACTATTCTTAACAGAAGTATTAAATATCATCTTGAGCCTTATACAAAAGAACAGATTGAGCAGATTACTAATACTTCTGTTAATGACCTTGCTTTTAAGATTTTTCAGACGCCTGGCAAACTTCTTAATTTAACAGAGCAGAGTTTTAACGATGTTCTGGGCTTAGCAAATACAGTAGTGCGCAGCATTAATAGAGCGACGTATCCAAATGCGCTCGTAGTGTCTACAAAAATTAACTATAAAGATTTGTATAATAAAATAGACTTTGACCTATTTTTTGATGCAGTCGAGTACCTTGCATTAGAGGATTATATAAATAATAAAACTGAACAGAGCTTGACCGTATTTAAAACAACAAATCAGTTTAAGCAATATACAACACAACAAAATCTTATTAAAGAAATTCTAATGATAAACTATCTTACTACACTTTGGGAGGCTGTACAATGATTTTAATGGATCTTAAAAAATTTATTACTGACAAAATTGTACCGTCAGACTTTATGATTTTTGTTAGTAAGGATTGCCCGTTTTTAGCTTCACAGTATGTAAAGGCCCTTGGAGATTTGTCTATCAGTGGCATTAATAAAATAAATAGTATATATGAACCACAGCAGTCATCTATTATGCTTCTTACTAATACCGAAGGCGCTCTTAATGTTTTATATACTGATACTTTTGATGAACGTTCAGAAGATTATAGTCAGTTTGAAAATACTATCGTAGTATGTGAGCAAGTATCAAAAGATATTGCAAAAAATGTGGAAAATTATATTATTAAATTTCCTAGGCTTACTGATTGGCAAATTTGTGATTATGCTAAAACTCTTTGTCCGAATGTGGAAGAAAGCGAGCTTATGTGGCTTGTCCAGGCGTCTGACAATAGTATCGAGAGAGTTTTAAACGAACTTGATAAGGTAGCTTTGTTTAGTAAAAACGAGCAGAAGGAAGTGCTTGCGGCTATTAGATTTGACCCGCAGACGGACCTGTATAAAGCTGACCTTTTTGATATTGTCAATGCCTTAGTTGAAGGCGATATGCTGACTCTTAATGACTTTATGAAGCATAATGGCTGGGACATTCACGAGCCCGTTGTTTTAGTAAATAGAGCGTTTAACAGCTTGAAAAATATTATTTTGATTTCTCAAAATGCAAACTTGTCAGCTGAAGACTGTGGAGTATCTGCTGGACAGTTTAAATTTATCAAATATAAGTATAAGAGCCTTAATATGGCAGCAGTAAAGCAGAAGCTTAAGTTTCTTGCTAACTTTGACTTGATGCTCAAAACGTCACAACTTGAGCTTAATAAACGAGACATGATGAGTTATATCATTAATAATATGTATTATAAAATAACTAACTAAGGAGGACCTGAATGGAAGAAACAGAACAGAAAGCTTTAGACAGGTTTTCCTACTCGAAAATCAGTGTCTATAAGCAGTGTCCTTTTAAATATCTGGTAAAATATAAAGAAAAGAATTTTGTTGATAGCAGTTCGATCGCAACAGAATTTGGAAGTCTCATTCATGAAACTGAAGAACGAATAGCAAAAGCACTTCGAAATGAACTGCCGATAAATTATATCGCGCTTAAAAATCATTTCATTATCGAGAGCAGAAAACTTGCTCTAAAGTATCCGGCCGATTTCGGTAAACTAGATAAGTCAGGGAGAACCTATAGAGAAAAAATATATCTTTATCTTGATTCTGCTATTTACCGACTTGAAAAATTTTTAAAGAATAACCCTAACTTAGTAATTATCGGTATTGAGCAGAAGTTTGAATATGACTACGACGGCGTCCATTCTTTTAATGGCTCTATTGACCGAGCATTTTTAAATATAAATACCGGTGAAATTTTAATTCAAGATATTAAAACCTGGCCAGTACCCGCACAGGACAGTGAGCTAAAAGTACCGCTTCAATTTGCTGTATATATGATGGCAGCTCAACAGCTTTGGGACACACCTTTTGATAAAATCAAATGTGAGTATGACCTTCCTTTTTGTGATATTGTTCAGCCCGCGTTATCCGATAATATCGTAGAAGAAGGAAAGGCTGTTTTGGATAAATTGTTTAAAGGAATCCAAAATGAAAACTTTAAGCCTGCTATCTCAGCGCTCTGTCATTGGTGCGAATATAATCCTTTAACAAATCCCGGCATTCTTGACACAAAGCCTAATGCAATTTGTCCTTACTTTAGCACTTGGCAAAAATCTGGTGATAAGGTGTATGATACTATATGTAAATGGGAAGGCCTTGAGAGTATTGGGGTCGATAGACAGCTTATTATCAGTCAGCTAAGGCAGGCTACATCAGCCTAAAACTACATAAGAGCCTATGAAAATAGGTTCTTTTTATTGTATAATATAATATAAAGGTTTAAGGAGTTTATAAATGAATTATCAATATGATTTAATTATAATTGGTGATAGCAAAGAAGGCAATCAAGTGGTAAAAAGTATTGCAATGACAAATCTTAATATTAAAATTGCTTTTATTAGCAGAGAGTTTAAGACTACAACGACACCTGATTTTTTAAATGTTGAGTACATAAAAGATGAAGTATTGCTCACTGATTATAAAAACAGACTTTTCGGTTGTTATCTAAAAAGTGGTAACAGACTTTATACAACACATCTTGTCTTCGCTATGGGTCAAAAATATGCGCCTTTTACTGTTAATAACAAAAAGGTATCTAATGTTTTCAATTCCACAGTAGATATTCCTAAAGAAGCTAAGAAGCTACCCGCTATTGTATTAGCGCATAACGAAGCTGATATTACTATGGCTTTTGATGTTGCAAAGAAATATAAGTATGTTTATCTGTGCCTTGACGAATTCGGTGGGAAATGCTCTGAAGTTGTAAATAAAAAACTGCTACCTAAGCAATCATCAAATATTGTTGTTTTGCCAAACACACACATCAAGAAAGTTTCTGCTTACGATGAAACATTAATTAATGTCGAACTCGATAATTACTCAACAGTACTTTGCGCAGCCATTTATGCTAAAACAGAGGTTAGTCCGGATACTGCTTGTATCCCGGCAAGAGCTGGTTTAATCAAGGCTAATGAAGCAGGCTATCTTGAAACTAGCGATATGCTTGAATCTACATTAGTACCTAAGTGCTTTGCAGTTGGAAATTGTGCTCAAAAATGTACAAAGAAAATGATAAATTCTTTGATAGAAACTATTTTAACAGATTTTGGAGGAACTTGAGATGTTGACTATTGAACAAAAGAATAACAATGAAATTAAGTTTATGGAGCTTCTTGCTAAGCTTAATATTGATCTTACAGAGCTTAATAAGTTTCTTGATGAAGTTGACTACTTTAATAAGCCTGCTTCTACTCAATATATGGGAGCTTATCCTGGCGGACTTTGTGAGCATGCGCTTATTGTAGCCCACGAGCTAGGCGTTTTGTGTAACGCTTATTACCCCGGCCGATACACAGAGGAAGATGTTATTAAGGTAGCTTTGCTTAAAGATATTTATAAGGCGACTATGTATGAAGCTTATATGAAAAATGTTAAGGATGAAACTACCGGTCAGTGGATAACTCAGCCAGCCTATAAAACACGTGAAGCTAATATGAGGCCTGTATTTGGCAATGCCGGCTTAAGTTCATATATGCAAATTAAAAAGTATGTCGAACTAACCGATGAGCAAATTGAAGCAATTCTTCATTCAAGTCCCCAGAGCTTTGATCCTGATATTCACGAGGTAATGAGAACATACCCATTGGTAACGCTTACTAGAATGGCCGAGATTGCTGCTACTTATATTAATTAATACTATGAAAACGGTCTTCTACGAGACCGTTTTTTATTATATTTTATTGTATAATATAAGGTATAGTAAAAAAGTTTGTAAAGGAAACAACTCATGAAAATTTTACTTTTTACTGACTTGCATATGTGCCCACGAGCAAGTATTATAAATAAATGGGGCACAAAATATCCAAGTAGACTCGAAAACTGTATTGAATCAGTAAACTGGCTAGAGAGGAAAGCTGAAGAGCTTGGTTGTGAGTATATCATCAATCTCGGTGACTTCTTTGATAAGCCTGATCTTACTAGCGAGACTATTACTGCGTGCAATGAAATTAAGTGGTCTGATATAATGCACTACCACCTTGTCGGAAACCATGATGCATCAAATAGCTCACTTACTTTTAATTCTGTAAACTGTTTAAGTGCTTCAAATCACGTTATTATTTCCGAGCCGATGATGCTGCCTTACAGCAATATCTGTTTTTTACCTTATATAACCGAATGTGATAGAAAACCACTAAAAGAGTACTTCCCAGAAATACCCAATCAACCACGGATTATTCTTTCACACAATGATATTAGCGGAATTCAACTTGGCCCGGTAATGTCTAAAACAGGATTTTCGATCGAAGAAATTGAAACAAACTGTAGCCTGTTCATCAATGGTCACTTGCACAATGGTCAAGCAATTACTACAAAAGTTGTAAATCTAGGTAATCTCTCTGGAAAAGATTTTGGAGAAAATGCTCTACAGCATAGCCATAATATAGCAATACTTGATACTAAGGATTTATCGCTGACTTACATAGAAAATCCGCATGCTTATAATTTTTATAAGATTCAGATTGACTGTGAGAGTGATATGCTTTGTCTCAATATGCTTAAGAATAACGCAGTACTTTCTATTAAGTGCGAGCAATCTTTGGTTGAAGCAGTTAAGCAAAAGCTAAGTACACTTAATAATGTTATCGAGTCGAGAATTATATTAGTTAAAAAGTTCGAAGAAGCTTCTGAGAGCACTACCGAGATTGATTTATCTGTGGACCATCTCGCTCGTTTTATTGAATGTTGTAAAACAAACATTGAGTATTCAACGCTACTGGATGAAGAACTTAGTGAAATTTGTAAGTAATTATTGAAGTCGACTTCTATATAAAATATCGTATAATATATTAACAGGAGATTTCATAATGACTACAAAAACCCAGTTGAGAAAAGCTTATAAGAAAAGGCTTAACTCATTAAATAAAAACTTTTTCAAAGACTCGGACTTAGGTTTAAAGATTTTTGTTGAACATCTTAAATTTAAGCGAGATATTTTAGCACTTGATAAGACTAATAAAAATACTCTTACAACTTTGGCGACAGCGATTGCTGAATTTGAGGCTTATCAAACAACCGAAGACACTGAACAGAAAAGTTTCCATTGGAATAATTTTTGTACCTTTGTTAGATTAAACTTGGAGGATTGGCAAACACTAGATGATTCAGTTTAAAAAGATTATTATACACAATTTTGGAAGTTACAGTCACGTAGAACTTGACCTACAAAATCGCGGCTTCTGCTTGGTATCCGGACAAAATAATTATACAAAAGATAATGCTTTATCTAATGGTGCTGGAAAATCCGGATGCTTTAATGCAATCTGTTATGCCCTGACTGGCGAGACTATCAGCGGCGTACGAACAAATTTAAAGAATGTTAATATCGAAGAACCTGACTGTTGGGTACAACTCGACTTTCTATATGGTAGAGATATATACAGTATTTGTCGTACAGTGACCCCAAAGACCGACCTTAAAATATTTAAAAATGATATTGACTTAAGCGGTAAAGGCATCAGAGAATCTGAAAAAAAGCTATCAGAAATTTTGCCTGAACTTAATAAAGATTTTATTGCTTCCTGCATAATTTTGGGACAGGGGATGCCCAATAAGTTTTCTTCCTTTAGCCCGAGTGGACGTAAGGATCTTCTTGAAAGACTTACTAAGTCTGACTTCATGATTGAGGATTTAAAAAACCGTATTACAGGTCGTTTATCTGAACTCACTCTAAAAATCAGGGAGTATGAAGACAGTTTACTTGCTAATCGTACACAACTTAACGGGCACACAGTAACGCTTGAAAGACTTAAGAATACCATAAGTAATCAGCAACGTCCTGACTTTGATAATTTAATAGCTCGACAGTCTTCCAAAGTTTCTCAGCTTGAGCAACAGAATACGAATTACATAAACCAAATAGCAGAAGTAGAAAAGCAGCTCGAGTCCTTAAATACTCAACTACTCACTATAACTAGTGAAAAATCAAAAGTATGTAGTGAAGAGCTGACTGCCTATAATGCGGCACGTGTAGAATTCTTTAATATAAAAGCTAATCTTGAAGCCAAGATAAACAGTCTCGAAAAAGAGATAGCAAAATTACAGGCTATCACCGATATTTGTCCGACTTGTGGACAGCATCTCCCTGACGTACACAAACCTGATACAAGTGAACAGGAAGCTACTTTACGAGACCTTTGGGAAGCGCTTAAAGAAACACTGGATGATATCCAGAAGTGTGAGAACAAACATAAAAATTACGTAGCTCAGATAGATGAAGCATTTAAAGCTGACCTTGACCGGCTAACTAGTACGACTACGGAAACAAAAAAGACTTTATATGTAGCCAAAACCGAACATACAAAAATTAATGCTAATTTAGAGTTTGAAAGAAATTCTTATAATAAACTTCTTTATGATAAACAAAATTGGGATAGCTTTGTGCTAAGACAACAGCAAGAAATTAGTACTATCGAAACAGAAGTTGCGAGGCTTACTAACTTAATTTCTATTACAAGCCTGGCTAAAGAAGATTTAGACCAACGTATTGCTGTCGTAAAGAAAATGGACCAACTTACAAAGCGTGATTTCCGTGGTTACCTACTTACTAATATTATTACATATATTGACAGTAAAGCAAAAGACTATTGTCAAACTGTCTTTGGTACTCGAGAGCTTACTTTGGAAATTAATGGAAATGCTCTTGACATTACATATTGTGGTAAGGCATTTGATGGTTTATCGGGTGGAGAAAAGCAGAGAGTAGATTTGATTTTACAACTTGCTATTCGAGAACTCTTAATCACTTATCTCGGACTTAGCGCAAATATTTTGGTGTTGGACGAAATTACCGACTTCCTTGATAAAAAAAGCTGTGATGCTGTTATGCGACTTCTTGAAAAAGAACTTCAGACGGTTGAATCTGTTTTTATAATTTCACACCACTCTGAGACTCTAGAAATACCAATAGACTCAACTATCACAGTGGTAAAAAATGAAAATGGTATCAGTGAACTAAATTGATAAAGGAGAATTTAATATCATATGTTATATAAAAAACCTGCAGGGATGAAGTATACTGAGATGTGTGTCTATATTGATCAGAACGTGCCAAAGATAGCCACTCCTGAAGAATACCCAGAAATTGAAGCTACAGTATATAATTACTTGTGGCTGCTTGTAAAAGCACTGGCAATAAAAAAATGCATGTTTAAAAAATTTGAAGATTATGACGGCTATTCATTTTATGCTGCGACTCGACTATTCTTAGCCTTACGTAAGAATTATTTAAATCAAGGTAAGATTATTAAAGGTAAACAAATTAGGCCGATAAAATCATGTTTAAACTATACTAAAGCTTTACTGTACCCAATGAAAATTGAGTATCAGCGAGAAACTTTTAAAGAAATTATTGAGGAAGAATTTGTATCTAAAAAGTTTGATGCTTTTGCTTTTAAAGAACAATTAAAAAATGATGCGATAGATTCTTCTGAAATGGCTTCTCAACTTAGATTATATTTACAAGAAGCTATTAGTCAGCAAGGTAGATTACTAAATGAGCTTCTTAAAAAATCGCCTTTTGGACCGTCAACTTCTGAGTATAAAAGTCTAAAAATATCTGTCTTACTAAACAGTATTAATATTTTACAAACGAAAAAGAAATTAGTCATAACCAGCCAACAGAGTATTATTCTATGGCACTTACCCAAAAACATGACAAATTACGTAAAAATTTTAGTCAAAGAATTTTTTACAATGATAAAACTTGAAATTATGAGTTGCTTTAAAGAAGCCTGCCCGACCGATGACACGCTAGAGGCTATTTTGCAAGCAAACTGGGAGGAGAACTACTGTGAAGAACAACACTAAAAAGGCTTTAAATAATTTACACTTATCAGACATTTACTCTCTTATGCTTTTTGTACTTTTTAAGATACAAGAGATCCCAGAATACGCTGTAACTAGTGAGCTATGCTATCTATTAGACGGGGCAAACATGACTCGTCTACTTACTTACTTTGCTGGACGTACAGTTAAGTTTCCTACTGAGGCAGAGTTAGCGGTTGTAACCAACGCTTTGCTAATGTATCAGTACATCAATCTGGACGGAGATACTTTTGTCGCGGCACAGAACAAGTTAGGAAAGCTTTCAAAAAAGGAACTGGATAAAGTGACTGAACTCTATATACAGCTATTACCCATTATGAAGCAATATAATATCGATAGGAGTCAGCTGCAAGGTTAATTATGGCAAAATTTGATAGAAGTCAACGTACATTTGAAACACGTGTTTCCTTTATTAGAGATATTTTCACCAATAAATATGAACCAATAGAAATTATGGCACATTGTATTCAATATAAATTGGATAAATCGTATGAAGCTTATTTTAATGATATTTTAAAGAGTGTGTGGAGCTTAAACGGCAAAGACCCAATAAAAATTTTAAAACAAATAGATAAGTAATGAAAGGACAGTAAATATGGCAGCACAAACAAATATTGTAACAGACGTAAATAATCTACTAAGGTTACCTACTAAAGTATCGAACGAGCTAGTATCTAAAGCCTGTCTATGTATCGGAAGTGCTATTAGTGAAGCTAAGGTAAAAGGCGAAACTCAGACTACTGTTAGTATAGGTATCGGTAGTCTGAGCGTAAATCTAGTAGACATGCAATGTAAATTTGTTCCGGGGAAAGAACTAAAAACAGCAATTAAAAGAGCCCTTGATTCTCAGATCGACCCACTCGAACTTCTATTGGAACAAACTTTTTCGGATAAGTTATTAGCAATGTGTGAAGAGGTGCTTTAATGTTAGAAAAAACCAAAGATAATCAAAACCAGGAAAATGAAACCATTTCTGAAGAGACTTCTTTGGCGCCAATCCCTGAAACAAACCTAGCTGAAATACGGGCTAACTTGACCGCAGAGTCCCAAAGATTAGTTGGGGAGCTTACTTTTGAGCGAGACCGACAAAAGATGCAAGCTATAGAGCAGCAGTTTAATGACATTCAGCGGAAGAAGCAGTTGGCTCGTGTGAGTAAGCTAAGTGATGTGCAGGATATGCTTACAGATCAATTCTATCAGCGCATATCTCAGAGACCTGACGAGATTTCAAATAAAGAAATGCTTGATGGTATGAAGGTTGTCCAGGATTTAATGGAAAAGAATTTGAAGCAAGCAGAAACAATTGAGGAAATTCCACAGCTTATTCAAATTAACCAGACAGAGGTCAACGTTGGAAATAATCTTAACAGAGATTCGCGAGAAAGAGTTAAAAATGCGGTGCTCGGTATACTTGATAGTATCAACAAAGTTCAGGTAGCACCAATCGAGTCCGATATAGATACGACTGATTTTATTGTAGAAGAAGAGGAAGATAATGGTTAAAAACGACATAAAAAATATTTTAGCGCGACTTGAGATTGAGAGTACTGGTAGATATGAAAATAAGTTTTATATTATTCCAATAGAAAATAGTGATGAGTATGCCAAGATGTACACTAAACTTAGCAAAAATGCGATTGATACTGAGTATCCTACTTTTGGTACAAATACTAATGATGCAACTGTTAAAATTGCAAACTACTTTGAGCTTGAAGAGGAGAATAATAAGTACTTACTATTTTTGATTGCGGATTTTCAAAAGGATGAATACTACCTTAAGATTGGAGACGTATAATGATTTTTGAGTACTCAGCTCAACGAACTTTTAATGACTCAATTGATGTGGTAGATATCGGCAATACTGCTTTGAGATGCACTAATGTAAAATTAGATGATTATTACATTATCTTAAAAACAATTATGGGTAAAACTTCTATTATTAAGTTCGGCCCCGTTTGCCCGGATATTGAAGTTTTAATAAATGACTTTGCAGTTACCTATAAAAAGATGGATTACAAAGAAGCAGGTATCTGCAAAGAAATTGATAAGTTTATAAATGATTTTAGAAAAGAAATTAACTCAATAGAAGAAATAACAGAGTATGAAGCGTGGCAAGCTTTTCCTGCTGTGCAGCAATACTTTGAAAATGCTTAAGGAGATATTATGGCAAAGAAAGACGTACAGCAGTATTTCTTTAATATGCTCGCGCAGTATCTTGAAGAAAAACAAAATTTAGCCGACTTTGAAGAAGCACTTAAAGACGGTCACATAACACAAGAACAAATGCAAGAAGCTCTTGATAATGTGGCTAACCTTGAAACTAATTATTATAGGCTAACTTATATCATGTATCTTTTAGACCTGCCCAATCGCAAGTCTAAGAAAACATGCTATATAAAACAACATAAAGCAATCTTAGAAGAACTTAAAAAGCTTGGAGCAGATATTGACTCTATTAAAGAAGAAAATTCTGATGCGCTCATTCATTTTAAGACTGCTCTAAAAGCACTTAGAAAGGCAGGCGAGTAATAAAAGCTCGCCTTTCAAAAAACCATTAAATTAATAATTTAATAAATTAATAATTTACTATTTGCTAAATTTAATATATAACAGAAAGCGAGATTTAAAAATGGAATCGATTATTTATGATATTGATACCCTATCTATTCCCTCTGAGCCTCTTACTTTTCTAACCGAGCAAGGCGCTAAGACTGAGGAAGGTGAAGAGATTATCAAAAAGATTAAGGAAGTTATGGAGGCAAATCCAGAGCTTCTAGCACTGTCTGCCCCGCAAATTGGTATTAGTAAGCGTATTTTCTGCCTACGTTTTAATGATCAGATTAAGACGTTTATTAATCCTATTATTACGAAGAAAAAGGGTCTTAATATTGTTATAGAGACCTGCGCTTCTATGCCGGGCAAAGAGATTGTAATTGGTAGACCAGAAGAAATTACAGTAGTTTATTACAACGACAAGTTTGAGTATGAAGATAATAAACTTATTGGTATTGCTGCAAGTATGTTTGATCAGCAAGCACAAGTTCTTGATGGAGTGCTCCCTAGTGAACTTGGTCTTGTTTCTGACGTAGAAGAAGACGGCAAGATCGAAGAAGATGATTTAGTAGACATTATTCCTTTTTACAAGAATACATTTTTACCTACAAGAATGGCGGCATTAAGTGAAACTATTTCTTCTGATGAAGAAGCTAAGAAATACTTCAAGCAACTAAAGTTTACTGAAGGTGTTATCAATGGTCGTAATGCTATCATAGAGCCTGAGGAAGAAACCGCTAAACGTGCTAAAGCTAAGAGGTCTGCAAATAGAGCCGTTCTTAATGCGGGTAAGGCAGAAGCTCTACACCAAAAAGCAGAATTTAAAAACTTTGTACAAAGAGTTAGTAAAAAATAATGGAGGCTATTATGGCTAAAAAGATGATAAGCCTTGAAATATCTGATGAATTAAGAGAAGCTCTAAGAGTGGAAGCTTTTAAGCGCTCACTTAGTATCTCAGCTCTAATTAGACAGCTTCTCGAGGCTCAGGTATTAAATAAGGATGAAAGCAGTGATGGACAAAACTAATAAAATACTAGTAATAACAGAGTCACCGCATAAGGCAAAAGTAATTACTAAAATACTTAAAGATGCAGGATATACTAATGCCAGGGTAATAGCTAGTATTGGCCACATACTAACTTTAGCCGATGGCAACAGAAAAGCCTTTAATTCAGGAATATACCCAGACGACAACTTTAGAATGAATTTAAAAATCGCTGAAGATAAGCATAAAGTTGTTGATGAAATAAAAACACAAGTAAATTGGGCAGAAAAAGTTTACGTCGCTGCTGACAATGATCGCGCGGGAAGTTTTATTTCATGGAGTTTACTTGAATACGCTAAAATACCACGAAATAAAGCAGCTAGAATGGTAATGCACGAAATTACACCGAAAGCTGTTTTATATGCGCTTGAACACCCAGTTGAATTTGATATGGCAATGGTAGACGCAGAAAAAGCAAGGCAGTGTACAGATAAGCTGCTTGGCTTCTCGCTGAGCCCTGAAGCTAAAAAGCATATCGGGGCAAAATCAGTAGGGCGTTGTCAATCTGTCGGACTTATGCTAGTGGCAGACAGAGAGAATGAAATACTAGATTTTATACCTGAAAAATATTTTAACCTTTATTTGAATTTTACTAAAAACAGTAAAGATTTTAAAGCTAAGTACATTGGTTATAAAAATGAAAAATATGATAAGATTAAAGATGTCTTAGAAATAAAAACAATACAGTATAATTGCCAACATGATAATTATATAATAGAAGACGTTTCTCAAACAAAACGAAATGAAAGTCCAAAGCCACCTTTTTGTACAGCAACTTTCCAGCAAGAAGCTTCATCAAGGCTTGGGCTAAAAGTAAAAGATGCAATGAGTATTGCGCAAAAACTTTATGAGGCAGGAAAAATTTCGTATATGCGCACAGACGACACTGATATGTCACCAGAGTTTTTAGAAGATCTCAAAGCTTATGTAGAGTCTGCCTACGGCAAAACAAAATATAAAGGCTTAAGAGCGAAAAAGGCTATTGGTGCTATTACTCAAAATGGTCACGAGTGCTTACGTATTACCGACCCTGCCTTGACACCGGAAATCTTCGCACAAAAAGAAACAAATAACTTGGCCGTAAAAGTATATACTCTAATATGGCAAAGAACGATTGCTTCCGTTATGCCAAATGCAATATATTCTGAAACAACTAATACTATAAACAATAACGACCATAAGTTTGTGCTGGTTGAAAAAGTATTAGTAGAACCTGGCTTTAGAACGATTTATTCCTACAGAGACGATGCTGATGAAGTTATTACAGAAACTTTTAAAGTCGGTGAAGTATTAGAAAACACTAAACTCGAAGAAGTTGCTCGAGAAACCACACCTCCTGCACGCTTTACGGAAGCTTCTTTAGTAAAAGAGCTTCAGCGCCTTAATGTGGGTCGCCCCAGTACATTTTCGACAATAGTAGAAACTATCTTAAGTCCAACTAGAGGCTATGCAGACTTAGAAGATAGACAAATAGTACCAACAAGTAGAGGACTTCAATTAGCTGCATATTGTAAACGAGCTTTTCCAAAACTAATTAACTTAAATTATACTAGATCTATGGAAGAACAGTTAGATAAAATTGCTTCTGGTGAGCTTAATTGGCTTGAGTACATGAATAGCTTTTATAAAGATTTAATTGAAACTATTGAGGCTAATCAAGAAACGGGCTTAGCAGATGAGGTCGAAGAAAAACTTTGTCCAAAATGCGAGAGCCCGATGATTGTACGTCGTAGTCGCTTTGGTAAGCTTTTCTATGGCTGCTCCAAATATCCAAAATGTAATGGAATTATTAGTATTGATTGATAAATTAAAGTGGTTAAGCTGTTTTAATTTGCTAAATTAATTGATTAAAAAAATTAAAATAAAGGAGATTAACTTTTAATGCCTAAGATTTTTACAACGCCAGAAGCCGAAGCAAAAGCTAGAAGGCAAATGCGTTATATATTAATAGCGGGTGGCTTAAGAAGTAAGGACCCTAATGAAGACCTTCCTTATAACTTTCAGCGCAGCCAATATTTAGACAGTGCTAAAAAAGTTTGTGATGAGCTTGTAAACAGAGACTTTACAGATATTGATAGCGAGCTTAATACCTTGCACTATTATGCACCGGTCAGTCGAGGTGAAGCACGTTTTAAAGCTGAGGGCTTCGCTAAAGCTATTGTTTATATGGCAGAGTTACTTGGACTATACTGGGATGATACTCTTAAAACACCTTATGAAATTGAAGAATTTAAAAAGACTAAACTAGGAGAGGCCGTATATAAGTATGGTAGATATATTTCGGCTGTTCAGGATAAGCCTGCAAGAGCTTCAAGAAGCGCTTCAAGTGCTTCAGCTGGAGGCAGCAATACAACAACAGCCCAAGCGCCACAAAACGGTTATAAGTCTTCTGGCGCACAGTCAGGTAATGTAAGAGACTTGCGCGCTCTTGATGGTGTGAGCGCTGGAGTTCCTGGTCAGAAAGTTACTGCGGGTGGAACGTTTATTTTTAGAATTGTCGGAGATAACCCACAGTCTAAGAACACTCCAAATGTATTTATTAAGCCCCTAAGCGCTTCTGGTGCTACCGGAAATACTAATAAGGTTTTCTTCAGCAGCGGCAATGGTTATACAGACTGCACTTGTTATTTTGATGATCAAAACGATGCTCAAGATTTCTTAGATAAGATGATTGCAGCAAATAGAATTCCTGCGAATGTCAGTAATCCGAGAGTAGTTAAGCGTAATGCGGATCCTAATGGATACTTCTTGGCTGGAACAGAATTCGGTGTTTGTGCAATAAGTGCTAAGACTTTAAATGAAGCTTTAAATGAGACTTTAACAGAAGACACTACAGGCAGCTGGGAAAAAGCTACTGAAAGCTACACCAAAGAAGAACTTGAAGAACTTCACACTTGGATGAGAAGAGATTAATTAGGAGGAAATACCCGTGAAAATAAATAAAATTATTACAGAGTCGGTAAAAAAAGCTTATATCGATCAATCTGGCAGTTTAGCATCAGTCAAAGATAAGCTTACTGCAAAAGCTAATGCAGACGGCTGCACAGACATTTATTATTTTGATGATCTTAAATTTGCTGAGCCGCTAAAAGCTGCTAAAGCCGGAGAAGATATTGTTGTGTATACAGATGAAGATTGCCAAGCCAACTGTCCAGAGCTTGCAACATTTAAAAATGTTACCATTCATGATATAACTAGTGAATTTAAAAATGAGTCTCTTACTGAAGCGGAAGATACTGCAGATGAAGATATTGCAATTGATGACATTTTAGATGCGTCTGTTAGTGAGATTGCTGATGCAGTTCAAGACGCTGCAGAGGAAGCTTCTGATGGTAAAGAGACTTACTCAGATGCGAAAGCACAAAAAATTGCTACCGAGCTAAAGACTGCTGCAAAAGGCTTTGATGCTGCTGCTTGGGCTCCTCTTGATGTACAAAGTGAACTTACTGATAAACTTGATGATTGTCTATCCAATGCCATGGTTGGTCATCATATGGGCACACATGATGGTGTAGACCTTCTTGTTTGTGGATTACCTGGCTCAGGTAAGACAGGTATTACTAAACAGTGGGCAAAAGATAGAGGAGTAAATCTTTTCTACCTTAATGCTAAGAATGATGACCTTGGCGCAATTCTTAACGGCTTCCCTGTAAATGTCGAAGAAGAAGATGAAGAACTTGGTAAAGTACAACGAGTAGTTCGTTCGTATTCTAAGTCTTTGGATGCGCTCGATAGAAAAAATTCAGTATTATTCTTAGATGAGTTTAATAGAGCACCGTCTAAACTTCGTGCAGTTCTTCTTTCGCTTATTAATGAGCACGTAGTAGACGGTCCAGGTGAAGACGGTTTTAGACATTTCGATGAGCTTCTCTTCACAGTAGCCTGCATTAACCCATCTGTTCCGACTGACCCCGGTGCTATGGACCTAAACGATGCAGAAATGTCTCGTTTTGTAGATACTTTGGACTGGGATTCTAACGTACCAGACGCAATTAAATATATTAGATTTCATCTTAAAAAGATAATTGAGACGCTTGACTCTAAAGATGAACATTATAATTTCTTGTATGTTCGTTATAATAAAATTTTAAATCTGGCTGAAGCACTCCTCACCTCCACCAACCCATTGTTTGAGTTTGACGACAGAGATGACCTTCTTGACTTGTTTAATGACCATGCTAAGATGCTTAACCAGCGTTCAATTACAGATGCTCTTATGTCTCATGGCTATAGTAAAGAGAAATTTCTAAATTGGGTTGATAACTACTCAAAGTTCCTTGATAAAAACAAGGAAATGATTCACAATATTCTTGATAGCTGGGTTGAGCCTGAAGTAGTAGTACCCGGAGCGAACGGTGCACCTGCAACGCAGGCTACTGAGGCTCCTGCAGAAGATGCTGATAATCAAACTCCAGCAGATTCCGATGATTTTGATAGCGTTTTTGGTACAGAAGGTGAAGAGATCGATAGTGATTTATTTGGCAGTACCGCTTCTAACGCAGGTAAGGCTGCAAGAGTTAGCGCAGCTGATGCACTTAATCGTATAAAGGCTTTTGATTTCTCGCTCTAATCATGAGCTAAAGGAGATTTGACTATGCAAATAAATAGAGCATTACTAGAATCTTCTGATATAACTAGACACTTTATGACTGACGGAGAGCGAAAAGTTAAAAAAGCTCTCTGTCAGCTTTTAATAAATAAAGGTCATAGAAAATATGCAGAACGTTTCTGGAAATTTGATTTTAATATTATAGACTCTAAAAAACATCCCGATTTTACTGCAGCTATTTCTTTTGATGAAGCAACTGTATTTATTAGTGATGGCTTTTTAGGTACAAGCGAAGCTATTTTTAATCAGCTTGATGTTTTACTTCGTCATGAGCTCGCACACAATCTTATGATGCATCAAATTCGTCTTATGCACATTTTTAAAAGATTACACAAAAACGACCCAGACGAAGCTTATGAGCATATTAGATACAGTGCCAGCTTACATCATATTTTAAATATTATAGAAGACTTCGAAATTTCTAATAAACGATATACTGATGCAGACAAAAAGATAGTCAAAGCAATGACACTTAACGGTAGACAGATTGGTGGACTTATTACAGAAGAAGATAGAGCCCATTGGGCAAAAATGCCACTTGAAGCTATGTATGAGGAACTTTCTAACGAGCTTATTCAGATTAATCGTGATATTAGAAGTGATCCTTACTGGCAGCCGAGATCACGAGTAAAAAATAATACGCGTATCTATGACCCTATTGATATCACTGGTAGTGGCTTAGATGCTGATACTAGAGCTATCGCAGTATATAGAGACATAATGAAGCCTTCTGGTATTCGTGCTCCTATAGATATATTTATAAAGTCTAAGATTTTTAATAGATATGCAGATATTTATAAAAAATTAATAACAGTAGTCTATGAAGCTTTTAAAGATTTTGAAACTGATACAGAAAAACAAAAGCTTTTAGACATTGTAAAAGACATCGCTGGCACGAGCCCGCAGGAAAAGTTTGATATTATAAACCCAAGAACTGGCGAAATAGTGACAACTTTGTATACTCCTGAAGATAAGGTGTTAGCTAACGAAGTTTTAAAAAATCTTGGTGGCAATATTAATTACGACCCACTTAAATTTAATATAAAAAGAAAAACTAATTCTCAAGATTATAAAGATGCTTGGAATAAAGTTGTAGCAGCATTAGATAAAAAGCAGTATGATGATGAAACACTGAACCAAGTTTTAGCTGCAATAAATAATGCATAATAGCAAAATTGAAAGGTAAAGACTAGATGGATATTAAAGATATTTTAGATTCACTTGGAATAGACTTGACAAACCCAGATGCTAAGCGTGGTGCTGCTGAAGCTATTCAAGCGATTCTCGGCTCTCGTACGCCCCCGCCACCCAATATGAGTGGAGCTGGACTTCCCGGTGAAAAAGAGATAGATGTTGAAATCGACCCGGACCTACTTCAGCCTTCGCAAAAGTTTAATCAACCAGAAAGTGATGAAGATATAGAAATTGAAGATGAAGAAGACATCTTAAGTCAAATTAAACATAACGAGTCAGAAGACGACCTAGAGGATGATGGAAATAGCTCTGGCGATGATTCGTTAGACAGCGACTCCAATGGTGATAAGACCGATTCTAAGGAAGACTCCGGTGAGGCAGGTGACGCTGAAGGTCAGGATAAGGGCGAAGAAGCTGATAAAAAGACTCCAGGCTCATCTGAAGAACCTAGCGACGAGGAGGAAGGCTCTGATGATAACGAGCAGAGCGGCAATGAGTCTGGCGAGGACGGAGAAGACATTGAAGGCGACGAGCTTGACGATAATGTAGACTCAGATGAAGTTAACGACGATGAATTAAAGAATTCTTATGATGACGATGAAGATTCTGACGAGGACGAAGAAGAAACCGAAGATGAAGCTTCTGATGAAGATTCTGATGAAGACGAGTTTGATGAAGATGACGCTGACGAAGTTGACTTCGATGATGAGTCTGAAGAAGATGAATTTGAATTTGATGAAGATGAGTTTTTAGACGATGAATTAAAGAATTCTTATGATGATCAAGAAATAAAATCTAAGCATGAAGCACGTGTGAGAAAAAGAGAGCGCACTTTAACAGCGGCTAAAGCTGCACTGGAAAAAGCTAAAACTAGAAATGTCGCTCCTGCCCTAATTAGAGAGTTGGAAAAATCTATTGAAGCTCTTGAAAGCTTAGTAGAGGCTGCTCAGAAAAACTTAAAAGATATCTCAGACGATGAATTTAACTTAATGATAAATCGCGTATTTGATGCAATAAGCGCAGTTGGAGATACTGACCTTACCTTTACTACGGATGAAGAACGTGAGCTTAGAGCCCAAGAGATTAAGGCTGACCTTGGAAGTAGAGAAACCCAACAAGCACTTTCTGATGAAGATATTGCGGCAATCAGAGCGGAAACTCAGGCTGTCAAGGCTAGAGAAAAAGAAACAGCTATCTATAAAAAGCCTGCGGCGAGCTCATTTAAAGGTTTCCGAGAATTTTTAAATAGCTTATATCGTGCTATTGCTTTACAGGTTCAAACTAATGAAGTACAAGATGATACCTGGTCTGCTATTAATAGACGTTATAGTGGTACAGGCGTACTAAAGCAGGGACAGCGTAAGAATGACCTTCCAGATAGAAAAATTCCAATAATTGATTTCTATTTTGACTGTTCAGGCTCTTGGGGACCTAAAGATATAGAAGTTGGCAAGAGAGCTGTTAGTACTTTAGTAGATATGGAAGAAAAAGGTCAGATTAAAATTAATATATACTACTTCTCAAACCATGTATTTAACGATATGCAGTCTGCTCTTGATGAAGGTGGTACAAGAGCTTGGAATGATATTGTAAAAAATATCATTAGTACGCAAGCTACTAATGTTGTCATTATGACAGACGCCGATATGGAAGACTGGTGGGAAGGCCCAGAAGCCTTAAAATATACCGTTCCAGGCTATGTCTGGTATCTCTGGAGAGATGGACAAAACGCGCCAAGACTCCCGAGAGACCTCAAAGGGCGTGGCGGTGTGCAGCAGTTCTCATTTAGTCAGGGAGATGTTTAATAATGGGCATTACGATTAAAGATAAAATTAAAGCAGATAAAAATTTTATAAATGACTTGATTGCGAAAAGCTGGGAAGATAGCGAAAGTATTCAAAATCAGATAGACTGTATTGAAACTGATTCTGAGATAGCTGCTAAAACAGTAAAGCTACTAAAAGATCTTCTTACTAGTTATTATGTATTTACTGGCTGTTTAGAAAATCTTGCAAACGAACCAGTTGAAGCTGCTAGGATTAATGAGCCTGTAGAAGTTGCTGAGCCTGAGGTTATTGTGCCGGAAAAGCTTACAATAATTCCGGAAGAACCCGTAAAAGCTAATAATGAACCAGATATTGATTTCTTTTCAGAGCTAGATGCTGATGAACCGGAAAGCGAGCCCTTTGAGTACTTTGTAGACTTCGACGACCCTGTCGGTGAACCGCTAACAGATGATGATTTATATAATTAAATAATTAATAAAAGCTTCGTATTTGTTTACGAGGCTTTTTATTTCTGCTAAATTATACGACGGCTGTGGCAACAAAGCGGACTTAGCCTTTCACCGCCGCTATGGCCGTCGCTTGTTTGTAAATAAATTTCATAAGGAGTATACCTAATGATAAATGATAAACTTTTTTTAGAAGAATTTGATGAAGAGCCCATTGAAGAAGCTAAAAAAGCTAAGCGTAGACGTAAGAAACCCTGTAGCTCTATTACTTACACCACAGGTGATATTGGCTTAAATATAGATAGATTTAATACTGCTATGGGAACGGCTGACCTTGGCGATTCTGGTGCTGATACTGGAGCTTCAGAAGGTGGAGCTATAGGAGAAAGTCTCAAACTAAAAGAAAGCTGGGAAGAATTTGATTTTGAAGATTATAATAGCGATGATGTAGTTACAGTTGTAATCGTTGACAAAAGATTTGATCCTCTATTTAAAAAGGACCACAAAGAGTCTTTAAGTAGGAATAATGTAAAAGTAGAGGGACACTATTTTAACGGAATCGTTGTAACTGGCAAAGTTGGTGACATTATCCAAGTCTGTGATGACTGTCATGTAATGAATCCAAATAAAATTTTTATGGAAGCTTTATCGCTTACTGAAGCTAAACGCTATGTACGCAGATATTATATCCGTCCACAAAATATATTCTGTTCCAACAAGGCTGAAATACTCAAGGCGCTTATCGAACTTGATGATGCTAACTGTAGCGTCTACACTCTTAACAATCTCGGCGACGATAAAGATGTAAGTAAACTTATGAATAGTGATATTATTTATTACTATGATGATGGAATCCTTTATGATAAGAATCACGTAAAGGTTATGGATTACGACCTTTCTATTAAAAAAGAAGAAGAACGTAAAAAACTCGCTAAAGTTAACGATGACTCTAAAGAGTTTAAGTCAGAGTACGAAGACCGTATGACAGCAGCTACCGAGTTAGAAGAAAGCCAGGAGGCACTAGACGGTGCTTTTAATACAGTATTAGATGGTATTTTTGATAACTGTGATTATGATGTTATTAGCGCTGATTTTACGCCAATGGGTGATAAAGTTATTATTACTTTAAATCATAATGCTTATGACATCGAGGCTGCTGCTGAGGAGCTTATGACCTGTCTAGATAATGCTGGTATCCCTGCAATTGATTGGAATACTAATGGCTCAAACGTGTTTATTTTTACACTAAACCCTGATAATGCCTTTGATCTTGACTTTGACGATGTCAATGTTTATGGTGAAAATTTAACAGAAGCTATGCACGAGGCTTGCTGCATTTGTGGCGAATCTATTGATGGCTATGGAAATAACCCTGAACCATATATGAGCGCCGACAAAGGTCGATGCTGTGACTCGTGTAATCTTCATTTCGTAATTCCACTGAGAATTGAACAATCAGAGGAGGCTTAATATGGCAACAGTATATGATCCGGCGATTCTTATGCCTACAAAGCCCGAAATAGAGAAAATCTTATCGGCAAAAGTGAGCTATGAAGCAGCACAAAGTAAGCCTGACAGAGATATCTGGAATAAAAAGAACTTTAATCTAACCCCATGGGGTATTGCTTATAATTGTAGTAAAGCCAAACACGATAAGTCTGTGGCTTCGGCGAAGAGCAAAGGCAAAAAAGTACCAAATGCAAGAGCCGATGATGCACTAAGATACTTTATTATTGCAGTGGCAATCGGCTGGCAGGAACTTATTGACCAGTTAAAGCGCACCATAAAAAACTGGGGGTATACCACAGGTGAGCTTCAAGAAATGGCTAAGCAAGTTTGGCAACAACCAGCTAATGCTCAACTAATTTCAACTACAGTAGAGTTAGTACAAGCTGAAGGTAAAATTAAGCTGACGGAAGCAATCGAAAAGCACGATTCCCTAAACAGCAAACTGTTTACAAAAGAAGAAATGCTAAAAGATAAAGTACGCGATAAAATGCTAGAAATCGTTGATACTTTCTTAGATGACCTAAAAGAGCAAGATATTAAAATAAAAGTTGACGACATTTTATTTATTGGGTCTAATGCTAGTTACAACTATACAAAAGATAGTGATATAGACCTTCACATACTTGCAAATACTAAAGCTGTTGATTACCCGGCAGACCTTGGAGCAGCAATATACAGTGCATATAGAAGTATCTTTAATAAAAATTTAGATATAACTCTTTATGATATTCCACTTGAGATTTTTGTAGAAACTGAAGATAGTGCAAGGGTGAGCAATGGAGTTTATTCCGTAAAGAAAAATAAATGGATCAAAAAGCCAATACAAGAAGAGATTCCAGAATACGATAAAGAGGCACTTAATAAGCTTGTCGATGAGTGGGAAGAAAAGTGTAAGAAGCTTATTGATGATATAAAAGCAGACAAGCTTGATGATGAGAAAAAAGTTGTTAAGATGCTCGAAGATATTTACGAGAAACTTCGTAAGAAGGGCGTTGCTAAAGGCGAATATGCTATCGAAAACCTTGCGTTTAAGGAGCTTAGAAACAAAGGCTATCTTGATCAACTAAAAGACTATAGAAATGAGCTTACTTCTAAAAGACTTTCTCTTGAAGAGCAATTAAGTGCTAAGGCTAGACGAAATATTGAAATTCAAATTGCTCGAGCTGCAGGCACTCAGCCAATTATTCAAGATAATGGAATGTTCTTCATCTATAATCTAAAAGCTTCCGAGATAGACAGAGCTGTAAGAGCTCTTAAAGCACTCGATTTCGTCGAAGAGGTATATAGCTCTGAAAGCGGCAAACTTGATTTCAGTAAAATGATAATGGCTCCAGGGCAAATGCCTGCTAAGTATTATAATATTAGAGGCAAAATAAACTGGCCTGATTAAAATTAAATAATTAAAGTATCTGATCTCATAAAAATGGGATCAGGTATTTTCTTTTATAAAAGGAGATGTGATATAATGACAAAAATAAAAGTCTGTTTAGATGCTGGTCACTATGGTAAATATAACCAAAGCCCAGTTAATTCAAAATACTATGAGTCAGATATGGCTTGGAAGCTACACCTAAAGTTAAAGAAATATTTAGAAGCCTATGGTATTGAAGTAACTACAACTCGTACAAAGCAGAAAAATGATATGAAATTAACTGCAAGAGGTAAAACAGCCAAAGGCTGTGATTTATTTCTATCTATTCATTCCAACGCAGCAACTAAAGAATCTGTAGACTATCCGGTAGCTTTCGTACCTATTAATGGAAGTGCTGATAAACTCGGTGCGGAATTAGCGAGATGTATTGAGCAAGTAATGGAAACTAAACAAAGTGGACGAGCTGTTTCAAAAAAATCAGAAAAAGGTAATTGGGATTATTATAGTGTTATTAACGGAGCAGTTTCTGTGGGTGTACCCGGAATAATACTGGAGCACAGCTTTCATACAAATACGAAAGCCACAAAATGGCTAATGGTAGATTCAAACCTTGAGAACCTGGCTAAAGCTGAAGCCAATGTTATTGCAAAATATTTTAATATAAGTAATAAGACTATGAAAGTTGAATTACCTTTACTATTTTTAAATATGAAAAGCGATACTGTTAAAGCTCTACAAACCTTACTTATCGGATATGGCTACTCCTGCGGTAAGGCCGGAGCTGATGGCGACTTTGGTAATAATACGGTTCAAGCATTAAAAAGTTTTCAAAAAGATAAAGAACTTATCGTAGATGGCTGCTGCGGAGCTAAGACTTGGTCAAAACTTCTCGGAGTATAAAAGCATTTGCTAAATTATACGTAAACAAACTTGAAAGGACAAAGAGCTATATGAAAAGGCAAACTCTACAGGAGCAATGCTTAATAGAATTATATAAGCTGGATGAAGCTACAAGAAATCAACTTATAGCTCAGTCTAGAAATGTTGGACGATATAAGGATATCTCTCGTGGCAAAACACGCATGGAGCGCAAGAAGTATTCTAAAGTAGCTAACGCCGTAAAATCTTATAACGAAATTAACATGAATGATTTCTGGAAAAGTGATATACTTAAGGTAAACATTCCAGTAGTCGGCGAAACTGATGAGTATACTGTTACAATAAAGCTTGAGGGCGTTGTAGCTGAACTTCAGAAAAATATTAAAAATAATCAAAATAAATTTGAGTTTAAAGCAATTATTCAAGCATTGACTAAAGTTTTTAACACTTCTGACGTCTACGTAAAATGCACTTGCCCTGATTTTAAGTATAGATTCGCCCACCACTTAATAGTTGCTAATGTATCCGTAGATGACTCTTCAAAGGATCCTGGACCTGGAAAAGGAATAGTCAACCCAAATGATGATAAGGGCAGAGGCTGTAAGCATGTTTTATGTGTATTGTCAAATGGAAGCTGGATGATGAAAGTAGCATCAGTAATAAATAACTACTGTCATTATCTGTCTGAGAAAAAACCTGATGCTTTTCTAAAACTCGTTTTTCCTAAGCTTTATGGTGTTCCTGCAGACGAAGCCGATCAAAATGGTATTGTAGAAGATAATGAAGATCTTGAGTCTGGTAAAGACCTTATCGACGTTGTTAATGACTGGGCCCGTAATAGAGGTAAGTTTAAAAAAGGCTCCAATAAAAATCCTGTCACTAGTACAGGCCCCGGTGATAAGAAAAACAAGGAAGAGCCTGATGAAGCTTCTGAAGAGCCTGTTGAGGAAATAGAAGATAAAAAATAATATCGTATAATATATAGTATAGAAATATATAGGAGATTTTTCGAATTGATGATGTCAAACGAAATAGATTTAAAAATACTTGACAGTTTATCTCCAGAAGAACGAGTACTTGCGCTAGAAATACTGAAAGAATACTCCCAAGAAGGATTTTCTGAGTTGTTGGAAGAATTAAAGTATTCCGACTTTGAAGAGATTCCCGTAGATATAATGACATTTATTTCTGATGAACGATATTTAGGCCGAGGCCTTTATATCAAAGATGAATTCACGGGAGAACGTAAATGCACAGTTTTCCCATACTGGATAGAGAAACTAAAAGAAATTTTTCCAGACAATATTACAACTCGATATAACACAGTAATTCTTACTGGTTCTATCGGTCTTGGTAAATCTTTTATTGCTGTTGTTTGTCAGTTATATTTACTATATCGCATGTTGTGTTTAAAAGACCCATACACCTATTATGGCTTACAGCCTATCGATAAAATTACATTCTCTATGTTAAACGTAACATTGGAAGCTGCCCAAGGTGTTGGTTGGGACAAGATGCAGCAGTTGCTACAGAGCTCTGACTGGTTCATGGAACGTGGAAATATGAATGCCAGCAGAACAAACCCACAATGGCAACCTCCAAAAGGTATTGAGCTTGTATTTGGTTCTAGTAATAGACACGTAGTTGGTCGTGCACTATTTTCTAACTTCTCAGATGAAGTTAACTTTGGTGTCGGTAATAACGTAGAGAAACAAAAAGCAAAGCTTAAGAAAATGATTTCTCAGATCGATGCCCGTATGATTTCTCGTTTTGGTAAAGGCACATATCTTCCAACTATGAATATAATAGCTTCCTCAAAAGATTCTGAACAAGCATTTATGGAATCTTATATTGAGATGAAGCGTCAAAACGAAAGTAAAACTACTCTCATTGTTGATGAGCCTCAGTGGGTTGTTAGGAATGATAAAGGTTCACCTGATGACCCTGGAAGCTTTTATGTTGCCGTCGGAAATAAGTTCCTAGCGCACGAACTACTTCCAGTCGGAGCGACCGAAGAAGAAGTAAATGCTTATAGAGAAAAAGGTTACTTCATGTTAAAAGTTCCTCCAATTTATCGAGAAGCTTTTGAAGATAACATAGACCTGGCTCTAACGGATAATGCGGGCATTTCTACTTCTAACTCTACTAAATATATCTCAGGTATTAGACTTAATCAAATAAAAACAGATGAATACAAAAATCCATTCATTAAAGATATTATTGAAGTCGGTAATGCACCAGACGATATAGTACAATATTCTAATTTCTTTGATATATCTCAAATTAACCCGAGAGATCTAGCTCGCCCTTTGTTTATTCATCTAGATATGTCGCTCTCAGGAGACAAAACTGGTATTGCAGGTACTTGGATTACAGGTAAGCGTCCAGGCGTTGTAGGCGAAGAAAACACAGGAAGAGAATTAGACTTTAAGGCGGCATTTTCCGTATCAGTAAAAGCACCAAAAGGCTATCAAGTAAGTTTTGAAAAAACCAGAAATTTCATAAGATGGCTTCGTGATAGAGGCTTTGCTATAAAATGCGTAAGCATGGATACTTATCAGTCGGCTAATATGGCACAATCACTCACTGCTGATGGATTTAAAACACAGATCCTCTCGGTAGACCGAGTTGACACTATTGGCACTGAAAACGGACGACCTGCTAGAGTGTGTAAGCCATATGCTTTCTTTAAAACAGCTATCTACGAGCGACATTTAACACTATATCGCAGATGTGACCTACTGACAGAAGAAATAACTAATCTAGAAAGATTATCTGATGGGCATGTGGACCACCCGAAAAGTGGAAGTAAAGACCAAGCAGACGCATTATGTGGTTCACTTTATACCGCAAGTCAGTTTGCAGAAGAATATTCTTATGATTATGGCGAGAATTTAGGGACTGCCTTAGATGTTAATGCTGAGGCGTCAGATGAATATAGAAAGCATCAAATAATAGCAGAATTTCAAGAAGAGCTTACTAAAATTTATTGGGATACGCAAGTAGCCGACGAAGCTATAAATTATCAGAAAAAACAAGAATATGAATCATACCAAGAAATTATGAACGGTATAATAATTTTATGATTTTATAAAGGAGACCATAGATTATGGCAGAAGAAAATAAGTACGTTAAACCCAAGCAGGCCCCTAGTACCTTAATAGGAAGTCAAACACAGCCAATAACGCTTGATAATACTACTACTCTTGATATAGATACTAAAAAAATATTAATTGATAATATCATAGAGGCTGGGCTAAGCAGCCAGCTAGATATTGCCAAATTAGAAAATTTTACAAGTATATCTAACTCTCGCGACCAAATATATCAACTTATCGACACTATGGCGCAAGATTCAGCCGTTTCAGCAATACTTAAAACCTATGCAGAGAATGCCTGTGAGCCTGCAGATAATGGCCACGTTATCTGGTGCGAGTCTACTGACCCAAATACAAGTAAATTTATCAATTACATACTTAATGTTATGAATGCCGATAAAAATATGTATGGCTGGGCGTACAGTATCTGCAAATATGGTGATATATATTTAAGGCTATTCAGAGAATCAGACTACGCCGATGATTTATTTAAAGCTGATAATGTAGATATGGTTAATTCTACACGAGGTCGGCTAAACGAAGACTACGCAAGTGAAGAAAAGCTAGATGAGGCGGTTAAACTACGCCTACATGCTAATCATGACCCATACAGCTTCTATGTGGAGCAGGTAGATGACCCAGGCACAATGTTCGAACTAGGTAAATTCGGTAAAACTTATGGTTATGTAGAAACACCTAATGAAGACATAGGCCTTGATGCAACTTCTACTTTATTTGGCGGGCAGTCTATGACTGGCACATATAACTTTAAAATGAAGTCTGCTGACGTTATTGTTTGGCAAGCAGACGATTTTGTACACGGCTGTCTCGAAGATAACTTCACAAGATATCCCGAAACTGTTGAGTTATTTATAGACCCTGAGGGCACCAAGAGTCAGATTTATAAAGTTAGAAGAGGTAAATCTCTTTTATACGACAACTATAAAGTTTGGCGAGAAAGGTCACTACTCGAACAGGCAGCGCTTCTAAACAGAATTACTCGCTCAAGTATTGTTCGTAAGGTAGGTGTCGAAGTTGGTGACATGCCAAAAGAGCAAGTAAAGCAGACTTTACACAGAGTAAAAGAGATGATGGAGCAAAAAAGTGCGCTCAATACCGGAACTTCCATGAACGAGTACAATAACCCCGGACCTATTGAAAATAATATCTACTTTGCTACTCATGAAGGTAAAGGCAATATTACTGTAGAGGCTGTAGGCGGTGATGTTGATGTAAAAAATCTTGCTGACCTTGACTATTGGAATAATAAGTTTTATTCCGCATATGGTGTGCCCAAACAGTATTATGGATGGACAGACGATGCAGCAGGATTTAATGGAGGCTCGTCTCTAGCAATTATATCAAGTGAGTTTGCTAAAGGCGTCAAAAGAGTTCAAAACGCGCTTATTCAAATGGTTACCGATGCAATTAATCTATTTCTATTAAATAGAGGTCTTAAAAGCTATCTAAATAACTTCACGCTTAAAATGAAGGCGCCGCTGACACAAGAAGAGATTGACTATAGGTCTGACCTATCTAATAAAATTAACGCTATAAGTAGCATTCAAGGTTTGTTTACTGATATTGAAGATAAGGCTCGTCGCCTAAGGATTCTTAAGACATTGCTCGGTGGACTCAATTATGGTGATAGCATCTTTACCGAGATTGACGCAGAAATAAAAGCGATAGAAGAAGCTGAAGCAAAGGCTGCAGAAGAAGCAGCACTCGAAGGAACTGACGTCACCGCTACAGAAACCCCAAGTGAGCCTGCAGATGAAACCAATGATACTGAAGACCTAGACCTTGGTACACTCGCAGACCTTGAGTCATTTAACACAAACGGTGGCAGTGAGTTCTTAACAGAAGATCAAGAAGTTTTAAACACTGAAGTATCAACAATCTTGACAGAAGACGACCTTCCTTCTCCTGTTGAATTAGATGCAGAAAAAGATTTTTCAGAAAATAATTGATAGTTAATTTTGAAAGGTAAAACAAAATGATAAATAAATCAGACTTAATGACAGTTTTGGTCGCACTTGAAGACAGAGGTTTAGATATTAACCCTATAATGAAAAAGCTTATCACTTCAAAAGAAGTCTCTCACGAAGTATTAAAGTTTATTCTGGATAATAAAGGCATTGAGGTAGCCAATTTCTACGAAATGCTTAGAAAAAAGCACAACGATAAGAAATCGCCCTTATATCATAATATTGTAAAAGAAGTTTCAGACCCCGAAGAAGTTATTACTACCCTAGCTTGCTTACTAGTACAAATTACTTTATATAGTAAGAAGCTTCCCACGAACAAAGAAATCTTTCAGCGTGAAGTACGAGCTGAAGAAATTACTAGGGTGCTTAATAGCTACTATGCTACCGGGCTCATGGATCAGTGTCTAGCGCTTCTTAAGCTAATTAAAACCGATTTACTTGTGCTTGAGCACATCAGCGGTCGTAGAGAAGCTTTAGTATAAAATATACTTTAGATTAAACTGTGGTTTTATTAGACCACGGTTTAATTTTTTTATTTTTATAACTGCAACGCAATAAACTTTAACTGCTAAAAAATAATTAGCTAAATTATTTGATTAGACAACAGTCTAAAATACAAAATCGATTTATTACAAAACTAAGGAGATAACTATAATGGAACTAAAAAATGGTTATAAGGTAATTTATGACAAGGCTGTTAATGGTGAGCACATTTTCTATGCTTCTAAGACTGGCGCTTTTGCAGATGCAGAGGAAATTTTAAGAGCTACCGCTGGCGAGTATAAGCTTATTTATGAGAAGGCTGGCAAGTTCTACGGAAGTAAGACAGGTATTCCTGCTGAAGGTGACTTCTGCTTTGCAGGTTTTGATAAAGTATTCGTTGAAACTGAAGTTGACGCTGGCAGTGAGCCTGAGGCTGTAAATGAAGAGCCGGTAGTAGAAGAGCCTGTTGTTGACGACGAAACTCCTGTAGAAGATCCTGCTGAATAATTTTTAATAAGTTGATAAATTATTAGCTAAATTATTTAGATTAAAAACTTCTATGAAAAGGAGGCTAAGTAAAAATAAAAATGACTAAAAGTAATGAAATACTAGAGGCATTAAAAATGCAGCCTCTTACAGAAGAAGAAAAGGCTAGTCGTCATATTTTAGGTAGATGGTACGGTCCTATTGCAACCTGTAACGAGAGTACTCGTAACGGTAGACGTTATAATAGAGAGCTTTGGGAAAAAGCATTAAATGATGAGCTCTTCCACGAGAAAATTGCTAATAAATGCTTGTTCCTTGAACTTGGCCACCCACAGGATAGAGAAGAGACGGATATGTCTAAGGTATGTGCCTGTATTCCTGAAATGCCTAAGATTATTGATGGCGACCTTTGTGCTTGCGTTGATATTCTAGATACACCAAATGGTAGAATTCTGAAAACACTTTGTGATTATGGATTTGTTCCCGGTGTTTCTTCCAGAGGTTCTGGTGATGTAATGCCAAATAACGACGTTGATCCTGATACCTTCTATCTAGAGACCTTCGATTGCGTTGCAATTCCAGCAGTAAAAAGAGCTAGAGGCGTAATGTGTGAATCTTTAGATAAAAACGCAGTTAATCTTAAAAAGGCTCTTACTGAGTCTATAAATAAGGCCAGTGAAGAGGATAAAGCAATTATGAAAGAAACTCTTGAAAACTTAGCTATCGATATTGAAACTTCTGAGGAAGCTAAGGAAGAACTTGTTGAAAAGAGACTATCTGTGGACGAGATTCCCTGGGACCCTGAAGAAGACCCTAATCTTTTAACTGAAGACGCTGAGGCCGAGGATGAGGAAGAAACCTCTGATGAGATAGAAGCCGAGTCCGAAGACACCACAGAATCAGAAGTTATCGAAGAGGTTCCTGAAGAAGCTACTGAAGAACCAGAAGAGGTTATTGTAGATGTTGATAGTGCTGAAGAAGTTACAGTAAATACTGTTGCTGACGCTATCGAGCAGCTACAAGAGTACGATGATAATACAGAAGTGCAGTTTGAACCCATTGAAATAGATGGTAAGGAATATAATATCGACAAACTTGAAACTTTTGTAGACGAAGACGCTAATATCTTAGTAGTAGGTGTTAACTGTGAAGAAGCTGAAATAAGTTCAGATGACACAGATTCAAATATAGAAGCTCAATCTGAAGACGAAGAAATTTCTGTTGAAAATTCTGATGAGCCCGAAGATACTGATCAGTCAGCCGAAGATGCCGGAGATGAAGAAGTAATCGAAAGCTTAAAAGAAATGATTAGACAGAAAGAAGCTTTGGAAACCGAAATTAGTGATTTGCGTAAAGCTAAATCAGTTGGCGATGCCAAAGAAAAGGAATTACAAGAAAAACTAAATAGGTACAGAACTGCATTTAGAACAACTAGTGCGGAAGCCGCGAAAGTTCCTGAGCTGCAATCTAAAGTAAAAGAGCTAACCGAGCAATTAACACAAGCTCAAAACAATGTAAAAGCATTAAATGAAAAAGTTAACAAGGCACAACAGCTAAAAGAGAGCATTGAAGGTAATAAGGCTAACGAAAGACGCTTGAATGAAGAAGTGTCTAGACTTACCAAGAGATCTGAAGCTCTTGAAGCTAAACTTGAAGGTCAAACAAAGCAGTATACTGAAAAGCTTGAAGAAAGAACAAATTTAGCTAAGAAGTATAAAGCTCGCTTTATTGAAACTCTTACTAAATACATTGAGTCTAAAGCAAGTATGCTTGGTGTTAAACCTTCTGAAATCACAAGCCGCCTCAATGAAAGCTATACTCTTGCAGATGTTGATGCTGTTTGTAACAAAATTCTTGATTCTACTAATACGTTTAGTAGACTTCCATTCAGCGGAAGGACTAAGGTCTCTGCTCGTATAACAGAGTCTGTTTCAAATAAGACTTCTGAATACGAAGATGACGACCTTTCCAGCCTTTATGAGCTCGCTGGATTGAAGTAATAAACTATAAGCTCAAAAAAACAAAATTTTAAATAAAAATTAAATTAAAAGAGGTAAAATTATGAGACAAAATCTTCTTGAAACATATAGCCGTCAGCTTAAGGTTGCTGAGGCTTATGTAGCTAAAAACTTTGAAGGTAAGACCATGTCTAGCAACACCGCTCTTACTACTGCTGTTCTTCTTGACAACACTAACCGTTGGCTCACCGAGTCTATGGACATCGGCGCTCTTGGCAACGCTACTGATCGTTCCAGCCTTGGCGCTTGGAAGAAGTTCTGCCTTAACCTTACTAACATTGCAGTTCCTTCCCTTATTGCTAACGATCTTGTAATCGTTCATCCTATGACTTCTTACTCTGGTTCCGTTGCATACCTTAAGTATGTAGCTCTTGATGAGAAGAAGATCGGTGGTAACACTGAACTCAACAGCGTGTTCGGCCTTGGTCAGATGGACGACATGCGTATGAGCTACACCTCTCAAGTTGTTGTTGAGACTCTTGATGAGACTGCTGCTCTTTCCTTCACAGCTGACGAAATTGTTACTGATGGCTTCAAGTACTTTGACAAGGCTACTAATACCGCTAAGACTGCTACCTACAAGGTAAACGGTGAGTACGTTGAGGGCGCTTACACTCCTAAGGCTGGTGACAGAGTTGCTTACAAGGTAGCTGACTACCAGATGGAGAAAGTTCCTGCAACTAAGATTCCTACTATCGGTCCTAAGATGGAGCACATTCCTCTTGTAGCTGAGCCTCGTAGAATCGCTGTTCGTTATGACCAGATCACTGCTTTCCAGGCTAAGACTGACTACGGCTTCTCTCTTGACAAGCAGATCGCTGAGCAGGCTTGCGGCGAGCTTGCATACGAAATCGACACCGAGATCGTAGACATGCTTTACACTGCTGCTTTTGCACAGAAAGAAAAGCTTGCTGACTGGTCTAAGACTCTTCCTGCAGGCGTTTCTAAGTTCGAGCACTACAATGGCTTCCTTGAGGTTGTTGAAATGGCTAAGGCTATCATCTACAATAGAACTAAGAAGTTCCACCCCAACTACATGGTAATCGCTTCTGACGTTCTTCCTGTTCTTCGTTTCGTTAACGGCTTCACTGCAGTTAAGAACGCTAAGATGAATGGTCCTTACAAGGTTGGTGAGCTTGACGGTCTTGCAGTTTATGTATCTCCTATGCTCAAGAGCGGTGAGTTCTTCCTTGGTCTCAACGGTAACGATATGATGTCTTCTGCTGGTGTTTACGCACCTTACATGGCAATCGTTCCTACTCAGCTTCTTGGTACTCCTGATGGTGGTCTTGCACAAGGCTTCAGCACCTGGTATGCTAAGGCACTCCTTAACGAGAACCTCCTTGTTGCTGGTCGCATCGTTGACTAATTAATAATCACTTAGGTTTAAAATAAAGGTCCCTTCTGGGACCTTTATTTTTCTTAGTTGTAAATACAATTTTTAAGATAGAAGTAAAAATTTAAAATAATACATTTACAAAGGGATTATTCTATTTTAGGATAGTCTCTTTTTTATTTGCTAAATTATTTAGTAATAAAGACAAGGAGGAATAACCTTGAAATTAGATGAAGTAATTGATGAGGTCCGCCTCGAGCTTACTGGTTACGTGTTAGATATGGAAATAGCAGATGAGACTATTGTTTCTGTTATTAAAAAAGCTCTTAGAGAGCTTACTAGATACTGGGATGAGTCAACATTAATTACAGCGCCTTTCGCAAGCTGTATAAGCCTTGATGGTGAGTTTTTTAAAGAAGAAGTTAGCTCTATCGTTAATATATATCGAACAGAAGGTTTTGGAGATTCGTCCGATGGGCTTTCAGTTATGAACGATCCAGTTCAAATGGCCCAGTTTGCTATTTTTAGCAACGGAGGCACGATGTACAATCTTCAAGACTACGTTATGAATTACGCTTCTTGGATGACCATGTATCAAATAAAAAATACTATATCTACTGATCTTTCTTTTAGAGAAGACAGACACGATAATAAGTTATACATTAGTTGTGGAAACTCCACACCGAGAATGATTACTATTGAGTACATTCCGAAGCTAAAATCTGTTGAAGATATTAAAAGTGATTACTGGATTGATATCTTAATAAGACTATGTGTCGCCATGACAAAAGTTGTTTTAGGAAGAATCCGTACACGCTTTACGCAAAGTAATGCGCTCTGGACTCAAGATGGTGATAAAATTTTGGAAGAGGGTAACACCGAATTAAAAGAACTTCGTGAAATACTTAGAGTCAATAGTAATTTAATTATTCTTCATGATTAATGAAATTTAAAAGGAGATTTAACATAAAAATGAAAGAATCTATTACAAAGTTTGATCTAGAGTCTGCTTTTAAGGCTCTCGATGAAATCGAAATACCTAAGACGGGCAAAGTTAAAGCGAATAAGCCTGCACTTACAGAGATTTTCTCACGCAAGTCTAAGTTTGATGCTCTTATGGAAGAGTACTATGACATTAGTAGCAATGAAGGTTTGGAAGATGCTAAAGAAGTTCGTGAAGCTGAAATAGCTCAAGCAAAACTTGATCGTATTGAGAAAATCGTTGACCTTGACGCAGAATCTGCTGAAGATCTTCTAACTTCTTATGTTGGTAAGCACATTATTCAGTGCCCCCAATGTATGACACTCTTCTATAAGAATCCTGAAGATGTCGTAGCTTCTGAAGAAGACCCTACAACTGTAAACGTGAATGAAGTTTGTCAACATTGCGGAAACGAGAGCGGTTACAGTCTAATTGGTAAGGTTGGTGAGGCTGCGCCTGAAGTTACTGAAGAACCTGTTGCAGAAGAAGGCGAGCTTGACCTAAATCTTGACGCCGAAGAAGGCGCAGAGGAAGAAGTTCCTATGGATGAACTTAACTTTGATGACGAGCTAGAAGAGCTCGACCTTGACCTTGAGGAAGAGCCTACTGGAGAAGAGGAAGAGAAGAAAGAAGAAGCTTTTGTTTCTCATGTCGGCGACACACTTGTAGAAGAACTTGCTGATGATAAAGAGCTTGACGCAAAGCTTGATGCACACAGCGAGTACATTGATTATCTTAGAGCTGCAATTGCTCAAGAAGAAGCGGCGCTAGAAAAAGCTGATAATGAGCAAATTAAAACAGCTATTCAAAGAAATATTAATGCATTCAAAGTAGACCTTGAAAATGCACTTCCTGAGGCTGTTAAAAATGATGAAGCTACTGTCGAAGAGCCCACTAATGAAGTTGAAGATATTGAAATTGAAACGGAACCTGAAGACGAGGAAGCAGCGGAAGAGGTAGTTGAGAGCTTAACAGAGGCACTCCACGAAGAGTCCGATAACGATATTTCGGATGCCGAGTTTGAGCAGCTTATGAACTCTTCTGAATTTAAGAAGCCTATTTCTGATGTAGCTGTTAGAGCAATGCTTAGTGCAGAAAAAGATAATTCGGAAGAAGCACCTATTAAGGAATCGGTGTCTACTTATTTCTGTATGGATTGCGGTTATGAAGTGGAGCTCGACGATAGCGAATACGATGGCGTGTGCCCACATTGCAAAGAGCACCACGGGTTCGTCAAATCAGAGGAAGACTTAGATGAAGTTTTTAATGATGTCGAAGAGCTTCAAGAAAGCGCTCTCGAGAATCTTATTTCCAGTTCTTTAGTAGAACTTTATGGCAACGTTGCCGGCTTCAGACTCAAGGATTGCACTTATGAAGATAAGAAGCTTATGGTAGAAGGCGTAATTCATTTTACTTCTGGTAATACAAGAAAAACCACATATACTTTTAATGAGGCTTTAATTGCGGCAGATAAAGTTACTTTACGTGGTTTAAATGAAAAGCTTGGCAATGATAAGCAGTTCTTTATTACTGGTTATACTGAAAATAAAACCTTTATTACTGAATCTTTTAAAACCGCTAAAAACTAGTTTAACTTAAAACTTAAGGAGAGTTTAGGCTCTCCTTAAGGTACTTTTTAGAAAGGAGCTCTAGGAATGTCAGACGCTAGAAATGACTATGGCTTTCTCATCCGTGGAAATGACATAAAATTATATCGTGCTTGGTTTAAAGAAATGACCCGGTTACACGGTATTAACGTCATTTATAAAGAACCTTTAAAAAATAAAGACTATGACAATAGAGGCGATCTAATTAGTGGATATAAGCCTGGAATTACGGTTGGCTGTATCTTTCAAGAGCACCCTGACCAGAAATCGCTTAAGAAGATGGGCTGGGTTGCAGAGCTCCAAGAAGGCTCTTCTATTATTCATGTGCCTTATGATTTACCAGGGCTTCAAATTGGCGCTCTTTTCGACGTTCCGAGCGGACTAGATAAGGCTAAGCCAAGAACATTCCGTGTAATTAGCCTACAGAATATTATGATTTATCCTGCTTCTGTTGCATGTGAAATTGCTCTTGAGTATGAGTCAATAGATGAACAGCATTTAACTATGACTGCGCATGAAAAAGAAGATATGCCTTTACTAATTGACCGAGAAGAGGATGATTAGAATTTATGAATATTCCAATAACATTTCTCACTGAGGCTATTGATAGTCAAAGTGTTTTAAAAATATTAATTAATAAAAATAAACAAATTGATATAAACCATCCTAAGTATAATTATTATAAGTCACTGGCTGACTGGGCTAACCCTAGACAGCAGGAAAAAATAAAAAAGATTGACTTAAGCACCCTTAAATTATCTGACAGAAGTTTAATTGGAAAAAAACTTATTAGCCGACATAACACACTCGGTAGCTTATTGGACGCGCTGAAAAACTTAATGGACCAAGAAGGCCGGTACAATCCTGAAAGCGAATTAGCTCAGCTAATTCAGCAAACTACCGTAGACGTCTTAGCAAGCTTAAGTAAACTAGAAGATAGCAGCAAGCTACCCGAAGACCCGGAAGAAGAACCAACTAAACCGGAAGAAGCTAATAAGCCGGAAGAGCCAGATAATGATGATATAGAGCTTTATCAAGGTATGGACTGGACTGCTGAAAAAGCTCAAAGACTTAAAAGTAGCGAGGGCGCTCCGTCTACGATACTCGATAAATTCTATGATGATTATTATAGTGTGGAATATGCTGGTGTAGAATCACCCGAAAAAGACACAAAAGGTATAGTAGCTAAGTTAAAGAACTTAGATAAAATTCTAATTCCTGAATTTAATGCCCTCGGATATAACCCCGAAGTAAACCCACTTGCACAGTTTTTAAAACTCTTAATTGAGTATAAACCAGATATATTTAATAGACTTACTATAAATACTTACGGTGCTGTCCATAATTCTTTTATAAATAAATATATTACGGGTAATATGCTCGGTAAAAAATTTGATGAGACAAATATCTTATTCTGCAGCGATCTTTATGCTAATAATGGATTAGATATAATAGAATATTTATCGCTTCAAGATCAAGTTCTTAAAGCCAAAAAGAATAGTGAATACGTAGAGGATGCCTATCTCATAGCTAAAATATTCATTCAGCAAAGTATTCAACCTGAACAAGCAGAACAAAAATCGAATTATAGTGCTCAGGTAGAAAAGCTACTAGATATGCAAAAACCTAAACAGCCTGGTGACGATAATGCTAAACTGAGGTCTTTACTTGAGATACGAGAACTCTATCGACACATATTTAAAGTCGAAGCTGAGAAGACTAAGAAAAAGGTAAATTTAAAAACTGTTAATGATATAGTAGACGAAGCCGAAAAACAAGATGTCGTACTAGATATGATAAAGCTTATCCTAGCTCAGAATGATTATGCTGGCTCTACTAAGTACGCAGAAGAAGCTCAAATGTTTGATGGCTGGCTTGATAAGCGTAATCATACATACACTAATAAAAGTATTGAGACAAGTAGAAAGATACTTTTAGATTACACCTTAAATGCTGAAGCTCTCAGTTTAATAATACAAAACTTAGTACACCGTATAAACGAGCCGACGGAGAACAAGAAATAATGTTTTTTTCGATAAAAACAGATAGTAAAAAACCTATAAGTATTATAAAACTAAAAACGTTAGTTAGAGCTCGATCACTTATTTCTCTATATCCTATGCGAGGCACTGAAGTAATTTTAAATAATTATCTAGTAGAAAACTATAAGCTTACCTTAAAAAACGCTTGTTTTTTATTACTGGCTAATTTGTATTTTAGCGCCGGGGAAGAAAATGAAATTATCTTCTTTTTTAAAGATGAAAAGTATGACCAGCTTGCTAGAATAATTACTTATGGAATAGATAATATTTCTGGCAGTCAAATATTAAAAACCGCGCTGAGTACCTAAGAAAGGAGTATTTGCTATGGCAATAAGTTATTATGATGATGCAGTTACTGCTAAAATAAAGGGTTGGCTAGCTGATAGCTCTACGCTAAGAGTACTCAACCCGGATGAAACAAAGAGAGCTATTGAGCTACACGCTGAAGACTCTGGTGATAAGCCGCTACAACTGCCTCTATTAACAATATCTAGAAATAAAGAGCTCGAAATAGCTAATCCAATTAAACAAAGTAAATCTTTTGATGGCTTAGTAATTCAAAATGATACTACAAATGCTGCGACGGTTCATATGAATGTCATTCCAGTAAAAACACTTTATCAATTAGATATCTATACAAAAAGACAACTTGATGCAGATGAATATGTACGGCAGTTTTTATTTAAGCTAATAAATAACCCACAAATTATTGTAGAAATTCCTTATAATAACTACTTAGTTAAACACACAGCAAATTTAAGAGTTTTAAATAGTGTTTCTGATACAAGCGATATTCCAAATCACCTTTTCCCTGGGCAGTTTTATCGTTGGACAATTCAGCTAGAGCTTCAAGATGGTTTTCTATTTAGTATACCATATAAAAAGAATTGGCGCTTTATTGGTGTTGAATACAACTTTAGTGAGAAAATAGAAGACCCTGAGCTTGACACGAAAGAACAATTTATTTGCTAAAAATTATTTGCTAAATTAATTGAGTTTAGTGACTCACAAATTTAATGTATAAAAATTATTAAAATAAATAAGGAGATTCATTTAGTATGCCAAAAATACTTATTAATGAAATTGATAGAACTACTGCCGGCACTCCCGGTGAGTACTCTAATAACACTGTTCTTATTTGTGGTTTCTCAGCAAGAACAAATGAAGACATCATTGCTGGCGGCGTAGATGCTGGTTATACCCTCCCTGATGAAAACGGTGTTTTTGAGTTCTACTCTAAAAATGACTTTGAAGACACAATTGGTAAAGTGTCTCCATTTTTAAGTGAAAATGAGCACATCCCTGCACACTATGGTAACCAGATGGCTTATGAGCTACTTAAGCAAGGTTATCCTAGCGTAATTTATCTATCTCTTGGTAAGGTACCTAGCACAGACAAAGAAATTGTAGAAGCTTTAGAAAGAATTGCTGATACAGATACTTGGGAGATTTTTAAGGATAAAGCAAGTTATGACTTTAGATTTGTTACTCACGGCTTGTTAGCTTCTCATGATACTCATGACCTTAAGACTGCCACTGAGAATAAAGAAAAAGCAACAAAAGATTATACCGATGCAGAAAAGGCTTATAACGACGCCGTAGCGGCTAAAGCAGAGCTTGAGGCAGAAGAAGGTTATAATGCAGATTCAGCTGAAGCAAAGGCAGCGGATAAAGCAATAGCTAATGCAGCTAAGGCAAAGGAGGCAGCAGAGGCTGCTCTTAACGCTGCAATTACTGCATACGACTATGCACACGCAGACTGCTTCTCTGAAAGTGACTTTGAAGCGGCTAATGAAGCAATTGTTGGTCTTGCTACTTATGCTAAGCAGACTGAGGACTATGAAGCTGTTCCTGGTACCGGTCGTGGCGACTGTGTAGCATTAGTAGAAATTAACGAGTCTAGCTATGTTAATGACGCAAAAGGCCGTCCTGAAGCTAAAATCTTAGCTGCTGCAGAGAAGATGAGCTATATTACTGCAGACAATGGTCCTTACTGCACATGTACAGTTCCTAGCGTTGTTTACAAGATGACCCCCGACACAGACTTTGATAGCAACATGAAATTCCCTGGTGCGTTCCACTACCTTGCTTGCTATAAGAGAATGATTGATTCTAACTTTGCTGAGTGGTATGCTGCTGCTGGTTATACTCGTGGCGTATCTAGCTACACTGTTGATCGTACTTCTGTTAAACTTGGTGAAGTTGCTATTCAGGCACTTGAGCCTAGATATAAGAGACCTGCTCCTTATGATTACAAAATGCCTTTTGCAGTTAACGTAATTGCTAACTTCCGTGGCAGCTACTACCTCTGGGGCAACAGAACTTGTAGTCTTCTTGGAGAATTTGGTACCTCTAAGGGTGACCTTACTGCACAGCACTTCTTAAACATTAGACACCTCTGCACAACTATTAAGAAGCAGCTTTATGTATCTTGCCGCAGATTTACTTTTGATCCTAATAGCGATGTACTTTGGATTAACTTCAAGAACTCTATCACTCCTACACTCGATAGAATGAAGGCTGACCAGGGCGTAAGAGACTATAAGATTGAAAAGGTATATACTGATAAGAAAGCTACGCTTAGAGCTAAGGTAAGAATTGTTCCGATTGAAGCTGTTGAAGACTTCGTTCTTGAGATTTCTCTTGAAGACTCTCTTGGCGATACCGCTGTAACAGTTACTGAGTAATTTGAAAGGAGATTAATATATTATGGCAAACAGTTTAGATGCTCAACACATTAGTACAAATCTTGCGAATTACGAAGCTGCCAGAACTGGTTTCTTCTCGCTGATTGTTGATGACCTCGATAATATTATAAAGGCAACTTATACCGGAGACCACTCTGCTGCTCCTGCTTCGGATAAGATTGCAAAAGCTCAGGAAGCTCTTAAGCTTAATGTGCTTACTGCCGATGTTCCTCACTTCGAACTTGAAACACTTCAGTACAAGAGAGGTAATGAAGTAGTTAAGTTTGCAGGTGTTCCTACATTTAACTCTGGCTCTGTAAAAGTTGATGACGTTGTTGGTATTGACACTAAGGCAATTCTCATGGCTTGGCAGGGACTTGCTTACAACGTTCATACTCGTAAGGGTGGACGTATGGCTGATTATAAGCGCAACTGCACACTCGTCGAGTACACTCAGGATTATGAACAGGTTAGATCTTGGACACTTTACGGATGCTGGATTAAGGGCTTATCTGAAGATGCTTTTGATAAGGAAAATGATGGTAAGCGTGCAATTACTGCAACTATTGAGTACGACCGTGCTATTATGAATGAAGCAGAATAAGAATAATTAAAACTTTAAAAAGAAAGATGCTAAACTAAATTGGCATCTTTCTTTTTTCTCTAAATAAATTTAATAAATCTATTTATACATTTGCTAAATTATATGATTGTTCCAGGACAAAATAATAACTGAAAGGACAACTGTTTATGGGACGAAAAAAAGTAGATAGAAGCGATAAAGTAATACAAACTTTTGAATCTTCACGGCCGCTTATACTACGGCTAAAAGAAGTCGCGCAAAGGAAGAATATAACTACATCTGCGCTAATTCGTGAAATTCTTGAGAAGTATTTTGAAAATCGTGATATCTAAAAAATAAAAGAAAGGTAAAATTTATCATGGCAGAAAGAAACACTAACTACACTATTATGGAGGGCTATGAGCTGCCCTCTGGTGGCAAAATTTACGAAACAAAAGTAGACCCGCACGTTGAACTCCGAAGCATGACGGCAAGAGATGAAATGAAAAGACTCTCTCCTTCTAGCACGCCCTTGAAGACACTCGCAGACATCATTGAGGATTGCTTTATTGAAAAGCCCGCTATTCATGTTTATGACATGTGCTTGGGTGATTATGAATTTTTACTTCATAAATTAAGAATTGTGACTTATGGTGAAGATTACAAGGTAACTCTTAAGTGCCCTGAGTGTGGTGAAATTGTAGAAACAACTGCAAAGCTTGGCGATATTGAGCTCAAACCTTTTGATGAAGAAGAAATTAATAAATACAGAACTTTTGTACTTCCTAAAAGTAACCGAACTGTTACTCTAAAGTTTAACACTCCTAGAATGACTGAAGAGATGGAAGTTAAAGTTAAGGAAATGAAGCGTAAGTACAAGATGGCCACAATTGACTTTGAGACTCTTGTAAAGCTTCTTTGCGCAATTGACTATGTGGACGGCGAAAAGAAGCCTGAGCATGAGCTTGAAAACTTTATTACTAATTTACCAGCCCTTGACTTACAAAAATTATTGAATAATATCGATAAGTTAAATACTCTCATCGGCTTAGAAAATATTCTTTATGTAACTTGCCCTAAGTGCGGTGAAGAGATAACGTCGTTCTTTCGCTTCGGGCCCGAGTTTTTTAGACCCACAAACATCTAATGACGGCTCGCCTTATGGCCCGAAACACTTTAAAGAATTAGTTAAAGAATGCTGGTATATAAGTGATAGCTTACATACCAGCTATACAGATATACTTGATCTATCTTATGCAGAAAGAATATATCTAATTGAATTTATTAACGCTAAAAACGATGCTACCCGAAAAGCTTTTGAAGACGCTCGACAAGGTGCTCAATTTAGGTAGGAAAAAAATTATCGGGAGGAAATCTTAAGTGGCTTTTGAAAACAATCAACAAGATGCTTTTAATTTAAGAAATGATACTGAAAACTTAAAGCTATTTCAGTCAGAGCTAGATAAAGCTACTATGTCGATAGGAGCAGCAGAAATGGCTGCTGAGGAGGAACTAGCGAAGCGGAAGCTTAAAAACTTAAACGAGTTACAAAAGGCAAAAATACAGCAGTTAGATCGCTTAATTGCTCAGGAAGAAGCCGGAATAAGAGACCTTGCAAATGCAAGATTAACACTATCCGATAAGCAGTTCGAATTACGTAAAAAAGAAATTCAAAAAGAATTTCAACTAGCCAAAGATGCAGCGGAAGAGCTACTTAAGATAACCAATAAGAAAAACCAGGCGTCTGCAAAGCGACCGGCTTCTAGCGCCAAAGAAAACTCGCCTACTTCCAAAGCTAAACAAACGACTGCAGACTCTGGAAAAACTAACAATCTTGAACTTATTAATCTAGTAAGTTCAATCGATCAAACGCTTGGCTCATTACACAGTACTGTAGCTGACCTTAGCAAAGCAAAAAATAAGGATAATAGAAAAGAGTCAAAAGCTCAAAATACTTCACCTTCAGCTGCAAAAGATCTTAAGACTAACATTTCCACAAATGTACCAACGAATGTCGCTAAGGTGCCTCCAGATGGTGATAAACCAATTGAGGTTAAGTCAGAAGAGCCCAAAGAACGGAATTTTACTGATAGCGCAAAAGGCTTAAAAGAGGTTGACTTAGGTAAACATTCTTTTGAGTCTGTTAGTAACGAATTCGATAACCTTAAAAAATCTTTAGCTGGAAAAGATAATGCACAAACACGTAAAGATTTAGACGCAATTGTCAAAAAGGGAGAAAAAGCTCCGCAAGCTTCAATAGACGCGGCGGGAGACCTATTAAAAAGTATTGAAGCGGCTAATGATGCTGAGCAAAAGCTCAAAGAATTTAATGAAGCTAGTGTGCTCACTAAGCGACTCCGTGCAGCTGACGCCGAGCACCAGTTAAGAAAAGCACATGCTGATGAAGCTCGAGGATCTGCTGAAAAAGCTGAAGCTATTAGTGCAAAAACTAGGGACCTTGAAATTAATAGGCAAAAGTATATCGACGAAGAAAAACAAGCTTTAGAAAACAGCTTCGCAGAAAAGCGAAATGCACTCACTACTGAGTATATAAAATCAGAAGAGGCCAGAGCATATGCACTTGCTCATAAAAAAGAGCTTTTAGACCTAGAGGGACAAAAACTTAGGAATGAGCATTCTTTAGCTGCGTATAAAGCAGAGACAGCTAGGAACAGTGCAGCGGCCAAAGCGGAAGATCTTAAGAATAATGACGCAAAGTATTTCCAAGAAGCATATTGGGCACAAGAACAGGCATATGCAGATAATCAAAACAAGCTAAATGAAGAGCGTATAAATACTGAAGCTGCTTTAACATTTGCATTAACTCATGAAAAAGAACTCTTAGAGCAAGAGGCCCAAAAACTTGAAAATGCGCATGCTAATGCAAACTTAAAAGCCATACTAGATAATATTGCAGCTGAGGCTGAGGCAAAGGATCTTGAGCACAATCGTGCACTATATGCGCAAGAAGAAGATAGGGCGCTTAGAATTGCACAGCTTAAAGAGCAAAATAAACTTGCGAAAGAGCAAATAGCAGCTGAGGCTAAATTAAAAGCTATTGAAAACAACAATAGCACTGTTCTTAATCAAGAAGCTCATAAATTACGCATTGGGCATATCGAAGCAGAGCATAAGGCAATGGAAGACCTTATTGCAGCTCAAGCAAAAAAAGATGACCTTGAGGCCAATAGAAAAAAATACTTAACTGAAGCAGAACAAGCGCTTAAGGTCGGACATGAAAATAAACAAAATGATCTTACGCTGGCTGGTATTAATGCAGAGGCAAAAGCCAAAGACCTTGTAAAGAACAAAGAACAATATATACTTGAGGCTCGGCAGGCGCGTGAAAATGCTTTTTACGAAGAGCAAAATAAACTTGCTGAAGAGCGGTATACAACTGAAGCCGAAATAGCTTGGGAACGCACACATAGCGAAGAGCTTATGGCCCAAGAGCTTCAGCAAAAAAGACTCAGTGGCCTAAAAGAATACCAAGAATACCAGAAAAAAGCTGGTAAGTATTCCGTTAGCCAAGAAAAGTTTGAAAAAGATAAGGCACGAAAAGATAATAAAGCTGCTAGAAAAGAAGCTGTTGGCGGAATAACCGACGGACTAAAGAAATTTGGTACCGGTGAGTTCTCAATGACCGATATCAAGAAGTCCTATGGCGAATATATGAATAAGCGTACTGCCGAATTAAAAGATTCTGGACTTAGTGATAGCTCTGCAAAACTAGCTGCACAATTCGAGTTACTTGCCGAGGCTGCTGGCGGTCTACAAGCAGTACTTGATGCTGACGTTAAAAAAATATCGTCTATGCAGGGTATCGTAGATACTCGACTACAGGGCTCACAAGTAAACGAGCTGAAGGGCAATTCTTATTGGAAGCAGCTTTTGAAGGATGCAAAAGGTATAGCTGGCGCATCACCTTTTATTAGACAAGAAACACTTGTTGATAATATAAAAACATTAGTTGAAAAAGGTATTTCTTTTGATGTTAAACAGCGAGCATTCTTAATGACTATTCAAGAAAAAATCGCTAATACATTTAATGTCGCTGATGGTACCTTATTGCGATTAATTCGCATTCAGCAACAAGACACCACTGCTGGGCGCCTTGGCATGGAGTCTGCTTTAAATAGCTTCTTAAACAGTATGTACGAAACTTCTGAGTACTTGGAAAATGTAGCAGCAAGCGTAAGAAGTAGCTTGGAAGAGATGCAAGCACTTATGGATGGTGCTGCTGCAACTGAAGTCGAATACCAAGTACAAAAATGGATGGGCTCGTTATATTCAGTTGGTATGTCTGACAGTGCGGTACAAGGCATTGCACAAGCATTAGGCCAAATTGCAAGTGGCGACATTAGTGGAATTACTGGAAACGGTACTGGTAACCTGTTAATAATGGCTGCAAACGAAGCAGGCAAATCGATAGCTGATATTTTACAAACAGGATTAGACGCTACCGAAACTAATGAGCTCATGCAGGCAATGGTAAACTACTTAGCCGAGATTGCTGAAACATCAAATGACAGCAAAGTTGTTCAGCAGCAATTAGCTAACGTTTATGGTTTAAAGGCATCTGACTTAAAAGCAGCGACTAATCTCGCATCAAGTGTTAAAGATGTTTCTAAACAAAACTTAGCTTATAGCGGAATGCTTGGGCAGCTTCAGGCTATGATGAATACATTAAACCAAAGAACCAGTATTAGTGAAGGTATGACTAATATGTGGGATAATGTAATGTATAGTATGGCTAGCACACAAGCAAGTAATCCTATACTTTATGCACTTCCTAAACTAGCTAATCTGCTAAGAGATGTCACTGGTGGAAGTGGTATTGATCTACCATTCATAAACGTTTTCGGATTTGGTGTCGACTTAAATACATCTATTGCTGACCTTATGTCTATTGCTTCTATGGCCGGCACTGCTCTTGGCGCGCTTGGACCACTCTTTACAGGTTTAAGCGATCTAACGAACTCATCAGTCGGAGCCTCAATGTTGAATCGTGCCGGAATTAAGACTTCAGGAAAAGCTCCTGTTATTGCGCGTGGCTCTGCACAACCTTTACAGAATCTTGGCGGTGCAAGTATTTCAGAGTCTGGTTATGTTGGAAATAGCTCTGGCGAAGATATTAAAAAAGCAACACTGCAAGATGCAGAGGATGATAAGAAGAAGCAGATGGTCAAAGCGAGAGAGGAAGAGGAAACCGATGAAGAGCTTAATACTAAGGCAGACATGGCAATGATCGGTATATATAATCTACTTGAAGAAGCCGTTCATGGTTCACAGACTATCCGAGTAAAGGTAGTTGGCGGCGGTTGTAATTGTAACTGTGGTAGTACCGGTGTAAAGTCTATCGAAAATGAAACACCTTCAACAAAGCCAAATGAAACTGATAATGGCAACTGGGTAATATTCTAAAAAGAAGAGAGGAACTAAGATATGTTACAATTTAATAATAATCACATATTTACAGGTTATCTGAAGCAATTTCTCTCTTCTTTTAACCTGCCGACTTGCAAAATCTATACTGCAGAATTTGAAAAATTTTATGCTGAACATGGTTATGAAGATCCAAGAGTTATTGAATCTAATTTACCGAAAAAAATAGCGGATGCTAAAGTGCGCTCGGGTGTGGGAATTACTTATTTAAAAGATGGCTGTCCGCAACAGTATTTCTGGGACACAAGCTCTTGGGATACTAGCCTTAATTATAACAATGCAGACCAGGGTAAAATAAATAAATACTGGAAAAGCAATAAAATAGAACATTACAATGGTAATAAAATCTTAGGACTAACTAAAACATTAAAAAATCCTACAGCTTTGTATAACTATCAAACTCATGAATATTTAGGTGACTATCTCAGATTTTTAAGAGACTATGAAAATATAAACCTAATGTCAATGTACAACTGCTTCAGCAACAGATTGTGCAATAACATAAAATTTACACTTGCGCTAAACGATACTCAAACACTTGCAGTAAATACCTATGAGACCGACTACAAAATCTATATGCTTCCAGTAAAACTTTTTGAAAAATATACTATAGCAATTGATTGCTACCAGGGCGCTGAACTCTTTTGTGGTTTTTATAACGAAAAGTTAGACTTATCTACAGAAGCAACAAAAGACCTTATTAGGCAAACATACGCAAAGATTCCGAAAGCGCTATTTAATCAACCATATGTTTATAACAAACTCGATGTAACTTACTGGAATTGGCACGCCGAAAATACTCTACCAGAAGCACAACTATCCGAGTCTGTGCGTGAAACCTATACAAGATTCCATAATACTGATAAAATCTTAAGGTCCGAGGTAGCGGTGCGAGAAAGTGAACTTAAGCTATTTATAAAAATTCCCACAGCCAACACTTCGAGCATAGTGGTTTTAGAGGGTGACTACCGTAACTTTAATGACTCTCTTTATAGCATAAATAGCAAAGGCGGATGGCAGTATCTTGCCAACTCAACTATCATTAATTTCGAAACAAAGAAAACAGAGAAAGAGTCTAAGTTACCGGATATAAACTTACGAGAATTTAAGCCCATTAGCAAGTTACAGCTACTTGCAATAAACACGGGCATTTCATATCCATTTGCTGATCGACTAATAGAATATTTAGTAGCAAATGTTATTGTCCCAAATGATGCTACACCTGATAACATTAAAAGGCTTCAAAAAGTAATGGAAGACTGCGGCTATAGTTTCCAAATAGACGGCATCTGGGAACCTAAAATGCAGATGATCTTATATGATTATTTAATGAATAGTGGAAAAATTGTTGTTGCTACTGAAAAAGATGAGTTCGGGAACACTCGATACGATAACAATGATAAACCAATTTATAAAACTAAAAAAGATATGATGGGCAAAACTGTTTACGATAAAGCTGGTAACCCCGTTTATTTAACAGAAGACCAGCGAACCGGAAATCTTCGACAAAAAGGTCAAAAAATGCGCTCAGACTGCTTTGACATTTTAGGTTACGTAGATAAAGACGCTGAGAAGCTTTATGCAAGCTGGAAAGTTGAGGTAAATGAAAAAACTAAAAAGCCACAGGTAACTGCAAAGACAACTTTAGAAAACGTAGATATTTATTCAAATTTATATGACATTTAAGGGAGGGATAAGTTTTGGCAGTTGAAACAAGTTTTACTGAAAATGAAATTAAAAATCGAGCGCTTCCTGACTGTTATATTTATATCTCGCACTTAGACGGCATTGCCCCGCAATATTGGCGTTTACCGCAATACCCCGATGAAGTTACTGATCAAATGCAGTCTGCTTTTGCTGACCAAAATGCCTTAGGGCGTTCGGCACCTGTCTACACATTTAGTAACTCTGGTCCAAGAATAGTTCAGTTTAATCTAGAATTTCACAGAGATATGATCGATGAGGCAAATACCGGCTATAGTAATGTAACATTAAATGATAGTGAGGACTACTCGGATAAATTAATATCGGCTCTTCAAGCAATTGCGCTACCTAAGTATAATTTAACAAATAAAGCTATAGAACCCCCACTTGTTGCGATTAGACTAGGCAGACAAGTATTTATTAAGGGCGTGGTAACTAGTGGAATTGCAGTTACGTACAAAAAACCAATTCTTTCTAATGAAAAATACGCTGTTGTCGGGCTTGGTTTCACAGTTGCAGAAGTTGACCCTTATGATGCTACAACAGTTTATTCAAACGGCTCATTTAGAGGCTTAGTGTCATCTATGCGAAAAGGTATGGGAATGGAGGATAATTAATAAATGGATACTTTACGGAATAAAAGTTATGAAAGCTATGATTATCTAAGCAGATACACTCAAGTACCCTACTATTTTGATGATATAAAACAGCGTGAGATTTACGGTATAGGAAATAATATGCTAAAAAATAGTCCGTATGTATCTCATAAAGTAACTTCTGAAGATACTCTTCATAGTCTATCTTTGCAGTATTATAATAATCCTACGTACTGGTGGGTAATTGCTTATTTCAATGATATTCAAGATTCATTTATTTCATTAATAGACCACTACAGCATTCTTCGAATTCCTAATATTGCAGGCGTAACTTTCGGAAGGACTAACTAATGGCAGGATTAAAATTTTCACAACAAAGAAAAAGCCTACTTTCTAGTCAGACTAGAATACAGGTGCCGTGGGTAAAAGTAACTCTGGGAACTTATACGTTTGGAATTTTTGATAGCAAAACTAAGTCACAGGCAGGTAAAGATAAAAATGGATTTTATACTACTTATAATATAAAATATCCTAACTATATTCAAGATCTTACCGTAACTAAAATTAATGGACAGGTAAACCAATACTCATTAAATATCATATATCCGATTACACAGTTTGATGATCCAAACTTTTTTGAAAAAGTTTTTTCAAGTATAAGCAGCACGCGTAAAATTATTTTTTCTTATGGTGATGCTTCAGTTCCATCGTATGTGTATAAAAATGAAGAAGCAATAATTACAAAGATTACTCAAGGTTTTAATTTAGAGCGCAGTTCAATTTCATACCAAATAGAAGCTGTTTCTGGTGCAGCCCTTACTGCCGATGGCACGATTACTGAACTTGCATCAGGTGCAGCCGTAAAACCGAGTGAAAAAATAAAAAGCCTATTTAGAAGTAATAAGAGCTTACAAGATACTTTTACCGGAATGAGAATTAGTGACTTAGATAAACTTATTGCGGGAGATGACCAACCCGTTGTGCTTGATTCTAAACGAAATGTTTCTGCTTTAGACTACATCGCATACCTCGCAAGCTGCATGGTTCCATCAGGAACAAAACCAGGTCTATCTAAAGATATTTATATTTTAACAGTACATGATGATACTATCTTAGATACAACATATGACCCGAGTAGCTTTGGAGGAAAAGGTGGACCCTACTTTAAAATTACAAAAACATCTTATGCGGCAGAACACAGTGACGCCTATGAAGTTGACATTGGTTATAATACTTCTACAATTGTTCGAAGCTTTAGTATTGAGCAAAATGAAAACTTTTCCTTATACTATGACTACCAAGGAGAGATTCACTCTGAAGAATATGTTCGTAGATTAAATAAACAAGGTGAATGGGAAACAGTCTATTCACCCACTTATATGGTTAGAGCTAATGAGTTTAATGCTACAGCCAAAGACATGATTTGGTGGACTAAGGCTACAAAGTATCCTATTACCGCCACCATAACAATTCAAGGGCTGCTACGTCCTGCGACTCTAATGCAATATCTACGTCTGAACATAATATTTCCTGGTGGGCACGAGCACTTGGCGAGCGGACTTTATATAGTTACTAGACAAGTAGACAGCATCAATAGTAGTGGTTATACTACACAACTAACCCTAACTAGAATTAGCGGAGACAACAAAAATTAGTATTATTAATAGACCTAAATAAAAGCTTGAAGACTGTTATGTCTCTAAGCTTTTATTTTTTGCTAAATTATATAGCATATGAAAGTTAATCCAAAAAAAAGGAGAATATTTTATGAGTGAATTTTATGATTTACCTTATACCGGTAAACAAATTGAAGATAAACTAGCTTTAGTCGATGAAATGTCGACAAAACTAGGTGTCAACTCGGTTAGTAAGGCATTTAAAGTTTATCCTCAAGGCGACCAAAAATTAGCAATCATTGACAATAAAATCAAAGTAGGAATTCGAAATGCTGAAATGGAGATTGTTGATGGTGCAGGCGATGAAGAACTTAAAACTCAATTAACAAACTTAAAAGAGGCAGTAGATGCAAATCCAAATGAAATATATTATTCTTTAGTAGTGCGATCTGCTTCATATCATAAGGGAACTATTGCAAGCGTTGATGTAAATAACCGTGAAATTGTTGTTAATGATGGCCCTACTGAAGGTAATTTTATTCAAGTAAATCTTGAAAATAATAAAGATAGAACCTCTAATCCTAAAAAAGATGATCCTGCAAACTTTAATGTTTACAATAACTTTATAATTGAAGGTTATCCAGAACTAGGAACTATTGATATTGGTTTTAATACTATTACTGCTGGAATAAACTCTTCTGCTGTTAATAATAGTTCAGTAGCTATGGGCAAAAACGCTAGAGCTTTAGGAAAATTCACAGTAGCTTTCGGAGAAGATACTATAGCAGGTCATAGAGCTTTAGTTGCTGGCGCCGCTTGTGAAGCATTAGGCCAAGAGAGCATTGCAGCAGGATTAACCAGTAAAGCTACTGGAACTCAGTCTACCGCTATGGGTAACAACGCTAAGGCACAAGGTCCTTCTAGTGTGGCGCTTGGTTATTACACTACAGCTTCCGGTGATTACGGATTTGCGTTCAATGGTTATACTGAAGCCAGCGCTAAAAACGCTACTGCTGGTGGATGGCACTCTGAGGCAAAACACACTGGTGCGTTTACTATGGGTTGCTATACTAGAAGCTCAGCAGACTATCAGACGGTACTAGGTACATATAATAAAGGCCATGCAGAGGCTTTATTTATCATTGGCAATGGTACCTCATCTTCAAATACGAGTAATGCTTTAACCGTTACTAAAAAAGGTAATGTTAAAGTAAGTGGTAGCATTAGCTTTGAATCAGGTGGTATTGGAGTAGGTAAGAAAAAATCTACTTCTGGCTACTTTATGGGAACTAACTGCTTAGCAAACACAGTAGTAAAGCTTCCTTTAGGCCAAACATATACAGATTATTATAAAATTGAAAACGATGGCTCTTCTTACAAATACTCATGGAATATATCATGTGGTACAGTGAAACTTACTTTAACTCCTAGTGTGATTGTTCAAGAAGATTCTAAAGCACCTAAAACTTATACAGCCGCCTTGACGGGAGATGTTGGTAATTATGTCCTTACAGTAACTTTACCGTTTGATTATAATAATACGGATAAAACGTATATTTTAGGAATGACTTATTTATCATTTGATATTTCATTACCTAGCGTATTAAAATTTAAATCATTTGCTAATGGATCAGATTTAAGAGCTGCCGAATATGCAAGTCTCACACAGCCTAGCCATGGCACAGCTATTGGTCATAGTGCGTCTGCACTTGGACATGTTTCTACAGCAATAGGATTTGGTGCTCTTAGCGCGGGTTCGTCTTCAATGGCAATAGGAAAAAATGTTGTAGCAAATGCTGCTAATGCCATTGTTATAGGCAACTCCAGTGTAGCTAACCATGATAATGCAATTATTCTGGGTCGTAACTGTACCTCTACTGAATCAGATCAAGTTATATTAGGCTACCAAAATGCATTTACTGTAAATAAAGATGGTACTGCAACGGTTAAGACTGGTCCTAAAAAAGCTAAAGACGTTGCTACCATGGAGTATGTAGATACAGAAATAGGAAAGATTTCTGCTCCTGATCTTTCGGGTTATGCGCCAGTAAGCCATAATCATAATGAATATGCGCTAACAGATCATACTCATAACTATGCTGCATCTAGCCATCTTCACGATGATAAGTATGCTCTTAAGTCTCATACTCATACTGAGTATGCTTCTAACATGCACCCATCCCAGATTGCTACCGACTTAAATCTTGGACATGTAAAAGGTCTTAATGCTACCTTACTGGTAAATGGCATAAAAGGCGAAAGTGGCAGTACTACATATTTTGCTAACGCTTTTAGTCTTGAAAAAGATAAACAGTATAAGGTTATATTATTACCTCACACTTCAGGTTCTGACCCAGCAAATTTCTCAGCATCAGCAACGTTTGATATTGATGCAGGTGCTTCCTGGGATAATCCTCAGAAGTTTACTATCAGCAACGGCTCCGCAATATTCACTGCAGAGTACCCAGGAAAGATTAATGCTTTCATAATGAATGTTACTGCTGGTGGAGGCTCCAATCAATATTACAAGATATATATTTCAGAAATTCCATTAGATTCAGTATCAATTAATTCAGATGGTACTATGCAGGTTCATACGGTATCCAAAGCTAAAATAGCAGCTTCAGCTACTAGAACTGATTTTGCTACGAGAGCTCTGCAGGATAATAGTGGAAACATCTTTAGTGAGACATATCTTAAAAAAGCTGACTTACCAAATGGTTTTCTTTCTGTAGTTCCTTGCAGCGATGAGTCTAAAAATGTTTATACTCAGAGTGAGGGTGGTAAAACGATTGATATATCTCAGTTTATAGGTGATGCAACGATTGATAGCTTAATAGGAGTGAGTCTACGGTTTATAACTTGGTTAAAAGATACTAATGGTAACTCGTATGCTTATAACGCCTTTGTTACTGACTTTTCACAAAGATATACGTTAGAGGGTACTCGCTATTTTACGGTAAATGCGGGAATTGTTAATCAGATAGATGATGTATCTTGTGGCACCTGCTTTTATGCGTTTAACATTACAGAGGATAAGAAATTACGATTTCTTAGATGTAAAGCTACGCTTTCAAATAACAATACTCTTGATAGTATATCAATAGATAATTTGGTGTTATTCTTTTTGAAGTAAGAGATAATTTATAAGTAGAAACAGAATACCAAGCAAAGCTTCTTAAGAAAATTATAATATACAAGAAAAAGAGCTTAAGATATTTTTCTTAAGCTCTTTTGTTATTTTAGATTAATTCTTGAATCTTTTCAATAGCTATAGCAGTAAGCATTTCTTTGTCTGACTTTTGATTAGAATACTTAACAAAAGACCTTAGAACTAGATAGAGGTCTGTCATTGGGTTTATCTCAGCTGTAAATTTCTTTAAATTCTCACTAACTTCTTCTTGCCGTGCTAAATGCTCTGTTAGCTGACGTTGTGCAGCATCTTCCACATAAATTTCATAAGCGAGGCCGTCAGTTATTTTGTAGGCAGGAATCAAGGACTTTGCTTTGGTTGGAATAATAGAAAATTTAGTAGACTCACTTTCTACACCAATTCTATAATGGTTGCCGCTTCGATTACTTGTGATACCCGTCGGCTTAAGTATAATTTTGCCAGTTATTGTAGTATAATTACCTTCAGTTACATAAGTACGGCCACCTGCTTCAATAGCTTGTTGAATTAGCTTTTGCTGATAGTTCTCTGCATCTGCTTTATCGAGGTAAGACAAACAGAGAAAAACCTCACAGGTGTTTTTGTCGGACAGCTTTGCTTGCTTGTAAATGGTACAGTAAAACATATTAAATTCCTCCTTTAAAATTTATTTAAGTTTATATTACCATAACTGGTGTAATTTGTAAATAGCTAAATTTTAATTTTTTATAATTCTTTCTCCACCAGTATTGTATTATAAAATATATAGAATTTATTTTGGAGGAAAGCTATATGAAAAAAGAATGGTTTGATAAGCTTAGTGAAATAGATAAAGCTAATGAAACTATTATTGGAATATCGGAGCTAAGGCCTTATTTGTATAATAGAACACTGCTGTATGGATATACTTGCGAAAGAGAAACTTTCCACGTCTATATAAAAGACCAGAAAATTTATACAGTAATCTATGACACAGATTATTCAATAAGCTACGAAAAAGAACTCTCAAGCTTTATGCGAGGTGATCCTAAGCCTAAGAATATGCGACAGATTGAAGTAAAATCTAACAGCGATTTTGTTCCTAATAAGAGACTTTATCCAGAAAGGTGTGATTATCACTTCTGCCGTGCGTTAAAAGAAAGAGGAATCGACCTTCCTTTTACGCACTGGAGTGAAGAAGTACAACCCAATGAAAAAGGCTACTACGGCTTTATCTTAGAGGACGCAAAAAATAAGGAGGACTAGGTAGTATGGATAGATATGATTTTATGTCAATGGTTGATGATATGTTTAAAGAGTGTGACTCTGTTGAAGAAGTGGCAATCCGCTATGTACAAATGAAAAAAGATTTAGACAGTTTATATTTGCAAAATATAGCACTCAGACAGACAGAAACAAATTCTTAAAAGAACAAACGAACAATGCTGAGCTTATTATATCTGTTTATTAACGGCGAGCCTTCTGGAGAAGGTGTAGCAATTAATACTACTTCTGAAGTTTAATTAAAAATATTAAAAGAGTCATTTTGTATTAACAGATGACTCTTTTTTTTATTAATTTATTAAATTAATAATTTGTATATCGTATTATAAAATACGAAACAATTAAGGAGGACACAAATGATTTATACCTATCAGAAAAAACTTAAAGGCAAAAAGGTTGGTATTGTCTTTGGAACTTTTGCTCCTTTGCATCAGGGACACCTTGATGTTATTATGAGAGCTAAGAAAGAATGTGACGGCGGTTGTATTGTAATTGTCGATGGTCGAGAGGGAGACCGTGGCGGTGAGAAGATGCCTCTGAGACGTCGTTATCGTTATGTAAGAGAATTCTTCGCTGATGACGACCTTGTTGCTGTTTATCCCATAGACGAGACTGAAAAGAATATTCCTGCTTATCCTAATGGCTGGCTTCCGTTTCTTGAGGTTGTAAAAGACATCTTCAGAAATGGCACTGAGGAATATCCTGAACCGGTTTTCTATGTTAGTGAAGCCGCTTATCATGCTCGACTTACAGAAGAAGGTTTTGAAGTAGTCCTTCTTGACCGCACTGAAAATCCCATCTCAGCTACAATGATAAGAGAAAATCCTATTAAGTACTGGGACAAAATTACTTTTCCTTTTAGAAGAGTATTCAGTACTAATATTCTTATTTGCGGAACTGCGAGCGAAGGAAAGACTACTCTGGTAAAAGACCTTGGTAAATATTTCAATGCGCCTTATTCTCATGAGTATGCCAGAGACTATATGGGAGAGAGTTATATTTCTGAATGGGAACTCGATGGTGCTGACTATCTTGCTTTTCTCGACGGACAGTATCAGATGAATAAAAAGTTGATTAATTCACCGAGTAATCAGGGAATCTTCTTTGCTGACTCTGACAGTATGACTACCCGTATGTATGCTGAGTACTATCACAGAGACCCTGAGCTTGACCTTACTGAAGAAGAGTTCAAAGATATTGCTGTTGCTGCAGATGCTATTACTAAGAAATGCCGTTGGGATAAGATTTATCTTCTTTGTCCACACGGAACTTTTGTAGACGATCACACTCGTTATATGGAGTTCAGTGGTATGGACGAGAGAAGAGAACTCTTTGAAATTCTTTGTAATAACATAAAAGCTTCCGGAAACTGGGATAAAGTAGTTATTCTCGACGGCGGATATTATAATAACTTTAAGAAAATTGTTGATGATGTAAAGGAGATTATTGAAAATGGTAAAATGGCTTAAGAACGAATTTTGGAACGGTTATACTGCTTTTGAGAAGATCTTTTTCGCTTCTCTTATTCTGCTTCAGGTAATTATGTATTTCATTGTACCTGACTCTGCTATCGGAATTGTCTGTGGACTTGCTGGAGTTATCTGCGTTGCCCTGACAGCGAAAGGAAAGATTTCCTCTTACTTCTTCAACTTCCTTCAGATGGTTACATATATGATTATCTGTTGGGACCTTGCACTCTATCTTGAGTTCGGTGAACAGGTGTTCTACTTCATTGTTTGTATCTTCGGCGTCTTTATGTGGAAAAAGAATATGACTAAAAATGAAGACGGCTCTGAACAGGTTAAGGCGAAGAAGTTTAAGCTTTGGCAGTGGCTTGTGTCTGCTGGCGTAGTTGCAATTAGTACATTCCTTCTTGGTTTCTTCGGCGAAGCAGTTCTCGGAAGCACTCTTCCTTATCTTGACGCTATGACTGTTGCTCTTGCTGTTATTGCTCAGCTTCTTATGGTTTGGAGATACAGAGAACAGTGGGCTTGCTGGATTCTTATCGATGTAGCAAGTTTGGTTATGTTTATTATTCTCGGTCAGTGGTCTATGGTTGCTATGTATATCGCTTGGACTGCTAATGCTTTCTATGGTTGGTATAACTGGACTAAACTTCAGAGAGCTTAATAAATTAGAAAGCTTGGAGGATTAATTGCTTCCAAGCTTCTTTTTTGCTAAATTATATAGTTAAAAAATTCTTAAGGAGATTTTTATATTATGTTTTATTGCACTTTGTATAAATCATATAATAGAGTGAATACTAAGAATAAAACTTTTGAGCTTTCTACTTGTCTTGCTTATGCTTCTGAGATTGACGCGGAGGATATGAAGAATAGACTATTACAGCAAGCTTCTAAGGCTGGAGCTTCTATTATAGAAGACTCGGGTAATTATATCACCTTCTATGGTTCTATTTATTTTACTGGTTTTGGATTTGCAAGCGGTAAAAATTTTGGCTCTAATCTGTATTCTATTGGGGTAGAGAATACAGAAACACGATTCTCTAAGCTGATACCTGAAACAAGAAATACTGTTGACCTTAGAAAAATACTTGATGGAGCAGACTTTGAGAGAAAAGCTCAGGGATACACACAGCATATAAAAGATCTTAAGAAAGCAGAACAAGATAAAATTAATGATAATCTGTCTCGCTTTGAACAAGAAGTTGCTAATGAAACTGACCTTACAAAAATTCTCACTTCATTACTTAAATATGCCGGACAGAAAACAGATAAGCAAAAACTTATTGCTTTAGCAGTTAAGAAGATTCAGAGTAAAACCGACCCAGCAGAAGAGACTGACTGGTATAATGAATTATCAGATATAAATAATTAAAATAATAAAAGCTTAGAGAATAAAATCTTTAAGCTTTTTCTTTTTCGCCAGCATGAAAAAATATATGAGTTAAAGTTCTACCTTAATCTCATATATAAAACAATATAATAAATAGAGCATATAGAAAATGAGTTTAAGTTTTATATAGAGAAAAGCATAACTCATTTATATTTTCTTTATATTAAACTAACTACTTCTAATTCTTCTAACTATATAGAATAGGCGAAACCTTTCTTTTTTCTTCCTAAAGCCTAATAACTTATCAGATTATTAAAATAATAATTAATTAAAATAGTTATGCTAAATTAATTGAATGGGAAAAATAGAATGCGTGAAATAGACTCAAAAATAAAATACTTGCTTCTAAGCTCTTTCTTAGGAGCTTTTATTATAAGGAGATTAACCTATGGAATTAAGAGAATGGCAGTATATGAGTAAGCCTGCTAGTAATTCAGGAAGCTATAAGAAAAGATTTGAAAAACTTATTAAATATCATATAGACCATGCTTCTTCTGAACTTGAGAGTATTACGAGAAAAGATATTTCTGATAGGTACTTCCGCCTTAGCGAGCATTATAACGATGGCTCTAAAGAATTTGATAGGAGCATTATAGTAGCGGTCGATACGAGTACCGAAGAATTCGAAATACATATTTTTATAGACCATGAGGAAGTAGAGAGTATTCAACGTAAGGGCTATGAAAATTTCGTAGCCGCTATTGAGCCTTATATGTTTCTTCCTGACTCTGGGACTCAGGAGTATGATGACTTACTAGTAGAATGGATTGTCATGAATAATTCTACAACAAGTAGTTCTCAGCCGGCTTCAGTAGTTTCTTCTAAAACTAATAAAGAAAAATTTATAGAGCTTATTGCTTATATGGTTAATCATAAAGCTTCAGATGTTATTGCAACTGAAGAGTCTAGACTAGATAATACAGGTTTTCATTATAAGGAACATCATAAGCCGGCTAATGAAAAAGATCATGAAATCGAAGTTAAGGTAGGCTGCAGTAGATTTAAAGATTTATTTTCTATTTATATTTTTAAAGACGGTAAACAGATAATGACTTATATGGCTAGCGGGTGGGAAGAACTGCTAAAGTACCTTAAAGGTTATTTTAGTGTTCCTAGCTATGGAAGTCCGGAACATAAGAGTTTATGTGAATCCGCTTCTTCTATAGCAGAAGACTTTAAGACTTACGAAAATCTTTGGGATTAAAAAATATTAGAAAGGCAGAAAAAATATTTTATGAACTTACTAAATGCCTTCGGGCTACTGAATATGATTAATGAAGGCGGAGCAGACTATCAGAAAGAATATAAAGAATATGTTATTGCTCATAAAGAAAGAGTTTCTCAATTTTCTTCTTGGCTTAAGGAGAATTGCCCGGACCTTTTTGAGAATATAGATATTGATGTATTTGATGATCTCATAGCCGAGCATGATGAGTCTAAGTTCTCAGAAGAAGAGTTCGAGCCTTATGCTCAGAGATGGCACGGAGATAAGAAGAAGACTCCTGAGTACGAGAGGGCCTGGGAACATCACTGGCAGAACAATGAGCATCACCCTGAGTACTGGCTCGGAGAGGATATGCCTTATGTCTATATTCTTGAGATGATTTGCGACTGGGGAAGTTTTTCTATAGCTTCCGGAGATATGAAAGAACTTTCTGAGTTTTATTATAATAAGGCTAAAGAAGACCCCGAGAAAAATCTTTCTGATGCTACCCAGGAAATAATAGAAGACCTGCTTGTGAAAATAAATTCAGCAGCTGGAATTGAATAATTTTTATTGACCTCTTATTTTATTATAAGGGGTCTAATTATTTTTATGAGCTCATATTTTTATTCAGGTCGCACGAAAGGTAGTTGGTCTATAAACTTTATAAGGCCGAGAGGGAAAACGCGACAGGAAGAGAATTTGGGCTTCTGGTGAATGTTTTAAAAATATTATACTGCTCTGGAATTGTTTACGAAATGTTTACAATTTCGTGTGGCGCGTTTTAAGGTACCTCTGGCACGTTTAAATGCCTTGGGTATATAAACAGTAGGGTACTAGTATACAACTGCAATACAAAGAGAATTTGGTATGCTAGAATGCGTTCTGGCGGTTCTCCCGCCACCTGTAAAATTAAAAGTTTACGAAATGTTCACAATTTCATTAATTTATTAATTTATTAAATTAATAGCCCGCCCATATAAATAATATAAAATTTTCTAAAAATTTTTTTAATAATTTATTAAATTACTATAATATATACTGTATATTATAATAGATAGATCTTTTAAATATTTTATTTTAACTGTAGTTATAGACTGAGGCCTTTAGGCCGAAGGCTATGCGGCTTGCCGCAATACTAAAAAAATTCTCAAAAACCAAAAATAAAAATATAGAATATATAGAAATATAAATATATCTATTATAGATCTATAATATAGCCCTGGAGTATTATTATATATAGGACTAGAGCGTGCGTGCGCATGGTGCGCGCGTGCAAATAATTTTTTAGAAATTTTCAAAAAATCAGATTTTTCAGTTAGGAGCATACATGAAGACAGTAATTAACCATAAATCAGCAATTATTAGATGCCCACATTGTGGAGCAGAATATCTTCCTGGGGAGATTTATATGCCTGGTTCTCTTATAGGCCAACCAGATGAAGTAGTAAAAGATTCTTTAGGTAAGATCATCTATGAAGATTATTATACTGAAACTAGAGAGCCAGACATGACAGAAAGCTTTATTTGTGACTACTGTGATAAGCCCTTTGTTGTTGAAGCTACAGTTACATATAAAACTAGAGAAGAAGCCCCTGAAAAGGATTTTTCTACCCAGTATGTCTCACTTTTAGATTAATTACACCTTTTTCTAGCTAAAATTCGAGCTAATTTGCACCTTTTTGCGCTTTTTAGTCGAATTTTGGCTATTTCCTTACGCGCATGCGTATATGCGCGCGAGACTTCCGAAATTTCGATAATCTCAAAAATCTCGTTTCTGTAACTTTCGAGATTTCGGTAATCTCGTTTATTTCATTCCGTAACTTAGGAGATTTCATTAATGATTAGAATCTTTGAGATCTCGCCGCCAAAGAAAATATCAGGTCTATCTTCCTTGATAGTTGACTTCAACTTTAATCAATACATAGTAGACTCTATTAAGACTATACCTACAGCACACTATCATAAGAAAGAGAAATGCTGGGAACTTCCGATTTGTTATCTCGGCCGATTATTAGATAGTCTTACTTTCTTGGACGAGATACAACTTAAATTATTAGATACGCCGAAATCTGGCGAATTTCATTTTAACAAACATTTTAACCTGGAGCCACTTTCTGAAATTGAGAAAGTTTCGTTCAAGATGAAACCTTTCGAACATCAGCTCGAGGCTATTAACTTTGGGTTAGACAAAGAGAAGTGGCTTCTTCTGGACTCTATGGGTCTAGGAAAGACGAACTCTATTATCTGGCTCGCTGAGACTCTTAAGAGGAGAGGGATAATTGATCACTGTTTCATTATCTGCGGAGTCAACTCTCTGAAACAGAACTGGAAGAAAGAGATTCAGAAGTTCTCGACCGAGTCAGCTGTTGTCTTAGGAGAGTACATAACCCGAAACGGAACTACTCGTTACAGGTCTATGGACAAGAGAGCACAGCAGCTCAAGGATCCAATAGAGGAATTCTTTGTTATCACCAACTTAGAAAGTCTCAGAGACGACCGGATCATCGAAGCCTTCAATAAGTCGGCTAACAAGTTCGGCATGATCGCTTTCGACGAAGCCCATAAGGCAGCGACTAAGACTTCTCAGCAGGGAACTAACCTGCTAAAGCTAGAAGCTCCCTTTAAGATTGCAGCAACCGGAACTTTGATTACTAATAATCCCCTCTCCGCATATGTCCCTCTCTCGTGGACTGGTAATGATGAGTCGACTCTCACGAACTACAAATCTCAGTACTGTAATTTCGGAGGTTTCAAAAATAACCAAGTTATTGGCTTCAAGAATCTAGATGTCCTCCAGGAAGTTATTAAGTCGTGTTCACTTAGAAGAACTCTGGATCAAGTAAGATCTGACATGCCACCGAAGACAGTAACCCTGGAACTTCTAGAGCCGGAAGACGATCAGCGTAAGTTCTATGAAGCAATCAAAGAAGGAGTCAAGGAAGAAGCCGACAAGATTGAACTTAAGACCTCGAGCCTCCTTGCTCTTACTACTAGACTTAGACAAGCATCCGCATGTCCGAGTATCCTGACTACTCAACCCGTAAGTTCATGCAAAGTAGATCGCTGTCTAGAGCTGATCCAAGAACTTACTTCTCAAGGAGAGAAGGTTGTGGTACTCTCAGTGTTTAAAGAAACTCTAAATGAGCTCGCAGCGAAACTCGACGAATTTCGTTTTAGTATAAATACCGGTGATGTCCCAGATCCGGTAGTTGCTAGTAACGTAGCTAGATTCCAAGATGATCCTAATGAACAAGTATTCATTGGTACTTGGGGAAAGGTCGGAACCGGCTGGACTCTTAACTCTGCTTCCTACCTTATCTGTCTAGATACACCTTACACTGCTGCGATGTTCGACCAAGGAGTAGACCGCATATATCGTGTAAATAATACTCGTCCAGCTTTTATCACTGTTTTAATTTGTCGAGATACTATTGATGAAAGAGTGCAACAAATTATCGAGTCAAAGAAGGAACTTGGTAATTACCTGATAGATGGTATTGAGTCTAGCAATATAACAAATAATTTACTCGATGATGAGCTAAGAGCAATTATCAGAGATTTGTGATAGAATTTCGCGAGTAAAAAATAAGCTAAATTAAATGAAGTATTTTAAGGAGCTTATTTAAATGCTAGATTTTACAAATACAGATTATATAATTTTTATTGAGTCTATAATTAACAATAGAGGACAGTGGTCGGATGGTCTATCTCATTGGGAAGGTCATCACATTATTCCTACTAGCTACGGAGGAGAGGGTCGTACTAAAGATAGACACCCTAATATCATTAGACTAACTCCGGGTGAACACTTTAAGGCACATAAGCTATTAGCTTTAGACTTTCCAGAAATTCCAGCTTTCGCCCAAGCATTTTATATAATGGCTAATACATTTAAAGTTAATAGTTCTTGGAGTAATAAAAGGTCTTTTGATATTTCAGAAGAAGACTTTGAACTTGCTCGAACTCTGTACTTAGAAGCCGTACGAAAAGACCCAGCTATATCGGGTAATGGCATTAGAGGACGTAAAGCTGTTTATAATGAAAAATTAAATATTAAAAAATATATCTTTCCTGAAGAGCTAGAGACATTTTTATTAGAAAATACTGACTGGCGTCTCGGTGGACCAAGGCACACAGAAGAAGAGCTAGCTAAGATGAGCTTGAAACTATCAGGAACTAATAATCCTAGGTCAGGCTGTAAGTTTACTGACGAAATGAAAGAGAAAGCACATAATACTAGAAATGGTAAGAAGTGGTTTACTAATGGGCTCACTGATGTATATTGTCTACCAGAAGAAGCCCCTGAAGGTTATCGCTTAGGTGCTACTCATCAAAGTCGAGCCGGAGCAGCTAATCCAATGTACGGAAAGACCTCAGCCACAGGTAGAAAAGTTAAGTGCTTAAATACTGGAGAGATATTTGAGTCTAAGCGTAAGGCTAGTTTTGCATTACCTATAAGTATCCCAATGATCGATAGGTCTATTATTAGTAAGGGTCCTGTAAAGAATAGGGCAGGTGATCTTTATCAGTTTGAATATGTTGACTGAAGCTAACTCCGAGCAATCCTTCGAGATCTCTAAGGAAGCCAGGGAACTCGGGTTAGTAATAAGATACGATACTATAGAGTACAGAGGGGAAACTCTAAACTTCCTCTCTGATCCATCGGGTCATCAATGCTTTGCTCAGTGGAGAGGGAAGCTGGTAGACCTAGGGCTTAACAACATCTACTACAAAGAAGACATATGTAAGTTCGTGGATCGTGAACTCGACCTGATTACTGACTTCTGTAATTGCCCGGATTTCGCCGGTGCGAAATTAGAGTATTTTCATAATGGAGATTTCCGGGATATCAGACTCTGCTACAAAGGTAGGATACTTAAAATCTTCTTAGTTGCCGGCGAAGTAAACGAGATTGCGCTAATTTCAGAATCGGAGAAGTTGTTAAGAAAGTCTGGGTTACTTGACGAAATTTAAGTAATTTCAATTTGCTAAATTATGTGATTAATCTTTAAGGAGAATATAAATGGTAACATATATTTATTTTGTAAAGTGCCCTAACTGTGAGGATGAGCCCTTCGACTTCTTTGACGAAGCTAAGGCATTTGCTATGGGCTGCATGAACCAGAAGCCTGTTATTAATCAAATTGAGGTTAATAGAAATGATTTTGGCGAGTGTACTGACTCTTGTGATCTTGGAACAGTTTGGTCTTGGGAAGATGCTGTAGGTAAGGAAACTGAAGCAGAACCCGCAGTATCTGTTTTTAATAAAGGTGACTTTGGGAAGTATACAGATGATTCTGAGTTCGATGATGATGAATTCTACTTTAGTAACGGACTTGTAGAAGAAGTTGCACCTACGAGATTTTCATTTAAGAATAAAGCAGATCAAGAAGAGTTCTTTAAGCTCTGCCGCGAAATTGGTATAATTACAGGTGCAGACCTTCGTAAGTTTATAGACGAGAACGATGCTGACGACTCTAACCTTCTTGATAAGCTCAGAGAATATAGAGCTGAACTTGGTGATGACTTTAAGATTGCTGAGTGCGCTAAAAAGCCGATTCCAGAAGGAATGACTATCGAGCAGCTAGTAGAAGAGATGGAAGAGAATGAGGATACAGTTGAGTGTACCTGGTGTAATGACCTTTTTGATAAGAGTGAGTGTCGTAAGGAAGTAGATCTCGGTTGGCTTTGTAGTAGATGTGAGATGGCTATAAAGTCTAGAGGTGAGACTCTTACTTTCAGAGAAGGAAATTATTGGGATTTCCTTGATGAAGAAGTAGAAGAGGTTCATGATCTCGGTAATGAGTATGATGGTGGTTATCCTGCCGAAACTCCAGAAGTTTCAGATTCTCACCTAAAGTTCTGTCCCGAGTGTGGAAAAGAAACCTTTGATATTGAAACCGGAATTTGCATAGAATGCGGATTTAATTAATTTTTATCGTATAATATAAAGTCGGATAGTTGAGAGGACTGCTGTCCGGCTTAATATAAAAAATAACAAAAAGGATTGGTATTTAAAATGAAAAAGAACAACGTAACTATTGAAAAAAGTGGCGAGCAGACCTATTCTTACTACTCGAGAGTACTTCAGAAACCTTTTGATTCTATTGAAGAGCTCACTGCTGCCGAAGCCGAGTACTGTGAAGCACGAAAGGCTAAGGAAGATGCAGCTGCTCAGAAGAAAGCTGATGCTAAGAAAGTAGAAGATGCTTTTAAGTCACTCAATGCTGCACGTAAGGTTTATAAGGAAGATCTTACTCAGCTTACTAAGGAATATGCTGAAGCTCTTGAGAATCTTAAGAAAGCTTATGAGCTTGGCAAGAAAGACATTGCTAACAAGCTCGCTGATGCAGAGGCTGCTTTCGATGAAGCTCTCAAGGCTTTTCAGGCAAAGTATGAGAATTATCACATGACTCTTAGGGATGGCGACTTTGAGACTACTATCAGCAGCCAGGTAAACTCTAATGCTAAGGCCCAGCCTGCAGCAGATGTTTCTAAGCTTGCTGACAGCATCTTTAACGTGCTGTTTGGTTGGTATAATTAATTTGCATAAAAATTATTGAGACAATTTGAGAAATTTCAAATTATTTATCGTATAATATAATATAAGAGAAAACTCTTATACAAGTTTCCTCCTTTGTTCGTTGCGCTGGATGTTTCCTCCCGTCCAGCGCTTTTATTTTAATTATTATAAGGAATAGCTAAAAATGCAAGATAAAGAAGCACAAGAACTTTTATTAAAAATATTAGAGTATGCAGAAGAAGGGAAATTGATCCAATTTCAGTTAATCACTACCTGGCATGATTTTATAAGTTATTGGAAGGATTATAGATCCACTAAGTTAGTTATTAAGATGTTAACGAAAGCAGCAGCTAATCTTTTTAAAACTTACTGTAAAGAAGTGTCGACCGGGTCGACGGACTTTACTAAACTCCTTGCTTACTCCCAACTCCAAGATGTTATAGCTTTCTACGAGAGGGACTTGGATACTCTAAAGCGAATGTTAGATGAATACGATGAGTATCTTGGTCACGGACATTTTTGGTTTTCTTTTTTAGGAGGTACACGAGATATATGGAACACCCACTAACCAGTTTATTTCATGCTTTGGCTGAATCTGATAATCCACCGATAATCGAACTGCTTGATATAAACAAAAAACCCGTTGGAGCCATTTATTTTAAGGATTTTAAATATAAAAACTTTATAGTGACAGAAACGAATAGTTCAGAAAAGTATTATTTGTATGCTGACGGCTTGGGAATTTATTTTTCATATCATCAAAAAATACACGCTTAATATCGTATAATATAGTAGGGTGAGTGCGAGTAGATGATGTGTCATTGGCATCGGGGGCGATGAGGTAAAACTCGTCGTCCCACTCCTTTTATAGGCAGAAATTAGCCTTAGAATCAGCTAAATTAATTACAGAGCAGAAGGCTCTTAGACATAAAAATTGAGGAAAGGTATTAGTTATGCAAAGAGTTATTAAGCGTGATGGCAGAGAAGTTGAGTTCGATAAGATGAAGATTATCGAAGCAATTTCACATGCTAATCAGGAAGTCATTAAATCAAAGCAGATCAGCAGAAGAAAGATTGATCAGCTTGCAGATATCGTAGAAGAGAAGTGTAGTGTATATAAGCGCGCAATAAAGGTCGAAGATATTAACGACCTAATTGAAGACGAACTTATCTTCCGAAATTATAACAATCTCGTTCGCGCATTTATTAAATACAGACATAATAAAGAGTTAGTAAGAAAATCTAATACTACCGATGATTCGATTCTCAGCTTAATTAATCTTAGCAATGAGGAACTTAAGCAGGAGAATGCAAATAAGAATCCGGTAATTAACTCTACACAGAGAGACTACATGGCAGGAGAAGTATCTAAGGACCTTACACGCAGACTTCTTCTACCTAAAGATGTAGTGAAGGCACATGACGAAGGTACAATTCATTTCCATGACATGGACTACTTCGCGCAGAGACTACATAACTGCGATCTAGTTGCCCTAGATGACATGCTTCAGAACGGTACTGTAATCAGCGGTACTCTTATTGAGAAGCCACATAGTTTTTCTACTGCGTGTAATGTAGCTACACAGATAGTTGCGCAGGTAAGTAGTAATCAGTATGGTGGTCAGTCAATCACCCTCTCCCACCTGGCACCTTTTGTAGACATTAGCCGTAAGAAGATCAGAGCTGAGGTTGAAGAAGAGCTTAAATCTTTGGATCAGTATAGCCGAACTCTGTTGGCAGCTGACATTACAGAAAAGCGAGTTCGCGCAGAAGTAAAGCGTGGAGTACAGACGATCCAGTATCAGGTCAATACCCTACTCACTACTAATGGCCAGGCACCTTTCATTACCGTGTTTATGTACCTCAACGAAGTAGAAGACGAGCAGACTAAAAAAGACCTGGCGATGATCATCGAGGAAGTTCTTCTTCAGAGATATGAGGGAGTTAAGAATGAGAAAGGTGTTTGGATCACACCGGCTTTCCCGAAACTCATCTATGTTCTAGAAGAAGATAACATACGAGAGGGAACTGACTACTGGTATCTTACGAAGCTTGCTGCTAAATGCTCAGCTAAGCGACTTGTTCCTGACTATATTAGTGAGAAGATCATGAAGGAACTTAAGGAAGGTTCCTGCTTCGCACCTATGGGTTGTAGAAGCTGCCTGTCTCCTTGGTATGACGAGAATGGAAAAGCAAAGTATTGGGGTAGATTTAATAAGGGAGTAGTTACTGTTAACTTAGTAGATGTAGCTTGCTCGGCAACCGGCGAAAACTATTCTAAAGACATGGATAGCTTCTGGAAGACATTTGATGAAGTACTTGAACTCTGTCATAAAGCCTTGCTTTGCCGCTATGAAAGACTCAAAGGTACTATCAGTGATGTTGCTCCAGTACTCTGGCAGCATGGTGCTATCGCTCGACTTAAGAAAGGTGAGACAATTGATAAGCTTCTTACTGGTGGATACTCTACTATCTCACTCGGATATGCCGGACTTTGGGAATGCGTTAAAGAACTGACCGGTAAGGACCTGCTTTCTGAGGAAGGTCAGGAACTCGGACTAGAGATCCTCAGACATATGAATGAGAAGTGTGATGAGTGGAATGAAGAACTTAATCTTGGATTCGGAATCTACGGTACCCCTCTCGAGAGTACTACTTATAAGTTCGCTAGATGCTTGCAGAAGCGCTGGGGCGAAATCCCCGGAGTTTCGGATCGCAACTATGTCACCAACAGTTATCATGTTCATGTAGAAACTCCTATTGATCCGTTTAAGAAGCTTGAGGTAGAAGCTAAGTTCCAGAGACTTTCTAAAGGCGGTGCAATCAGCTACATCGAAAGTGCTAATCTTGAGAATAATCTCGAAGCGGCTCTGACTATTATCCAGTATATCTACGATCATATCATGTACGCTGAGATTAATACTAAGTCAGATTACTGTCATGAGTGCGGCTGGGATCGAGAAATTCTTATCGAAGAAGATGAATCTGGTAAGCTTATCTGGAAGTGCCCTAACTGTGGAAATACAGATAGAGACCGTATGAATATTGCGCGTAGAGTCTGTGGCTATATTTCTGCACAAAACTTTAATCAAGGAAGAACCGCAGAGATTAGAGACCGCTATGTTCACCTAGATTGTCATGAGTGTGGTTGCGAATGAACTACAATGTAATTAGACAATTGGACATTGCTAACGGACCTGGCTGTAGGGTATCCCTGTTTGTTCAGGGATGCACCTTCAACTGCCCGGGCTGCTTTAACACAGTCGCTAGAGACTTTGAAGGTGGTAAGGAGTTCACGGATCAAACCATGGACCTTCTTCTAGAACTCGCTAAGCCAGATCACATTAGCGGACTGAGTATCCTAGGTGGTGAACCACTACATCCTAGAAACAGAACAGACGTTCTAGACCTAGTAAAGAAGTTTAAGGAAGTGTATCCCAATAAAACTGTCTGGATCTGGACCGGCTATCTTTGGGAAGAAGTAGCTGATGACATTATTGGATCCGGGGTTGATGTAGTCGTAGATGGTAAGTTTGTAGAAGAGCTTAAGGACCTCAGGCTAAAGTATCGCGGCTCTTCGAACCAAAGAGTTATAGATGTTCAGACTTCCCTTAAAAATGATAATATAACATTATATGAATAAAAAGACATAACGTTTGCTACAATTGACAAAATCCGACATTTTGTTTAATTTAACAAACGTTATTTTTTATTATTAGGCTATTTACAAATATTACCAACTATGTTATTATTAACTTATCAACTTAATAATTCATTAGGAGGCAGCATTATGAGTATAGTAAAGGACTTATTAACTAAGGAAGAACAAAGGTCAGTACATAGAATGTTAGAGATTCTACCGGAGGATGCTCCATTGTGTTATGAAGTGTGGGCTATTGGATACTATAATAGAAGAGTAACTGATAATACTTTCTTACTTAGAGTTTTTACAGACCCTGAAGATGCTATAGAGTATGCGAAGACTGAAGCACCACAGGAACTCAGGCGGATTCTACTTGAAGCTGACCTTACTGAGTTTAATGCTGTCGCCCTTGAGGTTGAGACAGTTATTGATGATAATGAAGAAGGCACCATAAATATATGTACTTTATATAAAAAGATGTTTATTATTAAATCCTAACAGAAAATGTTAGGATTTTTTCTTTATCTTTGGTAGTTTTGTCAGTTTACAAATTTAATAAAATATGTTATAATATAAATGTAAGAAACCTAAGGAGAAATTTAAAATGAAAACTTGTTTTATTATCTATGAGGATTACGACAGCGGTGAAAACTTTCTTATTCACTGGGTGGGTCAGCATTCGTCTGTGGCTCAGATAACTTTTCACAACAAAGTTCAGGAGTTCTTTGACCGTGAGCCTGATGATGTATCTAATATTTATTTGGCCAGCCTGATGAATATCTCAGATGCAGATTACAGTCTAATCTGTAGACTTGTTGAAGCTGAGCTCTCTGATGATGGAATCGAGTGGCTTAATGAGCTTCTGACCAGTGAATCGCCTAACTATATTTGTTTAGATGTACGTAATGGCTTGGATAGCTGAGGAGGATAAGGCCAATGAAACAGAAGACACATATAATTAAAATGAAGAAACCTGATAATATCATTACTGTTAATGTTGATATTATGTCTGTTCCTAACCCGGACAGAAAATATTCGAGACTTAGAAATAAGGCTCAGGTCTTTGATGACCGCAGATACCGCAAACCCAAATATAAGAAAAACTACTTGGAGGATTAACTGTGATTACATATAAGATTCATCAGATTAAGGACATAGCAAATACAGACTACGCTTTCCGTGGCTGGGATCCTAAGAAGTTTAACTTCTCAGATTATGAGTGCCGCTACGAAGGCGAGTTCACCGATGACACGAAGACAGCTACCGAAATTTGCGAGGTTATCTTCTATCTATTTAATATGTGTCGCCCGAAAGACTTTAACGGACATTCCCTCTCGATGAGTGATATTATCGAGATTGATACTGGCGTAAGTCAGAGACTCTATTATTGTGATATGTGCGGCTGGCAACGAATTAAATAAATATCAATAATTTGTTTACAATTTGTTAGCACATTATATAATAAAACATGTTATAATAAATATAGTAAGTTCAATGAACAAACTAATTACTTAAATTAAATTTTGGAGGAACTAACATGTACACACCTGAAACCCAGAAGAAAGTAGAAGACCACCTTCTCGCAACCCACGTTTCTAACAACCCTGACTTTGAGTCTGCTTGTATGTCTGGCGACGGACTTCAGATAATGTCTATCGTCGAAGCTGAGATGGAAAAGAATAATATGTTTACTAAAGGCTCTAAGAAACTTCAGGCCGACATTATCAAAATGCTTCAGGGTCGGTCGAGAGTATCATCTTCAGTCGGACAGCGAGTTCTGATGTTTGTTTGGAACTCGAGAGCATCGGGTATTGGACTTGCAGTTAACTAATTTAAATACTTTTGGAGGATAATAAAATGAACATTAAGGAACTTTTTGAGAACGAAGAACTTATGGAGAACATCGTAGAGGACATTGAGGATATTCCTGAAGACACTAAGGTAACTTACGAAGTCTGGGCTCTCGGCTATACCTGTGCTGAAGAGATGACCGACGCTGAGATTCTTGTAGGTGAGTTCGATGATCCGGATGCAGCAATCGCTTGTGCTGAGAAAGTTTCTTTCAAATCTCTGCGCGAAGCCGGTTATGAGGAGCCTGATGAAGAGACTGTCTATTTCTCTATAGAAGTAGAAACTGTAGTAGAAGACCCTGAAGATGAGGGTACTATAAATCTCGGTTCTGTTTATCAGAGAGAACTCTGGATCGATAGAGAGTACGGTTCCGAAGAAGACGCCAATCCAGTAGTTGAGCTGACCAACTCTGACTACGTAGTTCTTGAAGATGACAACACACTTAAAGTAAGTTGTAAGCTTCTTAAGGATTTCAATAAGAACGATTACGTAAAGATTAAGTTCATTGATGAACCAGAGTCTTTTGTACTTACCTACAAAATATTCTCTAAGGTAGAATACAAAGATGGTGATTATTACCATCTCGAATTCATAGGTTAAGCATTTACAAAACTCTTCATTTAATATATAATAAGAGAGTGTTCCAAATACACAGCCCAACAGTGCACGGGAGAAGACACTAGCAAATCCTTATGTAACTTGTCCCCTGAATACGCAGCTTTCTCCTGTGCACACTACATAAAAATAATTAAAATAATTTCGAAAACTTCGGTTGTTTTGTCAGTTTACAAATCGGCCTTTTTGTGATATAATAATATATGTAAGAAAAACACAATACATATTTCGGAGGAAAAGAATATGGAAAAACTTTATATTGTTTGTTGGGGCTCTGCTGGACAGGACGATGATGGAAACTCTAAGGCTTTTTGCGGAGTTCATGGAGTTTATACTTCTAAGTCTGACGCTCTCAAAGGTCTTGTAGAGTGTAAGGATGTTTGCTATGACGAGGTTGTTCAGTCTGACGACCCTGAAGAGCTTGAGTACAACAAGTCTCGTACCCGAGTATATGGCTCTGAAGCTGAAGAGTACTTCGAGATTGATTACGACTTCGCGGACATAACTAACGAACTTTATATCACTATTTCTGAACAGTAATTTAGGAGGAATACATAATGTTTTACCAGACCGGCATTGATATTACAAACGATAAGCAGATGTTCAATTTTCTTAAGGACCACTTCCGTTATGCAACTATGAACTCTTGGAACGGAGTTTATTCTATTGCAAACAACGTAAAGGTACATAGACTCAACCTCAGCGGAGACTGCTGGACTGCTCTTAGTCTTCTTGACAACGGAGAGTATGATACCCTTAACTGGATGATCAAAGATTGGGAGAGGGAGCATCCCGGTTATGTCGTCGGCTTCAACGGAAGAAGCGGCGGTTATCTTGTTCTTTATAATGCAGATAACCGTGGTGATGTTCTTCCTTGCTCTATAACTGATAATGATGATTATTCTCAATATAAAGAATGGTGTCGTTATTACGGATATACAGTAAAAGAAAATCGTTTTGAGCTTCAGATGTTCACTAAGCTTGTAAGAGACTTCGATAGACTCTGTGATGACCTTAGAGCTTATGTAGATGAGCTTTCTCAACTTAAGTTCGAAGTTGTTGAGATGGAAAAGTCGGTAGAAGATTTCAATGATACTTATGCTGAGGACCTTGTATACCTCGGCTTCAGCGAACTTGAAATGACTGACGCAGGCGAAGTAGACGTTTCTGAAATTTACCAACTGCAAAGCCTTGCTGAAGCTTTTCAGAGACTTGCTGACAGAACAGATACAGGTTATCGACTTGCCTGCGATGATGAAATGAAAGTAAAGCTTGAACGGATTTAATTTACATATTAACTTAAACTACGACTAGATAAAAATTTGACAGGAGATATACTTGCTATGCTACAAGAAACAAAAAGAGACCTGATAGATTATGCAAGAAAACTTAGCCAACCTTACGAGACTTATACTATCGACGAACTTGCCGACGCTTACTGCGATGCCTGTGATACTAACAATGAAACGCTTAAAGATATTTATATCTCGGCACTTATACTTCGTTTCTGGTACACTATTGATAAGATGTATAGAGCGAATACTGTAGCACCCTGCCTTGAGTACGAAGATTTCTTCTGGTGGCTCTACGAGGCAATCGAGTACGCTTGTAAGTACCGAGGCTGGAGAGATACAACTAAGAAGCTTAATGCTCAACAGTGCATAAATAAGTGCATCGAGACCATAAAGCTTCAGAAGTATTATGACCTCAGACTTGATAAGAAGAAGGCAGTAAACTTTTGTACGAGTTTGGATACGCCTATCTGCGGTGATTCTGATGATGAGGCAAAGACTCTCGGTGATATGCTTGAGGATGAAGATAGCTGCTATGATTCTAGCACTGACGATGCTATTACGCTCGTGCAGAGCTACATAAACCGTAATAAGATCATCGAAGCAATCCTGATTGACAACATAGCTTTTAATGATGTGCAAAAGCATTTTAAGAAAACTATAAAGACTACAAACGCTGACGGCGAGACTTACAGATATACCGAACACAGTTCTGAGTTCTGGCCCTATAAGCTGGTTCAGATAGTAAGTAAGCTTCCTGCTTCTTATAAGAAGTCTTTTAAGTCGCGTTACACTATCTCTGATGAAAAGCTTAATGCCGTTTTTGATGTAATAGATAAAGCTAATAATCAGAAGCTTTATAAGTACCTGAAAAATTGTATTGCCGAGCTTAAGGTATCTTATGTATAAAATTTTTAGGGGCTGGCCCATAACCGGTCCCTTCTTATTGTATAATATATTTAGAAAATGAAATTCGGAGGATTTCAAAATTGTATCTTGATCTATTTGACGAACTAAGATTAAATAAAAGACTTGTAAGACTTGCCGGCTTTGAGGTCGCAGCTTACTGGGCAGAACTTCAGAGTATTCTTAAACAGGTAGTAAAGAAGCAGACCATGGATGAGAAAGGCTTCTTCCCGCTCGATAGAGACTATGTGGAGAGGGAGACCACTCTCTCGGTTGCTAAGCAGCTTAAGTGTGATGAAAAGCTTCTGAGTCTCGGAGTGCTTCTTAAGGAACCGGAAGACCCTAATAAGATTGCTATCGCAGTAAACGGAATGGTTGCGGTAATCACAGATGAGGATACTACGAAGCTTAAGAAGTCTGGTAGAAAGACAGCAGATGATAGAGCTGCAAAGGTCGCCGGGATCAAAGCGACTATGAAGAAAGCTATCTTAGAAGATGACCTCGAACTTCGAGCAGCTTATGAACGCTGGATCGATGGAATGATCGACGCACAGAACTGTAAGTTTACTAAAGCGGTAGTGCAGGTATTCGAGAAGACTATTACCGGATATACTACAGATAAAGCTCTGCGACTTAAGATTATCGAGATTGCTACTACTAACAGCTATAAGGATGCTACTTGGGCAATCAATAGAATCTACAACCCCGGAAAGTTTACTCAGACAGCTGCGACTAAACTTCCTGAGCAAAAGATTTGCACCGGTGTTTCTAATGACGTATTTTAAGGAGGACCTACTTATGCCACCCAGAAAAAGAGAAGAATATATTTCGATAAAGCCTTGCCCTATTTGCGGAGAAGCACCTGAAAGAATTACCACAGACCTTAGACGACCTAATGGAGGTGGTTACCCCGGGCACTACCTTTATCGCTATGAGTGCCAGTGCTGTAAGCTACTTAAAGCAGAGGATACTGATGACATCTATCGCTCTAAAGAAGAAGCAATCAATAGAGCGAAGACCGACTGGAATACTAAGGTAGCTGAGGTTCAGGAGTACCTTTCTCGTCTTTACGTTCTGAAAACAATGTAATTTAATTATTTACAATTTCGTAATAATTTCGTAACATCCTGTTAGTATTTATACGTTATAATATATACGTAAGAAACAAACGGAGGATTTAAAAATGGATAACGAACTTACTAAAATTCAGATCGTGCAGGACTTTGAAGAACTTGCTGAGCAGTATGACGGTGCAGCGAGTAACGAAAGACTTTGGGCGAAGGGTTCGCCCGATGCTGAGACTGCTCAAATGCATGAAGAAAATGCGGAGCATGCGGCTAAGATGGCAGAGATGTATCGCAGGATGGCAAAGTATCCTGAAGCTATTCTTAAACTGTTTGAGGAGGACTAATTATGCCGACTATTACCGGAATTACTTCTCGTGATCTGCACCGCGAGCTTCTCTACGAAGGTTATACTTCGAAAGTAGAGTGCACGAACTTCTGGGACTCTCACGGTAAGAGAATAGAGTACGAACCTACTCAGCATAAGTTCGACTCTCTGAAGAAGTTCGAAATTTGGAAAGTTGTCGGCGAGACTCATTATTCCACTCTTGACTACGTACATCAGTGGGAATACTGGAAACTCTACATCGACGGCGAGCAACTTGACGTTGGTGAGATTATGAGCTATAAGGTGCTCAAAACAAAAATTAAACTTGATGTCTGTGTTGGTGCAGGCTAATTAACAATTAACAAATAGTACGGAGGACACATTTACAAATGATAAGATCAGAATTTTACGGACTTACTTCTGGAGACTGGAAGTGCACACACGTTGGCGTAGCGTCTATTACCGGCGCGTATAAGAAAAAGAAAGTGAACGGAAGAAGGGTAAGAAACCTTACCCCCGGACACCGGAATTACTACTACATATTCGAAAGACTCACTTCTGACGCGAAGGCAATGAAGATGATCCGACTCAATGCCCAGCAGGTCAGAAGAGTACGCGACGGTTGGTTTACCGTAGAAGAACTTGCTGATAAGAAGGCAGCGAAGCGTTCTCAGATCTTTAAGGAGAAAGTAAGCTACTGCTTCTGCGACTAATATGAAAAAAGAAGAATTTCAGAAAATCATGGATGCGCTCGCGGATCGCATAAGACTCTGCGAGCTTCATCTCGGTGATATACACACCACAGATGATCTCAGCCAACTTTCTTTGGTGAGAGCTGCTGACCTTAAAAGCTTTTGTGCAGCAGAAGAAGAGATTATGACTAAGATAGTCATGGTTGATCTCTATCACATTATCGGCATGGGACATCTTCTTCCCCCACAGATGATGCAGTTTACTTATGCTATTCAAGAGTACCAGCAGTATCGCCCAACTATCAAAGCGATTAACAAAGGACTTGATAGTATTTTCAATCTTCCTAAGATTCCGGTAGAAACTCAGTTTAAGCTGCTCGGTCTCGGGGACCTTATCCTGACTTCTGGGGTTGGCGATCCTGTAGTAGACGACGCTTCAGTCGCGGATTACGATCAGACAAAGCGAAATGCTCTTCTTCCTTTCGATCTTATGGGTAGACATATTATCGTAGACCTGAAGCAGTTCGATTACTTCCTTTCTCTGATGACTACTCTCTTTAAGTCTAACCTTTCTGCTGATAATCTTAGGAATAAGATGATCACCGGTAAGGAGTACCTTGGCATTGAGTGGACTTCTTATACCGGCGAGCAGGCTCACGGACTGATTAAGTCAGCAGAGTCTTTCGCAAAAATTTCTTCCTATTATAATAAAAGAGGTTAACTGTGCAAAACCGACAGAATAATACGAAAAAATTTTTTAAATTTCGTTTGTTTTGTCGGTTTACTTTTTGCCTAAAATATGTTATAATATATATGTAAGTAAATCAAACATACTTTGGAGGAAATTAAAAATGAAAAACACTGTACACGTCGTTCTTAAGAATGGAGTTATCTGGGAAGCTTATGGAGATGGCGACGTAGACCTTGTAGTCTATGACCTCGATACTGATGATCCTGATATGAAGGCTGAGGTTGAGAGGGAGCTCTCGGTAGTAAGAGCAAAAGCAGATAATCACGAAATTGAAATATTCTAAGGAGGAAGTTATTATGATTAAGGTTGAAGGTTATAAAGCATTTCACGGCACTATGAAAATCGAACCTAAGAACGGACTCTCTGCTTTCTATGTCTGTGATGTGGACTGGCTCTACAAGCCTGACACTGATTGCTTGTACGGCAACGGACAGTCTTTCCCTGCTGAAATTTGTAAAGTAGAAGCTGAGTCTGTATATTAAGAAATATCAAATTATTTAAGTTGGAGGAAAAACAAAATGACTAGAATTAATCTTGTAAAGTACGGTTTCATCAGATTCCCTGAGGAGGATTTCTCCGACGACGGCAACAGATTTACTTGCTATCGTTTCTCTGATACTAATAGCCACATCTCGAAGCTCGTCGCAGACGGTCAGGCTTATCTTTCCGCTCATGTCTCTGGTCAGCTTCCTTATGAAGTTTATTCTAAGCTTCCTAATTATCAGGCAGCTACTTGGAGCTATAACGGAATCTCTGTTGCCAGTCTGACTGATGAGATGCTTCAGGATTTCTTCCGAGCTTGTGTTCAGTACGAGAAAGAATATCAGGCAGCAGAAGCTTCTATCGAGTATCCTTCTGAGTGTGAGCTTCTTGCTAAGTGCATTAGAATTCAGAATAAGCTTATTCTGGAAATGAGCGAGCTTGAAACCTTGATGGGTGATCATGCAGTTGAAGCAGCTACTAAGTTCTCTAAGTGGGAGTGGGAGCAACTTCAGAAGTATCTTACTTATATGCTTCAGGAGCTGAGCAAGTACAAGCCTGATGCCTTTATTCCCGATGTTCTCAGAACTGCCAGAAGTATTACTTTCCTCCAGAATAAAGAAGACACTGAGCCGACTTACTGGTATAAGTCTATTAAAGAAATGTTCCAGAAGTATTCGATTATTTAACGTTTACAATCTGTTCATAATTTAATAATATCTGGTTCATATTTATGTGTTATAATATATGTGTAAGAAACACTGGAGGTTATTACTATGAAAATTACAAAAGCTGACATCACTAATGCAATCGCTCTGACGCCTGCTTCTCTTGACAAAGCAAACATCAGAGCGATGAGAAGTGCTTTCCTTGGGTTCTATACGCCTAAGGATGCTAACTGGTCTTGGGAACTTCATGCTATCTCAGTTGATGGTGTTCCTATGGTAGTTGCTTCTCGTTTCGGTTATATCGTCGCAGAAGGTAAGTAAGGAGGAATACCTAAGATGAAAACACTTTTTCACTTCAAAGATTTTGTTAAGGAGATCAGCGCAAATAATTCAAGAAAGTTTAAGCAGGGAGTGCTTGAGAAGTATAAGGACGACTCTGTAGTACATAGATACCTTAAGATTGCCTTTGATCCTTATGCAGTCTACGGTATTTCGACTAAGAAACTTCATAAGTCGGTTCCGGCAACTTCCATTATAGGCATCCACTCCATCTTTGAGCTTTTCACCTACCTTACGCAGTACAATACCGGCACTGATCAGATAGTAGGTCTGTGTCAGGACTTCCTTGACGGCGTAGCGGCTTGCGACAGAGAGTCTGCAGACCTTCTTGAGAAGCTTATCTGCAAGGATCTCAGTATCGGGTGCGATGCTAAGTCAATTAACTCTGTAATTCCAGGACTTATTCCTACTTTCGACGTACAGCTCGCTCAGAAGTACTTCGATAAGCCTGAGAAGCTTGAGGGTAAGTATTTTGCTCTCACTACGAAGATCGACGGCGGTCGTATTATCGCCATAAAGGAAAATGGTCAAGTTTCGTTTTTCACTCGAGCAGGTCAGTTGTATGAGGGCCTCGTAGATCTCGAGAGGGAAATGCAGGAGAACATGCCGGACGGAACTGTCCTTGACGGAGAGATCACTATCTTCGAGGATCGTGGTATCCCTTCTAAGGAAGCTTACAAGAGAGCGATGAAGATCACGCGTTCTGATGGAGAGAAGCATGGACTCAAGATGAAGTGCTTCGATGCGATGTATATCGATGAGTGGAAGGCTCAAAAGTCTACTCACGACTACATCGAGAGAAGAGCTTTGCTTAATACACTTGTTGCTCGAAAAGCTTTGATTTACTTCGAAGTTCTTCCGGAGCTTTACAGAGGAACGGATACTACTAAGGTACTTGAATTCCTCGATGAAGCAATCGCTAATCAGGAAGAGGGAGTCATGATCAACATCTGCGATGCTCCTTATGAGTTCGGCAGAACCTGGTCGCTTATGAAGGTAAAGAAGATGAATACTCTCGACCTCGAGATAGTCGGATACGAAGAGGGATCAGGAAGACTTGCCGGTACTCTCGGAGCTATTCACGTAAGATATAAGAACGGTAATATCGTTAAAGTCGGTTCCGGTTTCTCTGATGAACTTCGTGCACTCATCTGGCTTGAGCCTTCTGACTTCATTGGTAAGATAGTTGAGATTCAGTACTTTGAGGAAACTACTAACGCAGATGGCGGCAAGAGTCTTCGCTTCCCGGTATTCAAAGACTTCAGAACTGATAAGCTTACCCCCGACTTCTAATAAAAATTAACGGGTAAATTTAATGCTAAATTATTTAGGTATTAAGTTTACCCATTTTATAAAATTAAGGAGAACATACTTATGTCAACTATAGAAAATTTTGCTGAGGTTTCTGTACAAGAGCAAAGAGCTTTTGCCGATGCGCTAATAAAAACAATTAACTCGGAACATATCTTTACTGATGAAGTAGACTTCGAGATTACTAAGGTAGAAGCAGATGAAATGTCTGGCGACCTTGCTATCGAAGTTACTCACGCAGGTGATATTGAGGTTACGCGTGCAGCGTCTTGGACAGCTGCTGATGAGGACGATGCTTATTCGGCAGATGGCGATATAGAATACGCCAACAGCCTCACGACTGACGTTGAAGATGCTTTTAAAACTAAAGAAGCCACAATTGAGGGTTACACTGTTCAGCTTGAGCTTGATGATGCTGATGAAAATGATACTATTGATACTGAGATAGATGATATTAGCTATGAAGATAGCGGTATCGGAGATTACGAATATTTCGGTTATTATGGACACGACTCTCATCCTTATGTAGAAGTTGATGGTACTCTTACTGTTGCTTGTACTTGTTATATTACTTTCTATGTAACACCCAATAGTGAAGTATCTGAGAAACCTGCTGCTGAGTCTGATGAAATTTAAATAAAATACAGTAATTTAAAGAGCCTTAATTTCAGGGCTCTTTTTATTTTATACGGATTGCATAGGAAAACTTATAAAAATTTTTTAAATTTCGTTGGTTTTGTCAGTTTACTTTTGGACAATTTCATGTTATAATATATATGTAAGTTGATTGAACAAACTAATTTTTGGAGGAACTACAAATGAGAATTACAACTACTATCCCTGCAACCGACAAGAGACTTAACATCCTTAGCTCTGTCATCGGACAGATGAGCGACGGCATCTGGGAAAACACCCGCTCTATGGAAAAGTACTGGAAGAGTCTGGACTACGGCACTGACGCGAACGGCTATATTTATCTTGAGGACACCCACTACGTATGTCCGGACGTCGTTAGCTTCTTCGCTAATAAGATTAAGCAGATCATCAAGATCGAGATTGACGACGGCGGAAACAACGGACTGATATGGGACCGCAGTTGTAGTGTATCTCCTTATTATATGCACGGCAATGTGACTGTCGGTGATTGCTATGAGCTTTATGAGCTTCTTAAGGGCAGAAACACCGGTAAATATCACTATGCTTCTTATAGACCTTACACTGTAACCCTTTCCTACGCCGGTGTTGACTTTGATTTCGCAGTGGAAGCCCTCAATGAGTACGGTGCAAAGGAAAAAGCAAAGCAGGAGCTTTTGAAGAAGCTCACTGCTTCCGTTCGTTAATAATTTTAGCCTGCTGGCGAAATAGACAGGATTTCGTTTATAAATTTCCGAAACTTTGTCTATTTCGTCAGTTTACAAATGGGCGAAAACATGTTATAATATAAATGTAAGTCGGAGGAAACAGACTTACAAAAAAATACATATTATACGAAAGAGGAAATTGTTATGAACCTTACTAAAGTTAAAGGTTGCTATTCGAAAGAGCTCAGAGAGAACTGCAATAATATTAAGCTTATGCTTAATGAGCCGAGCGTGTCTACTGAAGAAATGATCCGTATGGTCAAAGTAATGATTATGCCTGCTTTTATTGAGGCAGACGCAAAGAGACGTTTTACAGAAAACCTTGAAGCCTGCGAAACTAAAGAAGCAGTTGATAAGCTTTGCCACGACGCTGTTATCAATGGTATGTGGTATAGACCTAAGAGAAGAGTAGTGGCCTAAGGGCTACTACTCAATATTAAGGAGGAACTTAGTTATGATGCCGACAATGACGAGAGAAGAGTTTGAAGCTATGACACTTGATGAGCTTCTCGAGTGGGCTTATGAGAACGTAGACGACCTTACTACAGAAGATGTGCTCATTGATTTTGCAAAGAGTAAGATCGATGACAGTAGCTTTAATGTTGCTATGCACATACTCGCGGCAATCTGGGAAAGTGAAGAAGCTTACAACGATTACTATCTCTATGATTATAGTGCAGGAACGACTGCGACACCACGGCCAGTAACCTGTAAAGAAGACCTTGAAGACTATATCGATTTTGATGAGGAGGAAGAATAATATGACAGATAGTTCTTTTGGCTGGAACATAATTAAAAGACCCGAGTTCGCAGAAGTTCGTAAAACAACTTGCAGAGCTCTTGAGCTCGCAGACGAAGGTCTTATTGACTATAAGACTCTTGCAGAGTGCGCGCTCAAATGGATGAGCGAAGACGACGTAGCAGAAATGCTTAAAGCAAATGAGATTTATGTGGAGGACACAGAAGATGAAGAAGACTGAAAGCTTTCCTTATATTCTTAACGCAGGTAAGAAGAAAGATGACCTGTATCCTATCTGTGCCTATAAGACTAAAGAAGACGCTATGGTAGGCGCTGTGGCGCTTAAGTCTGAAAATGTCTATAAGTACTTTGAGGTAGTTTATATGCCGGAAGATAACGACGACATCAATGATGTTGTGTGGAAGAATTTTAAATAATTTTACATATTCACAATTCGTTTACAAATATATAATATCTACGTAGTAATTATGGGGTATAATATATTTGTAAACGAAACTTGGAGGATTACGAAAGATGAAAGTATTTAATCATATCAATGACTGCTGGGCAGCAATTTCTGAGTGTAAGACTATCGACGAAGTCAATGATCTTATTCAGACTTTTCCTAGATGTATGGGAGAGTGGTGGATTGACACAGAAGATAGCTCTTATGTAGTTACCAATCGCTACTATGACAGTCAGCTCGAAGATTGGTTTGAAGACTCTGAAGACCTTGAAATTGAAGTTGAGGAGGACGATGAGATATGACTAAACGTTTCTTTAAGATGGTTGCTAGAAACGGATACTGCAGCTATTTTGAGTATGTTCCTGAAAAAGGTTGTGAGTTTCCTGTACTCTCAGTATTTAATCCCGCAGATTATGAAATTTATGAAGTTACGGAGGAAGAATATAATGAGCATCATTCAGTATAAGTACAACGTAGGAGACTACATAAGATTCAAAAGTAAGTTCACTAATCCTACTTGCGGACTTGCGTGGAGAGCAGGGACTGTTGCAAAGATTACAGGTATTGCTAAAGCTTATAACAACAAACCGCATTATTATGTAAATGATATGGAGGACGAAGTATTTCCTGAGTCTGTTTTTGCAGGACTCGCCACGGAGTCAGAATTTCGCGCACAGCTTGCTTTGGATACTGAGGCGGATACTTTACAGGGCCCCGAGACAAAATGCGATACAGAGAGTTCTGGAGAGTCTGAGTTTGAGGTTCTTCCTCTTGAGGAAGCAAAGTGGTACAGAATTTCTTTCTCTGCTAAGCTTACCCCTGATGACCTGAGAGCAATGAAGAAATGTTTCTTCGATGCTATGAACGAAAGTATGGAAATCTACGATCTCGCAAATCTTGAAATCGAGGAGGCTTAAGATGATAGTACATAACGAATACCTTGGATGGCAGATTGAGTGGGCTCAGAATATGCAGGACACTCTTTACGGACTTTCTCAGGACGAAGATCTTTGGGATAAGTTCAGAGAGTTTATTCAGGAGATGTATCCGAATGTAGACACTTTTCACACTGACTGCGTAACGTTTCAGTATGGTTTCTCTTCTCTTGAGGAAGCTCGTATCTTTGAGAAAGAGATGAAAAAGCGCATTACCCACTGGATTAACGCTTATACCTAAGGAGATCTGAGATGAGCTTTAAGTTTAAGAAAGGTACTCAGGTGCAGATTAAGTTCACCGATATGTTCTCTTCTTTCTTCGGAGGCGGAGGTTTTGGTAACACTTCTTCTGCTATCGGCGGAAAGATTACAGACTTAAGAGAGCACAACGGAGTTGCTCAATACAAAGTTTCCGGCTTCACTGGCTGGTGGAACGAAGAATGTCTTCAGGAGGCAAAAGCGTGAAAACTAAAGGAAATTGGGTAATTAAAACTTCTGCCGGCGGATACTGGTGTGGTAATTCCTACTTTGACCCGCAACTCAGAAAAGCTCAGGTCTATCACTGGAAAGAAAAAGCAGAAGAGCAGATCGAAGTAATCAAGAAGAAAAAGTACTTCGCCCCTGATATGGAATACGAGATTGTAGCAATTTCAGAACCTAAGGAATTTAAGGATACTGAAGCTGAGTGGCTTGTGGATTTTCCAGAGGACCTTGAAGCACATCCCTACTGTTCTAACTGTAAATATTCTGCTCTCAATAACTACCGCAGACTTCCTGTCAAATCTAAGTTCTGCCCACACTGTGGAAAGTATATGACTAATCATAATCAACCGGAGGATTAAAGAAATGATGACTGCAAAAGAAGCGAGAGCCGCAACTAACGACAGACTTGTTGTTATGGCTAAAGAATTTATTATTAACAATACAGGAATCCCAATTCAGGACGCGATCAATAACGGACATTTCCATACTACAGTAAGTTTCGAGGGAGTTCCCAGCCCGGAAAAGACTGGGGCTGAAGTAGTAAGACAGCTTAAGGAGCAGGGCTTCGAAGCAGAGCATGTCTACTACGACGGACCTAACGGTTACGATAACTACATTCTTATTAAATGGGGAGATGACTAATGAAGAAGAAAGTAACGATGACCTGTATCCTGAAATCAGGAGTAAAGGTAGAAGATTCTATCAAGTTCAATAGCAAGGATACTAGAGTATTCAAAGCTATCGAGTCGATGCGAAAGGACGTTGAGAACTATATGTCCAGTCATACTGCTGACAAAGGCCAACTTACTTTCGGCACAACTACTATCTCAGTCTCTGAGATTGCGGCAATTACATTTAAGTGAGGTAAAAGTTATGGTAAGTTATTGGAAAACTCAGTGGTTCAGAGTAATCTTTGGTACGGTAAGTATTGTACTTTTTATCATCTTTCTTTTTCAGCCGGGAGCAGATGAAAGCACTCTTGAAGGGCTGAGAGAAAATCTTAATAACTGCTTTGCTGCTCTCTGTTGGTTTATTAACTCAATGATCTGGTTTGTTGCTTCTATCATTGAATATAACTGCGACAGGATTGAGCTGCTCGAGAAGAAGCAGGAGAGGGATGACACAATGTACGAACTCGTGCAGGAACTTGTAGCCGCAAATAAGATCGACCGCGAGGTCATGAAGAAGTATGAAGAAAGACTTAAGAAGCTGGAGGACAGATTAAGATGAATAGATACGTAGTTTTCGCAGGTGAAGTAAAAGGACAACTGAAACTTAAAATGCTTCTGCCGAAAGAAGAAGCTCTCGCTTATGCTAAGGAGCTTGAGTCAGTACATACCTACGTTGCTGTCTGCCACTTGGGTAATCAGGATATGGCGGATACTATCTATGCTAACTTCGAACTGGAGGGTTAAGATGGAATATATCGGAACAGCTAGAAATGTAAGAGAACTACAGGAGCTTCTGAATAAGACCGATCCTTCTGCTACTATCACTATGGCAGCTGTACCGGAACCTTGGTGCTATATTGAAGTTTACTACGATAGAGAAATTAACGATGTAATAATTAAATAAGAGAGGTAAAACAAAAATGACAGATTTCGAAAAGCGTATTCCTGAAGATGAGACTATGATTGAGGAGTGGCCAGAACCCGATTACGAAGAAGACGATTATGAAGAAGAGGAAGAAGAACTTCTGGATTATGAAATAAGATTCAAAGCAAAAGGTCTTACCGCAGAAGAAGCTCGCACTCTGAGTCGTTATCTCTTTGATGCTATTGAGAAAGAACTTGAGATTCCATATTCTAAGCTTGAAGATTTCGAGATTGAAGAAGATTAAAAACAAATGCCGACCATTCTTTTTAATGGTCGGTTTTTATTTACAATTTGTTCACAAAAATAACTAATTTTAGAAATATTTGTATGATATAATATAAATATAAATAAAGTTAAGGAGATTAAATAAAAGATGCCAGACCTTAAAGACTTTAAAGAATGCCCGATAGGTGAATACGTAAGAATAATAACATTAAAAGATAAACCCTTGGAAGCTCTTACTGACCAGGAACTTTGGGTACTCTATACTAAAGCTCTTGATGATTCTACTTCTGACGTTGCTAAAAAGCTTGGGCTTCAGAGTAGAGCTGCTGAGAGAGCTACCGAGTATGAGGGTGAGCTTGTTAATAGAGGGATTTTTAAAACATCTCAGGTATCTATTTTTGAAGGAGACAACTAATATGATTATCTTTTCGGACATTACTTGTAGAGCAAACACCACTACATTCGTTTCGAGAGGTCTCGTGAGCGGATCACCTGTCTGCTACGCTGACCTTATCGACTGGACTATCTTTCAGGACTTTCTTAAGGAATGCAAACCTGAGTCTAAGCTTACTATAGAAGTAAAGACCTACGGCTATGGAGAAGACGACGGATACGGTAAGTTCGATACAACCCCGGAAGAAGTCGCTTACATGCTTATGAGAGTACAGAGAAACGAGAGGTTCTGCGAAACCCGCTGTGAGAAACTCAGGCAGCATAAGATAGACATTGACCTGAGCGCATTTAGAAAAGCAGACCGCGTTCTTTCTCACATTGTATATAACGACTAAGTAATTAAATAAATCTCGTGTGCTTTTCCTGTATCTATTCGTGGTGAAATATGTTATAATATAGTTATAAAAGTAAAACTAAGGAGGATACAGAAAATGACATTTGAAGAAAAAGTTGCTATGTGGTCTGAGAAGAAGAGATTTATTGAAGCCCTTGACCAGGTATTCCAGATGAAGCCTGCCGGCTCTTTGATTGAGAAGATAGAGTATGAAGTCTATCAGAAAGAAATCGGCGATACAATGAGATTCAAGGAGTGGTTAATCCTTCACTTCGAGGGTGGAGCAATGCTGGCTACTCAGTCAACAGGGTGCAGTAATATAGCTAACCTTAGAACTATCGCTTCTTATCTTGATGGTGGATACTACGAGGAAGTGAGAATTTATAGAGCACAGGTAGAACTCGGTTGGGAACCTGTGGAGCTAGAGAGCTGATGAACGGCGAAGTGAGATTTCATACTCTGCGGTGGATCCGGGTTAATTCCGGGTCTATCTCAGGGTGTGAAGTAGAAGAGTTTATTGATACCACCAGAAACTATTTTAAAACTGTTTGGGCTGATGGTTATACCGAAATCACGAAGCTTCATACAATATGCACAGGACAGGCAATAAAAGAACCGAAAACTTCGTCTAATTTGTCAGTTTACAAATCACCGAAAATATGTTATAATATAAGTGTAAGAAAAACAAAGGAGACCGCCCTATGAACAATACTGAAAAGTATCCTATTAAAGAAGAGTGGGAAGCTTACTATAATGTATTAGAAGCAATCCGCAAAAGCGGTATTACTAATATGTTCGGTGCTTCACCTTATCTGAAAGAGTTCTGCCCTGAGCTTTCCAGAAAAGAAGCAGATGAAATACTCTGCAACTGGATTCATAATTACAAAGCTTTAAACGAAAAGTATCACTGGCAATAAATTTACAAAAGTTAAAAAGGAGTTACATAATACAAATGACTAACAAGACTACTATTAAAAATCTCGCTGAATGGATCGAGCAGCTTAAGGAACTCGCTAAAGGAGATAGCGACATTCTCATCTCATGGTTTAAGGGAACAAAGGATTCACCTTTCTCTATTATCGGCGGCTGGATGGAAGGCTTCTCAGAAAGCTGGGATGATCTTCTTTGTGTAAGTAAGACTAATCCAAAGTATGCGATGTGTGTTAAGATCGCCATGAACGAAGGACCTTACGCTTACACCGACTTTGAGATGATGAACATGCCCTTCGACGAGGAAGGAAACGTAGATGATACCTGTGTCGCTCTCGAGTGGGAAGACGATGCGGAAGAGCTTGCTACTTGGCTTCTCGGCGAATGGGAAAGAATTACTAAAGAACATTCGGAGGATTAACATGAACTACTACGTACTTAAGAACCCGGATACAGGACTCTACTTCAGAGGTAAAGGAGTTAATCGCTGGGGACCTTACTTTAATCAGGCTTCTATTTACAGAGTCAAAGGAACTGCAGAAAGTTCTTGTCGAGAGATTAATGAGCGTAAGAGACCCGGAGAAAGAGCAGTAGTTGTTCCGATCCAAATAATCGAGCTCGACGGTGAAACTAATTAATACAGTATCGTATAATAAAATAGAAAATACAAAAGGAGAATAACTTATGGGAGCAACTAAAACTTTTAAGGTAGTCTATTATGATAATAATGTAAAGTCCGGTGATAAGCGTAGATCGATGATTGTAGAAGCCTACGATAGAAATGACGCTATCTACCGATTTCAGCAAGACTTTGGCAACAGTGTAGTTGTAAGAGATTGTACAGAGCTGCGCTAAGCTACTCGTTAATAATAAGGGAGCTTCGGTTCCCTTATTTTTTTTTATATTTTTTTAAAAGTTCGTAATTTTGTAGCACATTTTGTTTTATTATATGGTATAATGTGGTAAAGAAGGAGGTGCTTTAAATGTTACTTATTAAATTTAAGTACAGAGACCAGTATTCAAAAGACGGTAAGTGGTCTGAGCAACAGTGTATCTGTAGCTCGCTAGAAGAGTGTAAGAAGTTCTACGGTCTCGACATTGATCCAGACTGCGAGTACGAAATCATTTCTATTGAAGAAATCGAGTAGCTCATTAAAGAGGAGGAAGCACCTATGAAGAAGCTTAGCGAAACTAATTTTATTTCATGTAATAACAACTGCACTCTTTACCAGACACCACTCACGAGTGTTAGCTCAGATAAGATGATCCTGCAGTATGTATGCTCGGAGCAGGCGGGAAGAATAGTGTTTCATCGAAAGTTAAGATTGTATCGTAATGAAAGTGGCGGCTTCTATGTCATCGCACGTAATAATAGATGCTACGTGACTGACTTGATGCATAAATGGTTTTACAAATAATTCCAAGGAGGAAAATTAACATGAGCCAGAAAGAAATTGCAATTCAATGTTTAAAGAAGCTAGACATCTACAGACCGTACATAAAGAAATTCGAGAGGGAAGATATACCGATGTTCTTCGAAAGATTCGCGGGGTATTATCTGTTTAATGACCTGGTACTACAGGATAAGGTAAAGAAAGTGCAGGAAGCTAATGATGTCTTAGTCTATGCTATTACTCATGAGTGGTTAGAGTTCGGGGAGTGCTGGTCCATGTTATGCGTAACTAAGAATACTCAGAGTGTTGATGAGTGTATCATGGATACCTTGCACCCGGATACTTTCTACGTTAACTCTTACGTTTGGAACTTAGACAATGAGCACTTCTCAGAGTTCGGCGACGTAGTGATAAATACTTCCGGCGGACGTATCAGACGATTGGGTTAATAATTTAAAAGAGCACCTGTGGTTATCTCATGGGTGCTTTTTCTTTACCTATAAAAATATTTATTTAGCCGGCTACATTTATTTGGTTAATACTGTATAATATAATGGTAGAAAAAGACATCCTCGAGAGGGAGCTATATAAAATATAAAAGGAAGGAAGAATGATTATGGAAAAGAAAATGTATACTTATAAGGTACGAGTAAATGGCTCTGAGCCCTTGCATAAGACTATTGTAGTGCATGCAGATTCCGATAAGGTAGCTGAAGGTCTGGCACTTGCAAAGATTACTAGAGAGTGGTCTTCTATGTATTCTCCCGGTAAGGATACTATTCAGCTTGAGCTGGTAAGTATGGTTTAAACATAATTGTGAACAAATTGTAAACAATCACCAAAAGGGGTTTACAAATGAATCAAAACATGTTATAATATAATTATAAAACAAATACATAATTAATAAGGAGATATTAAAATGGCAATTAAAAAGGTTAGAAAGTATGTTGTGGTTACAGACGATGGTCCTGGTTATGAAAATGAGTTCTTGACTTACTCCTCCCGCCACAGCTATTATACCACTACCCCGAACTTCGAAAGTCTGACTAGGTTTGATACTTATGATACAGTTGAGGAAGCAGAGGATAGATGTAATGATGCTGACTCTGGTACCTTAGGCGGTTGGCCTTATCCTTTTAGGATTATGGAAATCACAGGTGTCTATACAGGTGAGGGTGCTCCTGAAATGAAACTTGTTAAGACCATTAACGAATAAGTGAAAGGAGAAACCTAATATGTTTTATTACACAGTAGAATCCAGCCACTGGCCGATGAACCTTGAGTTCAAATCTAAGATAGAGATGAAGGAAGGACAGTGCTTCAGAATCCTTTCTCACGACGGCTTCCGTCAGTATCCTACTAGATTCAAGGTACTCACTGTATCCGAGAATCCTAGCTACTCTGGAAATATTGTTGAGATTCTGGATGCTGACCTCAATGTCGAAAGCTTCTAATGAATAAAAAGAACTGTATCGATAGACGGTATGGTTCTTTTTTATTTACAATTTATTAACGGTTTATTAGCACATTTTGTCGGATTTTGTGATATAATATATAATGTAAGGAGCACTGGTAAAAACTGATAACAAAAAGTAAAAATTATAAATTACATATTGTATAATATAATGTAAGATAATTTGGAGGTTACACATGATAAAGTCTGTATTTGAGATTAATGACTATAGAGAGGCAAGTAAGTTTCTGCAGGAAAAATATGATGCTCTCGGATACACAAGAGAAGACTATTTTAGAATCACTGAAGACGGCGAGCTTCGTATTTCTGATAAGACTGGAAAGCCTACGAAGAATAACAAGGTTGGTCATGGAGCTGACGGTCTTCAGTATCATCACATCTGTGAAGATATAGTTCCTTCTCTTTCTAATCCTGATATTGCAGTCACTGCTTCTGCAGAGTATCAGAAAGCAGAGAACATGTGCTATGGTAATCTTCTCGAGCATGCTTGGGAACATCTTCTGATTGCAGAGCAGAATGTTGATGTAGCAGACAATGATCAAGAAGACCTTACTGGTCCTGGTGGAGTACAGTGGATGCTTCTTGCTATTAACTCTATCATGTGTAATGCTGATACTTCTTGGTACAGCAGCAAGAACGAAGATGGTAAGGGTTGTAACTACAACTATAATAATGTAATCACTGATAACCGAGATGCTTGGTTGAAGGTAGTAAATCGTTTCTGCACTTCTGCATTTATCAGACAGCGACTCGACAAGACACCTGAAGAACTTCTTGAGATGATTTGTATTCTTCCTAAGAAAGACGGTGCTGAAGGCGGTCGTCTTGCAGTATACGAAGAGCTTAAGTCCGCAGCTTTGAATACAAAGCTCTTCGATTATAATGTCGGTGCTTTCGCAGATCTCATTACTTACTTCAGAACTAATCAGTCTGCTTTGGTTTATATCTGTACAGGCGGAGGAAAGACTACTACAGCTCTTGAGTATCTTAGACTCGTGGGTGGTAAAGCTCTGGTTCTCGGTCCTGGCGATACTATCAAAACGGGTTGGGAAGATGCTCGTAACTGGACAGACCTTGGAGCAAATGCAGATATTCTTAATTACCAGACTTTTATGAATGACTACAGACTCAGAGACCTTTCGCAGTACAGTGTAATCATCTGTGACGAAGCTCATCATCTTGATGCAGAGAGATGGGGAGAGGGAGTTGTTCATGCTCTGAAAGAAACTAATATTAAGATCATCGGTCTTACTGCTACTCCTACTTCAAAACAGTTTGACGGAACCGACTCTATCTTCGGCGGTCGAATTTGCTACGGTTTGAATCTGGCAGATGGAATTCAGAATGGAAATATTCACCCCTTCGGTTACATCCAGTCTATCTACAGAATGGAAGATGTTAAAGATGACTTTGCTAAACACGGTGCGGCAGGAATGCTTCTGTGGGAGAGACTTAATCTTCAGGCAAACGAGAATCCGATCGAGAACATTCTTAGAAAGCATATGCCGAATAACCGTCGTAAGATTATTGTCTTTGTAAGTAACAAAGACGAGATACCTTTTGCTGAAGCTATCATGAAGAAGTATGATCCGAAGTTTGCTTCTTCTGACTACATGCGAACCCTGACCTGCAAACTTGCAGACGATGTAAAGGCAGATACTAAAAGATGGTTCGATGATAAAGCCCCTAACGAGAATAGTGACGAGAGGGATTACAGTAAAGATACTCATAGTAAGTGTTTGATTACTGTAGCTATGGTAAATGAGGGTGCTCACTACAATGGAATCAATACTCTCATCATGTTCCGTAAAACAAATTCTACTCGTCTGTATCTTCAGCAGCTCGGCAGAATAGTTGTTAAGTCTGATAGACCTAATCCCGAAGGTATTGTTTTCGACTTTACCAACAATGCAGAGAACCTTATCTATAACAGTGACTACAGTACTTACGAAGGTGCAAAGCCTTCGAAGGAACACAGCGAGACCATCAAGAGAATTAAGAAGGCACTTTCTGGTAAGGAAGTAATCTATCAGGATTATACTGAAGACTGTGTTGCTACTCTTCATGCTCTGAACGAAGCTCGTGACAAAGACAGACAGGCACAGAGAATCTATCAGATCTTTGAGGATACTGCTACTGAGCTTACTGCTGATGTTCCTAATCTCGAAGACTGGTTCAGTGTCGATCTCTGGGCAGACCTTAAGACTTCCAAGAAAGCTAACAAGAGTGAAAGACCTACTAAAGCAGGAAGAGCTATGAGTGCTGCAGCGAAGAAGACTATTGATGACATTACTTCCGCGATCGGTACTGAGAAGTCTACAAAGAAAACTGCCGAGGCAACTATGGTAGAAAGACTTGCCCATGCTTTCCGACTCGGTCTGAGAAGAGCTTTCCAGTGTGAGAGCATTTCATTTGCAGACGATACTGCTTGTACTTTTAGTATTACAGATAGAGTCTGCTTCGATACGATTTGGGCAGAACTCGGATTTAAGGATATAGTCCTGGTTGAGACTATGATTAATAAGTTTGGAAACACTCAGACTTTTCTTCTTGCGACCAGCCTTTAACAACTGTTCATATCGTATTATATATTAAGGAGGATGAAAAGATGTTGACTATTAAGAGCAGATTTACTAATTTCTATAACAGACAGGGTTCCGAGGTAAGTGCTGCAGATCTCGATATTCTTAAGCAGCTCATCAGCCCTGACCTGATTAACTTCAGAGGTAACATTTCTTACGGCTTTTCTGAAAGTATTGCTAAAGCAATCGTAGCCAGGATTGCTGTACCTAAGACCGCGAAGATTTGTCTGCAGAATGATACTTCTTTTCATCTTTACCTTGAGCTTCTTAAAGCCGATTTCGATCCTGCGAACATCTATATCGCCGTGGGTAAGTGGCATGTATCCGGAAAGACGGTAGTTCCTAGTAAGACTGATTCTACTTATGCTATTCTCAAAAGACATGCTGCCGCAAGCTTTAACGAAGAAATTAATATCATTGAACTAAAGGAAATATTTAATATGAAGTTTGACCTTATTATTGCCAATCCGCCTTATGGAAAGATTGGTGCTATGATTACAGATAAGATTCGTTCTGATGTTTCTTATGCTCAGTACATTAACCTGCTTCCTGCAAATGATTACAAGAGAGTAAGTAACCTTCATCAGTATGTAAGAAATATGGAGCCCATCCAGAATGGATTTGCAGATGCTGCAGTTACCACTCACCTTTGTGAAGTTGTTAAAGATGCTAATGAGATGACTGTGGAAGAATTTGAGATCTCCCAGTATATTGACCAGCAGCTTGACCGGTATTTTAAAACTTTGCTGGCTAAACGACACTACGCGATTGATAGCGCTTTGTACAAACCGTCTTTCAAAGCTTTTGAAGATGTCGGTGTTTGTAAGTCTATATATATCGGTAAACGTGATGCAGCTCATGGACACTTACCTTATGACAAAAATAGTCTTATTACAAGATATAATACTAATAGTATTACAGGCGAAGATGTAATCGAGCAGTCTGCAAAGAGCGAGCAGCAGTTTGGTAGAGTTGGTGACTTTTATCTAGTATGCTTTGCTTCTGAAATCGAAAAAACTAATTGTGCAAACTTCTTATACTCTGCAAATGGTTTTAGATTTATTTCTAAGGTCTTTGTAGCGCTCAATATTGACAGTAGCATCCCAGTTAACAAGTGGTTCCCGAAAGTAGACTGGACTCGCGCTTGGACCGTAGAAGAAATCCTTGCTGACTATGGTTACACTGAAACTGAGATAGCTGACGTTATGGCTGATCTTGAAAACTTTAAGGATATGGAGAGATAATATGAAAGTAAAGTTTAATACAGAAGTAGTTTGTTTAAATGTAAATTTAGCTATTGCTATTGGTACAAACAGTCGTCCAACCCCACCGATAAAAGATGGAGAGCTTACATATTTTGAAGGAGCAGATCCATATGTGTTGTCGAAAGAACTATTTGTAAAAGGTTTAAAAAATCAAGTATTGGAAATTTCTTCCTATACCTACAATCCTATAGAGCATAATCTAAAGTTTACTTTACACCATAAATTTATACAGAATCAAATTTGTACAGATGAAATCGATATAACTACTTATGAAGTAGAAAATATATTTGAGCATGATTTTGAAATTATTGAGGTTTAAGAATGATTCTATCAAAAGAAGTAAGGCAGAAGATAACTGCAGAGTTTGAAAGCTTTAAAAAAGAAATGTATGCAGGAAGAACTCAGGAAGAAAGAGATAAGCTTGGACAGTTCTTTACCCCAGCAGCCCTGAGTATCCAGATGATAGAAAGATTCGAAGTCGATTCTTTAGCAGGTCAGAAGATACTTGATCCTACTGCGGGTTCAGGAAACTTGCTGGCAGCATGTTTAATTGCTGGGGCAGACTCTAATAAAGTATTCGGTAATGAGCTAGACAAAACTATGCTGAATGCTTGCCGAAGAAGATTAAACAAGATCTGTAGAGAACTTGGGAAACCTGAGATTCCTTATCATCACTTGCATCAAGGAGATGCTACCGATCCAAGATGTCTTACTGTATTTAGTTCGGCTTATGATTGGAAGAAGCCTGAGCCCGGTGATTTATTTAGTTCATTTTTCTAAGGAGATAAAGTAGATGCTTAAACTTATATATGATCTTAAAGTAGGATACAGAGAGTGTTATCTTACTGTACTTAATGAAGAGTTCGATGTGTCCGCGGTATTCCAGCAGGAGCGTGACTCCCTAGTAGAAGAAGGTTTTCTTGTCGATGAACCTGATGAAGTAGAACTCTACACTCAGTATAAAGATAGTATCCCGGAGCTTCTTGAATTCTTAGAAGATAGTGGTGATCTTGACGGAGAACGTGAAGCAAGTATTCTACACTACACTAAGACTTTCTTTAGTTCAGTAGCAGAGCCCGGAACATGCTGCGGTATCTGGGAACCTAGTAACTGGAGACTGGTATATGACCCAGATACAAGGTCTTCTATCCGGTATCTTAATGCCCTGTCTGCGAAAGAAGTATGTGATCTTCTTAAGCTTACTAAGCAGCAGCTTCACTACTACGTAAAGACAGGACAGATTAAGAAGGAGTTTAATCCTGAGAAATCAAAGCAGTTTAAATATAATAGAACAGATGTCTATGTTCTTCAGAAGAAGCTTGAGAAGAAATACGACAGATACAATAGGTAACACTTGCAAACCCGGTCGATTAACGTTGGCCGGGTTTTTAATTTGCTAAATTATGTAGTTAAATAAATTATTCGAGAGGTTTATAACATGAATGAATTTACTAGATCTAGACTCGTAGATCTTTTCTGGGAGGGTCTTACGAACTGGGATTGGGAATCTTGGCAGTCAGCTGGAGCAGAAGACAAAGAGACTATAGTAACTGATGCTATAATAGAACTTGGAATCGATATAGACATTAATGATGCTTATGATCTTTTCTGGGAATGGGCAGATGGACTTGATGAGAACGCTTTCGGATCTGAGTACTCGGAAAGTCTACAGGAAGAAACAATACTAGAAAGCTCCTTAACTGCAGAAGAAAAGGTTGATGCTTGGCATAATGGTACTAGAAGAGAAAACTATAAAGCAGCAGGTGAAGCTAAGCTAAATACTTACTTAGAGATCGCGAAGAGTAAGGGTTATGATGAGATAGTTGAGATCATAGAGGGAGAACTTAGTAGGCGAGGGATCACAGCGACAGCTTCAGCGCCAGTAAGTTCTACTACTTCTACAACTCCAGTAGCAGACACTGCACCTGATCTAACTACCTCTGTTTCTGATACTACAGAAGAACCGGTATCATCAGAGGCTCCGGTAGAAGACACGACACCGGCGGTTACTTTAAGTGATAAAGATTTAGATGCTCTCTTAGGTATGGCAATACAGAGGTTTGGTACTGGTGTACTTTCTGCTTATTCTGTATGGAAGAGTGCTGGCGGTTTTATTGGAAGCTATTCTCTAACTTGGAGAAACAATAATGGTAATCCTATTAAGTCGGATAGAGCAATAGATAAAGTAATGGATCTAGCGTATGATCATAATAAGCTTATTGTATTAGTAGATTACTTCCGCGGTGGCTCACATAACATAGATAGATACTACTCTATAGATGTACCTTCTTCTACTACTTACATAGTTGACCGCGGTACGATTTATAAGCAAGCCCGCGAAGCTTATTCTTACTATGACTCTGAGCTTAACTGGAACTTCTACACACTAATAAAGAACAAAGTTAATCAGAAGAAAGTAAAGATATTCCTTTTAGAGAAGGTTCCGGCGCTTACTCCTGAACAAGCTGAAGAAATTACGACTAAGTTTTTTGAAAGATAAATACTGTATTATAAGGTAATCTATTAACGTAGGTTACCTTTTCTATTTGTGAATAAATTGTTAACAATTAAGAAAAAGGGTTTACAAAATAAACTTTTTGTGGTATAATATAAATGTAAAAAGAAATACATAAGGAGTACCTTCAGATGGAAAATTTTAATGGTATCGCTCGAACAGTAGGGGAGCTTAAGGAAATGCTTAGCCAACTTCCTGATGATGCCTCGCTTGAGTTAAAGCATATCTTCGTAGATACTTATGTGGAAGTAAGTTATGCTCACGAAACCAATACAGTAACCCTGAGATAAGGAGAGAGAGAGCTATGATTAAGATTATTAAAGAAAGAACATTGGAAACTATTCCTGAATATCATATCGAGTATACTTATAAGGATGACCCCGAAGCCGGCTTCTGGTTTCCTGCTACTCCTTCTGGAGAACCTGACTTCGAGAACATGGGACCTGAGATGAGAGCTAACTACGATCGTTGTCAGTCAGATGATAGACTCAATGAACCGGAGTTTAAGGTCTATAAGCATACTTACTCGAACCCTGCAGTAGGAAAGTGTATCTGTGGTAGAGAGGTTGTTCTTGATACTGGATACGAAGGTGCAGTAAGCTGTGAGTGTGGAAAGTGGTATAACCTCTTCGGTCAGGAACTTAGAGACCCTAAGTATTGGGAGGAAGATGATGAATAATGATTGGGTATACGAAGCTATCGCTCGTCAGAAGAAATATAATGCTGGTTACGAAGACGGCTATAGAGCAGGTAAGTGGGTAGCTGCTGCGCTAATCTTTGAAGATATAGATAAGCTACATCTTCATGTATCTAACGAGTATGAAGCGAGAGCTTATGAAGAACTTAAAAAGAAATACGGAGTAGAGTAATTATGGATAAAACTCTTAATCAGAGAATATATGAAACCCCTGCAGATGTTAAGAAAGCTATTCATGACTTTGGATATGAAGAAGGAAAGAAGGCTGCAGCAGAACAAATATTAGCAGACATCTGCAGAATAGGTGGATGTTCCAGAGGAGTGATCTTAAACCCCTGGGACATTACAGAACTTAAAGAGAAGTATGGAGTAAAGTAATGAAGATTAAATTTAAGACTTTCGAGTCATATGAAAATACAATCGAACGATCCAAGAGTTGTTCTGCCACAGAGTATCTTAATGAGTGGCTAGAAGAAAACCCTAACGTAGAAATCATTAACTGGGATACCTGTGCTACTAACTCAGACGGAGTTTATATTACTATTCAGTACTATGAAAGCTGAGGTTTGTTATGGATACTAAGCAGATGTTAAAAGACGGCTTTGTAAAGAAGCAAGTAGTTATCTTAATAGATAAAGATACATACTCTGGTAAGGAACACTTCGTAGTAGTTGATACCCCAGAGCATGCGAAAGAATATAAGACTTGGGAAACTATGCGACTTGCTACTATGTATGTAAAGGAGAACTAAAGATGAAACCTTTTGAATTTATGTACGGAGATACTTGGTACAAGTATGAGGACGGATACATCTACAGACAGAACATCTATGGAAACTACGAACAGATGATTCCAGTAGTAAGGGAACTTAATCAGACTCTAGATAACTTCTCGCTGCCGGATAAGCAGAATATCATGTGTGCTATAGTTCATGGTCATACCTATGGTAAACTCGCTGGGGCTGCTAATAAAATAAAAGAAATCAAGAGAGTACTTGATATAGATTAAGGAGGAAGATATGTTTGATAGAAACGTAACTATGTCTTTCGAGATCGATAAAAGAACTCTGACTCATATCAAAGATATATCTCACTATAATCATAACTATTATCACATTGAGCTCAGCAGCTATGGAGATTATATTCTGTCTGAGAAGTGTGATATCATCTATGAGGAATGTACTGATGATGATTCCGGTGCTTACTATTCTCTCGGCTGGTTTGAGGGCTCTAAGTTCATAGCAGCTTGGACTTGGTATGAGAACGAATGTCTGGATCTGGATATTGAAATTGAGAACTTTAGAAAGGTAGATTAAATATGATCTATAATGAAGAATATATAACAACAGCCTGTAGAGTAGAGGAGCTTATTGCTGTATTGACTTCTAAGGTGCCGCCACTTGCTACAGTAGATGTTGCGGCCTATGAACATAAGGCAGATGTAGAAGTCTGGTACGATAAGGATACTAATACGGTTATATTAAAGTAAGAGGAGTATACCTGATGAAGAACTGCGTAATCATACACGTAATAGAAACTGACTTCCAAGGTCGTAGAGTCCAGCTTGGAGCTTCACTCAGTAAGGAAGCTGCAGAAAGAAAGTGTGAAGAGCTTAAGGCTAGTAATAGATATCAGCACTTTGAAGTTAGTGAGTATGCTATTACCGAGGAGTATGAATACTTCGATTGGATTTAAGGAGATCTATCATGAGCTACTGGACTAATAAACTTACAGAGCAAGACTCCCTGATCGGCCGACCCTGTTGGTATCAAAAGCCTTACAACACGGATATAGTATTCGGACTCATTAAGGAAGTACAGGTTAGACAGAACTCTAAGGGTAAAGAAGCTATAGCTACTCTTGACAATGGTACTACAGCAGTACTACATACCTATGGTTGCCCGGACTTTATCGGTAGAGCAGTATGGGGTTTCTTAACCAGAACAGAGTGTGAAGAATACTGGGATATGTAAAAGGAGAATATATATGATTACACCTACTACTGAACTTCTTAAGGAAGCTATCGAAGATGCTGATGAACTAATAGAGTATGTACTATCTTCTTCCGGGGATCCTAATCTACCTATGTGGTTAGAGGATCTAAAGCGAAAGATTCATACTGCTTACCGTAGACTTACCAGTCCTGTAAAGCAACAGGAGGAACGATGAACTACTATCATGGAACATCTATACCTGGGTTGAAAGTAATTCTGCCGCCTATTGAAACCAGAGTACTTAGAGAAGACTTTAGAAAGAAGTTCATGGACTGCGTATTCGTTACTCCCTCTCGACTGTCGGCTGCTAATTATGCCAAGAAGTGTGCTGACAAGTTTGGTGGTCAACCTATAGTATATGAAGTCAGACCAGTTAATCCTACAGAAATAAATAGATCCCAGTATGTCTGTGACAGGGCCTTTGTACTAGACAGCCATGAATTAAAATAAAGTTTAAAGAGCTAACTCTTATTTCCAGGGTTGGCTATTTTTTATTGCTAAATTATCTAGACACAAAACTATGAGAGGTATTACATATGAACGATATTTTTGAACAATGCGCAATAGATGGAGAGCTTACTCCAGAATTGATTAAGTGTAAGCAAGAGCTTGATCAGAGTATGGAAGCAGAGCTTAGCAAGATAGAAGCAGATAAAGGCAATAAGTGGTTGCCCAAAGAAAAGCATTATGCAGAAATAAGACAGAAGTATGAGGATGCTTGGGAGCAGACACTTACTGATGCTGGTTATGTAGTAAGACCTGTCTTTGAGTCTATTGAGAAGCCTACCTTCGAGGACTGGTATGAAGAACTTAATAGAATAAATGAATGGGTAGCTGTAAAAGGAAATAAAGTAAGTGCTGGCTATAGTACTTCGACTGCATCTACTACATCCTCCGCCACTACTAAGAGCAGTACAAAGAAAAGACCCAAAGTAAAAACAATGTTTGGTGTTGTAGAAAGCTGGGAAGATGAATTTGTTAAGTTAGATAGTCATTTAAGAACAGTGAATCCTTTGCCTGCTCAGGACCATGATAGAAAAATTACTCCTACTTTGCTAAGGACTTATTGGGTCGATAAGCAGGGCCTGGAGCGTAGACTGGAAGTAACTACAACAGAAATGAGAAACTTTAAATCCTATGAAAAATGGGATTATGTTCTTTCTGTAGAGGATAATGGCGAGAAGATTATTTCAAGGGGTTACATAAAAGATTATGAAGCACTACTTGATATTCTTCTTAAGACCGGCGATATTACAGATAAATCAAAGTGTATATAATTTTTAATAAGGAGTATATAAATATGAAGTTACATGAAGAGTTTAAACTATACGAAGACATGTGGGAAGACGAAGTTCCTGCTACTGAAGATTCTGTAGCTGAGGTAGCTGCTGAGGAAGCTTCAGAACCTGTCACAAGAACCTTCGGTAGAAAGGCTTATGACCTTACTAACAGGGATGAGCTATATGCTTGGGTCAAAGCTAATACCGACTTCCAGGCAAATAGGCGTCCAGTTAGGTATAGAAATGCAGATGGTACTATTACTTCAGATTGGATTAGACTTCGTTCTCGTATAGCAAAAAATTTACTTGCGTCGCTTGAAGCTGAGGGTATAACTAATCCCACAGTTCTAGATAACCTACAAAGAATCGCTACTGGTAATTTTAGTAAGTTTACAAAAGTATTTGCTAAAGACGAGTTAAATACGCTCTTCTCAGAATTTACGAGTAAGTTGTCTGCGCGTTTTGATGCTAAAGAAATGCGAATAGTTAATAGAGACCTAGATGCTCTTAAACAGAAGCTGCTTGATATGAAGACCACAATCTAATAAAGACTATAAGATTCTTAGTTTAACTACTGGGAATCTTTTTCTTTTTATTTGATTAAATTTCCTTAGAAAAGATCGTATTATATATTATAGAAATTTACGGAGGATATATTATGAAGTATACTTTTCTTGCTGTATATACTGAGTTGACTAATAGTGATGATACCTTGCGACTTGCTCAGGACCTTGTACTCGAAGAGTGGAGAGCACACCTTGAACATAAGAAAGTTCCCTTTATTCCTGAGGCGAAAGTAAGTTTTAAGACTTATAACTTCCTGAAGTACCCTTATCAGGAGCTTCTGAGGAACTGGGTATGGAAGCATTTTACTAATAGCTTCGGAGACCTTTGTTTCTTCGGTAATGTCTATAGTGATGTAGATGAACTTATTGCAGACCTCGATGTAGAGAAGAAGCTTATAGAACTTACTGTGGAAGTAGAAGAATGACAAGAAAGAAAGCAGTAGAGATTTCTCTATTATTAAATAGAATAGAATGTTATGAAGCTCTTATAGATGAACTTAAGAGTTTACGTACAACAGAAGAAATAGTACAGACTTCTGGAATTAATATAGAAGATGAATTGGTTGCTGTCGTGCAGCCTAAGATTGATGCACTACTTAAAGAACTGGAGGAGATGTAATGAAGAAAGAAATTTTAGAGAGAGCAAAAGAACTTGAAGATCAGATAGGCGACTACCAGTTAATCTCTTATATAATGTCTTATCCTTATCAGCGATATAAGCTCTTTAAAAAGAAACCCTGTATCCAGCATGAAGGTAGTACTTCTACCGGTATTGTTATAACTGACCGGGAGCTTGCAAAGCTTATTGAGACCTACTGTAGAGAAAAGGTTAAGACCTTAAAGCAAGAGCTGGAGGAGCTTTGATATGACGCTAGAGCAGAAGATACAGAGAGCTGATAAGGTACTTGCTTACTATCCTGGCCCCTATGAAACTAAGTGGGCTATCATGGAATACTGGGGCCAGAAAGGAAAGCCTCTTAAGGTAGCGAGTTATTATATATACGGAGAAGAGCTTAAGACTGGAGATCCCTTGTATTGCTGGCACTGGCAACCTTCCTTTAATTCTACTATTATAGAAGATGGTTTTAATACAGAGGAAGAAGCTAAAACAAGAATGAAAGAATTGAGAGCAGAAAGGAAGCAGAAATGTTAGTTACTGTAATAATACTTACTTGGCTTCTGATTAATACCTTAGCCACCTTGATTATCATTTGTATCGATGAAGGCACTCCAGTAAGAGCAAGTGACTGGGTTGGTGTTGGCCTAAGCTGTGTTCTTAGTCCTCTGACTATACTATTTATTATCCAGCCTATTACTACTTGGATTACTAGACTTAAAAGAAAGAGGAGAAAGAAATAATGAAACCAATAATTAAATGGACGGGAGGCAAAACCCAGCTACTTCAAAAGATTAAAGAACTTATGCCTTCTTCATATAATAAATACTTTGAGCCTTTCTTAGGAGGCGGAGCAGTACTACTTGATCTATGTCCAGAAGAAGCAGTAGTTAATGATATTAATCCTGAGCTTATTAATATGTATCTTCAGGTTAGAGATAATGTAGAAGAAGTTATTGAAGATTTGTCTATACTGGATTCTTGGTACGAAAACAGTGATGACCCAAAAGGCTATTATTACCGTGTCAGAGATAATTATAATTCAAATCTAGGTAATGATATTCCTATACAGGCAGCGAGATTTATCTACTTGAATAAGCACTGTTTCAACGGTCTTTATAGAGTTAATAGTAAGGGAGAGTTTAACGTTCCTTTTAATGGCAAACTTACTGGACAATCGTTTCACGCGGAACACCTTAGAGAGGTATCGAAGCAGATTCAGAATGTAAGGTTTCTTTGCGGTGACTTTGAACAATCTGATAAAAGTATAGCCCCGAAAGATTTTATTTTTATTGACAGCCCTTACGCTCCCTTAACCCCTACTTCTTTTGTCGATTATACTAAAGAAGGTTTTGCCTACGAGGATCATGTAAGGCTTTCTGACTTCTACAAGGAGCTTTCTGACTACGGAGTTTACTGTATGCTCACTAACCATGATACTGAGCTCATCAGAGATCTATATAGAGGCTTTAACTTTACTGAAGTAGACGTTCGCCGGAGTATTAATAGAAATGGTGATAATAGAAAAGGCAAAGAAGTTATTATAACTAACTTTTAAGGAGTAGTATATGAGAGTTACTATAAAATATGCGTATCCGGAAAAAGGTACTCGGAATGGCAGAATCTACTCTCAAGAGGTTCTTGAGAAAGCTTTTAATGAGCCTGCTTTTAAAGAGCTTTGCTTAGCTAAAACCTTGCCTATAAAGGATGAGGCTGACGAACTTATCGGGGTGGGAACTGCCCGCCTTGAAGATGGTAGAGTAGTTACTATAGATGCTGAAGTATTTTCGCCAGCACACATTAAAGCAATAAAAGTCGCAGAACGTAATTTTGGATTTACTTTAGCTGGGTATGGAAATGTAGTTCATAATAATGGAGTTAATGTTGTTACTGACTTTACTATTGAATCCGCCCTGCTTTGTGAACATTCAGCTGTAGACTGTTCTATGGAACTATATCAGGAAGATTAAATTAATAATATTACTAAGGAGATAGTTAAATATGGGTTGGTTTGATGCATCAGCTACTTATAGAAGTGGCAAGACACCAAAGTATAAGGTAGGAGATAAGGTATATAAACTACTTGTTATTCTGCCAGAGTTTAATAAAAGAAAGCTACAGAAGTTTTGTGTTCCTTGTGAGGTTACAGGAGTATCCACAAAGAAGAGCGGATTTATCTTTAAGGAATTTACTTATATTGTTAAGATGGCAAAGACAGGTGAAGTAGTAGAAAACGTTTATGAGTCAGAGCTTTATACTGAATATCAGAATGTGCCGGAAACTAAGAATCCGGATATTACTTTTAAAGAAGCAGTAGAAGAAGCACTAGAACAAATGACAGAGGATTCATTATAAGGAGGTATAGTATGACCAGAGGCGAAGAAGCTATTATTAAAGGATTTTTGATGGGTGCTTATAAAGCAGTCCAAGATGCCCAAGACGCTGAGAAACTTGCTCGTGCTGAAAGTGCTTATGATATTATCAGGAGACTTGCTACGCAGCTTAAAGTAGAAAATCCTTGTGAAAAGTAAATTATAAATCTTAAGAGATAGCTTAATTTTAAGCTATCTCTTATTGTATTATATTATAAAGAAGATTTATTGGAGGATACTTTAAATGAACATGTATGAAGAACTTAAAGCCTGGGCAGATAAGTGGGGAGTTAAGTATACCGAGTATCCTGCAAATGAGAAATGGGTATTTAATATGCTCTATTTTGATAGTATGGATTATCAAGAACCTGCTTTTGAATATGACCCTAAAACTGGCGAATACAGATGGCGTGGAGGAGATTGATTAGTGAAAGCTAACGTTTGGAGAATTACTGGATACCGAGGTAGAAATGACTACGATGGCCCGGCAGATGATAATACTAAGTTAGATATTATATTTGATAGCCGGCTCAAGAAAGAAGATGTTGAGGATATATTGTTTTACTACTGGGGTAAGAAATATCGCAGTGTTGCTATTAAAGCAGAGTTGCTTGAGGAGATAGAGTATGGAAAAGTACTATAGAGTAAATGACGTTAATGAGATACTTAATAAGCTCGCCAAAGAGCCTGCTTATCAGCATGACGGAGAAGATTTTTATGCTGGAGTTTATACTGTCGAGGACGTGCTTGCAGACCTAGAGGAAATAGAAGCAGATATAGATGAGCTTAAGAAAGAAGTCGCTGACCTGAATAACCGTCGTCACTTGATCTGGGCTATCGGAGTAGACTATGACGGATGTAATACAGTAGAGAGTTTAAAGGAACTTATTGATGAACTTGTTTCTTATACTCAGCTGCCGCGGGAGCAGGTTCCTGATATTACTTCCAGAACTGGTAAGTGGATCAGAGTGGATAATCATCGTTGGAAGTGCACAGCATGTGGCAAGGAAACAGATCTTCCGCATTATGACGGAGCTTACTATTGTTTTAATTGTGGTGCAAAGATGAAGGAGGAGAATAGCTAATGAAAGTATATGTAGTTATGGAAGAGGTTACGATCGCCGGGCAAGAGTGTGAAAGAGTGATGGGAGTTTTTTCTTCTAATGAAAAGGCTAGCAGGGCTGCTAAAGAATACGAGCAGTGCGTTAATGATTCTTGTTGGGCTTATAAATATTACTGGATTGAGCGTGAGGTAGATAAAGTATGGGAGGAATAACTGTTATTAATACTGAGCCTTATAAGTTTCAGCCAGTTCCGGAAGTAGGAAAGGAATATCATATCTTTGACGACGGTAAGTTGAGTATGAGCAGACATTATACTGCAACAATACAGAAGCTTATTTACCCAGAGGAAGCTTACGAGATTACTGATTTGTATAAAGCTTGGGAAGAGCAAGTAAGAGAGTGTTATTGGTTATTTGCTCAGGACACTGATTATTTTATTATGGCAAAATCTAATTTTGATTCAGAACCTTTGTACTTTGTAAGAACAGTAGACGGTGGTTGGTTCTCGATAGATTATCCTAATGTTTGGATGGGAGCCCGACTTGATATAGACGGAAGCTTATATAATAAGATGATGAAAGATTATGCTTAAGGAGAATAACCAATGAGAAAGTATGATTACGACCAGTTGATTAAAGAAGGTTATAAAATTGAAAATGCCGTTATTAAAGATGTAGATTTGAGTATGGCAGACCACGGATGCCTTACTCTTGCTATGACTCTCGACGGTGGCGGATGGAGCGTTGTTTATGGTGGCTATTGTCTCGGCAAAGGTTATCTTGGAGCCGATGATGATTTCTTTAGTGGTAGTGCTGCGGGTATGGAATACTTGACAAGAATCATGGATATCGTTGGTGTAGAAAGATTTCAGAACCTAAAGGGCAAGTATGTTCGTGTTGCTACCAAAGGCTGGGGAGGCTCTGTTAAGATTATTGGTAACATTATTAAAGACCAGTGGTTTGACGCAGAAACCTTTTTCTCTGATAAAAAGGAGCATTGATGTTGAAGAATAAAATACCTTTTGAAGAGCTTCCTGTAGAAGAACAGTTCAAAAAAGTATTCGGGAACTACGAAAGAACTATTCAGGAAAGAGTTCTTTACGATGTACTGACTGAATTCTATTTTGCTGACTGGACCAGGAAGTGTGACTATGAGAAAATGACTTCAGAAGAAGTTGTTGAGGCAGCTATGACTGTTTGTAAGAAACTAGAAGAGAAATATAATTATTCTTTAGATGATGACTTCTTTAGCAGAGGCGTATCTAATGATATAGATTGGTGAGGACAAAATAATGGATGATATTATTATGCCAGATGGCGATTATACTATTAGAATTCCTAAGAGAGTGGCAACAATAAAACTCTGTGGTGGCGCTATGACATTTTATATAGATGACACTATGCAGTGGCAGAGGCCAACAGACGAGCAAATATATAACCTTAAAAATTTGTTTTGCATTGAGGTTATTCCGGAGGACGATAATGAAATTTAAAGATATTGAGACAACACCGGAAGAAGTTGCGCAATTTCTTAAAGATGTTGGTTTTGAAGGTTTTGATCCCAACGAGATTGAGGTTAGTGATTGTCCAACTCTAGAAGATCAAATGAAAGCCATTGAGGAGAGATTTGTAATGCTAGACGATCTTTATGAAATTGCTATTGAGCTTGATTCACGTGAAACATCTAATAATTGCGTAGTAGACCGTCTTCAGTCTTTTGGTTGGGACGAGCTCTGCGATAAAGGCATAGAGATACTAGAAAAACTTAAGAAGATATAAAGGAAGGTAATTTATGAATAAACCTATTGTTGTTAATTTGACCGGAGCACCGGGAGCTGGTAAGAGCACTGGTGCAGCAAAAATTTTTAGTGAGCTTAAGCTACTTGGTATTAACTGTGAGCTTGTCGGCGAGTTTGCAAAGGATAAGACTTGGGAGCATAATATTACTGCCCTAAATTGTCAGGAGTATATCTTTGGTAAGCAGTCCTACAGACTTGCTAGATGTAGAAATGAAGTAGATGTTATTGTTACAGACAGTCCGCTTCCGCTTACTATTATTTATACTAAAGATGAAAAGATTAAAGAACCACTTACTGCGTTGGCTATGGCTGTATATAATTCTTATGATAATATTAACTTCTTTATAAATAGAGTTAAGCCTTATAATCCTAAGGGTCGTAATCAGACGGCCGAAGAAAGTGATGCTCTGAGCACAGAAATTAAGGAACTGTATCAGAGATTAAATATTCCGTATACTGAAATCACTGGCGATGAGGAAGGCTATCAGAAAGCTATTGCTAAAGTAGTGACTAAACTTAATACTATAAATAATTAAAAATAAATTAACAGCTATTTCTTTTACAGAAGTAGCTGTTTTTCTATATCTGATATTGTATTATATAATAAGAAAACTTATTTTGAGGTGCTAAGATATGTCAAAGCTTAAGATTAAAACTCATACTACTTATACTTATGAAACTACTGACGGCAGAGAATTCGAAGACCAGTCTGAGGCTCAGGAGTGGCAGGACCATTTAGAAAATATTACTGGCACCGTAATGCTTGATCATAATTTTTGTAATACTACCAGAGTAGACGAAGCTATGTATGTACATGTTAAAACTGAGGCTCAGCTCAAAGCTTTTGAAGCTATCAATTCTTATGAAGGCATGTGTGCGAAGATTGATGCTCTCGGCTACTGGTACTATGATGAGCGCACAGATAATTATGTAAGCGTAAATAAGGAAATGTATAGGCTTCAGAGCATTATTGAAACTCTTGATGTTCTTGGAAAGTGAGGATACGATGTTTAATACTGAACTTGGCTTGTTTTGCTATATGCACGATAACTGGGAAGAGCTTTTGACTCAAGAGCCTTATTATCTTAAGATAAAGGAAGACGGCCCTTATGTAATTTTTAACTATGACCAGCTCAGATCAGATTTTTCTAATCATATTGTTCAGGAAGCTAGAGGCATTATCTTTAAAAGAGATGATTGGACTCATCCTGTTTGTTGGCCGTTTATGAAGTTTTTTAATGCAGGAGAGCCAAACGCAGCAGAGATTGATTGGTCTACCGCTTTCGTATCTGAGAAGGTCGACGGCTCTCTAATTAAGGTATGGTGGGATGGTTCTTGGAAGATCTCTACTAATGGAACTATTGATGCTTATAAGGCAGAGATTGGTGACGCTAGAATGCCTGACTTCGGAACTTACTTTACTGAAACTATTCATACATACTATACTACCTGCAGTAGTTTTCTTTGTGAGCTTGACTCGGACCTTACCTATATGTTTGAGTTGGTAGGCCCTTATAACAGAGTAGTTATTCCTTACGAAGAGCCTGATATCTATTTCCTTGGAGCTCGTAATAAGTATACCGGAGAAGAGCTTAACTGTTCTCCTTTGGCTGCTGGTGCTCTTGGTATGGGAAGATTTAAGTTGCCTAAGCAGTACCCTTTTAATACTTTGGAGCATTGTATTAAGGTTACTGAGAATTTCCCTTGGGACGCAGAAGGCGTTGTAGCCTGTGATGCTAATTTTAACCGTGTTAAGATAAAGTCGCCTGCTTATGTTATGGCGCACTTCGCCCGGAATAATAATGTGATCAATAGAAAGCATCTTATCAACGTAATCCTTACTAATGAGGTAGAAGAGTTTCTTTGTTATGCCGCCGACTACAAGGAAGAGCTCGAGAAGGTACAGAATCTTATGAAGGCTTACTATAAGGTAGGCGATCAGATTGCTAAGTCCTGTCAGCGACTCTATGATATTCCTAAAAAGACTTATGCTTACTGGGTACAGACTCTTCCTAAGATTTATCAGGACCTTGCTTTCAGAAATTATAATAACATTATGTCTACTAAGGATTATACCGCCGGCTGGAATGAGAATAAGTGGGACCAGTATCTTGATGAGTTTGAAAAGCTTAAGGAGGTTTTGTTTGATGGCAAAAATTGAATATTATAAAGAAAGTAAGGAAACGGTAGACCTGCCTAATTGTTTCTGCGGTGAAGAGCCTGAGCTTATAGAGGATTATGATGACGTTGGCGACTACAGATACCATCACGTTAGAATACAGTGTCCTTATTGCGGAGCCCATACAGACAGTCGAGGCTGGAATACTTTTAATCCTTATCATGTAGCTGTTGAGAAAGCTATTGAAGATTGGATTAAGATGATTAGGAGAGAAAAGTAATGACTGGTGTAGAAATTTTAAATGAAATTCAAGTAGTAACAGAATCCAGTTTTGGTTGGACTGCTTTCTGGATTACATTTAGCATAATCTTTGGTATTTTTATAATTATTGGTATAATTCTATCAATAACTGAAGGCCCCGATTTAATAGGCTGGATAGCTCTAGTAGGTTTCGGAATATTTATAAGTCTACTTTTTGGATTTCTATTTGGAGTATATTGTGAAACGCCTGCTAAATATGAAACACATTATCAAGTTATTATAGATGACTCAGTATCAATGAATGATTTTCTAAATAAATATGAAATTATTAATACTGAAGGAAAAATTCTTACTGTAAGGGAGCGAGATTAAATGAGAGGATCTATTGGAGTACACGCTGCACATTGTTGTAAGTGGCATGGTTGTAAGTACGGCGACCCGGATTGTCCTGTAGCTAACGGAGAAGTTGAACAGGAATATCTTTGTGAGGATTGCAGTACTGTTTTAGAGGAAGAAGAGTACTATAAGAGAATGGCTCGTGAGATAGACGATATTAAAGAATGGTGGGAGGTGAAAAAGAAAAATGGCAAATAAGAGATTTACTATTGATTGTGAGATGCCTGAAAGATGGGTAAATGATTTCTGTTCTTTCTTGAGACAACTTGAACGTAATGGTAATATAGGTCATTCTTCGCTTATTGGTTTTTATGCTGATGGCGATGGAGACTTTAGACCTAAGTTCAGTATTAATGTAGATTATACAGAGACCGAGGGTAGAGAGACTTCTTGGTTTCCTGAAGTAATGTTTGATGCGGGGTAAACTTATGAGTAAAAATTATATGTATGTTTCACCAAATCCAGTAGAAAATTTGTTTCATAACATCCTTTATCACGCCGAAAATTTTGAGATGAGAACAGGTTATAAGCCGACTATCTTTATCACACCGGATTTGTTTAATTCTTTGGCAGTTAATTATAAATATGATCTAAGATTTACTGTCGCAAAAGATGAGCCCGATACTTTTTGCGGTTATCCTATTGAACAAATAAGAAGTAATAAGAGCAGTGTTTCTATTGGGTATAAAATTTTAGATGAAGAGCCAGCTGAAAGGGAAAGATAAGTGGATAAGTATATAAAAGCTAATGAACTAGTCGATAGAGTTATCGAGAGCATGAATTATAATCCGCATAATAATCCTCTGCAGAGTCAGAATCACATAGCTGAACACAGACATTTCATACATATGATTGATTCTATAAAGGCAGAAGATGTTATTCTTGCGAGGTACGGAACTTGGAGTCCTGAACCAGATGAAGAAATGCCAGACCCTATGTTTAAGCACGTAGTCTGTTCAGCGTGTAAAGGAAAAGCAAATACTACATATAAGTTTTGTCCTTGTTGTGGGGCAAAGATGAATTAAAAAATAAATGTGAATGATTTATTAACAAATTATTCACATTTTTTATTTATACGGTCGATCCTAATATTGTATTATATAATAATGAAATTTATTTTGGAGGACTTTATGAGCGAGCGCAAAAGATATAAGAAGACCTGCCCGTTTTGTGGAGCAGAATGTGAGAACTTTGAGGGCTCAAACTTATTCTGTAATTGCAATGCCAAATACTACTACTTTGATAAGGTCTGGCTTGATAGAAATACCGGTAAAGAAGTATGGGATAAGGAGACCGAGAAATGAAATGGAATGTAAGTGTAAGCATAATGCTTACTATGGATTATGATGACATTGAGGCCGACACTGAAGAGGAAGCTAAGGATATTGCTAAAGAAAAAGCCGATGAGGATCTTTGGTTTGACAATGCTACCTTTGACGGCTTTACCAGTTGCATTGCCTGGTCGGACGAGGAGGCAGATGAATGAGCTGTAAGTGGTGTAAGTTTTGTAAATATGGATATCCTCACTTTGAAAAAGGAAAATGTGTAGTTTACTGTAATTTATCAGTTCTTAGCTACCCGGTGCAGAAAGACCCGTTTGATACCTGTAAAGACTTTGAAAGTGAGGAAGAGAATAATGAAGATACTGAACTTACTTAAGAAACGAGCTAATTTTTCTATGATAAAAAAGTGCCCTTTTTGCGGCGGCATACCTAAGTTATCACGATGTGGTGACCAAAGAGACCTTTGGTATGTTCGATGTACGGAATGCTGTGAAACACCTATTGACTGGGGTGAAGCAAAAGTAAACCCTGATAGTGCTGTAAAGATTTATAATAAAAGAGCAGAATACGCTGAGCACCTTATAAGAATATATAATCGAGTTAAGGAGAAGAAAAATGAAATACAGTAAAGATGATATTATTGAGGCACTTAGGTGCTGCAGTCTTAACGGACGTAATTCCTGTGAAACTTGTCCGCTTAAAGAGGAGTGCGAAGAAAGCCCGCTCGAAAGTGTTATTGCTAAATATACTCTTGATGTAGTTAACGACATCGTACATAAAAATAAAAAGCTTACTGAAGAGCGAGATACTTTTAAAGAAGCTTTTTATAATTATCAGAACTGGATAAACAGTATTGGTGCTTATGAGTCTGAGGGTTATGAAAGGTCCGCTGCTAAAGCTGCTGCCGAAATGGATATGTGGCGATGTGTCGCTGCTGAGAAGCAGACCTTACAGGACCAAAATAAAAGACTAATAGCCGACACTGAAGAGCTCTATAAAGAAATGGTTGAACGAATAGCAGAGGAGCGTAAAATTGAGAGAAAGCTTACTCTAAGACGCGTACATGCAAATTTATTAAGATATACTGAAAGTGTTGGTGAGTGCACTACAGATAACCCGTTGGCAGAAACTTACTCAGTAGTCAGAGAAGAAGATATAGACCAAGTAATAAATGAAATGCTGGAGGACTGCGATGGCAAGAAAGGTGCTTAAGAATACGCCTAAGACAAAGAAATATTTAGACAGTCTGCCTAAGGTCTACGGGCTTTTTCTCTGGGCTAAGTGGGGCATGCTTGAGCTACCTTGGTCTGGCAAATATACTAAAGGTGATATTGCAGTTCCTTTAGTTTATCATTACTACGACGCCAATGGAATGTGCGATGAATATCATTTAGTGCCAATTAATAGTTGCTCAAGTGGCGCTTTCTGGGATTGGTATGAGTTTAAAAATAATGCTGAAGAAGTACAGGAAATACTTAACGAAGCCTTAAGCAGAGGAGAAATTGGTTATAGTGAAGGAGAAGATATTTAATGAGATGGCCTTATAAATCTAAAACAGTATACGATCGAATTAAAAGACGATTTGCTCTTTTTCCAGTTGCAATAAAGGATACTTGGGTCTGGCTTGAACACTACTACAGCTTTTCTTGGGAAGATTATGGTGGTCCTAACATAGTACGTTTCTATACCTATGAGTCGGCAAAGGAGTGGGTGAGATCTTGGGAGGAAGATGGTGAATAATTTTGAAAACTTAAAAAAGATGTCTTTAGAGGACTTTGCGGCTTGGCTTGACGAGAATGGTATGTTTGATAACTCGTCTTGGACAAACTGGTTCGCTAAGAAGTATTGTGATAATTGTGAGTCTATTGAATGCCGTTATGTAGAGGCAAAAGAAAAGCTCGGTATTACACCTTTTTATGATGATACTATCGAATGTGCCTATTGTGAGTTAGCCGACGAGTCTGGCATAAAGAGATGCAGATTTTTCCCGGATTTGGATGATATACCAAACAATAGAGAAGTTATTAAAATGTGGCTTGAGGAGGAGGCAGAATAAATGAGTTATTATAGTGAAACTTTTGAGCGACCGGAGATCGGAGAAACTATTTATTTCATCGGCTATGGTATTGTAGAAGCTCTTAAGATTGTAAAGATTACTACAGAAGAAACCGAAGAGCAATTTATTGGATACGTGGATGCTTGCAGATCTGATGGTACTACTGAGAGTATCGGTTTTAATGTTTTCGGCGAGCTTGCTTTTGTATACAAAGAAGAGGCTGAAGTGGCTTTGAGCCAGGTGGAGGTAGAATGAAAAGAAAACAATACTTATATGCCATTTCTTATTGGTGTACGGACAAAGAGGGACGAAGTGGTCAGAGCTGTAGTTTAATTACCCGCCCTACTAAAATTAACACTGTAAATAGCTTCTATGATATGTCTGACTATCTTAGAGAACGTAATCAATTTAAGACTATTGCAATTTGTAATATTATGCTGCTTGGTAAGGTGAAAGTATGAAGATTGACGATTATGTTTCAGGTACAGCTTTTATAAGATTGTATAGAAGTCATTTTAAGTATGAGGAAGACTTTGAAAATATTTTAAGATTTCTTAAGATGTCTGAGAGGAATACTTTTATTGACCTGCCTGTTTATGAGAATGAAGTAAAAGGATCTTTTAGAGATTTTCCCGGAACTCGTCATGCTAAGTGGTCTAGGTATTCTTCTACAATGATGGAATGTAGCGCTTGTAAGAAGCATGTTCCGTATCACAGATATTACTATTATTGTCCGCAGTGCGGTTCAAAGATGGAGTTTGCCGATGAAAACATGTAAAGACTGCAAATATTTTATGGGCATGGGAGACTGGAACCTTTGTTGCTCAAATCCGCCCGCGAGAGCAAAAGATAGCTGGTGTGGCTTCTTGTGCTATGAAGATACGGAAGCTTGTGAAAACTTTAAGGAAAAAGGTCAAGCAGAAAAGTTTACTGAACAGGTACTGGTAGGGAAGCTTCCGTCTATCGATGAAGTTAAAGATTTTGGAATTCAATATGTGGAGCGAGGATAAATAATGACTGAAAATTTTTCACCTGAATTAATAAATGAATGTGCTAAGGACCTTTGCTTTTATGGTGATAAATGCGAATGCAGATGCACGGAAAGAAATTGTGAAACATCGTGGCTGGCTGAGAATCTTCTTAGAGCTGGTTGGGTAAAACCGCCGGCTTATATCGGAATGAAGGTTTGGGTGCCGCATGTCTGGATGTTTAAAGAGGTTATGACCGACCTTAGAGAAGGCCACGTTTCCGGCTTACAGCAGAAGGCAGATAAGTCTTGGAAAATTAGAGTGACTCGGAACGGCTCTGTGGCTGACTATACGGTCGAGGAATTTAACAAATACTGTTTCTTTAATAAAGAGGATGCTGAGAATTATATTGAAGAAAAAGTAAAGGAGTACGCTAATGGCAATTAATGACGGATTTGAAAAGCTTGTAAAGCTTCCTGAGGTTTGTAATGGTACTGACTATGAACTTAGCGAGCTTGCCGCGATTGCTTGGGAAAAGGTAAGTGAGGAGTCTGCTCTCGGAGTTAGTGCTATCACTTATATTGACCCTGATGACACTATCGTCAAGAAGGTCTGGCACGACGGCATGACCGAATATTATTATACTTAAGGAGGTTTATATGACTTTTAAAGAACGAATGACTGAGAAAGCAAATAAGTATGATACTAATGATAAAATAAAAGAACATATCGATAATATAAAAAATAAGATCGAGACGTTTTATCACAAAAGAAGCCTTACAGTAACTTTAATTGATGCTCATACGACTGTGGCTATCGGCGGAGGTAATTCGAATCGTTATGACCTGTTTGTTCCGGGTTGGATTAAGCCTCTGGAATATCAGCAGCTGTTTGTAGATGCCTTTAATGAGATTGGCTTTACAGATAAGGACATGGAGTTTGTCTTTGTGCCGGGTAAATCGTTCGATGAATATAATATTATTTTAAAGTGGTGAAGATATGACTAATAAAAAAAGACTTACTCAGTTAATTTGTGAAAGCTATCAGACAGACGAGTGTATAGCTCATTGTAATTATGGTCCGTGCTGTACTTGCGAGCGTATTACCAATTATTTAGAGGCGAACGGTTGTATAGTATCGCCTTGGAAAATTGGCGATACCGTCTACTATATTACAAAGGACTACAAAATCGATACAGATACCGTAATTAGACTTACTATTACTTCAACAGGGATTAATCCTATATTAAAGCGTCACAATCGAGGTTTTTGGAAACATTATAAAGGACGTTGGTTTAAGACTTTGTTTGAAGCAGAAGATTACTTGGAAGAATTAAAGGAGTGGATAGAAGGCTAATGAGACTCGTTGATGCGGACATGCTTTTAAAACATAAACAATCTTATGAACTTCCAGACCCTAACGGTGGAGATTATCATATAGATGCAATTAATGCCTACTATGTTATTAATGCACCTACAGTAGAAACAGCTGTAGTTCCACCTGTAGACGTGGGCGATAAAGTTTGGTATATCCATGGTGGCTATTATAATTCAGCTCGTCAGGAACCCCGCGAGATAGAGGTTACCGAGATTAATAAAAAGAAGAGTGGTAAAACTATTGACTGGGCGTTTGTTGCTAATAGTACGAGATATAAGTTTTCCAGTATTGGTAAGACAGTATTTCTCACAAAAGAAGATTGTTTGGCAGCGATTAATAACAAAAAAGCTAAAAATTACAAACAGCATATCGTATAATAAAATATAAACAAAATTTTACTAAGGAGAAAACAAATGAATATTTTTGGACTTACTATTACTACTAAGAAAAAGCAGCTTGCACGTATCGCAAAGCACGATGAGGAGGTTCAGGAGCTTAAGAATATGATTATTGAGCTTAATGAAGAGCTTTATGATATGGTAGATGCTTTCCCTTTTTATATGGGTCAGGTCGTTTACGACGTAGCTCTTAAGAACGCGCAGGGTAGATATACTAAGACTAAGCCTTCTCGTGAGCACTGCACCATCACTGAAGTAGAGGTAAACGAGAAGAACTACTTCGGCCTTAAGAAGCGTCTTGAGAACAATGACGTCTTTTATGAGCATGAGGAAGCAGTAGAGTATCTTGATTCGGTTTGCAAAAATGTATAAGCTTTTAGATAATATAATGCTCGTCTGCAGAGATGAATGTCACCGTAAAAGTACAGATGCTCTGCAGGCGTATCTTGTAGACCCTTCTAATAAGAGTCAGCTTAAGTCAGCGAGAACTTGGGCTACTTGGACTGAGTACGGCAATTATGTTAAAACTGAATCAGGTAAGTGGGAGTATGAGTGGACTGAGAAACATGAGCCGCTTGAATATACTTTCGGCAATCAGCATTTTAGACTAGAGCTTCTTGATTGTGCTGGCGGAAGCTCTCAGGGTGGCAAACTCAGTTTCTGGAATTGCATTGTATCAAAAGATGACCAGAGATTTAAGATTGGTATTAATTCTGAGATGCTTCTTGAACTTTTGAAGAATGCGACTTTTGTTAAGGGAGTTTGTCAGGACGACCTGCTTTTCGTGACTGATAACGGAAGAGTCGGTATGTGTGCCGAGGGCTCTCAGGTTCATAGAGACGCTATTAAAGATATGGAAATTAAGGCAGAGTCCAAAAAGAATGCTGTTTCTAAGTTTTCTTTTGGAGACATTATTACAACGCCGACATTAAGAGAAGTATATCTTGGTACAGTTACTCAGTATTATACTTTTGACCCAGGCAATAATGATCAGTATAATTATTCACATATGCATTATCGTGATTGTACAATTACTAAGTTAGCTAAGCCTATTACTTGTCATGTCTTTGATAGTATCTATGGAGCAAAAACTAAGGTATCAGACTTTCTTAATGATTACGGAACTTCCCGCTGGTATTCATATCCTGATTTTAAGAAAACCTGTCCTAAGCGAGCTATTGATGGGAAGCTTGAGTTAGATTGCTCAGAGGAGTATTTTAAAGAAGAGCTAATAAAGAAAATTTATGATTATTCAGCTTTCGAAAAGTATGTTAATACATCATATTTGCGACCAGATGATAGAGTACTATATTACTTCTTAGACAAAGAGACGTTTGGCTTTGGTTTTGAGCCTTTCGAAATTCCTGAGGACATTATGGCTAAGATTAAGGCAGCCGGTATTAGATATATAGAAGAATAAATAATATAAAGGAGATTTAATTATGAACATTAATGAACTTAAGATTGTAAATCGTATTGAACTTCTCAAGTCACGTAAGGCCGAGAATGGAAGAATCATTAAGAAGCAAGAAAGAAAACTTGCAAAAGTTAGAGGCGAGAGATAATGATTAGTACACAACGTTTACGTAAAATACTTGGGTGGCTTGGAGCCTTACTTCCTTTAATAGTACTTTGTTTAGCCCTTATTTTTGGTTATGGCTTCCCGGATTCAATTTCGGCTACTTATTACCTTGACCCTTGTATTACACCGTTTATGATTATCCTTGGCGCTGCTGGCATACTGTTAATTAGCTATATGGGTTATGATAGACAGGATGATATTATTTGTACTATTGCAGGTAGCCTTGCTCTTGGTATTTGTTTATTTCCATGCGCTCTAAATGGTTTAGTCTTGAGATGGCCTGAATTAGCAGAATTAACTCGAGTAGGTACTTTTCAGATTATTCCAGCTGTTAGTGGTATTATACATAATATTTGTGCTATCGGCTTCTTTGCGTTGCTTGCGTATAATTCGATATTTTTATTTACAAAAACCAGCGGTAATATGACTGAGAATAAGAAGAAAAGAAATATTATTTTCTGTATATGCGGAATTGGAATGATTGCTTCCTTTCTTGCTATTATACCGATAAGTATTTTTGAAATTTGGGGTGGCGTTTGGATAGTTGAGGCTATTGCTCTCGCTTTCTTTGGTGTTTCTTGGCTCACTAAAGCAGGTTGTTATCCCTGGTTGTTTGCCGATAAGAAAAATTAAATAAAATAATAAAATAGCTTCCACTGGTATCGTATAATATATCAGTGGAATTTTTATTTATACAAAGGAGAAAAGCTATGGCACTTGATATTGATGAGATCAGAGTTAATTATAATAAGGGAGTATATACTTATAAAGCAGATATTCCTAAAAAAGTAAAGCCTGATCATGTATTTGATGAGGAACTCTCTGTTAAGCGCAATCGTGAGCTCGCACAGGAACATAACGACAATGTTGACAGGCTGTGGCGAGATAAGAATAGAATTCAGAGAGAACTCGATGAACGACTTACTTACGATGTAGTTGTTTATATGATGTCATATTATGATCTCACTGAGCGACAGGCAAAAATTGTTGAGAATTTTGTTTATCAGCACTATCATTCTTCTATGAGTGACTATTTCGGCTATATTGATACTTTTGCTGATTTTGCTTTTATGCTTGTTGAACCAAAGGAGGAAACAAATGACTGACTTTAAAGAGATCCTTAAAACACCTGAGTATGAGTTTTTAAAGACAAATCCTCATCTCGGCAAGAATATTATTCTTCTTGGTCTTGGTGGTTCGCACGCTTATGGAACTAACGTAGAAGGCTCTGATGTTGATATTAGAGGTGTTGCGCTTAATTCTAAGGCTGAAATTCTTGGCGCAGCTAACTTTGAGCAAGTAGTTAACGAAGCTACAGATACTACTGTTTATTCAATTAGAAAGATTGTTAGTTTGCTTTCTTCTTGTAATCCTAATACTATTGAGCTGTTAGGTTTGAAGCCCGAGCATTATCTTTATTTATCGTCGGGCGGTCAGGAGCTACTTGATAATAAGAAACTTTTCCTTTCAAAGAGAGCTAAGTATTCTTTCGGTGGTTATGCTTTCGCACAGCTGAGAAGACTTGATAATAAGGCAGCGCGGACAATCGCGCAGGCAGAAAGAGAGCAGCATATTCTTAATAGTATCACGACAGCTACCTATACTTGGCCTGAGAAATATGGCTGCTTTAAAGACGGTGAAGGAATAAAGCTTTATCTTGATAACTCTGCACAGGATGATATGGATAAAGAAATTTATATGGATATTAACTTGACTCACTATCCACTTCGAGACTATAAGGCAATGTGGTCAGATATGAAGAATATCGTTTCTGACTATGATAAAATTGGACACCGAAATCAGAATGCTATCGAGCGAGGAAAGCTTGGAAAACACATGATGCATCTCGTAAGACTTTACTTGATGTGCATTGATATTCTTGAGAAAGAAGAAATTAACACTTACCGTGAGAAAGACATTCCTTTTCTTATGGATATTCGTAACGGTAAATTCCTAGATGCAGAGTCGCAGCCACTCCCCGAATTCTATGAAATGGTAAGTGACTATGAGAAGCGTCTTGATTATGCTGCTGAAAATACGAGTCTGCCCGAGAAGCCGGACTATAATGCAATTAATGAATTTCTTATGAGTGTTAACGAAAGAGTTGTTAAAGATTTAATTTAAAGGAGAAAAATAAAATGATTGAATACAATAAGATTGATACTCTTTACAAGAGAGATATGGAAGGAACTAAGAAGCTTCTCGAGGGTGAGTTTAGAAATCCTACAGTAGAGTTTCTTAAGGATAATATTTGGACTTTTACCGAGAAGATTGACGGAACCAATATATCCGTTTGTTGGGATGGACATACTATTACATTTAACGGCAGAACAGAAAGAGCTGAGATTCCTACACATCTTCTTAACTACCTTATGGCTACTTTTAAGACAAATGAGGCTGAACAGATTTTTGAGGAGAAGTTTGGTGAGACGCCGGTAATTCTTTTTGGTGAGGGCTATGGTCCTAAGATTCAGAACGGTGGAAACTACAGAGCTGACGTAAGCTTTATTATGTTTGACGTTCTTATTGCAGGCAACTACCAGCCTAGAGAATCCGTAGAAGATATCGCAAAGGCATTTGGTATTGATATCGTGCCTATTATCTTCGAGGGAACTATTCAGGAAGGCGTAAACTTTGTAAAGGGTCATCCTGATTCTACTATGGGTACCGCAAAAATGGAGGGTCTCGTTGGTCGTCCTAAGATAGAGATGCGCGACCGTTGTGGTAAGCGAGTTATTGTTAAGATTAAGTGGGAAGACTTTAAGTAAAATTGTACATAATTGAGCGCGGTATATATTGCTGCGCTCTTTTCTTTTTAATTTTACTTATCAATATTGTATAATATTATTTACACTTAAAATACGGAGGTAGTTAATGTTAAAACGACATATTAATTTATTTATTAAATTATTTTTAATTATGGTATTGATTTTACTCTTTTGGTTTATTTTAAGCCAAGGTGAAGCAGAGTCAGTTGACACTTATGTAGAGAAACCGATTAAGACTGAGATAACTTTAATAGAACCTACTTCTACGCCAAAGCCTACCCCTACACCAAAACCGACTCCCGTGCTCACACCCACTCCGAAGCCTACTGAGTTGGAGAATAACTACTTAGATAAAATTAAACAGTGGGAAGAAGAGCATTATTATGCAACAAAAGTCTGGGAGTTTCTCAGACAAGAGGGTTTTAGTCAAGAAATTACCTGTGCGATTATTGGTAATATGATGATTGAGACTTCAGGCGGCTCTTTAGATCTTAAACCAAATATTTATAGCTCAGATGGAGAGTACTATGGCCTATGTCAGTGGGCTAAAGAATTTTATCCTGAAGCACATGGGCTTTCTTTTGAACAACAATTAGACTTTTTACTTGAGACTATTGTTTGGGAAATTAATACTTTTGGTAAAGACTATAGAGCAGGATTTAGCTATGAGGATTTCTTAGCTATGAGAGATCCTGCTGAAGCTGCACTTGCTTTTGCTAAATCTTATGAAAGATGTAGGCCAGCTAGCTATGAGCTGCGTCAAGAAGCCGCGTTAAAAGCATATGAATACTTTAATTTAGAGCGTCCTTAAATTGGGCGCTTTTATCGTATAATATTATATATAAATTTATTTGGAGGATTATATTTTGATACATACTTCTTATTTTTCATCTCGTAAATATAAGCCTGAAGATGGGGTATCAGTAGCAAGATATTGCAAATTTTGGCGTGGCTCTACTTTTGAGGCCCTAGTACCAATTGAAGGGCTTCTATGGTGGTGGAAGCATCTTTCATTTGAAGAGCAAAACGAATCTCAACAATACTATGAGTATCTTTATCGAGAGCAGACCTTGAGTAAGTTAAATCCAGCAGAAGTTGCAATGATTCTTGAAGGCAAAACACTTTTGTGTTATGAGAAATCAGAAGATTTTTGTCATAGACATATTATAGCTAAGTGGCTTAGAGAAGCCGGTTTTGAATGTGAGGAGCTCTAATGAAACGGAAAGCAATACCTAAGAAAGTACGCGAGGCAGTTTATAATAAATATGATGGACACTGCGCTTACTGCGGAAAAGAGCTTGGCCCAAAAGACTGGCAGTTAGATCATCTTATTCCTGTTCAGCGAGAACGCTTTAAGCGATACTCTGAGGAAGAAATTGAGTGCTTTGAAAACTATGTTCCAGCTTGCCGGCGCTGTAATCACTATAAACGAGCGCATTCTTTAGAAGTATTTAGAAGGTATATTGAAGAGATTCCGGCAAAGCTTTATAGAGATAATTACATATATAAAGTTGGGCTAGACTACGGCTTAGTTGAGGCTCACGAACGTAAGATTAAGTTTTATTTTGAGGAGTATGAAGAACGTGAAAAACAAAAAGAAAATATCACTTAAAGAGTGGACTTACATAGGAAAGCTTAACCATGCAGCAAAGTGGTGTAGACCCTTATGTTCCTATACCTTAATTAAGCAGGATGAGAAAACTTTTATACGTGAACAAAAAATAAATTTATTTGCTTATCTTCTTATTTTTATTCCGATACACTTATTGCAAGCATTCGTCTGTATGTGGGACGGAGGTTTAAGAGAGTTCATAATTCTTAAACGTGGCCTTGGCAAAGATTTTTTAAATAAAGGAACTGCTTCTTTTGAGCGTGCAGAGCAGGTTTGGACTAAAGAAAAGGTAAATATTATCAAAGATTAAAAATTGTTTGTAAAATAACTGCTAAATTATTTAGTAAAAACTCTTATTGAAAGGAGTTGCTAAGTATGAATATGTTTCGTATTTTTATGGAACTTGATGAAGCTTATAATGACCGACAATTTCATATAGATGAGCTCAAAAAGGCCGGTAAAAATTATAACTTTAGTAAATATACTGATGCTCAACTTTACCGTATGTGGCAAAGACTTCAGCAGCCAAGAGTAGCAGTCAAAGAGCCTAAACATGATCTTGACCTTGATTTTGAGCCTGAGCAAGAGCATGATTGTTGTAATTTCTGTGGTATGAGACTAACTGATTTTGGTCAGTGTCCGGTATGCGACCTTGGGGAAGAAGACATTAATGAAGGCATCTTTGATAAGCCAACTATGAGTAGTTGGGTTTCTATGTCTAGTAAGCCCACTAATACTGTGCCTAATAGTGTACAGTCTACCGCGGCAACGCAAACAGCTAATAATAACATACCAACAAATGGTAAATATGTAGTAAGAATTGTATCTCAAGGCGGTCGCCTAAGAGCTCTTGCTACAGATGGTACAAATCCTGCTGCTTGGGTAGCTTTTCCGAATGACTTAAGACAATATGAAGGTCAGATGTATGAAGTTGATCAGCTTATTTGGAATGGTAAGAATTATAGAGTTGCTGGAAATATAGTAGAAATATAAATAATAATTAAAATAATAAAATAAATTTAAAATTACTAAGGAGATTTATAAAATGTATAATTTTATTAGTACGTTTGAAGAGCTTGATAAACTTTATGAAGAGCTCGAGATTACTGAAAACTTTGACAATGACAACGGTGTCACTGCTTGGAGTAAGAATGTAATTGACTTATACACACAGGCTGCAGAGCAGCTAGGTCTATCTGATTACACAATGACGATGACTAGAGACGATAACGGCAAAGACATTGCAGTTATCACTGCGACAAAGAATGGTAAGAAGCTTTTTGCTGAAGAGCCTTCTATCGATGAGACTCACAACGTTAAGAACATAGAGGATGCCAAAGAGGTAATTAAGTTCCTTTTCCCCGACCTTACTGAGTCTTGTAAGGAAGCACTCACTGAGGCCGCTGAAGATGAAGTTGTAGAGGAAGAGATTCCTGTTGATGAGGAACCCGTGGAGGAGCCTGCTGCAGGGGATGAGCCCAGACAGCTTATCTGTGAGTGCGATAAGTGTGGTGCTCTTGTAATTAAGGCTGAGTCTGATATTATTGTTGATGAAGAGTCTAACCTTGTTAATGTTGAAGATGAGTGTCAGTTCTGTGAAGAAGCAAATGGTTACAAGATTATAGGCGTGATGATGCCTTACGAGGTAGCTGAAGAAGCACCTGTTGAAGAAACTCTAGCAGAAGATGAATTCGTTGAAGAGTCGATTAAGACAGAGTCTAAGGATGACGAGCTTGAGGAGATTTTTGACATTAAGCCTTCCGTAAATCTTAGCTTAGATGGTGGACAGGGCAATGACGTTTCTGTATTGGGTCACTAATATTAATTTTAAAAATAAAGGTTAGTATAAAAGCTAGCCTTTATTTTTATACTTTTTATTGTATAATATATTATAACTATATAAAAAGGAGAATTATTTTGGCTACATCTGTTCCAGAAATCAAAGCAGCCTATGAGCATACTAAGGCTGGAACATTTTTATTTAACTTGTGTGCCGCGTGGACTAAGTTTCTCGTGAAACACCGTCGGCTTTATTATCTTCTTGCGTGTACTTGGGGTCTACTTTGGACTTTGGCCGGTCTTGTTGTCTCAGGCGTGCTTGCGGTAGTAAAGCTTTTTGCAAAAGATAAGATTAAAATTACTTTTAAGCCTTATCATTGGATTTATAGTATCTCAGTCGGACATAACTTCTGGGGTGGACTTGAATTCGGACTTTGCTTCCTTCGTGATCAAAAGTCTCGTGGAAATCTTAACGCACATGAATTCGGACATTCTTTCCAGAACTGCTTGTTTGGTCCGCTGTTCCCCCTTCTTGTAGCGATTCCTTCTATGACTTGGTATCATTCCAGGAAGAAGAATAAGGAGAAGGCAAAGAAACCTTACGATTCTATGTGGTTCGAGGACGCAGCAACTCAATGTGGCTTGTACGCAGTTAGAATTTTAAATGCTAAAGAACTTGTTAAGATAACGGAGGTTTAAAAATGAAAAATTGGACCGCTTGTATTATAGCCTCAATAGTTTGTAGATTTCTTGGCCTTGTAGCTATTCTTGCTTTTGTATATTTTATGGTAGTACTTACTGGAAGTCTTCACTGTTTGTGGCTTCTATTCTTGATACTCATATTAGATTGTATACCTACATATGAATTTAAACGCGAAATTCCTAAAAATGAAAATAATAAGGAGATAAATAATGGCAATTAAAATTACTAAACCTGGACAGACCATTTTTCATGGTTTTTGTGACCGCTGCGGTTGTGAATTTACCTATGAACTTATAGACCTTAAGCTCAGCGCTGTTGGAAACAAGGTAAGTTGTCCTACTTGCGGAAAAGACTATCTACATCCCACTATGGTACAGAATCCGACACTTCAGACAGGCATTGGTTATCAGTGGCCCTCAGACAGTACTGATCCTTGTGCTGGCTGTGTTTGGAGAAGCAATTTAGAACAGGGTGGCGTTTACATTGGAGATACTCCTTGTACCTGGTGTAATAAGAATCAGTTTAATAAGATTACTTGTGTTCAACCAAGTATTGAAGATTATAGAACACCTTGTGTAAATCAGTTAGATACTCATTTAACCACTTCTGCTTCAAGTGAACTTAGTGGCACAAAGTATACTACTGCTTATAATAGTTCTGACAATGTAGTAAATGGCGAAGTTATGAATACTATCTTAGATTGTTGTCGTAATAACGCTAAGATTCATAAGGAATCTGCTTGTGAATGTAATAGCGACCGTTGTGGCGATACAGAAGGCTGTAATTCTTGCTCTGGCGAGCATAACTGCGGTAGTAAGAAAAACTGCAAAGGCAAACATTAAAGCTCAATATAAGCGAAATTTAGGCTATCTGAGAAGGCATTGAAATATATGCCTTCTTTTTATTAAAAATATTGAAATCGGCAATATTTGTATTGTATAATATAATATAACAATTATGGAGGAAGAATGTATTATGTATGATTCTATGGTTCGCGACGTTCTAAGAGAGTGGAAAGACGATGCTAAAGTAACACATCTTATGCTCTACAGTCTAAGAAAGAATGTGCTTACTGTTTATACTGACCGTCCTGGCCCGCTTATTGGCTGTCGAGGTGAGAGAATTGCTCGCTATCAGGAAAAGCTTAAGGCGCTTCCGATTTATCACATTGAAGAAGTAAGACTTGAAGAAACTCATGGAATTTTTTAAGGAGAATTAATTATGAAATCAACCGGAATTGTAAGAAGAATTGATGACCTTGGAAGAGTAGTTATTCCTAAGGAAGTAAGACGTACTATGCGGCTTAAAGAAAATGATCCTCTTGAGCTTTTTATGGAAGGAGAATACGTTTGTTTTAGAAAGTATTCCACTGAACCAGAGCTTAAGGGTGCAATTGAAGGCCTGCATGAAGTTATCTATGACGAAAATAGCCCTGTAGCAGACCTTCCCGCCGAGCAAGTAGCTTCTATTAAAGCCCTGCTTCACGTTCTTGAGCGAGACCTTAAGGAATATATCTTTGATAAGGAGCCCAACTAATGATTAAGGTGGATAAAGATATGCTTGACGCTGCGGAAGCTGCACTTGAAAAGGCTAAGAACGAGCTCAGATACGCTATTCATCTTGAAGAGTGTGGTAAAAATGCCGGTATCAGAAAGATGAATGCTAATAAGGCTGACTGGCTTAAGTGGGTTGTTTATCTCGCGGAGCTCGGACTTGAGGCTGAAAAAATGTTTGCTGAGCAAGATAAAAAACAAAAAGAAGAAGCTGTAGATGAGCCCACGAAAGCATATGAACTTAAGTCTAATTTTCAGCGAGTAATAGATCTTTTCCAGGCAATTAATTCAGTAAAATTGTAAAATATTGCAAAAATATAACTTCCTATATTGTATTATAATATAGGAAGTTTTTACTATTTATGGAGGATTTTATCATGGTTACTATGGAGATGTATTTTGACAAAGAGACTTTTGAGCCTGGAAAGAATTATTTTTCTATTGAAAAGGTAAAATGTAGTAGACCGCGAACTGAGCCCGAAACACACCTTCGTGAACAATCCTACAAGTGGAGTTGTATTGGATTTCACTGCATCGGCTGGGGCTGTCTGGTTGGCTTAGTCTTTATGATTACTTTCAGTGTTCTTGCCGCTTGTTTTAGTAACTGGCTTTATGCTGGAACAGCTACCGGTGCTATTCTTTTTGTGGGTGGCATTATTTTTGCTAATGCTGTCTGCTGGCCCATGGAACAGGAGTATTCAGAAGAGCTTATGGACTATCGACGAGAACATGAAGAAGAGCTTTGGGCAGAGGCTACTAAAGAACTGAAAGCATATAACGAAGAACAGCAGCGTATTGCTGAAGCTTGGAGAGCAGAGCATCCTTTTGAGGAGCATATCAGAACTTGTATTAAGGATCCTAATAGCTCTGTGGCTATTGCTATAGCAGCAAAATATTATGCAGAAAATTATTTAAATAAGGAGAACTAATTAAGTTGTGGATTTAACTAAATACATAGGACATAAATACGGTCATTGGACTGTTATTGACGTTGGAAAGCCAAAAAAGTATAAATCCTGTTCTCGCAGCACTTTAGTTTGTCAATGTCTTTGCGGAAATATTAGGGTTCTTGATAAATCTGCTCTGATAAACGGACGGAGTAGAAGTTGTTATTGTATGGGTGTTATTTTAAAGGAAGGTGAACAGTATAATGAGTGGACCGTAGTCGGTAAATCGGAAACTACGAATAAACATAATGATCAATTTTATGCTTGTAGGTGTTCTTGTGGTATTATTAGAGCTGTTCGTATGGCTGATTTACTTAATGGCGCATCTAAAAATTGCGGACATAGCAGAACGACGCTATCTCTTGGCGCTAGTGCAGTAAAAAATATTTTAGATCTTAATAAAATTGACTATTATATGGAATATATTTTTGAGGATTTACCTCGCAGAAAATTTGACTTTGCCATTCATAATAATGGGATTATTACCCGTTTAGTTGAGTTCGATGGAGAGCAACATGCGACTAATAGCAAGTCTAGCTGGCATACCGAGGCCTTGATGATGCGTGATTTCGAAAAAAACCAGTATGCTATTCGTAATAAAATACCATTAGTACGGATACCGTTTTGGAAAGATAAAACCATAGAGTATGAGGATATTTTTGGAGAAGAATTTTTAGTAAGGGAGTGATAACTTATCAAGTTATGGATTGATGACGTAAGGTCTGCTCCGCCTGGAGATTATCTTTGGTTTAAGGATATAAATGAGGCTTTACGATTTATTAGAGCAAATGTTGCGGAGATCGATTTAATTGACTTTGATCATGATGCTGGTGATTTCCGTAGAGGCGGCAAAGAAGATTATATTGTTATATTGAAAGAGCTGGAACGTCTTCATCGTCGTGGGATAGTTAATTGCAGTCATATTAATTTTAGATTACATTCTGCAAATCCAGTCGGCGTACAAAATATGAGAGCTATTATTGAAGCTAATGGTTGGAAGGAGATTCGCTGATGTATAAAATTATGGATACAGAAAAGCTTTTTATTCCTGTAAAGTCAGGCTTTCCTACTGCTGCCAAAGCTTATGACTGGGCTAAAAAACACTTAGGCAAAGATTCCTGTCATCCTTGGGGAATGGGTAAGGTCGGTAAGCTCTATAGATACTTTATACAGTCATATTAAGGAGATAAGATAATGAAAACAGCTAGGCCACCCTTTGTTTGGAATGTGCTTCTACATGATTGGAATGCTCATGATGTGAGAGTATATAACGTTTTGTCGACCAGAAGAGAAGATTACATAAAGAAGCTTAAGAAAAAGTGTACTACTAAGGAAGAGTTTGTTGAGCTGCTTGATAGAGACCTAATGCACCAATTTTGGTCGCGTTCTGAGTACGAAATGATTCTGTATATTGAAAATGACCGAGTTTATCTTGAGCCTTGGTGTGGTGATTTTAAAGACGGTAGAATTGATATTACTGACGGTGATACTCTTAATTGGCCGGTCTTCGCTAGGGAGATGCTTAAGCAGGCTTGGACAGATAAAGAGACTGGTCGTAAGTATGTAAAATTTGATGTGTATGATCAGCTTAAGTTTAAATTTGATGAACTAATAGATTTTGTTTGGAATTATAGACATAAATATCAGAGAATAAAGAAGGAGATTTAAAATGAGAGTAAAAATTCAGCTTGATACTATTACCGATATTGGTAATTTTGTAGTTGCAGTTTCCCACGCAACCAGTAAAAATGATAAGGTATATGTAACTGACGGTGATCGTTGTTGCATTAATGCAAAGTCTTTCCTTGGCCTTGTTGCTGCTAGAGACTTTGACGAGCTTTGGTGTGAGTCTGACAAGGACATCTATTCCAGTATTAAAACATTTACTATTGATTAACGTTTATATTTATAAACAAAACTGAGCTTTTCGTTTAAAATAATAAACATTAGGAGATAATTATGAAAGAACTTTTGGAACTTGTTGCAGAAAATCCTGATTTGCCGATTGTTGCAATGGTTGATGGTGAAATTGTAGAAGACCCCAGTATGATGTGGTTAGGCTCGATTACTCGTGTGCTAATTTCTGAGGTTGGTCTTATTGGCGAGCGTTATTATGATGATCGAGAGGATTTTAAAGAGGCTTACTACAGTAAGCATGATGAAGAATTAGATCAGCGATTTAATTATAAGCCTTGCATTGGTACTTGGGGTGTATTTACTGACGAAGTTATTAAAGCAAATAATGAAGCTGGAGAGATGCTTGAAGCTTTTCTTGATGCTAAAGCAGATGAGTACATGAGAAAGGCTATTGTTATTTATGTTCGAGAACCTGATAGTAAGATTTTTAAGGAGGCAGACTGATGGAATTTACTTATGGAGAGCTTAAGCAGGGCTTGCTTTGCTGTACAGTTTATAGAGATTGTACTGATTGCCCTTTGTATACAAATGATGACCTTGGGCCTAAGCAGGATTGCACTTATCATCTTATGTCTGCAGCTATGAATTGTATTAACGTTATGGAAAAAGATCTCGCCGATGCAAATAAAAGAGCAGAAAAGTGGGAAGAGGCCGCTACTAAGCATGAGCAGGATATTATTAAGCTCTATGAGAGCCTTGATAGACGAGGTAAGGTATAATGACAGATTTACGAGGAGCTTTACTTGCAGCAGCAGAAGAAGCCGATAAAATGCAGAAAGAGACTAACTGCAGGCTGAACAATATTGAATCATATATTCAGTATATTGAAGGCGAGAACGAAAGATTAAAAAAGAAACTTAAGGATGCTGCAGAAGTTATAAAACAGTTTGTAGATATTTTATCAGAAGATTAAAAATAGGAGTTATTAAGATGAGTATTTGGTTTATATTTACAGCTATGATATTTTTACATATTATAGATGACTACGTGCTTCAGGCGCCTTGTCTGTGTGACCTTAAGCAAAAGAGCTTTTGGGAAAAGAATGCCCCACAGACTATGTATAAGAATGATTATATTATTGCTTTAATTATGCATGCCTTTTCTTGGTCATTTATGATTATGCTTCCTATTGCAGTGGCAAAAGGTTTTAATATAGATATTAATTTCTTTTTAATGCTTATTATTAACACAGCTTTTCATGCAGGTGTTGATGATTTAAAGGCAAATAAATACTGTATTAATCTTTGGACTGATCAGCTTGCACACATTGGACAGATTATAGTCACTTTGACTTTATACATTTTGGAGGTATTTTAATGCTACAGCGAATTGATATTAAGCTAGAAGACTATTGGTTTGGCTACAATGAATATTACGTTTTTTATGACGATGAGCACATGACTCAGGAGCAGGCTGAAAAGGCTCTTGAATTTATTGATTGGGGCAGTTGGGAACCGGAACTTACACCTTATTATCTCATTGTTCCCGCAGTAAAGAAACCGCTTTTAAACAGTATTAAAGAATATTTTGAAAGCGGTCGTCATGAGGAGGTAGAAGATGACCCCGAAGATTGAACCACAAAAAATTGAAAAGTGTGCTGCTTGCGGTACAAAACATACGGAAGGCTTTGTAGTATGCTCAGGTTTTGGTGCGTTTTCTGATGCAATTTGTTTGAGTTGTATTTCAGAAGGTAGAGAAGTTTATTCACACATAGTAAATGATATCGCTTTTGCAGGGCCATGGCCAGATGGCATAAATGAAGACTATCAAGCAGAAGTAAGACGACAGCTTAGGCTTCATAACAAGACAGAAGAAGAATTTATTGAAGATGTTGCAGCTGTCCACGATTTTTTAGATCAGGCATTTTAAAAGAATGTCTGATTTTTCTTTACCTTATATTGTATTATATAATAGTAAAAATTAAGGAGTACATAAAATGAATAATCGTATTTATTGTCCTGTAGCGAATGGTTGGGCTGAAAGAGTAAGCAAGTCTAAGAAAATCCATGTTTGTAGGCAGTGTAAGCATTCAATCGATAAGGGTTCTTCTTACGTAAGTTTGCATGTAAACCTTGGCGGCCCTAGCTGGGTATCTGAATCTATGTGTGATGATTGCTATGCTATTGCTTTTGAGAAGGCTTTTAGTTTTACCCCGCCTGTAAAAGCTCTTCCTGACGGTATTGAAGCGGTTTATAGAACTTCCGACGGAGAAGTCTTTGAAACAGTTAGTGAGGCTGAAAAGCATATGGCTGATGCAGCAAAGTATTGCCTTATGTATAACGATAGGGGTGAGCGCACTTATGAAGTAGACAATGCTATGGTACTTAAGATTCTTAACGGCGCGGGAATGACTTATTTTGTAAATGCTTGTAAAAAGTGCATGAAAGAAAATCCCAGCTTTGGTGATGTTTCTGGTGGACTTATTAAAGACTATGAGGAATGTCAAAAGGACCTTGACCTGTATGAGCGTCTTAAGCCCGTATATCTTTGGAATGATGATAGGTATATGTTAATTGACCTTGATCAGTACAGAGCGCTTCTTGGCTATATAGTTGATACTTACGGAGTAAAGTGATGACAAAAGAAATAAAAGAATACTTGGAAAGAGAGTCTTACGACCACGCCACTCTTGCTGACTGGTATATTTCTTCGGTCGGTAATGAGGCACCGGTCTGGACGGAAGAGCATATAGACGAGCTTTTGAATGACTTCTATGTTATTCCGCGAGAGATTTACTTAGAGCCAGTGAATTATTTATCTGCGAAGCTTTCAGACAAAGAAATTGCGGAATGTCATAGGTTTATGGACGAAATTTCTAAGCTAAGCTTAATCAATCTTGGAATCCCGAGAAAGCTAATTGACGAACTTTATTTTCCTAAGGAAGAAGGTGATGCTGAATGAAGTCGAGAGTTATTTTTCTTGACTATGATTAGATGGGGTTGTCAATACTCCCATGTGGAATGAGAAAGGCACCAGCTGTAGATACAACTGGCCGAGCGACGGAAAAGTAAATAACTTCCAGGCCGTTCAGTGGGTTTCAGAGGCCTGCAAGAAGTTTCATTATGATATCGTAGTTACTTCTACTTGGCGCCGTCATGATAACTACAAGGAATGCCTTATTAATGGTGGTCTTAGAGAAGGTATTGAAATTCTTGGTAAAACGGAGCACCTCGAGGTTCCTGAGGGATGGTCTCGTGGTCATGAGATCCAGAAGTATCTTGATGAACATCCCGAAATTAATTACTTTATGATTCTTGACGACGAAAATGTTCCTATTAATGAAGTACAGAGAGAGCATTTTATTCAGGCTGTAGATGCTCATGGAGGCTTCAATGAGGCAGATTTCTTTACTTTTGAAAAGAAATACATGAAAGACCTTGGTCACGGCGGATCTTTCTGGGACCGTAAACATAAAGATTATAGGAAGGAAATTATAGAATGAGAACGATAGATACTCTATTGACAGATTTTAATGATATTTGTACCTTGTATAGATACCTTTACATGTCTGAAGATCATTTTATTGACGTTGAAACACCGGCTACTACTTTGAGAATTACTATGACCGAGCAGCTTAATTTTAAATGTCAAAATCTTAACTTTCCTGACCTTCCGCCAATGGGATATAATGATATGATGACTCTTAACCAGTCATTGGGAATTATTGACCAGCTTAAGCATAAGCCCGGTATTATGAATTTCCGTGAGGGTGCTTCTCGCTGGGACGAAATTTTTGATATTACTAACGCTAATTTGGCTCTAAATAGAGATCATAAGAAGAGGTATGCTACTGTATGATTACAAAAGAACAGGCGATTGATATTATAGCTAAGTTTGATTTTTTCTACGGCCAGCGGGCAGGAAGAGAGCTTTGGTTCGATAAGTCGAGAGAAGTACAGGATGCGGATGTAAAAAATTTCAGCGATGATTGTGTAAGACTGCTTGAGTATATTATGAAGACGGAGGCGCCTAATGTATAATCCTTTTGATCATTGGAAAGAACTAAAGTGTACAAAGTGTATACATGCAGAGCTTTGTATGCAAAATAGAGGCGGAGCCGACCTTGATATTGCTGCTGATAACTGCAGACATTTTAAAGATGCTTCTACTATTATTGAGCTACCTAAGAAATTTTGGCTTGTTTTCAATGTTCCAGGTTTTTATAATATTACAGAGTATGATGTAGAACGAATCAGCATTGCCAACGGAGTAATTGATAAAATGTGGGGCTCAAACAAAACTTCGAAAGAAGTAGTATATAAAGAGCATTTTGGTAGCCTAGTTTTCTTTTCAGAGGAGGCTGCTAAGCTTGGTTTAGAAAAACTTATTGAGGAGTATCGTAATGAAGAAGCTTAATATTAAAAATTTGACTATTAATCTTGCAGATAATGTGCAAAGGGAAGACTGGGAAAATGCTGTTTATCACGCCTTTGAATCAGTATCTTCTGACGCAGAATTTATTAACTTGGTTAAAGTCAAGTTGCCAAATGTTCCAATGGATAAAGCTCATTTTATTTTTCGACAACTAAAAGAAGCCTTCACTGAGCAGGGATTGACTAATTGTGTATTTGTGCCTATTCACCCACAGGGCATTCGTGATATTTCAATAGAAAGAATTGAATTAGATAATAAAGAGGAATGTAAAGTTATAACCCAAGACATTTTTACTGATACTCCAGCCATGACTAAAACTACTGTTTCTGGAGGTTGGTAATGAAACATAAATGTTATATTTATAATAAAGGTTTTGAAGCAATGAAGAATAATGTCTGTGACACTTCTTGCGGCCTTTGTCCTGCACCAATGAATGCTCAGGAAGCTCTAGATATACTTACTAGTTATCTTCTGGGCGATGATTGGTATATTGCCATATCAGTAAATACTGAGCAGTGTAATGCGATTATTACAGAGCAAATTTTAGATAAATTTTCTAAAAAGTGGAAAAAAGATTGGAACCACTTTGAAAAATACGATCAAGATACTGTATAATATAATATCAGGTGCCACGAAGCCCGGGAAACGGATAGCATATAGTTGAAAAAAGTACCTTGACGTTAATGGGAGCTAAAGCAGCTGTGGTTATGGAGTTAGATGAACAGCCTGATATGTTTAGAGGTGCCCGTTCGCAGACGTGTGTAGCAGCTGACCGCGAATTAGCTTAGCTACTTTGTAATGGAATTTGAGAAACAGCCTCTAATAGCTGAGTCGAATGACGTTGGGATGTTCCCCGTTCACCTTCGCTTGGGTGCTCAGCAACAAGCAATTTATGAATTATCCGGACCTCCGGCGGTTATGCGGCAGAAGCTGCCACCGCACTGGGCAATAGGCCCTGGCTTGATATACCCGAGCTTCCGGAAGGGGTTATTAAAGCAAGTACGCCAATAGCAGAGAGCGATTCGAGTAAAAATCGATGTGGTGTAGGTAAGAGTCCTACCTTGCTGTAAATTTAATAGTAGGTGCTACGAAGAGCCCTTAAGCCGTTAGCCGTAAAGCAGTGGAGTATACGTTTACTGTGAAATTGCTTTTACGTGAATCGGGGTGCTTAACAGGCCAGTAATTCGTTTGTTAATCGTGTGGTTACTGTGGCGGGGTTGTGCCGAGAGCTGTAGTAAACGGAGTTAGAAGAACGGCCTACAAAATATTTTAAATGTCTGAAAAGTTATAAGCTTCTTATCGATTGCAGTCCTAAAGACTTAATAAAGAAGTAGGCGTGCTTAATGGAGTTAACTAAAATCGTCGCACTCTTGCCGAGTAATTAACGGTGCTAGGTGGGTAGCTGAAATGTCCACAAACGCAATCCAGACAATAATGCAAAACGCTGACTAAGACGTTAGTTCAGCGCTAGGGGCGCTGAGATAAAGGCGCCCTTTCTTATATCCACAATTGGCGGAACAGGCAACACAAATGTAAGTCCTGACTGTAGGCAGCCGGTGTAAGTCCTACTGGTGTAGACGCACCGCGGAGTAGCGGCGATACACTGACGAGTGTATCATCTGGGTTCGAATCCCGGGTTGTGGACCATATTTTATTTATAGGAGATTTGTTATGGTTATCGGAATTGATTTTGATGGCGTAATGAACCGTATGTTAGAGACTTGGCTAGAGTGGCTTAATATGCGACACGGCTTAACAGTAAAGTTTAAAGACGTAAAAAATTGGGAACTTGAAAAATGTTATCCGACACTTACAAAAGATGAACTGTATGCTCCATTACACTTCACAGATTTTTGGTCTGAAGTAAAGATTCAGGAAAATGCACCCGAGGTAATTGAAAGACTTATTCAAGAGGGCCATCAAGTTTATGTAATTACAAGTACTCACTACGATATAATTTCAGCTAAGTTTAAGAATTGTCTTCTTAAGCATTTTCCTTTTATAAAGAAAGAAAATATAATTATTACATATAATAAATCGCTTATCAGATGTGACCTTTTACTTGACGACGCAGAGCATAATTTAATAAATTTTAAAGGTATTAAAGTAGTTTTTGATGCACCTTATAATAAAAATACTTCCGTAGCAGATTTTAGAGTATGTTCTTGGGAAGACTTTTATGAACTAATTTCTGAGCTAAAAACTGCTATTACTAATATTGTATAATATATTAAATAAAATAAAGGAGTTATGACTAAAGTATGAGAACTAAGAAGTACTGGCAGAATCTTAGTGAACAACACTATAAAAGCCTGCAAGAATCGCGTAATCTAAATGACCTTAAAGATCAGGCTCTTAAATTTTTGCTTGAGAGTCCGGAGACCTATAGGGTTAAACTTACAGGGGATGTTCAAGCTATCTATACTGCCCCATACTCAAAGCAGATTACAAAATTTGAGTACGTAGACGGCAAAGGTAAGTATCATAGACACTTTAGACCTATAGCTATTGACAAGCTAGAAATTATCAGTACAAATGCCGATACAGCTGTCATGAGATTTGAAACTCTTACAGATAAATATACTTATTGGATTCTAAACAAAGCTGACGAGACCATTGCAGAAATTCCTGAGGATTACTTCTGTACTAATCATAGAGGCAATTTTAAAACTTGTGAAATCAAAGGAGGAGAAGATAATGGGTAATAATAAAAAAGATTCACTTGGCGACCGTATGAAAGCTAATTATGAAAATAGATCTAAGACTTTCTTGACTCGTCGCACACCTTGTATTATTCGTCTTGACGGAAAAGCTTTTCATAGCTTCACAAGGAATTTCCAAAAGCCATATGATGAGGTTTTTCATAAGGCAATGAACTCTACCTTGCAGTATCTTTGTAAAAATATTCAAGGGTGTAAGTTTGGATACACACAGAGCGACGAAATTTCGCTTCTGTTGACCGATTACGATACTCTGACTACTGATGCTTTCTTTGATTACAACGTGCAAAAGGTATGCTCTATTGCAGCTTCTATGGCTACCTTGCAGTTCAATAAAGCTTTCAGAACATATGTTAATGAATATACCGCCGGCAAAACTCTCGATAACTATTCTATTGAGCTTTTGAAGGCTAAAGATAAAGGCGCAATGTTTGACGCTCGCTGCTTCAGCATTCCTGTATCGGAAACGTGTAATGTATTTATTTGGAGACAGCAAGATGCGACTCGAAATGCTGTTCAGATGCTCGGGCAGACGTACTTTAGTCATAGTGAACTACATAAGAAGTCTACTTCAGATATTCAAGAAATGCTTTGGCAAAAGGGCATAAATTTTAATGACATGCCTATTGAATTTAAGCGTGGTGTTTGTTGTTATAAGAGAGCTATTGAGGTAAACGGTGCTGCAAGAACTGAGTGGTTTATTGACAAAGAAGGACCTATCTTCACTCAGGATAGAGACTATATTGAAAGACACCTTCCTAAGGAGAATTAAATGACAAATAGAGAGAGATTTATTTCACTTTGTACGTTTAACCGTACAGGAAAAACAGAACTTTTTGAGTGGCTCGAGAGTAGCGATTTCTTTACTGCGCCAGCAAGTGCAAAGTATCACGGTGCTTATGAAGGTGGCCTTGTAGAACATTCCTTGAATGTTTATGACGCTCTTGTAAAACTACTTACTATATATCCCGAGATTCAGGTATCTGAAGAAAGTATTGCTATCGTCGCTCTTTTCCACGACCTTTGCAAAGTAAATATGTATGAGAAAGAGACTCGCTATCGTAAAGATGAAAACGGAAAGTGGGAGCCTTATGAAGCGTACACTCACAACGAGAAACTTCATTATGGTGGACACGGAAGTAAGTCAGTATTTATTCTTCAGAACTTTATTAAGCTCACACCTGAAGAGGCAGTGGCTATTAATTGCCATATGGGCTCTTGGGAAGATAATCCTAACATTGGACCTGCCTTCGAGCATTGCCCTTTGGCTTGGCTTCTTCATGTTGCCGACGAGAGCGCTACTTTTATTACGGAGGCAAAGAGATGAAATTTTTTATAGTGAGTGATATACATTCATATTACTCTGCTCTAAAGAAAGCTTTAGATGAGGCTGGCTTTGATAGAAATAATCCTGAACATTGGCTAATTTCGTGCGGAGATGCTCTTGATAGAGGTTATGAAAGCGAGGAAGTACTTCATTTCCTTATGTCGCTTGAAAGAAAGATTCTTGTAAAGGGTAATCATGACCTTCTTCTTGATGACCTTTGTGTGAGAGAATTTCCATATAGTCACGATTTTTCCAATGGAACATTTCGTACAGTGAACGATATTGGAGGCGCTGGAGAAGGCTATCCTTTTGAGGACTGCTGTAGAAATACTTGGAATAGAACTGCCGCTTATCGTGCTTCACTTGTAAACTATTTTGAAACTGAGAATTATATCTTTGTGCACAGCTGGATTCCTACAATTACTTCAGGCGCTTCTAAGCCTTGGCATACTCTTAATAAGTATTACGAGTATAAGGAAGACTGGCGTGATGCCACAAAAGCTGAGTGGGAAGAAGCAATGTGGGGTAATCCCTTCTTTAAGGCTCAGGACGGTATGAATAAGACCGGCAAGATTATTGTTTTTGGTCACTGGCATTGCTCTTTGGGGCACCTGATGAGTAGTGATGGAGAGCTTAGCGAGTTCGGCGAAAATGCTTGTTGGGACATTTATAGAAATGAAGATTGGAAGATAATCGGAATTGATAAGTGTACAGCTCATACTGGAAAAGTTAACGTTTTAGTTATTGAAGATAATTTTTTAAATAAGGAAGGTATATAATTATGTTTATTATTAGCGGTGAAAAAGGTACGGGTAAGACAAGAGCTCTTCTTGAGAAGGCTTTTGCTGAAAACGGTATTGTTGTCTGTGAGAATCCTGATAAGATGAGAGAGCGTGCTTATAAGTATGGTATCGTAGGACTTGATATTGTAGGCTATGATGACATCTACCTTGCAGGTAAGCCTGTTTATATTCACGATATCAATAAGTTTATAGAGCATAATATGCCGGAGGCGAAGGGCTATACCCTGTGTATTGACTAATGGATAAGAAATTTCTTTATGGCGCTCGTGATACTTTGACTGGGAAGCTTGTTAATGATATAACAAACCCCGGTCGTAAGTTTTGGGAGATACGTGGCAACTGCATGAATGCTATTAATGCATATAATAATAGGACTTCTTTTTATGGTCGCCGTCAGCACCATGGCCCACTTGAGCTCGTTACTTTCGAGCTTGTTGAAGTTAAGGAAAACTAGCAGTAGTTGAAACACCTGAAGAAATTTATGATAGGCTTTATCCGCCTAAGATTGGTACATTCAGTTACTGCTCCGGCGTGGCAGATATAACAGCAGATAATATATGTGTTCAAGCAGTAGAACCTATACCAGAAGCTGCGTCTATCAAAAAGTCTGCGACAAAGAAAACATCTACCAAAACAGTAGAAGAACACTAAAAATTTTTAAAGCAGGGTTGGTGAAATAGTTATGTTAGAAATAAATGATTTTTGTATTAAAGAATGCCCACGTGGCAAGGAAAAAAGTGAAGAATTACTTGATAAAAATAATTCTGCTTTAGATGCGGCTATGGATATGTATTTCTTTATAGAAAAATGTCTAGAGACCTGTCCATACAGAGATAAAATTAAAAATACATAAGAAATAGGCTAAATTAGATATATTAGAGAAGTAAATTCTTTTTGGGTTTGCTTCTCTTTTTATTTTAATATTTGCTAAATTATTTGATTAAAAAAATTAGGAGGCCTCGGATGTTTAGTAGTTGGACTGACTATACTACAGCGATACCATGCATTACAATATATATTAATTGTGACACATGTCTTGCTATAAATTTACGCGCGCTGAATCTGACTGATAGCGATGAGTTTATTTTTACTTTAAAAAACTATGATTATACAGAGTCAGATTTTATTTATATTTTTAAAGCCCGTAATGCTGATATGAATGAAAATGGTGAAGTACTATTTAAAATTCCTGCTAAGACTTCTAAGGCGCTAAAGCCTGGTGCCTTTTACACTTTTGCTGTCTTAGCTGATGCTTATAATAAAAAATCTTCTACGATATATAAGAGATTAGCTGAGAGTGGTAAAGTTTTACTCGAGTATGGTACACAAGACATGCTGGTAAAAACTGGTGAAAATCAAGAATACCTTGAAAATGTCATGGCCGCTAAACTTGTTGCTCCTGAAGTTGTTCCAAGTCAGATTGAGAGCTCTAAGCCAGGTACCTTATTAAGTGGCCGTCTTGAGATTATTGAGGAGGCCTAAGGATGTTTGAAATTAGAAATTATGAACAAGAGCCTATAGTTCTAATAAGGCCTGCTACGGTACAAGAACTAGCTGCTTATGAAACCTGGAAAAAAGAAAAGACTAAAGAAGAAAATAAGGAGAACTTAAACTATGCCAAAATATAAAGTAGTATTAACAGTGCAGGATAGCTTTGGAATGCCCAAAGAAGTTGATGGTGGCACTATTGATATAGATTTAGCTGAGGCCTTAACTGCTACGGATGTTAAACAAATTGAAGAAGCGCTTCCGCTTGAAGATTACATTAAAAAAGCCGAGTTGTCGGAAGAGCTTAATACATATGCAACAGATGGTGAAGTAGAAGATGCAGTTACATTTACAACAGATAAATTCGTTACAAATGCTTTTGGTGATTATGCTGTTGGTGACTCTGTAAAGGGTCATACAATAACTGCTGTATTAGCTAAATTATTAGGGTTAGTTGATAATATGCCTCAGCGTCCTAGCGGTGGTGAGCTTCCAGATGATCCTCAGCCTGATGAGCCCGAGCGCCCTGAAGAGCCTGAGCAGCCAGATGACTTTGATAGCATTACAGATGCAATTATTGCGAATAAGACACCTATGTATTCTGTTGACAACACTGGTAATATCATAGCAGTGTCTTATGAAAATGTTATTATCTATGCCGCAGACGAGCCTATTGCACAACCAACAGAATTTGGTTTTTATCAGATAGTAGGCGAGTCTGGCGACGTAACTGAGGCCGGTTATCAAGAGCTTACTGCTGAGAATCCTGATGTACCCTATATTATTGCATTGCCTTCAGGTATTGATTTTAATACCATGGTCACAGTACAAACCTATGATTCATTAGAAAATAAATGGAAAAATGATTCTTTTGAGATGTCTAATGACCTTGAAGTAATAACTGGTATTTGTGATGAGCTTGGTATAGATATTTCGCACATAGATGCTGATGCATATACCATTTGGGCAGACCTTGAGGCTGGGCCTACTGGTAAAATTCATAGATTTATTATAACAGAATAAGGAGAACCCTATGGCTTTAGAAATTTCTAATCAATATTCATACGTCGGTAGAGGTCCATTTGATGCAAAATCTCTTGTAAAGACTTATGCAGATTTATTAGCAGAAGAATCTTGGCTATCAGATGCTGGCAAAAATATCGCGTATAACGGTATGATTGTAGCTGTCTGGCTCAATAAAGATGACCCAGCTAGAAACGGTATTTACTACTTACACGACAGTACAGTTACAAACACATTTAAAGCACCTGACGTTACAAATGAAGCTAACTGGCACAAATTAGTAGAAATATCTGATATCACTGAGAGACTAGCAGCTATTGACGAAAGACTTGCTGCGTTAGAAAACGATGAACCAGACGTTATTACTTATGGTTATCGTAAAAACTTTCCCATTGAAGGTGAGTTAAATAAGCTTTACGTTGCTGCAGATGAAGGAAAAACTTATGTTTGGTTTGGTGAGGAATATTTAGCCGTCGGAGGGTCAGGCGGCGACTATGAAGAGCCTAAAGTAATTTATGGTGGCTCTGCAGATTAACTATGATATAATTTAATTTTAAAATTATATAAATATTTTATAGAGAGGTAAAAACAAATGGCAGAAAAACAATTAAGTACCATTATCGTTCTAAGAAACGACAAGTCTACTGACTGGGCTACTTCTGAAGTTATTCTTCGTGAAGGTGAACTCGGTGTTTCTTACTTAGATAATGGCAATGTAATGGTTAAGGCCGGTAATGGTGTCGACAAGTTTGCAGATCTTCCTCAGGTTGAGTCTGTTCTCGAGTCTGACATGATGCTAACCTATAGCTTTGGTAAGCATACCGTTCCCACTGGTGGTTCCTTAAACGCTGGAGGCACCGGAATGACCATGTCTCAGTGGCTTGCAGACTCCCTTAAGAAAACTGTTGAGCCTACTATCAAGCGTTATCCTAATGCAGGACTTTCCGCAAGTTGCTCTAATTCTGGAGCATCTCTTGAAATTGGCTCTTACATTACTTCTGTTTCTTACACCGGATCTCTTAGTGAAGATGGTGACTACGAAACAAACGGTAAGGAGACCGCTTCAGGCATTAAGTCAAGTGACCTTAGCTGGGAAGTAACTCTTGGAGATGATGCAGCTACTAAGAAGACATCTAGTACTGGTAGCTATACAACTAATATTCAGATTAATAGCACGACAGCAAACACTGTTTATGCAACAGTTAAAGCTAAGGCTACTTTAAGTCTAGATAATGTAGTAACTCCTACTAATAACCTTGGTGAGGCAAGTTCTACTGTTAAAATTAAGGGTTATGACGCAGCTGGTACCACTGTAAAGAACCTTACTGCTGATGTTAAAGCAAGCGGTTATCGTAATACCTGGTCTTATGTTGGCACAGACGACACCTTTGAGCTCACATCGGCAAATATCAGATCAAAGTTTACTGCGAAGAATGCTTCTACAACTTCTTTTGGTACTGTAACAATCCCTGGTGGTACAAAGAGAGTTGCCTTTGCTGTTCTTGGTGATAAGACTCTTAAATCTGTTATTGACGTTGATGGCCAAAACCTTGACGTTAAGGCAAACTTTACAAAAGAAACAATCGCTATTGAAGGCGCTAACGGTTTTGAGGCAGCTAACTACTCTGTATTCCACTTTGAGAATCCTAATGGTGTTGCTGCTACTAAGTATACTGTAACAATCGGTTAATAAGGAGGACGAATAAATTATGGCAATGAATTATCAAAATTTCGCCTCTCTTGGCGTTAACTTAAATAGACAGAAATATGGTCCTCTGGATATTTCTAATGTATTTACTTCCGCTGCGGATTTAAAATACTACTTAACTAAGGGTACATTTACAGAGGGTGTATCCGAATATTGGTACAAGAACGCGAACGAAAAGATTGTTCCTTATCCTTATGAAGGTCAAGTTCTTGCTACCGTTATTGACGGTGTTGTTGAAGTATTCGTTCTTGCTCTTGATGCAGAAGGTAACTTCGAAACTCGTGAGATCGCAGGTAAGATTGAAGTAGACGGTACTACAATTGTTAAGGATGCCAATGGTAAGCTTTCTATCGTTGCTCCTGTTAATCCTGACTCTACTAAAACTTATAACTTCTCTTATGCAAATGGAGTATACTCTTGGGTAGAAGTTGATACTGCTACTGCTGCTGGACAGGCACAGGCTATTGCAGGTCTTACTGATCGTACTGTAGCTCTTGAAACAACTGTTAATGGTAAAGCAGCTGTTGGTGAAGAGGGTGCTGAAGGTTATCAGCCCGCTGTTGTAGGTCTTGTAGACAAGGTTGCTGCTCTTGAAGCTGTTGACAATGCTACTCAGGCTGAACTTGATGCTTACAAAGAAGTAGTTACTGCTGCTATTGCTGCTGGCGTTAAGGAAGCAAAAGACTATGCAGATGCTCAGGATGCTGACACTGTTTATGATGATACCGAACTTGCTGGTCGTGTATCTGCTATCGAGGCAGATTATCTAAAGACTGCTGATAAGTATGATGACACTGAACTTGCTGGTCGTGTAACTACTATCGAAAATGACTACCTAAAGAAGTCTGACGAGACTATCTATGATGATACTGCTCTTGCTGGTCGTGTAACAACCGTTGAAGGTAAGGTAGCAGACCTTGAAGATGCTGTTGCTGCTATTGATTATATCGATGCCGATGAGCTTGCTGATGCACTTGCTCCTATTAATGAGGCTCTTGGTACTAAGGCGGCACAGGCGGACTTAGAAACTCTTAAGGGCAGAGTTGATACTTTCTTTGAGGGTACCGGTGTTGAAAACGTAATTGATACTCTTGAAGACCTAATTAACTTCATTAATACTCATGATGACGTTGAAGTTTCTGGCATTCTTGCTAGTATTGAAGCTATCGAAGGTAAGCTTGCTGGTATTGATAGCACTGTTGCTGCTTATGTAACTGCTGCTATTGAGGCTCTTAAGATTGGTGATTATGCTAAGGCTGCAGATCTTACTGCTCTTGTAGATAGAGTTGCAGTTCTCGAGGCTAAGCCTTTCGATACTTATGCTACTAAGACAGAAGTTCAGGGCGTAGACGCTAAGTTTGCTGACTATACTACAACTTCTGACCTTAACACTCTTCTTGCTGACAAGGCAGATGTAGATAGCGTAGTTGCTAATACTGCTTTTGAGACATTCAAGGGTGAAAATACTACTGCTATTGCTACCGCTAAGCAGGAAGCAATCGACGCTGCTAAGGCTGCTGAGGAAGCCAAGGGCTACGCTGTTGATGCAGATGTAAAAGCAACTTATGCAACTAAAGCAGAGCTTACAACTCATGAAGAGAGTATTGCTAATGACCTTCTCGCTTATGCTAAGACAGCAGATGTAAATAAAGAACTTGCTAAGAAAGTTGAATCTGCTACAATTGTTCATGCTATTGCGGCTGACCCTGATAATGGTATTGAGGCTATTCCTGAGGGTGTAACCAAAGACGGTGCTACTCTTAAGATTGTTGTTGATGCTCCTACAAGAGCTGAAACAACTCAAATGATTGCTGATAAGGTTGCTGCTGTTACTGGTGGTGAATCTGCAGCAGCAGTTAAACTTCTTGTTGAGGCTGAAACTGAAAGATCTATTGCTAAAGACGAAGCTCATGATGCTGCTCTTGCAACTCTTCAGGGCGACGCGTCTAAAGCAGGCTCTGTAGCTGAAGCTAAGGCTCTTGCTCAGAAGGGTGTTGATGATGCTGCTGCTGTTGCTGCAAATCTCGTAACAGCTAATGCCGCTATTGCAGATAATGCTCGTGAAATCGGTGTTGCTAAAGATTCTATCAATACAGTTAATAATACATTAACTGAGAAGATTACTGCTCTTGAAAATGCTGATACAAAGTTTACCGGTGATATTGCTTCTCTTCAAGGTATTGTAAGCGGTGAAGGTGGTCACGCTTCTCGTATTACAGCTCTTGAAGGTCGTGCAACAAATCTTGAAGCTAAGGATACTGAGCTTGCAGCTCTTATTCAGAGCAACACTGATAAATTTGCTGGCTATTACACTAAGGGCGAAGTTGACGCTGCTGTTATCACTTCCGGTGAAGTTGTTCGTGGTGCTGCCGATTCTATCACAATTGCTAATAATAAGATCACTGTAACTCTTAATAGCTATACTAAGGGTGAAGTTGATGATCTTCTTGCTAACCTTGACCAGACCGCTCTTGAGACAGGCATTGCTAATAATGCTTCTGATATCGCAATTCTTGTTGGTGACGACAAAGATGCAGAGACGGGTAGAGCAGCTAAGTCTGTTAGAGCAATTGCTGCTGAGGAAGCAAAAGCTGAGGTTGCTGCTCTTGTAGGTGAGGCTCCCGATGCTCTCGACACTATCCATGAAATTGCTTCTTGGATTGAGAATGATACAACTGGCGCTGCAGCTATGAGCGCTGAAATTGCTGAGCACTCTGCAATTTTAAGTGGTTTCGGTGGTGAAGGCCAACCTGCTACGGTAGCTACTGCTATTGCTACTGCCAAGGCTGAGGCTATTGAAGCTGCTACATTTACTCTTGGAGTTGCTACTGCTGAAAAGCTTGGTGGTGTTAAATCCGCAAGTGGTGATAATAAAGTCGCTGTTGCTGAAGATGGCGTAATGAGCGTTGCTACTGTTAATGTAAGCACTCTCGCTCAGACTGCTGGCGATGTGCTTGTTCTCAATGGTGGCTCTGCAGCTGTCTAAATTATGTGCTAAATTAAATAAGTGAGGTATGAAAAATTACCTCACTTATTGATGAAAATAAAATAATATTTGAAATTAAAATAAATTTTTATAAGGAGATTTTAAATTATAGCTAATACTACATTAAACATGCAACTTCTTCTTCGTAGAGATCAAGTGTTTACCTCCACTTATGTGCTCGCAGCAGGTGAACCTGGTTTTGAGATCAGCACTAATACTTTCAAAGTAGGTGATGGTACTAAGACCTGGGCTGAACTTCCTTTTGCTAATAAAGAGCAGATTGAGGTAATTCTTGAGAATTACTACACTAAATCAGAAGTAGATGCACTCGTTAAAGCAGTTGATGATAAGGTAGCTGCTCTTAATGATACTTATGCAACTGATACAGAGGTAGAAGGAATTAGAGCTGCTCTTCAAGGTGCTATTGATACTAAGCTCGCTGCTGAAACTTTCAATACTTATTCAGCATCTAGACAACTTACTGATACTGAAATTAATACTGCTATCGGTAACGTTGATGCAAAGTTTGCTAGCTACAGAACTTCCGCTGATCAGGATGTAATCGATAATGGTATTAAAGGTAGATTGGATACTCTTGAAGCTAAGCCTTTCGATACCTATGCTACTAAGACTGAAGTTCAAGAAGTTGCTGGAGACCTTAGTGACTATGAGACTTCTAATAACACCAGAGTAAAAGCAATTGAAGATGAAATCGATACATTTGGTGATATTGTAACTCATGATGCTACAGAGTTTGAGACTGCTGGAGCAGCTGCTGAAGCTGAAGGTAGAATCAATGAGACTCTCAAGAGCTATTACACTAAAACTGAAGCTGATGCAGCATTCACTACTCCTGCTGAAGTAATTGCAGAGGTTAATAAGGCACTCTCTGAAGTTTCTAGCGCTGATACTATTGAGAGTATAACAACCTTAGTTAATTATGTAAATGAAAATGCGGCTGACCTTACTGGTCTTATCACCGAAGTTTATGGTTCTGCTGAAATGACTGGTGACAGCAGACTTGATACTATCGAAGCTAAAGCTGCTATGAGTATTACTGCCGATGATATCACTGCATGGAACGCTGAGAAGGGTGTTAAAGCAATTGTAGATGCTAATAAAACTACATGGGATAAAGCAGGCACTGCACTTCAGGCTGCTGACCTTGCTGATTATGCTAAGACTGCAGATGTAGTTACTAATGATGAGTTCACTGCTTTTGAGGCTGCTAATACAGAAGTTATTGGTAAGAAGCTTGATAAGACTGCTTTTGATGCATTTAACAATGGTACCTCTAAAGATGTAGCTGCTATTGAGGCTGATATTGTAACTAAAGCGAATGCAGCTCAGAGTGCAGCTGAAGCTAAAGCTGCCGAGCTTGATACTGCTCTTCATAACACAATTTCTGGTGAAGTAGCTACTGCTAAGCAGGAAGCGATTGATGCAGCTAAGGCTTACGCTGCTACTAAAGAGCAGGGAGATAAGATCGATAATTTAAGTAACGGTATTGCATATGATTCTGGATTCCTTAACTTAACTGCAAATGAAGTAACGGTAAATACTACTGCCTTTAGCTATAACGGCAAAGAAGTTGCTACTGTAGATGATGTAGCTGCTGTTGATGTTGGTGTAACTAAGATAACTGCTGGTACTGATATCGTTGTTACTCCTGCAGAAGGAACTGGTGAAGTTACTGTAAGTCATAAGGAATACAACACTGGTCTTCTTACTAAGGATCCTGATCAGCTTGATGAGGGCGATGCTTATGTATTCACTGGATTAACTCTTAACAATGGTCACGTTGAGAGTGGCTCCATGAAGAGCATTAAGGATATCCTTGAGGCAATGTCCTTCACTATTGATGGCGGTACATCTGCTAACTAATATTGTATAATTAAATAGAAACAGGTAAGGTTGGAATTGATACTTTACCTATTCTCCAAAAATTTGGAACTGATAATTTTAAAGGAGAAAAGCATTAAAGGTTATTTAAAGCTAATTTCCTGAAAAATTAACTAATAAGCGGATAAGCTGGTTCCAAAAAGGGCCAGCTTATCTTTTTTAATAACTATATAAGGAGGACTATAAAATTGGCTAATAATAATGTCAATAATAAAGTCGATTTAAAGGTTAGTTCAATAGTTCAAAAGCATGATATTGAAGTTAACTGGAATAAAGCAACTACATTTATTCCTAATAAAGGTCAAATAATTGTTTATGACATTGAAGTTGATGAAAATAATAATACTCTAGCACTTCCAGAAGGTCGCACTAATCCTTACACATATGAACGGTTTAAGATAGGTGATGGGATACATGATGTAACGAATCTACCCTTCGTTAGTAATGTTGAGCGCGGTGAAGGAAAAGGTACTATTCAGCAAGTAGCAGATAAGGTTTCTGATGGGTTTGATTTCACAGGAAAAAATCCTCATGCAACAGAACTTGACGGCACTTTAACAGGTAGTATTACATATGGAGCTACAGGTGACTATGCTACTGCATTTGGTGGTAAATCTTCCGCTCAAGGAAAACGTTCAATGGCAGTAGGTACAACTACTATTGCAAAAGGAAATTACTCATTTGCAGCAGGTGATAATTCAGTAGCATTAGGAAATGATTCAGCAGTATTCGGCTATCAAAACACTGCAGCAGGTCAAGCATCTTTGGCAGCAGGTTCTGGAACTCAATCAAAAGGTAACGCGTCTACTTCGTTAGGTAGAGATACAGTCGCTGAAGGTGATTATTCTTTAGCTGCTGGTTTTGAGAGTAAGGCAAAACATTTTGGCTCTACTGCTTTAGGTAAAGGGCTAGAAACAGCGGCCGATGATCAGGTGGTTATTGGTAGATATAATGATACTGGTTTTACTTATCATGATACTCATGGAACACCAATATTTACTGTAGGCTGCGGACGATCTGATGAATGGGGTAGTTATCGTAGAAATGCTTTTACAATCGCCAGTGATGGCACTATGTTTGTAGGAGATTATCCATATACAGATAAAAGTAATCATATTGGCTCGCTCTATGAAAATAAGGAATATGTTTGGCCTGAAGCTGAAGTACGAGATGAAAACAATGGTTGGGTAAGGCATTTAGGCACTCATGTACCGATTCAAAGCGTTACTGATAATGATGTAAATTATAGCTCTCTCACCGTTGCAAAATCATGGGCAGGTGCTGATACTATTGTTCAGCGTAATGATAAGGGTCAAATCATAGTTACAGATCCTACTGAAGATACGCATGCAGCCACTAAGGCATATGTTGATAATGAAATAGCTAATATTGATATTCCAAAAATAGATTTATCTAATTATGCTACTGTAGAATATGTTAACAGTAAAGTTAGCGGATTGGATTCTGATTTCTTTAATTCTTTATATTAATAGGAGGAAATATGGAAAATAAAATTATAACAGCCGAGGAAGGCAAAGTTTTTAGAAGAATTGCCGATGGTCAAATTTACGGAAAAGAGATTTCTTTAGGTTACTCTTATTATATTAATGGAATTAGACTTGCTGAACCACATTTAGACATTCCAGAAGATTTTGAACAAATTGATGAGCCTATTATAGAATATCAAGAAGAAATATCAGATGAAGGAGATACTGAATAATGGCTTATGAATTAACTTATTCATTAATAAATAATAAAACAGAATATGAAATATCTGGATATACGGGCACTCCTGATGTTGTTGATATTCCTAGTACATATAATGGAAAATCTGTAACCTCAATCGGCTCTGATGCGTTCTATGAATGCACAAGCCTTACGAGCGTTGTTATCCCTGACAGCGTAACCTCAATCAAGCAGGCTGCGTTCATGCATTGCACGAGTCTTACAAGCATTACAATCCCTGATAGTGTAACCTCAATCGGCGGTTTTGTATTCTCTGGATGCACGAGCCTTAAATATAATGAATATGACAATGCTTATTATCTCGGTAATAAAAATAACCTGTACAGATGGTTGATAGAAGCGAAAAATACAAGTATAACTTCTGTTAATATTCATGAGAATACTAAATTTATCGGCTATGATGCGTTCGAATACTGCAGGAGCCTTACGAGTGTGACTATTCCTGACAGTGTAACTAGCATCGGTTCTGATGCGTTCTATTATTGCGACAGCCTTACGAGTGTTACAATCCCTGACAGTGTAACCACAATCGGCTCTAATGTGTTCGCTTATTGCACTAGCCTTACGAGCGTGACTATCAGTAATAGTCTAACCTCAATCGGTAGTTCTATGTTCAAACATTGTGACAAGCTTACGAGCGTAACTATCCCCGATAGTGTAACCACAATCAGCTCTTCTGCGTTCTTGGATTGCACGAGCCTTACAAGCGTAACTATCCCCAATAATGTAACCTCAATCGGCAATTATGTGTTCGATAATTGCACGAGCCTAAAATACAATGAATATGACAATGCTTATTATCTCGGTAACAAAAATAACCCTTACGTATTGTTAATAAAAGCGAAGAATAAAAGTATAACTTCTGTTAACATTCATGATAATACTAAAATTATCTATGCTTCTGCATTCTCAGGTTGCATAAGCCTTAAGAGCATTACAATCCCTGATAATGTAAACTCAATCTGTGATTATGCGTTCGAATTTTGCACAAAACTTAAGAGCGTAAATATTCCTGATAGTGTAACCACCATTGGCAATCGCGCGTTCTCTGATTGCGATAGCCTTAACGCAGTATATATCACCGACCTTGTCGCTTGGTATAATATAAGCTTTGGTAGTTATCTTGCAAATCCTCTTAATTGCGCAAATAATCTTTATCTCAACGGACAGCTTGTAACTGAGGTTGTAATTCCCGAAGGTATAACATCTATCAACTCTTCTGTGTTCTATAATTGCACAAGCCTTATGAAAGTGACTATCCCCAACAGTGTCACTATCATTAACACTTATGCCTTCTCAGGTTGCACGAACCTTATGAGTGTGACTTTACTAAGTACAACTCCGCCTTCATTAAGTTCCAATAGTTTTAATAATATATCTGAAGATGTTAAATTCTATTGTGTTTCTTCAGTATTAGATACATATAAAACATCTACTAACTGGAATACTTATGCAGATAATTTTGTAACAGATGACTTAAGATTATATTTCATTATGAATGCAAACTCTCAGAAGAATTATGTTAGAAATTATGTTGATTTAAAAGCATCTAAGTATGATGGTAGCGGAGAAAATTCTATTGTTGTTGGTGAAGGTTCAAATGCTATTGGAGGATCTTCTACTGCATTAGGATATTATGTTACTAGTGGCGCTAAAGCTTATGATTTTGATATTACAAAATCTTTAGATTATGCTGAAAACCAACCAGAAGAAGATATTACAAATAATGTAGGACGTTATTACTTAACAAGTAATGAAGGATTAACAGATCTTGCAGCAGGAGATGTATATTCAGTAATCCTTAGCGGTAACTGGGATTTCCAAGGAACTATTGCAGGTTATAACGATGATATTAATGACTGCTATATTATAGTAGATAATTATATAAAGCCAACAGCTACTGATTATTATCTAAAAGATGAGAATGGTAATGATATCAAATATCGTAATACAAAAGTTACTACAAGCTCTTATATATTAATTGTAGACAAACCCTTAATTGGAAACAAAGTAATTGGAACAGGTACAGTTGCTTTAGGTTATTCAAACAAGGCAGAAGGTGTTTGTTCTGCTAGTATGGGTTATAATAACACTAGCGCAGGTAAATATAGCTTCAGTGCTGGACGAGACAATAAAGCTGGATACTGTGCTGCAGTATTTGGGCAACAATCAGAAGCATTAGGACACAATAGCTTTGCAAGTGGTGTACGTGCAAAAGCTCATGCTCATTACAGCTCAGCAATTGGTTATAATAATACTATTCAAAGTGGTGCTACTTATGGTGTTTGTCTTGGTACAGGACTTGTTGTGACAGACGAAGCACAAACAGTTGTTGGTAGATATAATAAAGAAGCCGACTCTAAAGGTTGTGTATTTGTAGTAGGCGGTGGCGAAGGTACTGGAGGCAGATCTAAAACTGCTTTATCTGTAACGCCTGCTGGAGATCTCAAAATAGCTGGTAGCTTTACAAACAATGGAGATGCCCAAATTAAAGGTACTTTCAACGCTATGGATCAATTAGTGGTTGAACAGGGCATCACTACTTTAACAGATGCAGGACAGTTAAATGTGAATGGAGCTACTATTTTAAATGGCACTTTAACTGCAAATAATATAGTAACGATTGAAGGTAATACAACTTTAAATGGTACTATAACTGCTAATGGCTATTTAAATGCTGAAAGTGGTGCAACTCTAAAAGGTACAACTAATATAAATGGTACTCTTGTAGTATCTGGAGAGATAACGACAGGTGGTAAAAAAGTATATCGTATTCCAACTACTGGTGATTTAAAAAATACAGCTGCTTCAATGATTTTAGGAACAAGGCCTTTAAAAGATAGTGAAGGCAATGTTACTGGTTATGCAGAAAGTTACTTCAGTGTAGCCGCTAGTGGTACTAGTTCAAATTCTATTGCACAACGTGATAGCACAGGCTGTATACGAGTTGCTGAGCCTACTTTATCTAATCATACTGCGACAAAGAAGTATGTTGATGATTTAATTAAATCAGCACTAAGTAAGAGTTATTAAGATGAAAGGAAACAACATATGGCTAAAAATGATAACTTATCAGATTTCTTTACAGAAATAATTGAAGTTATTCATAATAAAGGGGTAACTCAAAAGATTTATCCATATCAGATTCCTGATGCAATTCGTAAATGTAAAGATTCAAGTTATGAAATATTGGAGGATGACAGTAAAATGTTTCCTCCAATAGAGGATTTATTACAGGATATTGCAAACATTTTAAAGAATATCTTAGGTATTTCTGGAGAAATAAATGCACAAGATTATGCTAGTGTAATATCAGGCATTGCATCTTCTTACACACTTACTTTTACGAATGCATGTGAAGGTATGTATTTATCTGTTAATGGTACTCGTTATACTGATAATGCTGTGATAGATGTATCAGCAGACGACTATATTGCAGTAGGAGCTATAGATACTAGTAATGCTTACAATGCATCATTGTTCCAAGCTTGTAATATAGATGTGGATGGGGGCTTATTAGCTAATGGTGGAGAGTATACCGAGTATGAACTAGGTGAATATAGAGAAAGCGGTGGAGCTCTACAAGTAGAAACAACTTATGTTCAAACATATACTAGTTTTTATGTTGAAGGCGACTGCTCAATTACACTTACACCTAAAGAAAAAAATACTGTTACTATAAATTATCCTACAGGTTGTCCAGACAGCTTACGTATTTATGCTCATACTGCAGCTGATCCAAAATATTCTGATTGGCATATCTTTGTAGATACTGTAAATAATAATTCTTATGGTTCAGGTAGCTCTAGTTATGCTTTCAATAGTGATGATAATTTTATAACTATTTTAAGTAATGCTTACTGGCAACCAGTAGATAGTATTATCGATTCAATATATGGGTTGGATTTAGTTTATATAAGAGCTCATGTTGATTCTGGTAATGGAGAGATACAAGATATAATGGAACGCACATACAGAATAACACAGACTGATGTAGTAATTAATCTAACTAATTAAATAAAATAAAGCTCAGGCTAGATTTATTAAAAATATCTCCAGTCTGAGTTTTATTTTTATGCATGTTAAATTCTTTATTTGCTAAATTAATTAGAGATCAAAAGCTAATCAAAATTTAAATATGAGATAGATAGCTAATTTTCATATTTATAACTAAAAGATATTTTATTGAAAGGAATTTATTATGGCAAAATTAGATATAACAGCTGAACAGATACAATCTACGACTAATATGATAACTTCTAGCGCAGCCGTTTCTGAATGGAATACTGATTTAAAGTATCCAAGTACTAAAGCTACTTTAAATAAAGCACATCCTGTTGGAAGCATTTTGATTACCAGTGTTAACTACTCTACAACCGACACAAGGCATCCAGATAATAGTATTGGTGGTACTTGGGAATTAGTTGACAAAGAATACCGAGTTGCAGCTACTGAATCAATTACTTGGACACCTTACGATTCTAAGGCTACATTATCCAGAGGAATTGTTACGTGTTCAAATCATATGGTCTATTTAACAATGGAACTTACTGCCAACTCTACTATTTCGCCCAGCCCAGACGGCCAAATAACAGGTAAGCTAGGTCAAATTAACCCTAACAGTATTGGGGCTATTTATGATGTATCACATCCAAATCCTTTAGCATTCAATACTACTACTGATTTTACCCTTGCTTATGCTGTTACAGGGGCAGGGGCTACTGCTGAAAGCTGTATTATTGTAGCTAATTTGAGTACAACTGGCGAGGTTAATATCCGGGCCATACTTAATGCGAATAAACAGCTAGTCTCAGGTACAAAAATATATTTAAGTATATCGGTACCAATGAAATCTACTAATATGGCTGATAGCTTTTGTGATAAATTTTATTGGAAGCGCACTGCTTAACCTAATTATTAGGAAAGAAGGTGATTTTTATCGCTAGCTTAACGTTAGAAGTTTTAGATGGAAGCACCATTGCTTCGACTGAAATTTATGGAGCTAATAAAAAAACTTATATTAATATCGGCTCCGGAAATGTATTTAAACTACAGTGGGTGACCAGTGATATTATTGTTGACCACTATGATTTAGTAATTAAACGACATAAACCAGAAGTGAATGTCTATGACGTTATTTTTGATAAGAACATTGGGTTAGTTAATGAGTTTTATGTAGATTCTGCTATATTGCCTGACTTCACAATGCCATATGAGACTTCTATTTATTTAGTCGCTTATGGAAAACAGGGAAGTGTACTTACTTCTAATGTAGTAAATCCATATGTTTGTAAAGGCTGTGGTACATACGTAAAAGTACAGCCAGATGGCTATGAACAGCCAATCATGAAACGCGCAGTGGCTTTAGTCAAAACTAAACCAGATCGTATTACTTTAACTACTGTAGAAGAAGGAGAAGCTTCTGTTACTTCGAGTGCTGTGTCTGCTAATTATGCTGAAGCGGTACTACGAGATAGTGAAGGTTATATTTTACGAGATATAACTAAAAAAGTTCTTTTTTCTGTGCCTGCAACAACTGTTGAAATGGAATTAGCAGACATTACTGGTCAACTTTTGGTAGACGATACTGGACGAACTTTATTTGCAGAGGTTTCTAATTTACTTGAAAATCCAGATGGCTGGACTATTATGCAGGAAATTTATACAAAAGATGACGCCAATAACTGGCGTATTAATGATATTGAATACGAAGTACTTGTAGATAAAACCGGTGAAATTATTTATACTCTTAACGATGGTAAATATGAGCCTGTTTATGTACTATAAGCTAGTTTATTTAAGGAGAGATATAACATGTCTTATAAATTAAAACACACAGCAGAGGCTATTGACGATAAGCTAAGCTTAATTAATAAAAATAAAAATCTTTTGCCTTATCCTTACGAAGAAGAGCCTGGTGGGGTTGGCCTTATTGATGTAGGTGATGGCTCGTTTCTAACAAATACAGATTTTCCGGAAGCAGGCTATGAATTTTTACTTCATACTGTTGTACTACCTGGAGGTAGAAAATATAAAATTAGCCTCGATATTGCAGATTTTATAGACGAATATGCTATGACAGTGAATCCAGGTTTCTCACTAATAGTTAGAAATAAGTCAGGTGCAGACCTTGACTTAAATAATGAGGTACTTGACCTTAGTGCTGAAACAGAAGAGACATCTATTAGTGTATTTCTATATGTCCCAGCGGGCGCTAGAGCTAATTTAATAGTTAAACCTCAAATAGAAGAGGGCGAAGAGCAGACGGCTTGGGTACCCTACATGAAAGATATAGCTAATTATGTGGATGAGCGTTTTAATAGCACCAATGTTAAAATTAAAGCTATTGCTGAAGCTGTTGCTAATAATGCCGGCAGTAGCGAGTATACCGGCCCTGAAAACATAGAAGACGGTACTACTACTGGAATTCAGCAAATTCAAGATCAAGAATCTGGAGTTACTGCAGGTTACTTTAACTTTACTAATAAAAACCAACAAGCAACTAAGCATGATAATAGCTTGACTGGCGAAATTGAATATGGTGCCACAGGTGAGTTCGCAGTAGCATTTGGAGGTAAATCTGCGGCAATTGGAAAACGTTCTATGGCTGTAGGAACAACCACTATAGCTAAAGGAAAATATTCATTTGCTTGTGGTGATAATAGCGTTACTTTAGGTAATGACTCTTTTGCAGCTAACTATCAAACAACTGCCAAGGGTCAAGCTTCAGCTGCTTTTGGTTCTGGTACAATTTCTGAAGGAAGTGCTTCCGTTGCTATGGGTAAGGAAACTCATGCTAAAGGAGAATATTCGTTCGCTACAGGATATCAGTCTAAGTCTAACAGTCAGTCTTCAGCGGCTATAGGCGCTGGAGCTGTTACTTCGTCTGAAATCAACGGTCAGGTCGTTGTGGGTAGATACAACAGATACGATACACCTGCAAGCTCTCAATCTGTGTTTATTGTTGGTTCTGGTGGGAGCGATACTGCACGTGAAACTGCAATGTCAATCGATATTTACGGAGATATGTGGAAGGGCTCAAACCCAAGTGCGCTAGATCGCTACATAACTGCAGGAGAAGCATTTAGACTTCCTGAATCGGTTAGTGATAAAGCAGACGGTACTTATATTCCTTGTTATGGGGTCACTAGCGGTAAGATGACTTCGGGCAAAGAATCACCAAATTCTTTACAGTTAGCGACGAGTTGGGCTAAAGGAAACACCCTAGTAGGTAGAGATGAAAACGGTGCGATTAATATAGGAACACCTACAGCCCCCGGTCATGCAGCTACTAAGCAGTATGTTGATAACTCTCATATAGCTAAGATAAAAGAAACGCTGACTCAGTTATTTGACCGTGATGAATTTTATGAAGTGCAGTCTACCGGTACTATAACAGTTAGATTAACTTGTAACTCACAGGAGTCTTTCGGCAGTGATACGTGGCTTGATTGCAATCATGACCTAGAGGTGTTTTTTGATGGAGATGCAAATAAAACAACGCTTCCACTACCTAAAGGTACTTTGATAAGCATAACAGGAAAATCGGAGACGGGTGATGCACACTATCTTTTAAATAATAGTACAGTAACTGTTTATTTAGAAGACTCTGATTATTCCGGAGATGGTGGGCCAGGCCATCTAATTGGGTTTGATGCTTTTACACCAAATAGCTCTGAGACTATAAATAAAACTTACCGTGACGCGACAAGTGACCACGTTTTATATGCGGATACAGGCGAGTCCTCAATGGTTTGGGACAGCACATGTTTTGAAACCACTGAGGAAAGTCAAGAAGTTACTTTAACCTACACGCTTGCGAAAAATAAATATCTTGAGGCATTAGAAACTTTATAATTAAATAAACTAAAGCTTAGATTTATTTCCAGTCTAAGCTTTATTTTTATCTGCTAAATTATTAGAGATAAATGCAGTTAAATTCAGAAAAAGAGTTTAACTTAGAAAAAATATAAAGAAGGGAATTTTATATAATATGTCAATTAAACTAGATAAAAGTATTAGCATAGATGGTACGCTCTATGATGTAACAGCTGTAGAGGCTGATAAAGCAGTAGAGGCTGATAAAGTTGTTAATAAATTAACTATAAATGCACCTGGAAAAGATCCCGAGTACTTTGATGGTAGTGCAAACAAAGAGATAACAATACCTGCTGTTACTTATAGTAATAGTGCAAAAACAATTAATGCTTTAGGCGGAATTGGCCCGAATACCTCATTTGACAATGAGCCTATTACAAAGGTACTTGATATGCTTTTGTACCCTTATGTTGCCCCTGTTATTGGAGATACGAGTTCTTCGCCACACAATGGTGGTGTATTCGAAAATGGAAGCGTTCAAAAAATTGCGTCTGTTACTACTTCTATTGTAAAGAAATCAGAAAGTATTTCTAAAATAGAGCTATTTCACGGAAATACACTGCTAGGAACGCGTGAGGATCTTCCAGATGGTGGCAATATTAAGTTCGAAGTCCTAGATCTAGGTGTAGAAATCGATAACGATAAAGATACTCCAAAATATCTTACAATTAAAGTAACAGACAGTAAGGGTAACTCTGTTACAGAAAACACTGGCACTTTTAGTTTTGTTTATCCTTATTATTATGGCGCAGTTGAGGCTAACACTACAATTTCTGAAATTTCTGAAGATGTTGTAAAAGGTCTTTATTGTAGCATTCATGATAGAGTTAATAGAACTGTGCCATTTACGCTTAATAATCAAAAAGTAGTTTTTGCCTATCCAAAAATTTATGGTACATTACACTCTATTATAAATCAAAATAACTATGAGGTTATTACTACTTTTACACGTAAAGAGCTTTACATAACAGGCTTGGATAAAACAGCACATCCTTATTATGTATATGTTTCAAATGGAGCTTCAACAGTCTCTAATTTTAAGTATACTTTTAACTATTTAAAGTAAAGGAGTTAAATAATGGCAATATTTGATAAAATTTCTGGTATTCCTGCTGATAATGGTTTTAAGTATCAGGCAGAAGCTCCGCTTGATGCTCGTTTAGTAGTAGACTACTACAGCGAATTAGCTGAACTTGCTGAGGGACACGGTGCTTACATCGGTATGTTAGTTTATGTAAAAAGTGAGACGACTACGGCAGGTGGTATCACTTTTCCTAAAGGTTATTATTTTTATGATGGTGTCATTTGGGCTGAATTTAAAGGAGCTGGCACTTCTAATGCAGAGGGTGCTGATAAAGTGCGAGTAACTTTGGATGATGGTAGTAAACCATATGCTACTATCACAATTAGTGCAGAGGAGCCTGATGGCGGCAACATTGGAGATATTTGGTTTAAATACTAATTAGCCAAATAACACTAAAGGAGTTTAAAATGGCTAAAAATATTATTAAACTTAACAGAGGTGACTCATTTGAATTTAAAGTGAGTATTCCAGATAAAGAAAATACTAATAAAAATTATATTTTAACTAATTTTGATGTTGTTTATTTTGCCTTGTTATATCCATATCAGCCATTTGCCGACGCATTTATGGTTAAAGGCTACACTATAGAAGACCAAAATAAAGAAACCGGCGAAATAGTTATAAAGTTAGTACCAAATGATACTAGATGTCTTGCTCCAGGTATTTATTATTACACTGTTAAACTGCAAAGAGGCGGCACCTTGGAAGTTATAAATGACTTTGATGAGCCTGACGAAGTTAGAACAATAATTGATAGAACAAAATTTATTGTAAACGATTAAATTTCAAAACTTTTTATCGTATATATTAATATATTAATTAATAATGTATATAATATTATAATAATATATTAAGTATATTATATATTTATTTAAGAACGTAAGTTAATTTCTTACGTTCTTTTTATTTTATAGTAAAATATTACAAATCATGCTGTATTATATATGTAGTAAATAAAAAAAATTATTTTAGGAGAATTTAAAATGAGAAACTACGAGACAAAGATTTATGATTACATTGATAAGAAGACAGGAGCACATGTAGTAAAAGCTACTACGATTTATGCAGGCCAAATGGTAAGTGCTTGCTCAAAGTGTGACCCTAATGATACTTTTAATCTCGATTTTGGTACCGCAGTAGCTCTTAAGCGTCTCGACCTTAAGATAGCTAATAAGCGAGCAGCAAGCATGAGAAATTACGCAAAATTCTGTAAAATGAACCTTGACTTCATTGAAATTGAAAAGCGTCGTGTTAAGAAGTCTATGGAGAGGGCCGAAATTGCTGTTCTTGATCGCAGAGTTGAGATTAAGGCTTTTGAAAAAGAGCTCGCAGAACTTATTGCAACTACAAAATAAGAAATTTCCTACATATTTATTATATAAGGAGCTATACAGATGATTTTACGAATTACTGTCGGCGACAATGACTTTACAGAAGAGCTTGAACAATTTGCTGAAGACCCCGAAGGTAGTGCTTATCTTTTAAAGGTAGCTAAGCTTGAAAATACTTCTTTAACTCAAGATGAAAAGCTTGCACTTTTTAAACGCAAGGAACGCTTTAGAGAACTATTTTATAATACAGAAAAATATACTCCTGAGCTTTCTGCTGAACTTTGTGAAATGGTTAAACAGAATTGGGAGGATTTTGTAAATCATATTATGCGCGACCACGACTACTGGAATGAAGATGATAAAATAAGACTTAGAGAATATCTTATCAGAGACTTTAAAGTAAAGTTTCAAAAGAGCCTTACACCTAAGTGGGAAAATGGTGAAGTAGTTTACATTTGTTGCGGCTATTATAATAAACACTGGACATTTTAAAATTACATAGGAGGAACTTAATATGACTTTTTTGGCAATTATTCAAATTATTTATTTAGCAATTAACCTTTTTGGCTTAGGAGTAAGCATTTACTTTATTTGTGGTACGACCGATGATTTTCCTATTGTATCTAAATTGTTTAGTTTTATTGCAAGGCACTTTGGAAAAGTAGCCTTTATTATTACAGGTATTTTACTCACTATCTTGTTTTTGCCTACTATTGCTCTTACAGCTGCCTTTATTACTTTCATGTGGCTTTGGGGCACATATTGGGATTAAGGAGTACTTATTATGTTAGATACATTATTAGTATTTTGGATATTCTTTAACGTAATATCTACAGTAGCAATAGAAGTTGTGTGCTTTTCAAGTGCTGAACATTTTGACAAGATTGATATTCTTTTATACCCCCTATTAATAAGGACTCTACGAGCAAAGCTAAATATTGTTGGAACCGTTATAGTTACAATATTAGTTTCCATTCTTTGTTGTCTGGCGATTATTGCTTATTTTGTACTTTTAGCCCTCTTTGCTTTAAGCGGCTTACTAGTAAAATGTTTTCTTTGTATTTTTAAGAGAAAAGATTAAATAATGTTAAATATAAGGAGTAAATTATGAATAACGATACAACACTTAGTAGCTTTCTTGAAGATAGACTTTCTTATGAGCTGCCTGAAGACGATGATTTCAATATTGCAGGCCTGGCTGAAGACCTTGCTTATAGTCTTAAAATTAATGGTTATTGTTCTGACCCTTATTTTGAATATGCTAAGGCTCTTATATGTCCTATCAATAAGAAACGCAAAAAATATTGTGGTTGTACCACTTGTGAAAGTCATGAGTTTTGTTTAATGCTACGTAAGGAAGGTTACGTATAATGGAAAGAATTGAGATTCCTGCAGAAGTTTATTTTAAAGCCTTTGACGGTAAGAAATTTTATAGTGAGACAGAGTGCCACAGATATGAGTTTCTTTCTGACAAATATATGAATAAGGAACGTCACGCTGTCTGTGAAGATGGTGAAGGCCATTTGCATAATTTTTTCTTTGCTTGTGATAAGTATGATATTATAGAAATTTGCGAGCTTAGTAAATATGTACTTGGTTATCGTCCACAATATGTTGAAGCTGCTCCAAAGTGGGAAAATTTTGAATATGGTTGGCTTTGGGTAGCTTACGATTTTGACGAGTACGGACCTGCACCTGCTCTTGGCACTGTTTCTGACTTTATTGAGATTCAGGAAGACTGTGCTAGGTCATATAATGATGCGGTTCAAATAGCAAAACAAATTGAAATTCTACCAGGGCCGAGGAGCTAATTATGCTTAGATTTTTTAAAGACTTAAAAGTTTATTTTACTGATAGACCTAGATACGAGCAGTGGAAACGATATAAAAAGCTTCAGAAAGAGTATCGTAAAAAGCTGATAAAGCAGGCAAAAGAATTTTGTCCGTGGTCTGGTTGGTACATGAATGAAATGGTAAAAACGATGCTTGAGTTTTATAATAAGACTTATACTGCTGGTGATTGTTGCTGGAGTGAGAAGTGTCGAGTACAGAAAATTGCTAACCAAACTAAGAAAGCTTTGCAGGCAGCAACTAACCTTGATACTTATGAAGATTTAGGTACTGACGAGCTTATAGCACTCGCGGAAAAGGAACCTGGTTTTACAAAGTATCTTGAGAAGTGGGAAAAGAAATCAGGCCTTAAAGTCAATAAAGATGAGAGAAAGTATCTTTTATATGGAGTAGCTTGTGCTTATTACGAGAAAAAATACACAACTGCATTGTATGATATTATAGGAAAACATATTTGGGAGTGGTGTGACTAATGAATTTTAAACCTGAAAAAATACCCGTTACTTTCTCGCAGCTTTTAGAGATATGTAATTATCAGCAGCATATTATGGAAAAATATAAAGAGTTTATTGAGCAGAATATTGTTAATAAAATTTTAGAGACGGATTTTGACGACTCTTGGACTCCCATCGGGCGCGCTAGTTTTAAGCGTATAACAATTCCACAGTCAACTTTTATGTTACAGTGCGATCCTTCTACTCTTAAAGCTTGGAAGTGGCTGCAATATGAGAGACCTGCCTTTGACTCCGACTATTATGTTAGAGCTGCTTTTGTTGAAGAAGGAGAAAATGATGCTAAAGCCAATTAAAACTTTTTATGTTGTAGGTGCACCGAATTATAATGAGTATGCAGAAGCTCGTGATATTGCGAGAGACGAAAATTGTGTAGTAGAGCTTCGTTGGTGTCCTAATATTTGGACTGGCTGGTATCATGAATATGTATTTGAGGATAGTGACCCTGCAGAGCTTGATGCAAAAACACCTAGAGTTTACGGAGTTTAAGGAGATTTAAAAATGGCTAAGTTGATTATTTTATGTGGGCTTCCTGGAAGTGGAAAGAGCTATTATGCTGCCCAGCTATGGCGAAGAGAAAACACCTTTGATGAGCCTACTGCAGTAGTACACTCTTCAGATGCTATAAGAAAAGAACTTTTCGGCGATGCAGGCTCGCAGGAAAATAATGCTCTTGTATTTGAGACTATGCATAAGAGAGTAAAGGACGACCTTAGAGCAGGTAAGACTGTAATTTATGATGCAACTAATATTACTCGAAAGTCTCGTCGTGGAATAATCAATATGACTACTAAAGACGATATTGTTGAGTGCCATATTGTTTGGGCGCCTGTTGATACTTGTATTAAGCGAGATGCCAAGCGCGAGCGCCACGTAGGTAGAGAAGTAATTGATAAGATGATTCGTCGTTGGCAGAGCCCACATAAGTCTGAAGGTTTTACTTGTATCGATGTTATCTGCTCAGACCCTAACTTTGATCAGACTAAGTACGTAGCAATGCAGGCTGACCAAATGCATATACCCCATGACAACCCCCATCACACTCTTGGTGTTTGGGATCATTGTATGCAGGCTTATTACTATCTTTGCCAGCAGCCTAATATCAATGATGACCTGAAGACTGCTACAATGTGGCATGATATCGGAAAGCCTTATACTAAATCGTGGCATATCGATAAAGTAAACGGAGCAGTAGATTATTCACACGCTCATTATTATGATCATCATTGTGTTGGCGGCTATCTTGCTTACGGACTTTTCTTACATAAGGATTTTGATGAGGAAGATGTAGACTTTATGTGTTGGGTGAGCTGGCTTATCTGCAATCACATGGAGCCTTTCTTTAACTCTCATTGGTATAGAGAACTTCCTGAGCACTTGAAGCAGCCTATTGATATATTGCATGCCGCTGACGTTTCTGCACATTAACATAAATTTTAATAAAATAACATTATAATGTTAAAATTACAAAAATAATATTGTATAATATAATGTGAGTGCAGAGCGCAGCATTCACAAATAGAGCCTATACTTATTTCTAACATAAATTTTGGGAATTTAAAAGTTGACAGTTAGGCCAAAATTGAGATACTACTTTATTATAAGGCGGTGGCTTATTTTGGTTTAGATCAAAAAGCTACCGTTATTTTATTTTGATTTTATTTAAAAGGAGATACATTATGACTACTATTCAGAAGATTCTTATTTCTCGTCGTATGCTTGTAGCAGATACTATTCCTACTAAGTCTGCTTTTAGACTTGAGGGCGCATATCTTAATGCGTTTCTTCTCGCTAACTTTGGTATTGTTGTAGATAAGCCTGAACTTCTTACTAAGGAAATGGTAAAGGACATCTCTGATGTTTATAAGCTTAACGTACCTAAGTCTTATTTCGCAAATCCTCAGGATACTAAGTTCTATACTGCTGAAGAGCTTCTTATAGAGCAGTGTATCTCTTATTTCCTTGCTTATGGTGCGGAGGATTCTCATGTTCACATTTTTGATAAGGAGCTTCCTGAGTACCCTGTAGGTGAGGAGATCAAGATTCGTGAGTTCCGTATTCTTGACGCCGACGAAGCAGAAGCCGAGCTTATGGAGATTACTAAGGCTTATGCTGCTTATAAGCGCCCTTGGGGCCTTGATGAGGCAGCAGAGTTCCTTGAGCTCTACAAGAATGGCTATTACAGATTTACCGAGATGCCTGTAAACTGTGGCGACAACGCTGTTCTTATGCTCGGTGAGAACACTGATTTCGCACAGTTTCTCTTTAAGAAGGACGTTGTAAAGCTTTCTGTAGCTCGTTGTGGCGAGAAGAAGGAACTTTCTCTTGATGGCGCTACTCGTGGCCTTATCAAGGCAATTATTCCTCTCGTTAAGGACTGTCCTATGTCTAAGAAGCAGGCAAAGTATTTCAATACTCTTGTCAAGCTTACCGGTTCTAAGGTAAAGAAGGCTTCTAATGAGGCATCTCCTAATAGACTTGCTCTTGAAAAGTTGAATGCTGGTGACGTTGTTGGTGCTGCAAAGATTTTTGCAAAGAGTGGTTCTCTTCTTGAGAGAAATCTTAAGTTCCTTCTTTCTCGTGCAAATCCTAGGGAGGCAATACAGATTCTCGACATGCTTTCTAATGAGAACCCTGCTGTTCTTTATCAGATAATGTCTACTGTTCTTGCTGACAACGAGGAGGCTCGTACCTTCTCCTTCTACGCAAAAAATAGAATTAAGACTCATATTGAGACTGAGTACGAGGCTCGTTGGAGAAAGTCCAGACTTAATGACGCAACTAAGAAGCTTGTACACGATATGTGCTTTGAGAAGATTGCTGAGCATTATGTAAACACTGAGTCTCTCCGTAAGGTTTACATCGCTCCTAATTTCTATAAGGTAGCAATGCCTGTTAATACTTCTGCCTCTGGTAAGGGTATCGACGTTCCTGCTACCGGAACTAGACTTCCTATCAACGGCACTAAGATCAGATCTTTCGTACATTGGGAGAATGCTTTCGATATTGACTCCTCTACTATCTACGAGTTTGGCGATGGCTCTCTCAAGATGATTAATTTTTGCAGTTATAATTACGAGAACTTCGATGGCGCTGCTCGCTTCTCAGGTGATATTACTGGTCCTAAGGGTACTGAGTATTTCGACCTTGACCTTGAGTCTCTTAAGGAACAGGGTGTAAAAAGAGTAGTATTTACCTTCCATGGTTATTGTTCTACTCTTGACTCCGGCGAGATTTATTGCGGTTACCAGAACAAGAATAACTTCAATACTAAGGCCTGGGATCCTAAGAACATTGAGCTTAAGATTCACGTTAAGGGTGAGAAGCGTGCCTATGTGGCATTTGCTATCGATCTTGAGACTATGGAGATTATAGTACTCAACCTGATGCGCGATGATGACTCTCGAGTTGTTTCGCCTAAGGACTTTGAGGCTATTAAGGCTTTCATGGATCCTGCAAAGCTTGAACTCAATATGGGTCTTATTGCTGAGTGGCGTGCAGCTGAGGTTGTTGAGACCCCTGAAGAGGCCACTGTTATCTTCTCGGATGACTATGTTGTAAAGGAAGTGGAATTGGCAGAGAATGAGGTACCTGTACCTGCTCCTGTAGTAATCCGTTCCTTCGATATTGAGAAGCTTAACATGATTGCAAACGTTTAATTAAAATAACTGGGCGTTAATTAATTTTAGCGCCCATAATAAAAAAAATATTTTGCTAAATTAATTAAAAATTACGTTTATTATATCGTATAATATAATACAGAGCCAATGCTTATTTCTTTGCCTGTTAAGCCGTGTGTCGCAGGTTCGAATCCTGCCATCCCGCTGCAGTGGGATGTAGCTCAGTGGTAGAGCAACGATTATTAGCTTGGCCAAAAATTAATATTAAAGCAAAATTTGCTATTAATCTATCGTATAATATAACATAGAGCCAATACTTATTTCTTTAATGCTGGGGACTGCGATCGTAGGTTCGACTCCTGCCCCGCCGACCAATCGGTGGGTAGCCAAGCGGTAAGGCAGCGGTTAAATTAATAGTTTGGCCAAAAAGTTTAGAACCAATGCTTATTTCTTATGATTTTCCAGCTGGCCGTGCGGGTTCGATTCCCGTCGCTCGCAGAGCGGGTGTAGCTCAATGGTAGAGTTCCAGCTTTCATTTAGCTTGGTCATATTTTGTTTAATATGGGCTGATTAGCTTAGTGGTAAACCTTGGGTAGTTTCACATACCAAGTTAAGAGGCAGAGCCCCTCCCTTCAAAGGAGGAGACTCCGGTTCGACTCCGGAATCTGGCCCACTTAATATGCTCCTGTGGCGGAATAGGCAGACGCTGTGGACTTGTTTGAGTAGTTTAATGTAAAACAAGTCCGCAAGACTGATGTGAGTTCAAGTCTCATTTCAAGCACCAAAAATCCACTGCCCGTAAGGGCGTACCGGTTCGAGTCCGGTCAGGAGCACCATAAATCTGAGAACTCCTATATGATGAAATGATATACTCTATAGCAAGCTCAGCGTTAGCCCACCTCGAGTGCGTTAATCTCGAGTATTTATCGTGAGGGGCATGAATGATTTCTGTACATATATTGTGAATTTCGAATACTTGGTAGAGCAAGAAGGACGATAACTACTTCTTTGGATCGTACAGCATTAATGATTTACTGAGTATCTCGACGTTAGGACTGATAAATAATTTAATAACCTTGAGGCGATTGCTACCTTGAAAGATAGGAGCAGACTTGAAAGAGCACTCGCGGACCAAAAGAAGTTAATTGTCGAGAAAACCGCGGACTTCGGTCTCATAATCGACGGATTGTGGGATTTAGTGACTAGGATGAGGTGTGGCTACGCAGACCAACTTATATAAATGACGGACGGGTAAATAGATCTGAAAAGTGAAATAACCGAGAAGTTTATATGCATAGTGTCTAGGCGTAGAGTAGAGGCGATGTAAATTATTTATCAGACACCAATGTTTTTTAATTTTTATAGGTCTCTGGTGTAACGGTAGCACGGCAGTCTCCAAAACTGTAAGGTCAGGGTTCGAATCCTTGGGGGCCTGCCAAAAATCAATTTAATTAATAATATGGGCATGTAAACTAAAATGGTAGAGTGGGATAATTGCCCGTGAGGTTCGATTCCTCCTTGGTCTTTGGTAGATATGCCGGTTCAAGTCCGGTCGTGCACTTTAATACGCAAGTGTTGTACAGCTGGTCAGTGCGTCCGTCTGATACGCGGAATGTCAGTGGTTCGAATCCACTCACTTGCACCAACCCGGAGAGCCCGAAAAGCCACGGTATCTGATATGGTCGCCCCCAACGACTTGACGAGACAAGGTGATTATTTGGGGATAGTCACCTAGTTTAAATTATGTCACCTGAATTAGAAGAATTATTACATAGTACTTTTACATTAAAACAGACTTTATCACAAGTTTTGCCAAAAGAAGCAGTTGATTATATTCTAGAGCTTATTGCAAAAGACGGAGCTCATAGAAAGTATCTTAAGCTTATAGAAGAAGAAAATTAAATATTGAGCTATGGTGTAAAGGTAGCACAACAGACTTTCGTGGATTAGCATAAGTAATGCACTACATGGTTATAATAGTTCAAGTCTATTATTCACGGCCAGACTCTGTTGGTTTTGGTTCGAATCCAGATAGCTCAGCCAGATCCGGAGTATGACTATCCTTCAACAGAAAACCGACCACGATAATCTCTTAAAGCGCTTTAGGAGGTCGAGTAAAACAAAGAAGGAACTTTTATTAAATTATTAATTTATCAAAAAAAATATTCGCTAAATTATTTAGAAATCAATTAAAGGAGATTATTGCCATGAGTAAATCATTTTTGTTTAAATCGTCAAAATGCTATCATGGTGTAGTTATACCCTTTTCCAATCGCAAGGCGGAAGGGCCAGGAATTTCTCAGCGTTGATCTGAACTTTATAAAGATAATCGACGTCTGAGATTAAGTTATTGAAAAATAAACTTAATTTTAGGCGTTATTTTTATCTAAAACTGTTTAAAATTTGCATTATGTTATTGTATAATATAATGTTAACGGTTATAATATCGGTTTGATATAAGCGGCATATATCATTTAATTGCGCCCTGCACCGAGGCGCACCCGATACAGTTGTTCACCTTAAGCAACTTCTGTCTATACATGCTTCCGTAGCTCAGCTGGTAGAGCAACAGACTTTGATTGAATCGTTTAAATGGGTTATTAGATTAGTGAATGGTATAAACCTAATTTAATAAGTTCTGTTCGTAGGACATCGGCCTGATAGCCGAAGATGTGAGTTCAAGTCTCGTTTCAGTCACCATAATCTGTGGGTCGCGGGTTCGATTCCCGCCGGAGGCACCAAAAAATTTTAGGAGTTAATAATGAAAGTAAGATATACTTGTAAACATTGTAATGAGACAAACGAAATCACAAATTTTTGGAAGTGGTTTTGGACCCCGCATTTTGGAACCAGAAAGCGCCTTCATTGTAAGGCTTGTAACAAGGTTAGCTATATGAAACGTCAGGATGGTCGAAAGATCCTTGACTGGTATACAGAAAAGAAATAATTTAATATGGGGTAGGTAGTGAAGTGGCCAAACACGCGGACTGTAACTCCGTGCTTCATTGTATTGAGCTTATCCGAAGGAACTCGCGACTCTGTAAGATATGATTCAATCAAGTTTAGGCGCGCATGTGACTTGTGAAGCTTCGCTGGTTCGAATCCAGCCCTCTCCACCAAAACATTAATATAATTACGTCGAAAACGTTTTAACTGAGCTGTTTTCGGAGTGCATCGAAAGGCACGGTAAGTACATGTAGTTATAAGATACTACAACTCGAAAAAAGTCAGGAAATCTGAATGATACGAGTATCCAATTTATTGGTTGAGGGGATCCCAAGTGGTAGGTAACGACTACAGAACGCCTCATCTAAAAACGCTGTGAATCTCAGCAAAGTGCTTGCGTAATTATTTTTATATGGGTATTTAGCATTGTGGAATGCCGCTCTAAGAGCACCGCGGGAAGATAGTTCGACTCTATCAATATCCACCAGGGCAGTTTAAGTAATAACGGTCTGCCGCACCAAAATCCGTAAGGTCACGATGGCGTGTCGGTTAACAGCCTGATGGGAAAGAAAACCTGATAAGCAGAGCAAGCCAGATGAATGTGGTCTCCGCCGTTAACGGAGTGAGCAAAACTTATCTAACAAACTCGCTCGGATAGCACTGATTCGTATACGGAGTGTAAATAAGAATGGATTATTAGGAACAGGGTTCAATCCCCTGTCGGATCATACTTGAATCTGGAGGCTAAATCTTAATAATTTAAAAGAGTCTGGTCGCGAACAGATAAAGCAGGTCTTATTGAGAAGGAAAACTTATTATAAAACCCAACAAGGAAAATGTTGTAAAGCAACCCGTTTACTCTTTTGGTTAAGTGAAGGCTTAATAAGTTATATGTTCGAGTATGACTGTCAAAAAGGGAGTACTATGCTCGAGTGGTGTAATGGCAGCCACGGCAGACTCAAAATCTGCTGTCCTTGTGACGTATGGGTTCAAGTCCCATCTTGAGCACCAATATAGGTCGGGAATGGATGGGATAAACTCCTGCAGGTCTAATGCCTTCCCGTAAAGGATACAGAGAAGACTGTGGTACTTCCTATTAGATTAATATGCCGGGTTAAGCATAACTGGCACTGCCGCGGTCCTGAAAACCGTTCACGTGAAAGCGTGTGGGAGTTCGAGTCTCTCACCCGGCGCCAGACACCGGCCACTATACTAGTTAATAGGGATGTCCAGGTCGAAGACTAAATAGGGCGTTTCCTCTAGCGGTTGCAAACGCGAAAGGTAAGAGCTCTCCGGGTTGCCAAAATTTTATAATATTTTATCGGGGAGTAGCTCAGATGGTAGAGCGCGTGGTTTGGGACCATGAGGCCGCAGGTTCGAGACCTGTCTCTCCGACCAAAGTTTGTCCGTAGCTAAGAATAAACGGTCATTTAAAACACCGCTACTGCAGTTCGATTCTGCACTCAGAGGTTCAATCTCATCACGTTATTTAGGTTAAAAGTGAGAGGGGATATGGTTCGACTCCATTAGGGTATGTGGTAAGTGTGCGGAAACCTAAATTTATTTAGTTTAATAATAAAATTTGTAAAAATATATCGTATAATATATTATGCAGAAGTGCGTGAGCCTGGTTGAAACGACCTCCCTGCTAAGGAGGCGAGGGTTTATAAAATCCTCCGAAGGTTCGAATCCTTCCTTCTGCGCCAATAAAATGCACCTGCGAGAACAGGTTTTATAGAAAAGTAGACGGGGACGAGAGTCGCACTCTCAGAAACACTGGATAAACACCGAAGACCCGACTAGTGGGAAGCATTTGAAATTTAATTTCGGAGGGCGGCGAAGTCGGAGAGTCGCGGCGGACTGTAAATCCGTTCCCCCTGGGTGAGTGGGTTCGACTCCCACCCCTCCGACCATTATATTGCTAAGAAGGGCAAAGAATCGAGCTCGGCAGGCATCATACCCTGTGACAACGTTGTAGATAAGTTCGAAGGTATCTCGAGCAGAATAGAAAACTGTCTACTGAAATCAAAATAAGAACTAGATGAAAAACTCTACGGAACTATTCAATGATGAGTTTAAAAGAAGGTGTGAGTCCTTCCTTAGCGACCAATTTAATATGTATTTAAGGCATTAAAACCGGTAAACACGCAGTTCAAATTTTTTGAAAGTTCTCCAAAAATATTTGCTAAATTTAATGATGCAAATAAAGGAGATATTTAAATGCGTACTGATTTAATTAATAAAAAAGAATTAATTTTAGAATGGATTGCCGAGGAACTTCCTAAAAGTGAGATGGCAAAACGTCTGGGTTGTAAACAAGAGACTCTTAATGCTTATTTAGTTAAAATGGGTATTACATATGTGGGTCAGCAGGCTAAAAAAGGTCAACAAAAGGGGCCTAATAAGTATAAAGATTCTTCTTACTATACTAAAATTGGCGGCCCAAGGATTCACTCTACTGTTCTTAGACTAAAGTTAATTCGTGATGGTATTAAGGAAGATAGATGTGAACGTTGTGGTAATTCTCATTGGTTAGGCATTAAGCTTCCTTTAGAATTACATCATAAAGACGGTAACCATTATAATAATGAATTAACAAATTTAGAAATTCTTTGTCCAAATTGCCATGCTGTTTCTGGGGATAACGCTGGAGCAGCTGTTGGAAACTATATAACATATGCGGAAGTGACGGAATAGGCAGACGTCCCAGACTTAGAATCTGGTGCCTTTGGCGTATGGGTTCAAGTCCCTTCTTCCGCACCAAATATGGCGCTATAGTATAGAGGTCATTACGCCGGACTGTCACTTCGGTAACCCGAGTTCGAATCTCGGTAGCGTCGCCAAGTTACTTACCGTTGCGTTATAAACGGTTGTATAGTTCTTGTTAAAGTTGCAGACTATACGGAAACAATAACAACCACCACCTGCTTGGTGTGACTCTTTATAGGGATGCAGAAGCTTATATTCCCCTTTAGCTCAGTAGGTAGAGCAGCAGACTGTTAATCTGCGGGTCGCTGGTTCGAGCCCAGCAGGGGGAGCCACGTTGCCGTTCGTAGCAAATATGTCGTTGGGTCAGAGATAGTATCGGCTAGCTTTAGATATTATCGTAACGAGATGTGCAGTTCGGGGGACTTTAACCTCGCCATTATGGCTCCGTAGTCAAGTTGGTCAAGACACGGCCCTTTCAAGGCTGAGGCGGGAGTTCGAACCTCCCCGGAGTCACCATAAAAAATTATAAAATTTAAATTAAAATTTTAAAAAATATATTGTATAATATATTATACGGGCCTGACCGATAACTTCCCGTAAGGGAATGAAAGAGGTAGACTGACAAGACCTCGCTGTGATGAGCAGTACCTCAGGCAATGTGTGACGGGACCTGTAAGAATTGAAAAGATTCTTACGAATATGCTAACCCCATGTTCTAACTTATCAATGATGAAATGAAAAGAGTTTAGTTGAGGGTCAACTGACTGAGCTATTCTCGCTCTCGCAAGGAGCTGGTTTCAACGCAAAAGGATTTGATGAGGTAAGGTAAGCTACAGGAAGTAAAATAGTTCGAGATTTAGCAGTCAAGGGCGACTTCCATTTATATCTGCTATGGTGGATATAAGAAATGTAAGTACAATGCGACGGAAAGCATTGAAGGCGGGTAGCATTCTTGCATTCAAAAGGTGTGAGAACTACAACAATAGTCTGTCTTCTGTCAAACTCAACTTAGCGTGGGTTGGAATCCCACCCGGTGTGCCAATTTATCTTTTAGAGATAGTTCGCACCTATCTCATTATATACACCGGTAGCTCAGTGCTAGAGCGGCTGTGATAGGAAAACAGTGTCATGAGTAAAAACCTATTGTTGGAAACAAAGAAAAGTGTCTTAAGCCCACAGTGGTAAGCAATGTGGGATACATGGTGTCACAAGCATTATGTATTTGATTGAAACGAATCTATAGAGGCGTAGCAACTTCGAACAGCCCGCAAGGTTGATAGTGGAGTGATAATCGAGTAATTGTTTCCGTAAAGGCGAACGCAAGCCTGGAGCCCTTGTGCTGGGGTGACGAATTGCAGGCATGAGCGGTACTTCCCAAAAGGAAGTGGAAATGTGACTAAAAAATAAGGTCATTAAGCCGTAGCAACTGTAAGGTGTATTCTCAGCCTTTTATTTATCTTACTATTTAATACTAATTGTTCCGAAAGGCGCTCTAAGGCAGGGATGAAATGCCCCTGTCAATTAGTATTTTTATGCTTCCTTCCTCTAGCGGTCAAGGAGTTCCGGTTCTCAGCCGGGCAACAAGAGTTCGAATCTCTTAGGAAGTACCAATAATTTAAATTTCAAAATAAATATCGTATAATATAATATATAAATTTATTAGGAGATACTTAGGATGACACAGTTTCAGTTTGATTTGATTTGTAAGGTTATTGAGGGTGGCGCACCTGCTCTTGCGAATGAGCTTTGCGGTGCTTTAGATAGTCTTGTTCAGTCTTATAATGAAATCGTAAAAGAAAATGCTGATCTCAAAATTCAGCTTGAGGCTATAAACGCTTCTTCTGAAGCAGCAGAAGCTACCGACTAAATTACAGTAAATAATTTTAGAGCTTGTACTTATTTCTTTGAAATATAATTGATATTTAATACAAACAGTCAAGCCAAGTTATTTGCTAAATTTAATATAGAGCTCGCGCTTATTTCTACTAACAAAAAGACTTCGGCCGGGTATGTGGACTTCCGTCCTGGAAGTTTGCAGGTAACCTGGCATACATATTATAGTCGAGCCAATTTTTAATGAGAGCCTATGCTTATTTCTCACATTATTTAGGATAATAGAAAGTATGGATAGCTAGGCCTTTATATTGCGGGTGGGCCGGTGCCCAGGCGAGTCTCATAAACTTGCTTTGACGGTCGTTCGACTCCCGTACCCGCGTCCAATTTAATGTGCTGGCGTGGCGCAACTGGCAGCGCAACTGACTTGTAATCAGTAGGTTGCAGGTTCGATTCCTGTCGCCAGCTCCATGATCATACTCGGGATACCTAAGGGTACTCGAGTTTTATTTATAGCTAAATTATATGTATATAGTATTAAATCTAATCCAAAAATTAAAAAGAGGTATTATTCAATGAGAATAAATAAACTTACTGAATCCGAATTAGCTCCAGGAAAAGTTCTTTCAGAAAAGAATGCGGCTTTTGCAGATATGCTTAGCTTATTAATTATAGATGAGTGGGAAGCAATTAATGGTTATCAAGGCGTTATTCAAAGTATGAAAAAGATGAAGATGCCTCAGAAGGCCATTGATATTCTTCAATCTATTATGGCTGAAGAGCATGCACACGTAGGCGAGCTTCACAAAGTACTTGCTTTAGTTAATCCTGATTCGGAAGCTCAGATTGAGCACGGTAAAGAAGAAGTAGAAGAGGTAGCTAAATAAATTATTAAAAAGAACCTATTTAGTAGGTTCTTTTTTATTAAAGTTTTATAAACAAAGGCTGTATAATATATATATATTTAATAAATCTATTTGCTAAATTATACTGTAGATAACTTTTGAAAGGAGCATTTTTGTGTTAACTAAAGCAATAATTCAAAGTATTGATTATACAAAAAATATGTGTAGAGTACGTATACCATTATTTGAGAATGCTTCAAGGAATGTAAATATTATCGAAGCAGATGCTCAAATTAATATTGTACCGGGAATATATAATAGTTACAAAACCGGAGATATAGTATTCATTGGCTTTGAAGAAAATAAGATGGAATTACCTGTTGTTCTAGGAAAGCTTTTTGTTTCAGCCGCAACTGAAGCTAGCTCTTACCGTGGTAATGTTAGCGGAAATTCCTTAGCTATTACCGATACAGCACAATTGCCTTATTCCACAGTTTTTAATTATGATAAAATAGCACAAAATGATACTATTTATAAAGATTTAAATACTCCGAAGAAGCTGGCTGACGGTATTATAAATTTGCAACGATCACAGATTCAAAAGTATCAAACAGTTATAAAAGTTTTAGCTACCAAAGTTAATAAACAAGACCCACAAGATAGTAAAAGTGCTTATTCTTTATATTTGAAAACTACTAATGACTTTACATATTCACCAGATAAATCAGATGAGCCTTTATATAGGCTATGCACGGCGTTAAAAAATAGTCAAACTGATAGTGTGTTTATTCCTTTAGATCTGGCTGTAGCAGAGGATGATTCAATTTCTCATGCTTTATTACAAGTACTGGAGATAGGCCCATCTAGTCTTAAGCTTAAAGTGCTTATTGACGGTGAATTTTATACTGTTGACAAGGCAGATGTTGTAAGTATTCAGAGCTTTGCGATTTATTATTAATATATTTAATAAATCTATTTACTATCTGCTAAATTATTAAGAGGTGAGATTAAATGCGTTCATTAAAATTTCCAAATATGTTTAGGTCCAACAGTACCGAGGTATGGAAGTCCTCGGAATATCTTAATGCCACAAAGCAAAATACATTTCTTATCTTGCAAACTGAAAGAGGCGAGCTCGAGTGTGACCCGTACTTCGGTTTAATGCTAAAACATTACTTATTTAGCCAAAATAACTATATATTAAAAGATATGCTTATTGATACTATTTATACCCAGCTCGCGTTGTTCTTACCACAGTTAAAAATACAACGTAATTCTATTGAAATAATTCAAGACAAAGAGCGTGGAAAAGCTTATTGCAGGTTTTCGGGTATTAATCAAATTGATTACACTCATAATACATTCAATCTTCTCTTATTTGAAGATTCTGACTTTTAAAAGGAGATACTAAATGATTACAAAGAATGAAATATCTTCATTAAATTTATCACCTACTAAAAAGGACTTCGTTCAGATTTGGAATGAACTTATCGAAGTTGCATCAAAAATAACTGAGCGTTGGGATCCTACCAGTACGAACGAGAGCGACCCTGGTATTGTTTTACTTAAAGTACTTGCTGGTATCGCAGATAAACTAAACTATAATATAGATAAAAATATTCTTGAAGCTTTCATGCCCACCGCTGCTCAAATGGAATCCATGAGAAAGCTTTGCGAGCTTGTTGGTTATGATATTAAATACTATCAGTCTGCTGAAACACGAGTAAGAATTAGTTACACTGGAAGCACTACAGATGAAGAAGAAAAACTTCCTGAACCTGGAGGCCTAGCTTTACCGAAGTTTACTACTATTACAAATGCAGATAAGGATATAACTTTTGTAACTACTAACACAACACCTATATTTATTACAAATAGCACTCCTTGGGTAGAAGTTTCATGTATTGAGGGTCAAATAAGCCAGTGCGAAAGCATAAATGAAAATAATCTAATCACACTTACTCAGTTGGATGATGAATATAGATATTACCTGCCCGAGATTCAAATAGCCGAGAATGGTATTTTTGTATATAATGCAGCTATTTCTATTAATGGTACTTATGAAGATGGCCAGCCGTGGGAGCAAGTTTCAAACTTAAATACGAGATCTTCTGAAACACGTGTTTTCAAGTTCGGTTATGATTCTTTTGAAGGTCGCCCTTACCTAGCCTTTCCTGAAGACGTTGGTAGTCTAATTGGAGACGGCTTATTTATTTATTTCATTAGAACAAGTGGCCTTAGTGGAAATATTTCAGCACGAACTCTTGAGGTGTTGGAGGCTCCTACGGGCGGTGACTGGGATGATTACTCTGCAGAGCAGTTTGAAGTTGTGAATGATAATGCAGCCACAAATGGTACAAATATTGAAAGTATCTCTGCTGCTTATAATAACTTTAAAAAGACTATTGGTACTTTTGATACGCTTGTAACCTGCAGAGACTATATGAATAAGATTTATTCATTAATGGATATGAATAATACTCCGTATGTTTCTAACATATTAGTTACTGACATTAGAAATGATATTAATAGCGCAATTACTCTCTGTAGCTGCAATGAATTTGGTATCCTGTATAAAGAGCTTCCTTTGACTAGACCAGATGACGTCACAGTTAAGACTACCTCTTATAAAGTTGATGAAATTAATAATAATAGACTAACTATAAATACTAGTGCAGATACTAGTTATCAAATTGAAGTTCCTTTAATTGACCATTTTGACTTAGTTCTTTATCCATTTAAAACTTTTACACAGGTATCTTTTGGTACTGACAAAGAAAAGCTAGCGGAGTACTATAATAATTCATTTGTTTACTCTGAGCAGAAGAATGGCGAGATTGCAGCATCCCTGTCTGCTTTTAAAACTTGCGCACATAATTTTAAAGCACCTCGTGATGGCGATCTTGTAGCAATAAATAACTATCTAAGACTTAATGCGCTTATTGCAACTTCAAACAAAGTATCTGCAATCGAAGCAAACGATATTTTACAAAACGTCAAGGTCGCGCTTATTAATGAATTTAATATGAGAAACCTTGACTTTGGTGAAGAGATCCCTTTTGATAATATCCTATCTGTCATTGAAAATGCCGATTCTAGAATTAAGGTTGTTTCTCTTCAGGAGCCAAAAGTGCTAACAACTTTCTCTGTTAAGGAGACTGAAAATGGAACAGCTACGTCTAAGGAATACGGAATTGTATCTTCTGCCTCTGACGTTAGGATTAGTGGAGTTAACTACGTGAATAAAGTGGTAAACAGTGAAACTGGTGAAGAAACCGAGGAAGAGATAACCAAGGCTAAAGATATTTATAATAAATTAGTGCTTAGAAATATTTTAGCAGGAAGAGCTTCTTTACTTGACTACGATGAGACTTTTATTCCCAATAACTCTGAAAAACCCTATACAATTACTGCAAATATTACTAGTATTTTAAACGATGGTGCTGATGAGCTTTATAATAAGGATGTGGCTGACTCTATTAATGAAGCAATAGACGCAATAGACGCTGACTCGGACGAGAACTTAGGCGAGCATATCCTTTATGATAGCGATGGTCTTATTATAACTAACGGCTTTTATAGCAATGACAGCGTAATAACCCTTAAAGTATTCGATACAGTTAAAGAAGAAGAATATAGTACTAGCCAACTAGAGTCTATTCTTGACGATGAAGAAGCTATTACAGCCCAAAACATTATGGATGAGATTAGTAATATCACTACGGCAGGTACACATGAATTAACTAATAGGGGCCTATATGGCGGAACTTTAGTACTTATTGTTTCTGACAGTAACGAAAAAAAAGTACTTGAGACTTATTCTATACGAGACTATGCAGTATACGAGACATACGAGCCTACTTTTGCTGTTAAGCAAGAATCAGCTGCTAAAACTAGAGCTAGCTCAAGCAGCAGCGCTTCATCAGATTCAGCAGTTATTGATAAAATATCTCGGATTGCTGCGATTTGTGAGATTACTGGCGATGAGCAGGGACATTTTGAGGATATCACATTAGCTAAAAATGAAGTAATTAAATTTAGAGCCCCTAACTTAATTACTACTAAGACATTCCCTGCCTATGTTTATTACCGTTTTGAAAGAGCTTCTGGAGCTTCCGGAGCACAATCTGCTTCGGATGGACATTATGCCGCTGTGCAGTCCCTTAATTCATTTATTTCTGATGTTGGAGTTTCTGCTTTCTTTGGCGGTAAACTTAATACTGATAGTAACGGATGGAAATATGAGGGACTTTGGAGAAATGCTTTTAAAGCAAATCCAGACAACCTTAAAACTAAAACAGCTACAATTAAACTTAAAAAACTTACTGACAACACCGTTGAAGCTACAACTGTAGTTGACGTTATTAACCAGGCGGACTTGCTACCTAATATATTTAATACTTCTGTTGCTTGTGGTATTATAGAGTATGTATATACTGATGGAACAATAACGGATATTTCAGTCAAGGATACGGATATTTTTACTGATAGGACTCAACTAGAAAGGTACCTAGATGGCCAGAAAACTTCTTGGGGAAATACTGCAAAAGTAGGTGACACTGAGGAACTTAGGCTAGTAATTACTTATTTCCCCTTCAACGAGGCTAATATGCAAGTATGGGCAGATTATGTGCATACCTGTTATTCTATAAGTAAAGGTAAAGATCTACCTGAACATGAGACCACTACCTTTTGGAGGCTTTCTTCTACAAATGAGTTTCCAAAAGGGCGACTAGTCACTGAAACTCACCAGTGTCTTTATGCACAGAGTAATAAGTTCTTAAACAATGCTGTTGCCGGTGCTACCACTTATATCTGTACTGATCACGGTGAAAACCCTATTTATAATGTAATAGAGCCTGATAGCGATATTGAATTATTAACTGGTGATAAATTATACATTCATTACACTCCTTCCAGTACCAACGAAGATGGCGAAATTGTAAATGCAGAGCCAATTTCTGTTGTATATGAGGGTGGTAACGATAAGGACGCAGTAATAATTAAACCTTCTGGGTTTACTTTAATGCCTTCTGAAAATGTTTACCAGCAAGGTACCTCTTGGAAGAAAACTGATGTAGAATTCCCCGGGTATGGCAAGAAAAACTTGCTAGCTTTAGCTCCTAATGAACAAATAGAAATGAGAAGCCTTTCAAAAGTTGTTATTGATAAACCCGCTAGATTCTATAAGAACTTTGATAATGCCGTACTAGAGCAGGGCAATAAGTCGGATACTGTTAGCTATGAGCTTAAAGATGGTGAGTATATTTTCTATACTGACCAGAACAATCAAGGTGCAGCGTACTACGGAAGCGGCTCAGTTATTACACTGTCTCCTGGTGCGTATATTCCGAAAGCTTCTGAGGCTATAGAAGTTTCAGAAATTTTAAAACAAGGTTTACATATTGTACCTTGGAGTAATATTGTATTATTAAATGCCGATAATGGTAGAACTGTTACGATAACTGAATATCAGTATGTTACACTAGTCGAAGGCGATACTCTAAATACCTTAACGCTTCAAGACGCAGATACTATAAATAGCACATGGAAAAAATGTGCTGAGCTAAGTGATATTTTTTATACTACTTCTGGTGCAGAAACATCTACCGAGCTTCCAAAGATACGACTAAAGTCTGGAACTTGGGAAGTTTGCAGTCTGCTTGAGCTTTCTACTTCACCTGGTTATGCACAGCAGTTACGCGCTACAGATAAGCTTAAAAATAAGATTAATGTTTACACAAAGTCTGGCACAGGTGAGACATTAGCCTATGAAATTGAGCCTAAAGAATCCGATTTTACTAATGATTATGAGAAAGTTTCTGTTAAACTAAGTACTATTGCCAAAACGGCCTCAGGTAATTTAGAAATTAAGTCAGAATCTGATAACCCAAGCGTACAGATGAAAGTGTTTAAAGAGGAGGCGCCAGCTAAGGTAGAACTCTTAGAGCACGACGATAACATAACACCAATATCAGTCAAATACTCCGTACCTGCAGATGCAAGCTCTGATAATATAAATAATTATTTAACTAAGATTGACGTAGGTGAACTCTGGCGTTCTGTTACAGAAACCACTACGACGGAAACAGAAGAAGGAAATCTCGTAACAACTACACAGCAAGTTAAGAAGCCAAACGCACTTAAGCTAAACCTTATGATTCCAAAAAACTCAGACGTATTTGGTATATTTAGTATTTATTTAGAAATACCGGTAGATAGGCTAACTTCTGGAAGCGGCCAAATTATCCCCGATAAGGATTCTCGAATATTTATTGATATACCAAAAGAGTTTGGTAACTGTACAGAGTGTATTTCAATTTATAACAATGGAAATAGATCTCCAGAGTCAGACAATTATGAGGATAGCTGGTGGGAGTCTAATAGTACGCGGCATCCTGAGGAAACTAAGGATTCGGCAAAAAATAGACTATATCTTCGAGCAGGTTTAAATTGCATAAAGATTATGAAATCTTGTAGCATATACATAAAGGCAGAAGAAAATGCTACTGGTAGCATTCTTTATGATAGTATGCGTCTAGTTAAAGGTAGGGAGACTAACGGTATAAATCTTAAATTACTTGACCCAGATACGACCTTCAATACGGAGGCAACGCAAGCTGAGACGTCTAAGAAGCAATATGCCGATAAAATTCTAAAGGGTATTGCAAGCTTAGATAAAAACCATGACTTTTATTACAACGTACCGGTTGAGAATAGCCTTGCTATAGAATTTGATGATAATATTAACTCATTTTCTAATCCGTATACTCTTTATGATATAAATAATATAAATAATAGCTTTGTAGTGTCTAAGTTAGATGCTGCTTATCTAGACACTGGCTTAAGCATTGCTAAGTCTTCTAAATATTAAGGAGTTGATAATTTATGATTAGTATAAAAAATCAAGTGCCTAATATTTATTATGATGCTTCTCGAGACTTTCAAGTTTTAGGACACTTATATGAAGTCACACTTAACTATATTAAAACAAATGCTGACATGCTGTATCTTCTTCCTAATGGCATCGAAGAAGATACACGTGCCACAGAGTTACTTGCAACTACTTTAGGATTTAAACTTAGACGAAATTATGATAAAGCGCAGCTTGCTGCTCTTGTAAGTATTTTCCCCCAGTTATTAAAGATTAAAGGAACTTTGGCTGCTGTTAATTTAGCCGGTGACGCTCTAGTAAAAGCTTCAGGAGTACCTGGAATGTTTTCAAGCAAAATAGAAGAAGGTCATATATTAACTATTAACATTCCAATTGAGCTTTCAGATATTACACTATTTATTGACTTACTCCCGTATATTCTGCCTTTTGGCCTTAGAGTTTCTATAGTAAGAAATACTGTACTTAAACGTGAGCTAAATACGGCAGTGGGAGCGCTTGCAGTAATGAGAAAGGCTTTCTCCGTCGCAGCTCAAAACGAAGCATCGGAGCTTGGTCTTGCAAAAATTTCAAGTAATGGCGACCTAAAGGTAAAATATTCAGATGTTAATTATATTGGTCCAAACACTAATGAGCCAATTGCAGGTCAACTAGGCGCTTCACCAATTACTGCTTACGAGCCGCAAGAGTACTCACTGGATACACAAAAGGAGGAAAATACTTAAATGTCAAAACCTATTTTTTCGGATGGCATCGGGTATGAGGGTAAGATAACACTTACCCTCAAGAGTGATAACCGTGTACTTAAATCTAAGACATATAAAAATAACGGTACATCTCAATTATTTAGCTTCTTGGGTAACTGTTTAATCGGGTCATTTGAAGACGCAAAAAAAGACCTACCGAGAAAAATTATGCTCTTAAAAAATGAATCAAATAAAGAAGCTACTCTTGATGAAAAAAATGTAAAATCTTGTTCTGTATTTCGTAGTTATACTAAAACTCCTGCAATAGTTAATGATAGTGACTTAGGTGCTGTTAGAGTAACATATAGCTTTGAGATACCCAAATACGAAGTAGAGGCCGACTTTAATCAAGTGGCACTTTATGGAGCAGAGACTACTGATATTAAAAGTTTTTCTGCATACTATTATTTAACTGACGCAAAGGGACGTTTAACAGATGAGCAGATTGGTAATTGGTCTGCGACTACTATTCTACTTATTGAGTGGGAACTCAGCTTATCAAATACAAATATAGCTACAAATAGTACACAAGGAGGACAAGGATAAATGAGCAATCATATTAATAATAAACTTTTAATATTAGAAAATAATACTGATGATATCAGAGTTTTTATATCCAGCGAAAATATAAATGTATTTCCTTGTTCTCGTAGAGGGCAGAAGACCATTACAGGCTATGCTTCAAATTGGGACCCAGAGGCTCGCTTAAATACTGAACGTACTAATAGGCTTCATACTGCAATTAATGGCTTTACAGATGATTTTATTGTTAGCTATGAAGAGCAAAAAGATGAAGCCGGCACCGGCACAGGTAAGTATAGGCTAATTTTTGTTTTAGCTGGTTATTATATAGAAATTAAAGATTTTAATCTTGATAATATTATCGGCATTGAAGCATTAAACCTTAACACTGGTACAATTTATGCTCATTTGAGCTTGCACGATAATATACCATTAGACGTATCAGGTTACTATACAGAGCTTCTATATAAGCAGTCGTCTAAAGTTGACCATAATCTTATAGATGTTGAGTACTCAGATTCTACTAATAATGCGAGCGGTTATTTCTTTATGGGCGTTTCCTTTACGTCTGCACCTGTTGAGGATGAAGTTCAGGTTGGAACGGGTGCTAACCTACAAACCCATACATTGGCCTCTTTCGATTTACCTCTTTTTTCTAAAACTGATGGAGACGGTAATTGGCAGCTTGTTCAAACTTCACTATTACCAAAAATAGAGCATGGTGAAACTACAGACTCTATTGTAGTTACTGGTAAAACTTTACTAAAGGATACTCTTGAGGTTAAGGGTGCTACTACGATTGAGAATACTCTTACTGTGACCAAAGATAAAGCAACCTCTTTAGGTGGTACCCTTACTGTAGCTAAAGCGGCAACGTTTAATGATACGCTTACTGTCGAAGATGATAAGGCTACTAGCCTAGGCGGCACTCTTTCTGTAGCCGCTGGGAAAGATACTACTCTTGGGGGCGCGCTTTCTGTAGCTGGAAATGCTACCTTGACAAGTAACCTTGCAGTAGCCGATAATATTAATGTAGGTAATCCCACAAATAAGGCAGAAAGTGATAATGGAGGCTGTATCGTTGCTGAAAAGGATATTACGGCTGAACAAGACTTAGTTGCAAAACGTAATGTAGAAGCTACCATGAGTATTAAAACACCCACTCTTGATGTCGAAATAATAAAAAATGATGATACCGAAGCTGTTACCATTGATGATGATTTGTCTGTTGCTGGTCATATAACTCTTAACACGAGCAAAGCTGTCACTGCTGATAGGGTAAATGTTTATACTATTAATAGTAGACAGGAAAAGGGTACAATAACCGTAACGTCGCCTGTTATTCTGAATGGCAACACTACGTTAAATAATGGTTTAGAAGTAACTAATGGAGATACATCGCTTAAGAAACTAACAACTACCGAATTAGCAGTAGCTACCGATGCTCTTACGGTCACAGAAGATGAGGCTAATTTTACAAAGCCCGTTACTGTCGATAGTAGCTTGACAGCTAATAATGTGCAAATTAAAGACCAGGGTCAAGTACCTGCTTTAGAACTTTATCACTTTAAGAATGGATCATATCAGTTACGATTTAAATTTAACACAGCACCAACTATTATTGAAGAAGAATAATAAAAATTGGGCTAACATAAAAGTTAGCTCAATTCTTTTTGTTTAGTAGAAAAATTGTTAATTTTATAACTAATTAATAAATTGTTAATTTAATAGCTTACTTAAAATTATTTGCTAAATTTAATGATTACAAGTATCTATAAAAAGGAGCTAGAAAATGCCTGGCTGGTTAATAACTGTGTTAAGCACTGCAGGGTCAGTAATATTAACACTTACTATAACACTACTTTTTAATAAGTTAGTTGCACTTCCAAAAGAACTTAAGAAACAGAGAGAAGCTGAGGCAGCAGCACAAGCTGCAAAAGAGGCTGCAAAAGAGGCTGCACACGCAGAAAGAGAGGCCGAACTTCAGTCTGAGATAGATACACTTAAAAGAGAAGCTGAAGAAAAAGAAAGACAGCACTGTCAAGATGACCAACTAAGAGATGCTAAGATTGCTGCACTTCAAGCAGCAGTTGATGCTCTGCCTTCTTATCGTGCACAGAGCCTTCAAATTCAAACACAGCTACAAACAACTGATAGAGAGATTCTTGCTGCTTGTGAAGCGATTCAAAGAGGTGTTGCTGATAACCAGCACGTTCTTAATGAGCGCTTAGACCGTTTAGAAAAGCGTGAGAAAAATGCGCTTAGACAAAAGATTTTACAGGAACATCGCTTATTTACAGATGAGACAATGAATCCTATGAGAGCTTGGACAGAGATGGAACATCACTCCTTCTTCGAATTAGTAAAAGACTACGAAGATCTCGGCGGTAACGATTATGTGCATAGTGACGTTCTTCCTGACATGAATAGGCTTCGAGTTATCCCTATGTCAGACAGAACCACTCTATATGAATTAATGCATAGCAGAAGAATTAACGCACAGTAAAAATTATACTAAATAAATTAATAAGGTCTGTCAATAGATGGGCCTTATTTTTTTTCTTAAATTTTAAAGAGAGATATTGTATAATATAAAGTAAAGTAATATAAGGAGTAAAATAATGTCAAAACAATACACTTCTGATAATATTAAAGTTTTAAATGATATTGAACACATACAACTTCGTTCTGGTATGTATATCGGTGAGGCAAATGACCCGAGATCGCTTTTCTCAGAAATGTTTGATAATGCTATGGATGAGGTAAGTGCTGGACACTCTACCGAACTTGTTGCTGAAATCGATACTAAAGAAAATCGATACACAGTTCATGACTTCGGGAGAGGCATTCCACATGGCCTTAAAAAGCTAGACAATGGAGAAGAAAAAGAAGTAGTCGAAGTTCTTATGACTATTGCCAATTCCGGCGGCAAGTTTGATAACAATTCTTATAACTACTCTGCAGGCCTTAACGGTGTTGGTATGACTGTCACAAATGCGCTTTCTGAGACTTTTACTATTAGAACTAGGCGCAGTGGTAAATATGTAGACGCCACCACTCACGGGTCGGCTGACGTAGAACTAAAGAGAGGAAAAACTCAAGAGCACTCTGGAACTTCCGCTTCTTTCATTCCTAATAAGAAGTATTTCCATTCTTCTAAGATTCCTCACGATTTTATTATAAATAGGTGTAGAATTGCGTCAGCTCTCGGGTTTAGGGCACGCTGTATTATAGATAATGAAGAAGTTGATACTAACTGTACAATTTTCGACTTAATTAAAGAGGAAGATTCTAAGATTGCTACTTATGTAGATATTCCTACTATCGAAGTTCAGAATGACGCTGGCGAGTCCATGAAGGTAGCATTAAGATATACTTCTGATACGAAAGATAGGTATTTTGGTTATACTAATCTTCTTTCTAATTATCTTGGCGGCACACATATTCAATGCTTGTCTAAGACAATTCAGACAACCTGGGAAGCGCTTATTAACAAATATAAAAATCTTAAGCCGGCTGTTGACCTGAAGCCTTCTGATTATCTTGTCGGTCTTCGTGGCATTTGTGCTGTATTTATTTCACATCCTGAGTTTTCTTCTCAGACAAAGGAAAAACTGGTAGTCAATAAGACTTATTTTGACGGCCTTATGGAAGCCTTTAGCAAGAGCCTGACAAAATATCTAACTAATAATATTGAGGTTGCACAGCAGCTTTTAAAGCGCTTTGAGGAGTATCGTATAGCTCAAAATGCCTTGCTTTCCCGTAAAGAAATTTCATCATTAATTAAAATTAACGAGGACTCTGGTGATAACATCAGGCGTCGTTCAGTTGTTTCAAAACTTGTAGAATGTACGTCAAGAAAGAGAGACGATACAGAACTATTTATCGTTGAAGGTGATTCTGCAATGGGTCCGTACCTTTATGTAAGAGATAAAGCAACTCAGGCAGTACTTCCTATAAGAGGTAAGATTCTTAATACTACATATAAGGATCTTAAAGAAGTAATTCAAAATAAAGAAATCTGTGATATTGCAAATAGTATTGGTTGTGGTATAGGCGCTCAGTGTGATGCTTCGAAGTCTCGTTATGAAAGAATTATTATATCTGCCGATGCCGACCCTGACGGACTTCAAATTAACTGTCTTGTTCTTGCAGTATTTATTAATCTGTTTCCTGATATGGTTAAGCAGGGAAGAGTCTATGTTTCACTCCCACCCCTTTATTGTTGGGGTAAATCTGCAAAAGATTATGGTTGGTGTAATAAAGTAGAGGATATTCCTGCTACGGCAAAAGACGTACATCGCTTCAAGGGACTTGGAGAAATGAATGACGACCAGCTTTATTACTTCTTGGTAGATAAGAATACTAGAAATGTGCTTCAGATTGAGTATCCTTCTGATATTGATGAGTTTAACAAAATTCTTGGTACTTCGGAAGGAAAGGGTAGTCTTCTTAAGGACCTTGGAATTATCCTTAATTCTGAGACGAAGGTATTTACTAATCCTGAACCTGTGCTTAAACAGACCAATAATACTGTACCTGTTGCTATTGACGGTCCCGTGCTTACTGTTAAAGAGCCTGTTCCTGTTGAAAAAGTTACAAAACCTAGAAAGAAACCAGCTGAAAAAAGTTCTACAAAAAAGATTGCAATAGTCGGTGAAGGCAAAGATAGAGTAGCTGAAGTTGTAAATCTTTTTGCTGGGCTTTTTGACTGAGGAGGAAAAAATGAATATAACTATTCCTGTAAAAGATGCTCTTGAATTGGCATCTGAAAACTATAAAGAGTATAGTATCTACGTTGCTGCAGGTAGAGCTTACGGATCCGTAATTGATGGAGCTAAGAGTGTACAAAAGAGAGTTATTTATTCTCTCTATAAAAAGGCACCGAGGTCTATCATCAAGGTAGCTGAAGCAGCCGGCTACTGTCTTGATATGCACCCTCACCCTACTGCAGTTCCTGAAGTTATTGTATCTCTCGGAGATAACAGCAATAAGTTTAATTTCTTAGATAAACAAGGAAACTTCGGTAATCGCATAAAGAATATCGAAGCTTCCGCACCTCGTTATATCGGTTGTAGACTTTCCGACCTTGCTATCGACCTTACTTGTGACGGCATCGAGTACTGTCCTACCATGACGGGAGAACTTGACAAGCCTGAGCCTATTGCTTTGCCTACCCTACTTCCGCTCTGTTTCTTAAATTCAATGTCAGGTATTCCGGCGGGCCTTCCTAAGCTCAATATTCCATGTCTCGATATTGAAGGTATGTTTGATTACTACCTTGATATTCTTAAGCATAAAGACCTTAATTGGGTACCGAAGAAGCTTCCTATTCCTAATGTTGGTGTATCTATTTTGTCTGACAAAAAAGAGTGGGAAGAAGTCCTTAAGACTGGTAAAGGTTCTATTAGACTTGCCCCTGAGATGACTATTGACAAAAACGGTACTATCACTATTACTGCAATGCCGGCATCTAAGACTGCGGAGCACGTAAGAAAGATTATTGAAAAAGAAATCTTACTTGATAAAGTTGATATGCGAGATGAGTCTACCTATGATACCCGTATTGTAGTTGAAAAGGTATTTAAGAAACAGTGCGACATGCAGGAATTGTTTGATAGACTCTACAAAAAGCTTCAGACTTCTGAAACTTATAATCTTGCCTTCTTCGACCAAGATCATATTTATGTACCTTGTAGCTTTGATCTTGTGGTAAAGTCTAATCTTAATTATTTGATTGAAACACACACCAATAGACTTACTCATCAGATTGCGGACAACAGAGAAAAGCTTTTGGTTCTTCAGATTATTGAAAGTCTTAAAAAGACAAATAATTGGAAAGATATCTTTGACTTATCCTATGACGATGCAGTAAATTTTATCGCGATGCGTTTTAAAGCTTGTACAGAAGAAATTGCAAAAGAAGTTCTTAGAAAGCCGATGTCATATCTAACAAAGGCGCATGACCAGGAAATTATTGATCTTCAGAATCTTATTAATGAGCTCGAAAATGACCAGTCTGACATCTTTGAGATGTTAACTAAGAAGTACAAAGCAGTAAAATCTAAGGTGCTGAAAGAAATCTCACCTAATACGACAAAATTTATATAAAATTTGCTAAATTATATAGTATTATAATGGAGGAACTTTTATGAAGTATAAACGATTAAATTTTGAAGATTATTTTACTATATGTTCAAGCAATTGGAATAAACTAGCTACTAATTTAGAAATTGCTAAATATGAAAGCATCCCTTATAATTATAAGGGTAAAAATTACAAAGCCGAGTATCAAGTACGCTTTGATGAAAACCGAAACTGTATTCAAATTATCTTACAGCAAACTTCTGGTAAAATGGATTGGTTTGCTAATTTTGATTTTGCCGCAAAGCTCTACGATAAGTTTACTTTTGAAGGCAAACTAATTCAACTAAGAGTGCACCGAGGTTGGGGCAACATGTGGCTTGTTTGTCAGTCTACAGTAAGACAGAGAGTTAAAGAACTTCTTGATATGCACCCAGGTTGTTTTATTGAAATTTTTGGCTGGTCTCTTGGCAGCGGTCTCGCCCAGCTTGCAGCAGAAGATATTTATTTCAAGTTTGGTATTAAGCCTTATCTTTATACCTATGGAAGTGTAAAACCGTTCTATGGAAAAGATACTTATAATTTCGTAAAGTCATGCTGTGCCGAAGCTTATAACTTCTACGACCATTGCGATATTGTAGGTTATATGGTACCTTTCTTTGGTTGGAAGGCTATCAATCATTGTAAAGTAAAGCTTGAAAAATTTAGTATTCTTAAGCTTTTTAAACCTAATACCTATCATACTAAATATGATGTACCTGGACAGTACGATAAGTATAATTCTTGAAAGGAATTAATATGTTTTTTGATTCAGATTTTATGAGGCTCTATGAGGCCTTAGAGCGTCTTAATGAGAAAATTATAGAAGAAGACAAGAAGGAAAAGAAGAATAAACAAGTCAGTGGTCAAGAAGATTTAGTAAAATTAATGGATAGCTTCTTAACTAGCATAGACCTTGTTAGAATTTCAAATATCGCGATGAAATGTTCCGATTTTTCTTCTGCAGGTGCTGCGGTTTGGGTGCCTTCTAATAGAGTTATTGATTATACAGATAGCATACCATATTTTGATGTACTGGCAACTAAGAGGCTTCCTAAGTTTGTCGAAACTTTGCCATCTGGTGAGTGGCCGATTAAAATGTGGGCGCCCAATGTAATTCAAAATAACGATGGTCGATTTATTATTGAAATAGACCTTGGTGAGTTAAACCGTAAACAGTGGAGAGGCTTAGGTTTTAGATTTAGAGTGAATGATAAGCCTTATTTTGTTTTTGGCGATATTTTTTATAAAGGGTATCAAAAAATTAATGGTAAAAATGATGGGCACGTTCAGCAGGCAAACTATTATTATGATTTAATAATGAAAAAACTCAAAGAATTTAATAATAAATAATGTTTTTCTGCTCAAAGTTATTGTATAATATAATAAAGTTAAAATTTAAGGAGCTAACATATGGTTGACTTCACTACTTATAATAAAAATGAAAAGCGTGCTGATGAGCTTCAGGAAAAGTATGGACTTTCTATGACTCTTCACGACCTCTATGCTTGGGAAGAGCTTACTGAATCTGAGGTTATTGGCATTCAGCAGTACCGTGATCGTACTTATCCGAAGTATACGGGTGATGCAGAGTCAGACCTTAAACTTCAGGAAGCTTTTGAGAAAGAGTTTGCTGCTCGAAATCTTACAGAAGATCAACTTATAGATTATAAAGCGAAGAGCCTCTATGAAAATTCTTGTTTAGACCTCGACGAAGCCTTGGAGCTTCAGAGACTTAGAACAATCAAAAATTAATATCTAAAAGAAATCTCAATGATCTTACCGGTTATTGAGATTTTTTATTTTAGTTTATTGTATTATATAATATAAAATTATTTTAGAGGTACATATGAAAGTTATTTGTATTAGCGCAAAAGCACGACATGGTAAAGATACTGCGGCAGAAATGATTAAGTATTATTTAGAGTATAAAGGACAAAGAGTTTTGGTGACTCATTTTGCAGATTTGCTTAAGTTTATTTGTACAAAGTTCTTTAATTGGAATGGCCTAAAAGATGAGGCGGGGCGGACACTTCTTCAGTATATTGGTACAGATGTTGTAGGCACAAAGAATCCCGCATACTGGGCAGAATTTATTGTAAGTATTCTTAGGATGTTTGAAAATGAATGGGACTATGTTCTTATTCCTGACTGCCGCTATCCTATTGAGGTAGAGACTATGAAAAAGCATTTTGATACCACTATTCTTCGAGTAGAAAGACCTAATTTTGACAACGGTCTTACTGAGGCTCAGAAGAATCATCCTTCAGAAGTAGCTATGGATAGTCAGCCTTATGATGCTTATGTACGTAATGAAGGAAGCCTTGAAGACTTTGAAGATAAAATTAATCGGTTTGTTGAAAAATTTTTTACTTAAATAAAATTAGGAGATCTTTGTATGGTAAAAATAAATGATAAAGATTTATATCAGCTTTTGATCGCAGAATTTCGTTATGCAGTAAAGCGAGACAATCACCTCGCCCCGAGTAGCTGTATACAACATATTATGACTTATCTACCTGAACTATCCAAAGAGTGGCAGATTCATATAGCCGAGCAACTCACTAATGAAGTTATTCAGGAAAGACTCTTTATTGGTGGACGTGAAAAAGGTCGTCTTGAGCAGGATGCAGAATGGGAAAAGCTTCTTGTTTTTCTTACTGACTACCTCGTAAAGCTTCCGTATGCAGTAGAAAAATATATGCAGTATATTTATAATAAACCTGATTGGGAAGCTAATATTGATTATTTCTCTCCCAAGATGGCAATGAAAATTAAGTTAAATCAAGCAAAATTTAATGTATAATATAGTATTAATTGAAAGGATTTATATTAAATGAGTATTGCAGATCTTTATTTTAAAGATGAAGTAAACGAGCTTCTTACTAATGGCTTTAATGACAAGGATTATCCTGTAAGACCTAAGTGGCCTGACGGCACTCCTGCACATACAATTAAAACCTTCTGTGCGGTTCGTACTTATGATCTTTCTAAGGAATTTCCTATTCTCACGCTTAGAACTCAGGCATTTAAGGGTGTAGTAAGAGAGCTTCTTTGGATGTGGCAGAAGAAGTCTAATGTAGTCAATGACCTTGGCAAGAGTGCTTCTATTTGGAGAGCCTGGGAAGGTGAAGACGGAACTATTGGTAAGACCTATGGCTATCAGCTTGGTAAGGTTTCTGATTACGGTTACGGTAAGTTTGACCAAGTAGATAATCTTATTTATCTTCTTAAGAATAAGCCTATGGATCGTAGAATGATTACAACTATGTGGTGCCCCGAAGATCTTAATGAAATGAATCTTCCTCCATGTGTTTATGAAACTCTTTGGGATGTAACTGACGGAAAGCTTAACTGCACAGTTATTCAGCGCTCAGGTGACCTTCTTGCTGCAGCAGCTTCTGGCGGTTGGGATACTATTCAGTATGCGGTATTGGTGCACATGCTTGCTCAGGTTTGTGGTTATCAGCCTGGCACCTTAGTTCATATCGTTAATAACCTGCATATCTACGATAGACACGTAGAGCTTGTCAAGGAAGTTATCGAAAATCCTGAATATCCAGGTCCTCAGCTTAGGCTCAATCCTAATGTAAAGGATTTTTATGACTTTACTGAAGATGATTTTGAGCTTATTAATTATCAGTCTACTAAACTTGAGAAAAAGTTTCAGGTGGCAGAATAATGAAGTATTCAGTGGATATTCCGGCACAGCCCGGCGATAGACTTCTTGTTTATGAAAATTTAGTTTATGGAAACGGCTGGCAGCTTGGGGAGCCAGTACTTTATGAAGTAACGAATTTAACAATAACTCAAAATAAGAAAAAACAATGGACTAAGAAAATTCGAGCAATGCGAGTCGTTAATGGTAAAACAATTGACTATGGAATTAACTTGAATTTTGAAGATATTGGGGTAAAAGCTTTTTTACAGGAGTAGAGAAATGAGTAATTTTTGGAAACATATTAAAATGATAAGAACTCATAGAAAGCATGTTATAAGGGCATGCTTTAATATGGGTATTCCTCTTCAGGGGCTTCTACATGATCTTAGTAAGTACTCGCCGACTGAGCTTAAAATTTGTAAATATTATACTGGTACCCTGAGTCCTCACGACGCAGCAAGAAAAGAACTTGGATATTCACCGAGCTGGTATCATCATAGAAATAGAAATAAGCATCATTCAGAATACTGGGTAGATTCATTTGAAAAAATGAACGCTGTAAAGATGCCTTATAAATATGTGATTGAGATGTTCTGTGACTTTATTGCTGCGGGCAAAGCTTATAATAAAGATTCTTGGTCAGTAAAAACGCCTTGGGACTACTGGGAAAAGAAGTGTCGCGGAGTAAGAGCTCTTGACATCGAAACTGAATATCTTTTTGAAAAGCTTCTTTGGAATATGCATGAAGTGGGAAGTGAAAAAGATTTTTATAGATTATATAAAAGAATTAAAAAGCATCTAAAAACAAATTATGAAAATGGTACTTTAATTAAAGTCGAAAGTGAGACAGGAGCATGAGTAAGAAGATAGTTAGACATATCCCCACCCAGTGCTGCTATTATACAGAAGAAGACGGTGAAACCGTGATAATTTGTGGGTGTGACCTTAAGCCTAAGATTGACGGTAAAATCTTTTGGGAATACGTAGATACTTATACTGAAAAAGTAATTCAGCCAAATAACCCTTTTATAAATCGTTAAAATTAACTAGACAGGCCTGAAAATGACCTGTCTTTTATTGTATTATATAATATATTATTAAGGAGGAAAACAAATGAAAAGACCTTCAATAGATGAATATTATCTCAATATTGCTAAAGCCGTCTCAGAGCGGTCAACTTGTTTGAAGAAGCACTATGGCTGCGTAATTGTACAGAGTGGAGAGGTAGTATCTACAGGATATAATGGTAATGTCAGAGGTGAAGGCCATTGCGGTTTTTGTACTAAAGCGTCAGGTAATGGTGATATGGAAGAGTATCAGCATTGCGAAGCAGTGCATGCAGAAATGAATGCGCTACTGAGTGTCTCAAGACGTGAAATGCAGGGCGCGGATCTTTATCTCGCTGGCTATGACGTAAAGTCTGGCGAGCCTATTGAGTGTGAAGCTTGGCCTTGTGAGATTTGTTTAAGACTTATAAAGAATGCTGGAATTTATCGTATTATAAATAAGAAAGGCGTTATTTATATGCGCTCTGATGACGGTATTTTAAGACAGCTTATAGAAAAGAAGGACTAGTATTATGGACCTAAAAGAATTAAAAATAAAAGTAGCTCCTGAAGAGTTTAAGGGCTTTAAAGTTGATGAATTAGCTACTTTGAATTATGAAGAGTATAAGAGTGCTACTTATACGACAGATATCTTTGTTCGGTGTGCCATTTGTGAAGAACACGTTTCAATGAGTTCTAATGATTATAGGGCTCAAGGAGTATTTATTTGTGATAAGTGTAAAGCAACTATTTTGCATATAAGAAAACTTTTAGAAGACAGAGGAAGTGTAGTATGATTATTGGAATTGTTTGTGTAGATCGTAATTTTGGTATCGGCAAAAAGAATGACCTTCTTTTTCATTTAAAGAAAGATATGGAATTTTTCAAAAATACTACTATGGATAGTATTGTTTTCTGCGGATACAATACTCTTCTTAGTTTTCCTGGAAGTAAGCCACTGAAGCATCGTTCTACTATTTGTCTTTGTCCCGAAGGCATTGAGAGAGATGACTGCTTCTGTATTCATGATTTTGATACGGCAGTAAAACTTGTTAAGGAGCTTGCTAAGACTAAAAACGTTTATGTAATTGGCGGAGCGATGCTTTACAAGTCAATGCTTCCTTACTATGATGAAGTGCTTGTGACTAAAGTAGACGCAGACGGTGAGGCAGAAGTTTTCTTCCCTAATCTTGATGAGTGTCCTGAATTTAAGGCTAGACGTGTTTCAAGCTGTGAAGATATGGGATATGATACTAGCTTTTGGACTTATAAAAGAATAACTGAGTAAGCTATGAAATATAACGTTGGATTATTTATTGGAAGATTTCAGCCTTTTCATTGTGGTCACGAATCAATAGTACGTAAAATGCTAGAAGAGTGTGAAAGGGTTATTATTGCAATTGGGTCAGCACAAGAATCAAACACAGAACTGAATCCACTTAGATACGAATATCGTCGACTAATGATTCAGAAAGTTTTTCCTGAATACTTTGATAGAATTATTATTATCGGCATTACTGACCGTACAAATCCTTCTGATGATGAATCATGGGGAGAGTATTTACTAAATGCGGTTTATCAAAATATAAAGATAAAACCTGATGTTATTTATCAAGGCATAGAAAATAAACATAATCATTGGTTTGATTCTTTTAATATCAATATTATAAATATAGATAGAGACTTATTAAAAGTGTCCGCTACAGAAATTCGCAAAGCAATTCTTGAAGAAGATTTTGACTACTATAAAGAATTTATGCCCGATAATTTACATTCTGAATTTAAAAATTTAAGGAAGATACTAAAAGATGTTGAAAATAACTGAACAGTGTATTAATTGGATTAAAGAACAGTTTAAAGATATTCCCGACGGTAAAGCAATTATTGGTATTTCTGGTGGCAAGGACTCTACAGTTGCAGCAGCGCTTTGTGTAGAAGCTCTCGGTGCAGATAGGGTAATCGGTGTTCTTATGCCTCAAGGAGTGCAAAATGATATTTATGACTCTTATGAAGTTGTTGCGTCTCTCAAGCTTCAATATCATGTTGTTAACATTGGAAATACGTGCGATGCACTGTACAATTCTATTAGTGATGCAGTTTTTCTAAGTAATGGTAAAAATGCTGTAAGAAGTAATTCTATGATTACGACCAATCTCCCTGCTCGTATTCGTATGACTACCCTTTATGCTATTGCAGCACTTTATCCTAATTCTCGTATAGTAAATACTTGTAATTACTCTGAAGATTTTGTCGGTTATTCTACAAAGTATGGAGATGCTGCAGGGGATTTTTCACCACTCGGTAATTTGACTGTTCGTGAAGTTCTCATGATTGGAGATGACCTTGGCCTTCCTAGTCATTTAGTTCATAAAGCACCTTCTGACGGAATGTGCGGTAAGACTGACGAAGATAATCTCGGCTTTACGTATGAAGAGCTCGACAGTTTTCTTTTGGGAGAAAGCGGTCTTACTCCAGAAACAATGAGTAAAGTAGCAAGGCTGCATAAAGCAACTCGCCACAAATATACACCAATGCCAATTTTTAACAAAGGAGAAAATTAATTATGATGAAACTTAGCCCTATTGTAGTATCTTTGCTTGATACTGACCTTTATAAATTTAATATGAATCAGGTAATGTTCCATAAGCATACCAATTTAAATGGTACTTATATTTTTAAATGCCGAAATGAAGGTGTAGAGTTTACAGAAGAGATGATTGAAGAGATTAACGCACAAATTGATCATCTTTGCACTCTTACTTTTAGCGAGGAAGAACTCGAATACCTTTCTTCTCTTCGTTTTATCAAGAGTGACTATGTAGAATTTCTTCGTTTGTGGCGCCCTCTCCGTAGATATGTACACTGCTTTAAGTCTGATTATTTTTCTCTTACCCCTGCAGAGGACGACGAGGAAGAAAATATCGCTTCAGGTGGAATGGTTCTCTATGTAGAAGGTCCTCTGTTTTCTGTAATGCAGTTTGAGATTTATCTTCTTGAGATAGTAAATGAAGTTTACTTCCGTATGAAGTATGACTATATATCCCTCGTGAATTCTGCAAAAGAAAAGCTTGTTGGCAAAATGACCGGCTTCCGTGCAGATATTTATGATTTTAAGTTTGCCGAGTTTGGCGCACGTCGTCGTCTTTCTAGAGAGTGGCAGGATTACGCAGTCGGTGAGCTTGTGAAAAATGAGCACTGTGTTGGTACCTCTAATGTTTATCTTGCAATGAAGTACGGTGTAAAGCCTATTGGTACTTATGCTCATGAATTTGTCCAGATGTATCAGGGCGTCCCCGGTATTCAGCTTGCTTATACCAATAAGGTAGCTATGGAAGAATGGTTTGATGAGTATCAGGGTGATAACGGAACTGCTCTGACCGATACTCTTGGTACAGACCTCTTCCTTCGTGATTTCAATAAGCTTCAGGCCCTTTGTTATACTGGAGTGAGACATGACTCAGGAGACCCTATTGAGTGGGGCGAAAAGATTATTGCTCACTATGAGAAGCTTGGCATAGACCCTAAGACTAAGACTCTCTTGTTTAGTGACGGTCTTGATTTTGATAGCGCTCAGAGAATTTATAATTACTTTAAGGGTCGTATAAATGTAAGTTTTGGTATTGGAACTTATCTCAGTAATGATACTTATGCAAAGCCTCTTAATATTGTTATTAAGCTGCAGTATGTCAACGGACACCCTGTGGCCAAGATAAGCGACACTCCTGGTAAGGCTATGTGTCAAGATAAGGGTTATCTTGAGTATCTTAAGAATGCAGTAAGTTATAGATTAAAGGAAGGTATTTAAAATGAAGGTATTACTTGTAGTTGATGTACAGAATGATTTTGTAACCGGCGCTCTGGCGAATCCCGAAGCACAAGCGCGAATTCCTAAGATTAAAGAGAAGATTAAGCAGCGTGTCGCCGAAGGTTGGAAAGTAATGTTTACTCAAGATACTCATGACGAGGATTATCTTGATTCTTCTGAAGGCAAATATCTTCCGGTTGTCCACTGTGTCAACTGGACTTGGGGCTGGCAGATAGTAGATGAATTAAAAGAATTTATAGAGCCTCACAGCACCATTATTAAAAAGCGTTTTGGTTTAAATGAATTAGACCGCCAGATTTATCTTAATATGCCTGGTAGCTGGAGCTTTGCACAAGACCCTATTACTGAAATAGAACTTATAGGCTTTTGTACAGATATTTGTGTAGTTTCTAACGCGCTTATTTTAAAGGCTGATGTAATAAGAGACCATACTATTATCAGCTGTGATGCATCTTGCTGTGCGGGTACTTCCATTGAAGCTCATAATGCAGCACTCACTGTAATGAAGTCTTGTCAGATAGAAGTTATTAATGAGGGTTGCTGATAAATAAACAAATTATTTTGTTATAAAATAATATGCTAAAATAATTACCCTCATTAAATGACTTTATTTAAATGAAAGGATGAAATTGTATGTTACATTTACATCATAGTGGTTTTGTAGAAGGCCCTTGGGTTGATAGCATTGATGTAAGAGATTTTATTCAAAAAAATTATAAACCTTACTATGGTGATGCTGCTTTCCTAGAGGGCCCGACAGAACGCACTAGTAACTTAATGAAAACTGTCCAGCTTCTTTTTGAAGAAGAGCGTCGCAATAATGGTGTCAGAGCAGTCGATACGGAGATAGTAAGTTCACCAACAGCGTACGAGCCAGGTTATATTGATATGAACCAAGAAATTATTGTTGGATTGCAGACTGATGAGCCTCTTAAAAGAGGTATTGCACCTTTTGGTGGTATAAGAATGGCAAGACAGGCCTGTGAGGCTTACGGCTATAAGCTTAGCCCTAAAATCGAAGAAGAGTTTAAATACCGTACTACTCATAATGACGGTGTTTTTAGAGCTTATACTGAGGAAATGCGGGCGGCGAGAAAGTCACATGTAATTACAGGACTTCCTGATGCCTATGGCCGTGGTCGAATTATAGGTGACTACCGTCGTGTTGCTTTGTATGGTATAGACAGATTAGTTGAAGAAAAAATTAAGGACAGAAAAAAGCTTGCAACCGCTTCTTTTAACACTGATGAAATTCGCTTAACAGAGGAACTTCATCAACAGATCGAATTTCTTAATCAACTTAAAGAAATGGCAAAGCAGTATGGCTTTGATATTAGCCAGCCTGCGAAGAGTACACGAGAAGCTATTCAGTGGACATATTTTGCTTACCTTGCCGCTATTAAAGAACAAAATGGTGCAGCAATGAGCCTAGGTCGTGTTGCTACATTTTTTGATATTTATGCTGAAAGGGACCTCGCTCTTGGAGTTTTAACAGAACAGGAAATACAAGAACTGTTTGATGATTTTGTAATTAAATTACGATTAGCTAGACACCTTAGAACACCGGAATACAACGAGCTTTTCGGCGGAGACCCTATGTGGATTACTGAAGCAGTTGGCGGAATGGGTGAAGATGGTAGAACGCTAGTCTCTAAATCTAGCTTTAGAATTTTAAATACTTTATATAATCTAGGTCCTGCACCTGAGCCTAACTTAACTGTTTTGTGGTCAGAACAACTTCCTAAGCCTTTTAAAGAATTTTGTGCTAAAGTTTCTATTGATACTGATTCTATTCAGTATGAAAATGATGATATTATGCGACCTGAATATGGAGATGATTACGCTATTGCTTGCTGCGTTTCTGCTATGAAAATCGGTAAGCAGATGCAGTTCTTCGGGGCTAGATGTAATCTTCCAAAGCTTCTTTTAATTGCACTAAATGGTGGTTATGATACTACTTCTGATATTCACATTGGTCCTCAGATGTCCATTATGGATGGTGAGGTTTTAGACTACGAAAAAGTAAATGAAAGACTTGATATTTATATGCAGTGGCTAGCTCATTTGTATGTAAATACGATGAACGTTATTCATTATATGCATGATAAATACTGCTATGAAAAAACTCAGATGGCTTTGCATGATACAGATGTACATCGTTTTATGGCTTTTGGCATTGCCGGCCTGTCTGTTATTACAGACTCTATGAGCGCTATTTTAAAGGCAAAAGTTGAGCCCATTAGAGACGAACGTGGCTATATAGTCGATTTTAAAACTACTAGCAACTTTCCGTGCTATGGAAATGATGTTGATGAAGTGGATTTTATTGCAAAAGATATCTCTCATCGAATGATTACTTATTTAAGACAAACCCCAGCCTATAGAGATGCCGAGCATACCCTATCTGTTCTTACTATTACTTCTAATGTAATGTATGGTAAACATACTGGTGCCACACCGGACGGACGTAAAGCTGGAGAGCCTTTTGCACCTGGCGCTAACCCAATGCACGGCAGAGATTGTACTGGACCACTGGCGTCACTTAATTCAGTAGCAAAACTTTCTTATGATGACTGTAGAGATGGCATTTCTAATACCTTCTCAATTATTCCGTCAGCGCTTGGTAATTCTGCTGAAAATATGGTCGCTAATCTAGTAGCAATTCTTGATGGCTATTTTGCACAGAAGGCGCACCATCTTAATGTGAATGTTATGAATAGAGAAACACTTATGGATGCCTATGACCACCCAGAAAAATATCCCAACTTAACAATTCGTGTAAGTGGCTATGCTGTTCATTTTAATAAACTTTCACGTGCTCAACAAAGAGAAGTAATTAGTCGAACTTTCCATAGTATGTGAGGTAAATTATGCAACAAAATAAAAAATTAAGCTACTGTGATTTTTGTGTGTACCATACTGCCAGCGGTTGCAGTGCTAAGCCAAATAGCGCATATTGTACAGAGGCGAAAAATGAGTATTGGCAGTACATAAATAATAAAAAGCAGCCTCAAATAAAATCACTTAGAAAATGGGGAACAAAATAAAAATGTGCTTGAATTAATTAGCTAAATTAAATAAGGAAGCTGAAAAGTTTCCTTGTAAATAATACAAGCACGATAAACTCAAGCGATACTAAAAAGATACCAAAAGATAAATTAAAAGATACCTTTATAATAAAATATAAGATACCTATAATTTAATACTTTTATATCTTTTTTAGCAGCCGCTCGGGAAATATTCTGAGCGGTATTTTTTTATCCATTAGCAAATTTTCTAAGAGTTATACCGTATTATATAATATGAAAATTACTAAAGGAGAACTAAAATGATTAAATTTCTTATTGAACCTGGTTATGACGTAAAGGCCCCTGTGAGAGATGCTGGCAATGCAGGAGTAGACTTCTTTATTCCCACTCAGACTGACGCTTTTGTAAAGGCTTTTAACGAGAAGAATGCTGCTGCAAACGCTATTCTCGATTTTAATGATGCAGGTGAGCCTATCATCAAGATTATGCCCCACGGCCGCGCTAATATTCCTTCAGGTATTCGCAGTTTTATTCCTGCTAATGTAGCACTTGAAGCGCAGAATAAGTCTGGTATCGCCTCTAAGTACGGCCTTGTATATGGTGCATCTGTTGTAGATGCTAATTATCAAGGCATTATTCATATTTCACTTATCAATACGACCGGCAAGATCGTAGAGCTTCCGCTTGGGATGAAGGCAGTACAATTTCTTCCCAGAGTTATCGATATTTCTCCAATCGAAGTGTATAATAATATATCGCTTGATGAGTTCTACAAAGACTTTGAATTTTCCAATCGTGGAGAAGGAGCTTTCGGTTCAACAGGCGTTTAAGAAATACTTCGGAGGAATTTAGATGTCAACTTGTTTTTTGTATGAAGTTTGTAATCACAAAGACTGTGATAAGGACTTCTGCCTCAGAAAATATAAAATGGACTCGCTCTACTCAGCAGCTCTTATGACAGAAAGTCAGAAGAAGCATATTACTTTGAGAGTGGATGAGGACGGAACAGATCTTGAGCAGTTTAAGCAACTTGCGGCTATTGAGCAGGATATTGTTAATTTTATCGGTAGTGGTAAAAACTTGTATCTTCACTCTGCTAACTGCGGAAATGGAAAGTCGTCTTGGAGTCTTCGTTTAGCAGAGGCCTACTTTAATAAAATTTGGGCACGTACTGAAGTAAAGTGTCGTGTACTGTTTATTAGTGTACCAAGATTTTTGCTGGCACTCAAGGATGATATTACAACTAAAAATGCTTATGTAGCATATATCAAAGAAAATGTTTTGGAAGCAGACCTTGTTATCTGGGATGACATTGCGGCCAAAATGGGTTCAGAATTTGAACTTACCCATCTATTAAATATTATTGATAATCGTCTCGCCCTTGGAAAGTCTAATATTTATACATCTAATTTAAATAGACAACAGCTTTATAATGCCTTGGGCGAAAGACTTACTAGTAGAATTGCCAATATGTCAATTGACATTGAGCTTTTCGGTGCAGATAAAAGAGTTTTAAAAATCGGAGGCTAAACAATGATTGCACAATTTCAGATTATTAATAAAGTACTCCAGAACAAGGATTATTCTTTTATCACTTTGAACAATCTTACGGCTGAGCACTTCTATGGGTATCAAGCAGAATATGAGTTTATTAAGGCTCATTATAATACTTATCATACAGTTCCTGATCGTCTTACTTTCGTTCAGCACTTCCCTGAGTTTGTTATTCAGGACGTAAATGAGCCTGATAATTATTTGATTGAGCAGCTTTATAATGACTACAATCAGAGTTATCTTGCTACTCGTCTTAATAATCTTAAGAAGCTTTTGGAAGCTGATGATACTGCTGGAGCAATGCAGTACTTTAAGGATTCCCTTGATAAGCTTCATACAGGCTCGGCTCTTCAGTGTACTGATATTATGTCAGATACTTCAAGATATGATCGTTATCTTGATATGATTGCAAATCAGTCTAAATACTTTATTTCTACTGGCTTCCCTGAGCTTGATAAAATTATTACAGGTATCGACCGTAGAAATGAAAATATGGTTATTGCAGCTCGTTCTGGTGTAGGTAAATCTTGGGTTATGTTGTTGATTGCTGCAGCTGCCGCCAAGCAAGGCCTGACAGTAGGCATTTATTCTGGTGAGATGTCAGTAGATAAAGTAGCTTATCGTCTTGATACTCTTCTTGGTAAGATTGATAACAAGAAAATTTCCCGTGGTGACCTTTACTATAAGGATCACTATAAGAATTACTTAGATAGTCTTAAGTGTTCAGGTTACGGACCGATTAAGGTACTTACGCCAAATGATATTGCAGGTCCCGCAACAGTAGATGCCCTTCAGGCATTTATTGAGAAAGAAAATCTTGATATCCTGTTTGTAGACCAGTATTCACTTTTGGAAGATAATAGCAGAGCCAAGGTAGCTCATGAAAAGGTTGCTAATATCTCCAAGTCTATTAAGAACTTACAGGTTCTCAAGCAGATCCCGATTATTGCTGTATCTCAGATGAATAGAACTAAGAATGAAGATAAGTCTCAGGACACTTCTCAGATTGCACTTTCTGACCGTATCGGACAGGATGCTACGGTTATTCTGATGCTTGATAAGCAGGATGCCGAAGATCCTAATCATCCCGGCGCTCATAAAGTAACAGTTAATATTGTAAAGTCAAGAGATGGCGGTGACGGTAGAAAGCTCGACTACCTGTGGAACTTCAACACAGGTGATTATCGTTATATTTCAAATGGTAATGACGGAGTGACCTCAGAAGAAGATTTTGAAGAAATTGAGAATAGCTATAGCATGAACTACCCGCCTGATGATGACTGCCCTTTTTAAGGAGTAACATATGCCAGTACTTAGAGTTGATAATTATATAATTGAAACGCCTCTTTATGAGATAGTATGTCAACTCAAGATGGCGTTAACAAATGGTAAACTTAGAGAAATAAAGTCTTGGAGCGAAGGTGATGACAATATCGTTGTCACCTGCCCCAACAGACACCATAAAAATGGCCGTGAAGCACATGCGGCAATGAATATCTACGTAGGAACCAGCTCAAAGATTCCGTATGGATATTGTAAATGTTGGTCTTGTGACTTCCAGTGTAGCTTTGTTAAGTTTGTAGCGGAGTGCTTTGAGTGTTCAGAAGAGTTTGCTAAGAATTGGCTTAAAGATAAATATGGTAAAATATCTAGCTCAGGCATTACTTTGTGTGATGATATTGTTATAAAACAGAATAAAATGCCTGTCCGTATGCCACCGAGCTATTTAGACGCTTTTCAAGACTGGCACCCGTATTTAGCTCAAAGAAAACTTTCAAGAGAAGTCTGTGAGCTATTTAAAGTAAAGTATGACCCGCAAACAAGCCAGATCGTTTTTCCGTGCTTTGATGTTGCTGGAAAAATTATTATGGCTCCGAGAAGGTCTATCTATAATAAAACTTTCTATATTAATAAAGATCAAGATAAGCCTGTTTACTGTCTTGATTATATCATAAAAAATAATATTTCAACAGCAATGGTTTGTGAAGGCCCGATAGATGTACTTACTTGTTATACTTATGGGTATCCGGCAATCGGTACCTGGGGCAATCCCTCACCTACACAAATAGATGCAATAAATAAATCACCTATTAAGGTTCTTTATATAGCTATGGATAATGATTGGGCAGGGCAAAGAATGGCTAACGTAATAAAAGCTGGCCTTGATCCACGAATTATTATAAAAAAAGTTCATTGGCTTCCAAATAAAAAAGACCCAAATGAACACTCTTATGAAGAATTTCAAAAAGTTATGAATGAAGCTAAAAATTCATAAATCACATTGTATTATATAATATCGGCTGACATCCGATAAATATAAAAAATAAATAAAAAATACAAAAACAATACCAAAGGAGAAAATTCAAAAATGTCAAATTCTACGTTTAATTTCGCACAGTATCAGCAGATCGCAGCTCAGGAGCAGACCCAGTCCGGCGACGGCACTAAGATTGGTTATTTCAAGCTCAAAGATGATGGCGACATCGCTATCGCACGTATCAACCTCAGTTCTACCGATGAGTTTATGTTCGCAGCAGTTCATACTCTTCAGGTAGGTGGTAAGTGGATGAAGGTAAGTTGCCACAATCCTCTCGGCATGAACGCAGCTGGCTGTCCTCTTTGCTCTGCCCATCAGGCAAATCCTAAGGGCTCTATTAGCAAGTCCGCTAAGAAGATGTTCATTCCTATGCTCGTTTCTTACCGTGATCCTCAGTCTGCAACCGGTTATACACCTGTTACTCCCGTTATTTGGGATCGTCCTGCTCAGTTCTCTCGTGAGCTTGCTAATAAGCTTATGGTAGCAGGTAATCTTAAGGATGTTCTCGTTCTCATTACCCGTAACGGTAAGGCGGGTGACATGCAGACTACTTACTCTGTAGACGTTCTTCCTGCAACTCATCCCGTATTTAAGCCTGAGATGATTCCCGCTGACTTCAGTGCTTTCAATAACTTTAATATCGCTAAGCACTCCTACTGGGAAAAGACTGTTGAGGAAATTAACACCTTCCTTGCTACCGGTCAGTTCCCTGAGGTTCCTAAGGCAAACAACCAGCAGACTGTAAATAACGCAGCAACTTCTGCTAACACTTATGCAGCTCCTGCAACTCCTGCTTACACGGCACCTACTCAGACAGTTCCTACTCAGACAGTTCCTGCCTACACTGCTCCTGCTTATAATGCGGTTAATACCGCACCTGCAACAGCTCCCGCTATTAACACTGCTGGTTCCGAGCAGACTCCTGTGAGAAACTTCTCCGGCTTCAGCTTCTAATCTCAATTAGTTAAAACAAGATTAGGCTAATCTAAATTATACAAATTTAAAAGACGGGTCTAAAACGATCCGTCTTTTATTGTATTATATTATATAAAATATATTTTAAGCGAGGTTATACATGAATAGTTTATTTGGTGGCTTTGATTTATCAGTAAGTGCAAAGCCAAAAGTATCACCTGAAGCTCTTATCAAAAAAGCAACCCCGACTGTTGCAGCAGAGCCTAAGAAGATAACTAATCAGAGTTTATTTGCTTCTGAAGAATTATCTGAATTTAATGTAGAACTTAATAAACCTAAGCCTGAAGCCTTGGCTCGTAAGATTGCAAGTACTGAAGAAGGCGAAGTAGACGCTGCTAAGGTACTTAAGTCTAAGAAGGTATCTCTTGCTGAAAAGCTTGCCTTAATTAAAATTAAGGTCCTTGAAGTACTCGGTAAGCAGAGAAAGAACGTAGTTGTAATTAAGGATAAGGCAACTTTTGAAGACTATGTTTCTAAGGCAATTGAGTTCGGTCGAATTGCAATAGACACTGAGACCAATAACTCTACCGACCCCATGACTTGTCAGCTAATGGGTCTTTGCTTGTATTATGAAGGCGGTAAGCAGGCTTATATTCCTATCAATCACGTTAACCCTGAAACTGGAGAACATCTTGATTGGCAGCTAACTGAAGAAGACTGTAGAGTACAGCTTCAGAGAATTAAGGATGCAGGCACTTTTGTAGTAATGCACAACGGTAAGTTCGATTATGAAGTTATTAAGTGCACTTGTGGTATTGAGATTGAGCCTGACTGGGATACTATGATAGGCGCTCATACTATCAATGAAAATGAGAAAATGAACCTCAAGTGGCAGTACATTAATAAGATTGACCCCACTCAGGAAAAGTATGATATCGAAAGCTTGTTCATCGTTCCGTATAAGTATGTAGAACCTGATATCTTTGCTCTCTACGCTGCGACCGACTCTATGATGACTGATAAACTTTATGTATATCAGGTAGCTATTTTGGAAGCACCCGGCAACGAAAGACTTTACTGGATGTTTAAAACTATTGAGATGCCGATTGTTAAAGTTGCAGGCGATATGGAGCTTATCGGTGTTTGTATTGACCAGGAATTTGGTGAAAGACTTCGTCTTAAGTTTAATCAGAATTTGGAAGATATTGACGTAAGAATTGAGCAAGAACTTGAGGCTCTCAAGCCTACAATTACAAAGTGGAAGAGCAGTAAGGATGCTACTGATAGAACTAAGCAGTTTGAGCCTAAGAAGACTACTCTCTCACTTGCAAAGCTTGAAGAAAAGTATCCTTATGTAGACGAAAAGACTGGTAAAAGATACAAGGTTGGTAAGTCTAAAATTGAACAGCTTGCTGATCCTATCAACCTTGCTTCGCCTACGCAGCTTGCTATACTATTTTATGATATTTTAAAGTGTCCTACGGTAAGCAAAAAATCGCCCAGAGGAACTGGAAAAGACGAGCTTGAGGCTTTAGCTGAGAGAACTGATATCGCGCTCTGTAAGCTGATTTTGGAGCGTCGTGGAGTGGTTAAACTTATCTCAACTTATATTGACGTTCTGCCTGCTCTTGCAAGACATTGGCCTGACGGACGTATTCGTTATAAGCTTAATTCTGTCGGTACTGATACTGGTCGTTTCTCTTCTGGTGGTGAATTTAAGTTCCTTGATGGTGATGAGCCTGTAGAAATTTCTGGATTTAACAGTCAGAATATTCCTTCTCGTGGAGACGGTAAAATCACTCGTCTTTTGTTTGAGGCTAAGAAAGAATTTGCTGATATTGAAGTGGATGTAGACCGTTTTACGGTACATGAAACAGCGGAGATCGAAACTGTTGACGGTTGGAAGTACGGAAAAGATATTGTAGCACTAAAAGATAGTGTACTTACGGACGATGGACCTGCTCTTATTGAAGTAGTTAGCTATGATGTTTTGAAGAAAGAATACGAATTTATTGTGAGGAAGTATTAATGAAAGTAAGAACAAGAACTCAATATAAACTTGTCGGATCAGACTACTCTGCTCAAGAACCCCGTATAACAACGTATCTTTCTGGAGATCCAAACATGCGACAGGCTTATCTCGAAGGCAAAGATTTATACTGCGTTATCGCATCAAATATTTATAATAATAAGTACGAAGAGAACCTGGAAAATTTTCCAGAAGGCCATGTACTTGAGCTTGACGGTAAAAAGACTGTGGCTGGAAATGATAAAAGCTATAAAAAGCAGGTTTCAGATAAGCTAGAAGTTCCTTATTATTATTTGGTACCAACTATTTCTGGAACAAAAGCGGCAGCTGAAATTCAGGCTGGTGATAGCATTATTGCTGATGAAGGTGCTTTTACTGTTGGTACTGTTGCGACTATAAATGATATAACAACAATTTATTTTGTTGATTAAATTATTAGCTAAATTAAATAGGATACATTCCGTAAATAACAGCGAGGAGCAATTTAATTTATGCTATATGTAATTTATTTAATCACAAATTTAATTAACAACAAAAAGTATGTTGGTCAGACTCAGCAAGGTCGCGAAGAAAAACGTTGGCAGGAGCATTTTGTTTACACAGTAAATGACAATAAGCTTCTTCATAATGCTATTAGAAAGTATGGCCCTGAAAATTTTGAAGTTAAGACTATAGAAACAGACATACCTGAAGAGCTAATTGACGAACGAGAATGCTATTATATTAAGTATTATAACACTTTCTATCTAAATAAACAAGGCTATAATATGACTGAAGGCGGCCAAGGGATTCACGGGTATATTCATACAGAAGAAACTAAGCAACAGATTAAAGAAAGTAATTTAGCTACTTGGCAAAAAATTAAAGAAGAAGAGCCTGAACGCTACTCTCGACTTTGTTTAAATAGAAGTCTTGCTAACAAAGGAAAGCCCAAATCTGCTGAGCATCGCGCTAAAATGAGTGTGATTGCTTCAGCACGTATTGGAGAGAAAAATTCTTTTTACGGAAAGCACTTTTCGGAAGAGTCAAAAGAAAAACAACGTGAAAACTGGAGAACTAAGTGCGAACCTATTAAAGCTTTTTCCGCACAAACTGGCCAGCTGTATAAAAAGTATTATACTGCGATGGATGCTGTTCGAGACTTAAATCTGCAAAGTAGCGCAAATAGCCGTATTATAACAATATGTAAAGAGCAAAAGGGTGTTGGTTATGGATTTATTTGGCGATATGAAAAAGATTGTCCGGATGATTTTATTTTGGTAGCTAAGCATGAGCCACTATTAAGGCAGGACACTGGAATTAAAAAGTCCGCTGTAGCAAAAAAAGTTTTTCAATATGATAGTCAAAACAACTTAATAGCAGAGTTTGAATCTGCGGCTGAGGCAGCACGTAAGCTTCAACCAGACCAAGCTAAGCAACGAAACTTAGCGAAAAAAATAAATTGTACTTGCCGAGGACAGTATAAAACTTGCCACGGTTATGTTTGGAGCTACATGAAATTAGACAGTTAATATCGTATTTTATAATAATATAATTATTGAGGAGGTGATGCCTACATGAGTACTATTAAAACAATTGAAATAAAGTCCCCACCAAAGCTTCTTAATAAAGAAGGCAAGGAAAGACGTTCGGTTGCGAAGATGGTGCTTTTGTGACGAAACTTGGCACTTACGTATGGAATGGGGCCAAGCACGTTGGCAAAACGTATTAATAAAACAAATCAGGAAGCACAAGAGATTTTCGATAACTTCTTTAAGAGCTTTCCGAAGGTAGAAGAGCTTATTAATAGCTCGAAAGAATTTTTAAGAACTCACGGTTATGTAGAAGACTGGGCAGGTAGAAGACGTCATTTGACAGATTACTTCCTTAATCCTTATGAAGCTTCTTACATGGATCCTGATAAGCTTATTGCTCAGACTTTTAATCCTATTCTTGGTTGTGAGAGCAGACCTCTTGTAGATGATAAGCTCACTTCTTGGGTAAATAGAGCTAAGACAACTAAGAATAATAAAGAATTTGATGAGCTTGCTAAGTTGGCAGCAAAAGAAGGAATTATTCTATCTGCAAATACCGGTAGAATCGCTCAGGCAGAGAGACAGTGCCTTAATGCAAGAATTCAGGGATCTGCAGCTTCACTTACTAAGCTGGCTATGATCCAGATTCATAATAGTCAGGAACTTAAAGATATTGATGCAAAACTTGTTATGACTATTCATGATGAAGTTATGCTCGAATGCCCTGCTTTGTATGCAGACCAGGCATCCGAGATTCTTCCAAGAATTATGATTGATGCTGCTGCACCTTATATCGATGTTCCTATGAAATGTGACCCTGCTATTGAGTCTCGTTGGTATACTTCGGAGTACGCCGTAGCTGTTCAGTCTGAGTTTAAGAAGCTTACTGATAAAGGACTTGAAAGAGATGAAGCATTTAAGAAGCTTTATGCTAAGCACCCCGAGCTTCCTGAAGAAGCTATTTACAAAACTATTACTGAAGGCATTGACCTTGAATTTTAATATACGAAGGAGAAATTTTTAAGTTTTGGTAACACCCGGATTTTTAGAGAATGGTATTGATTTTGACCCGTTGATCGACTATTATGTGGCTAATAATTACTATGTTGAAGTGGTAAACCAATCAGAAGTTAAAGTAGCAACAGCTTTAACAGAAAGTGTTATTAATAATAGCCACGGATATCAGGAGGAAGAGAGCTCTGCAAAGAAGCCTAACGTTAGGCTTCGAATGATTTTTAACTCTATGTTATGGGAAAAGATCGTAAAAAGAGTCAGTAGTTTAATTAGGAAAAGCAGCGCTGTATGGCTAGTTGGTGGTTCTTATGAAAAAGGCACGGACTTCCAATCAACTGACGGCGTTGATATTGAAGCAAAAGTATATAAAGATATAAACAGCATGAATTTTTATGCTAAAAAAGGCTCTGTAGACTATACTGTATTTCATGGTGCCGAATATGTACTTTGTTATTTGATTAATAGTCATGAAAATAAACACGTATATTGGCTTAAAAAAACTAATGGAATATATCATATATATAATGATGAAGGATTAGAGTACTTAACAAGCAAGCGCCTGCCACAGGTGATTCCAGTTTGTTACTGTACGATAAGGCCTGATAAAATTATTTTCGGTAAAAGTACTTATTGTACTTAATCTGCTAAATTATAATGATTAATATTTAATATTGGAGATTATTATGATTAAAACAGAATTTATGGAGCTTTATGAAGAGCTTAGTGAGATAAATGGAGATTCAATATCTATAGAAGGCGTTTCTTCACCAGAAGAGCTAATGGACTGGATGAATGAAAACATTACTTATGAACTTGTAGATGATGAGTATTCTAACAGTAACGGAGTTCCTACTAAAACAGCAGAAGAAGTTTTAAAAACTGGCACTGGACATTGCGCTGAACA